TAAGTGGAACCTAGGAAACTTAAGTAATGGTAATTCTATGTTTCAAGGTTGCAATGCCCTTCAGTCTCTTGATACTAGTGGTTGGAGGTTAGAAAATGTGGTATCTGCTAATCTAATGTTTGATTCTTGTAGAGTACTTACTACCTTAGGTGATACAAGTAGGTGGAACTTAATAAGGTGTACTAACTTGTTAAAAATATTCAATGAGTGCAATAGACTTGTAAAAGTTGACCTGACTTGTAACAAAAGCTATATAGCCTCAGTAAGTTTTCAATCATATTCACTTAATAGTTGCTATGATCTGGAATCCATAGTGGGTGATCACACTGAGGAAGATAATGTTAGTGTATATAATGGATATAATAATGGAGATTTTGACTGTATGCTCTATAGAGTTAATTTGAATCTTGCCTCTATTTTAGCAGCAATTAGGGGAGTAGGTACAAATAGAACTAAGAGAAAGTTTTTCACGCCGCAAGGTTTTGATAAGTCTAGGATACCTCAGGAATATAAGACAATGTTAGAAAATAAAAATTGGGAACTAGCGTGATGAAGAAATTAATCACTGGTCTCGCATCTATACCAGTTGACAAATGGATGCATGCAGTAGTTAGTGTGTTAATTACTGTATTCTTGTATAAGCTTTTTGCACTTACCGGCATGCCACTTACGATGACCTTAATTATCTCATCAGTACTTACGGCAGGTATTGGTATTGCAAAGGAAGTCTGGGATAAAAAAAATAATGGATCACCAGAGGCACGTGACGTTGTAGCAGATCTTATTGGAGTAGCACTAGGAATATTACTGGTACTTTGGATCTTGCTTTAATAAACTAGTTTTACTCATACTTAGGAGAAATCTTAGGTATGAGTATTTTTCTTTCCTCCCCTAAGAAGAAAAAAGAATAGAAGCCAACTGTTGACCTCTATTCTCTGCACTTACTTACTCAGTTTATTTCTCTTTTCCTGGATAAGTTTTTCAAGATCTTCTGCTGACATGCTCTTAATATCAGCTCTCTTCTTCTCAGCCAGTATATCTTCCAGCTCTTGGATCTCCTTACTTGTCTGGTAGTTCTCCTTTGCTTGCTTACTGTCATCTACCCTTGTCAAGTAAACATCCTTAAGCACTTCAAAACGGAGCACTGCCTGTTCAACTTCTGGATCTTGTGGCTTTGTCTCTAAGAAACTGAGCTCACCCTGACCACCTGCACCTTGGAGTCTTTCTTTCTCCTTGTATGCGTCTTCTACTGCACTCTGGAGATCTGACATCTTAAGGCTCCAAAGTTCTTCTGTTGTCACTTGTCCAATCTTAGTAGTATATCTAAGATGGAGTTTCATTGCTTTCTTGTACATACTTTTTTAGAATTTAATTCGTACTACTCTCTTATGTGATCCACTTAATCTCACCACTACCTCATCACGGACTGTTGCATTAAAGCCAAGTCCACTAAGCTGCCCAGGTACTGACTTACACCTACACTTATGACCCAGTACTTCCATTACTTTTCTGTGTTGTAATAGTTCTGGGGTTAAGAATTCATTGTGGAAGGTTCTAATATCCTCTGGTGACACTGCTCCCTCTAGCATAAAGAAGTAGTGTTTATTACCTACACCATTCTCCTGCCAGTAATTTGGACTAAGGCAGAGGAGATTAACCTTGTGAAATTCTAGTGTATCCAAGCCAAACACTGTCACCTGCTTAGTCTCGCTGCTTACTAGGTATGGTGTCTTTTCAATCTTCTCAAGCTGGCCATTCTTAATATAAATGTCTGCTATTTGTACATCTTTCTTTACTTCCTGGCCTACCTCAAAGTTAAATGTTTGATTGTCCACCACTACCTCTGCTTTTACACCACTATTCTTACCACCATCGAAGTTATGTATGTAGAGGTGATATAAGCCGTCTCGTACAGTACTCATGTCAGGGTAGAAGATATTTTCAACTCCAACTCCTCTTGGTCGAATCATGTCAATATCAATAACACCACCACAACTACTCTTTTGTCTTGGTATAGCGTCCATCATCTTATTGATATTGTGTGAGCCGTAGTAGATATGGTCACTTCCCGGTTCTACTAGGTGTGCATCAAAGTCAACAATACTTCGTCCATCTTCGTTCCAGAGTATTGAGAATCTGAAAGGTGCATCAACAAAACCACCTGCCGACTTCACTGCCTTCTTGATCATGCTTTTTCCTGCCAAGTTTCCGGTGTAAGTCCAAGAGAAGTTATTTTGCCACTTGAATATCCTCTTACTATCTTTGTTAGTTGATGTAATGAGTGATACAAAATTCTCTGCGTGGCGATTCTCAAGGTATAATTCCACACCGGTACATCCTGGCAGAATATCTTGCATGAACTTCTCAATCCCTACTTCCTCAACATTATCAAAAACTGCCTTCTTATGTTGTGAGTGTGTAGGAGTCAGTCCATCAAATACACTTACCACAGACTTAGCCTTTGCAGAATCTGAGTTAATATGTAGTATGTTAGGAAGGTCGATATCATCAATCACTGCACACCTACGGTTGAATGAATCTTCGTATCCATTCTCCTTCACAAACTTCTCAGCTTCTTCGATCTGTTTCTTAGTAATAGGTGCACTAGCCTTCATGTAGTTGGCTGGATCTACCTTGTAATTGAATGACTTGCAGGCCTCATTGATCTCCATACCTTGTGACAGGTCAGACATAAGAGTACCAATTGCTGTATTCAAGAACTTAGACTTACCACCAGCTCTACTAGATACTGACCAAGCCCATCTATCTCTCTTACCTTGCTCTACCTGATTGTATTCTTTCTTACAATCAATCGCAAAGTTAAGGGTACTCATATAAGAATCACCGTTAAGTAGTGATCCTTGTAGTGTTAAGTCCTTGATGAGCTCTAATGTATCCAAGCTAACCTCTTCCATTGCCCTCACTAGTACATCATGATTAGACTTAGCGAGACCAACCAAACTTTCAGTACTATCACCTGTTTTGTTGATAAACTCGGCTGGTATCTCAACGTAGAAATGATTGAACGTTACTGTCTGATTTTCTGCTATCCCTGAATCTGGCCACCTCTGTACATCTTCTAGTAAGTAGCGCTTTGTATTGCGCCGAACACCTAGGAGATAAGTTGGCTGATTGTCTGTTGGGTTTGATTCGTATGGAGTTCTTGGATTTACTAAGTACGATAATGACTCAACAAACACCCCTCCTACCTCGGCGCCCTTAATAAGCGCAGACATAGCACGAACTGACTTACCATACTCATCTTCAACTTCCTTGTCCTGTATATCCAAGTCAAACAAGGTCATAATATTGAGGTCAGAGTCAAATGCAATAATGTTACCATACCTCTTTATAAAACCATGGCAGTAGTTACAGTTATGAACACTACTATTAATGTCCCTGAAAGTTGGATCTGGCTTCATTCCCTCTAAGTAGGTAGTCCAAAGCTGTTCTGGATCTACACTACTCCTAAATAATTTTCCAGTCTTACACATCTTCTTAAACTGGACTCTCATCAGTTCTGTTAATCTTTCCATAAATTTTTGTTATAAAATGAATTCATACTTTCATCACGTCCATAAAGTTTAAAGTACCTGTTGTCCTCTGAATAATTACATGAACAACAAAGTACTGCGTTTCTTTTGTTAATCATAATAGATGTTTTACTGTTATTATTAATGTTTTCACACAAGTAAGGAATCAAGGGGAAACAAAAAAAGAGAGCCGAGAAATACATCCCAGCTCTCCCACACATTATCAACTATTTATATGAGCTTCTTCTATTTCACACGTAGAATCTCCTCGTCAATAATGTGTATTCTATATTATCATTAATAAGGGATTGAAGGCTTCCTAGATGCAGTGCCATAATATAGAGGTCGGTTGAAAAGAAAAAGTACCTAACCTATCTATCACAGACAAGTTAGGTAAAGTACATTTATGCTAGAAAATCAATATAGTCTTTATAATCTGATTAAGACTTAGAGAGCGGGCCATCACAGTCTGCAATAACTAATCTATTACTTTCCCATATTAGTTTCATAAAGGGCCCGCAGATTGTATCAAAGCCATCCTTAATCTCAACACCGTCAATTGGTAGGTCTGGAAAATATGCATAAATCGTAGTGTAATCTATTCTTCCTCGTGGTGGTAGTATTTTAACTGTTAGATCGTCCACTACATTACTTAGACCTACTACAAAATGCATAGCAACCGGACTGATATATAAGTAGCCCGGTGGAATTTCAATGCTTGTGTCTTCGTCGTGGTAAGGAAATTCAAACCTAACCTCCTTACTTACCTCACCTTCATACTTATTAATGATATCGAACACTAATAGGTCTAGCCAATAGATACAGTGCGTAACATTTCCCCATGAGTGCGAATTATACTCAACTGGCGGAATATCTACACCAATTCTTAAAGTACAATCCTGATCTTTGCTGAATACTATCGTCAGGTGCTCTACTGATAATTCCAACCTATCAAGACCTATTATTCCACTAATACAAACTGGTCCCATCGTATTATAATATACATACTTAGGGGCCTTTTCTTTTATGTATTCTTTAATTTCTTCAAACTTCATACCTTCCTAGTACTGAACTGCATATTTGACATTCTCCTTAAACTCTTTCCAGGTTGTTGAGTTAGTCATCATGAACGAATAGTATGCGCAGTTCTTAAATTCATCTATCCATTCATCGAGTGTTAATTCGAGGCTAACACTTTCCCAGCCTGAGTCCGATAATACTACCTTACTACCCACTGATTTTTCCCAGTCCTCAACACTCTTAAAACCAGCCCTCTCAGCTCTTACCTTAGGCGTTGTATTTCCCCAATAATACCTACTGAACTGATTTGACTTTATCTTATACTGATCCATATCCGGCGGTAGTGTAGATTTATCAATTGGTGTGAGCTCTGTTTGACTACTTTTCATCAAGATTTCACCCTCTGCCTCAAGTACCCTAGCAAAGTCTCTCCCAATCATTACATAGTCAGCACCCAAGGCAAGACATTTAACAGCATGAAGGTATGAATCAACACCACCATCAGCTATTATCTTAACAGGGCGGAGATTCTTATTCACTGACTTACTCTTCTCAGCCTTTATATCATTGAGTAAGCTAGCAAGTGGATAATGAAAACCATACTTGCATTTATCTACCAATGAACCTCCAGATATACCAACTCTCATATAATCAAATCCTGCCTTACAGTAATACTCATAGGTGTTTGGATTTGCTACATTTCCGCCCATGAGTAAGATTTGACCACCATACATCTTCTTAAGTTCATTGCAAAGAGACATAATACCTGCATCATGACCATTACCGGCATCGATACAGACATGGAACTGATTATTACTCTCTCGTCTCGTACTCAAAAAGTTCCTCCTTACCTCAACCACAGTAAATGCACAGAATACCCAAGCACAATAATTAAGTCTTAGGTCGATATTCTCAGTGCTAGGTATGATCGGCCGTATTCCCGCTGCATCATAAATCTTGGCACTCTCACTACCTACTATTGATGGCATTGGAGAAGTGAATATAGGAAGTGTATCTGTATTACTTCCCGTTACATCTAATTCATCACTAACCAAGAAATCAACATCAGCGGATAGGTGGCCGTTATTAATAGCACTTGGTAATAATGTAATGTCTTCTAGCTCATACAAATTTATCATCTTCTTCTTATTTTTGTTATTACTTCTTTCACAACAATAAGGAATTAAGGGGAACAAAAAAACGACAGAGAGTTAGCTACTCATAAATAACTATCCTTTCGACTCTCTATCTCTACCAGTACCGTAGTTCTGCCGGGTATATGGTGCACCCTCTTGATCTCCCGTAGAACCCCCTGCGTACATAGCTTCCTTTACCGCTACATCGGGTAGCCTAGCGAATTTAGCTTAGCAAACAAACTTGCTAATAGATCTATAAAACTAGACAAAATTCGATCTAGTATCAAAGTATATTTCAACCTCAATACCCCTATTACACTATTAAGGATTTGAAGGTATTACAGAAACAAAAAAAAAATAAAAACGACAGAGAGTTAATTGTCAAAGCGTTCTCCTAGGTCTTACGATCTGCCTGGCACCAAAACAATTTCCTTTCGACTCTCTATCTCTACCAGTACCGTAGGTTCGACTCGGGTATATGATGCATCCTCTTGGCCTCCCATGGAACCCTCCTGCGTACATAGCTCTCCTTTACCGCTACAAGGGTAGTCTAGCGTCTTTAGTATTATTAGCACATCTGTACTAATAGGCCTATAAAACTAGACGAAATTCGGCCCATGCGAGTGTTAAGCGTCTCCTACGTACACAACCGCTCGCACACCTATTATACACTATTAAGGATTTGAGGGCGTCACAATTACATCAATATTATAAGTGTACTTGAAATAATTCTGAAACACCTCCATACGACTTTCACAAGTATTTAGAGAATATTGATCCACAAAACTTAATAGACTGTTGCAATATAATAGTACTCCTCTGGGAACATTACCTCTATTTATATATTTATCTACTTTGTTGATAATTTTCAAAGTATTAGATCCATAATTGTGAATGAACGATTCAATAATTAGATCTGAGTAACCTAACTTAATAGCCTTATCCGGCTTGTTCGCCAACATTATATCTAATTGGTCTAGAAACTTATCCATTGAATCAGGACTTCTTCCAAACTCATGAAATCTGAGAATATTAAATCCCCAAGTACTTTTTATGTAATCATCTCTAGCCTTATCATAGTCGTAGTCATGTAAGTTAGAATCTATCTCCACAATCAGGTTATACTCTGGAAAAATATAGTCTGCTAGGAAATAGTTTCTATCTCGAGAGTCTTCGTCTAGTACCCCATACTTATCACAGTAGTAATCCCACTTAGGAATATCCCCTATTATCAAGGGTACTTCTTTATAGACGCTATAATCTGGATATGCTCTTTTCATAATCAGGTCGAAATACTTAGACCAATTACTTACATTTTTAGTTAGAGCTTTGTTCCTATTAGCGTCTAGACTAATAATACACCCATTTCTGGTTTTATAATAGGTAGGTATCAAGTATCTTCCGATCTTAAACAAATACCTACCATCTCTCTTCAAAAACTTTATTAATTTTTTATTCTTCATACCTATAAGGGATTTAGGGCAAGAAAAAAAAAAGAAAGAGAACTAAGTCTCTTTCTCCTCATAGGATCTTTCTATTACTTTATCTAGTAATTGAATTGGGAATGTTTCATAGTGTTCAAACTTAAAAGTCAACTCAACTGCTCCACTATCTACACGCCCTGCTCCCATCATGAGTGCGTTTCTAAGTACTAGCACATTCTGGCAGCTACAAATAAAGAAGTCATCCGTGTAATCAACTTTCTTCCAAAATTCATGTTTACTAGTCTTCTTGAAACTATGAAAATACTCTGCCGGCACTTGAAATCTAATACCTCTTAAGATAGACTCACTCATATAGAAAGTTGCTGCTATTAGTGGGTCAATATCAGGCGTATTTTTAGTCAGACCTTCAAGCTTTAATACACATGAGACCTCATCACTAACCTTTGGCATAGCAAATAACCTCATATTACTACTAACACTAGGTATATACTTACATTCATAGTAAATCAGCTCAACCTCACTAATTTCGTCGACTTGAAACCTTCTATTACCTACTATCAACTTAGGCTTCATAGTTCCACAAAATCTAAGAACAGTATATCACCCTTTACTTCCTCTCTGATCTTCTTATTCCACAGCCTAGCAAATAACCAAGGGAAAAGATCGTCGATAAATCCAACCCATCTTCTCCATCCACTAATCTCTAATGGTTTTCCCGTGAATATAGACGTGGTGCTACTATACCTATCTATCAGAATTGGTTCATCATAAATTCTGTCATCAAGTATTTTTTTCCACGTTTTCTTTTCACGGAACCCAAAGAACTTAACCTGCCTGAATGTATTGATCAGGGTAGTGCAGAATGTAAGAAAATAAAACTTCTTCTCTGTCATTACTGCTAGTGGATCAGGCGTAAACAAGAAGGGCGGTGTTTCTAGAATTAATCTCACACTAGCATCACCTTTCTCATTTAACCAGCCTAATATACCACTCAGCTTTTCAACACTACACTTAAAAGTCATCCACCCATGTCTTACTAGGGGCTTACCACTCTTATCAAACCACAACCTAATATCAAAAACCCTTACACCTAGCCTATATTGCGCCCTAATATCCACGCCTTGACATCTAGCAGTGAAATGAAAGGGCCACAATAAGATAGAACTAGGTCTTAAGTAGGAAAGTGAATTATGACTTCCTAGAATTCTCATCTTCTATCATTCTTTCTAAGGTAGTAACACTTTCCTCATAGAACTGATCTCTTCCTACTTCAGTTACCCCCAAGTTGATTAAGGCCTGGTGAAATCTTGTGTCTGGATACTTAGTGAGGTACATGACAATCTTATTAATTATCTCAAAATTGCTCACCTGTCTCTTCTTGATCATCTCTTTCAATTCCATCGTCTTCTAGTATTTTTGTTAAACTATTTCTTAATAACTTAGCCTGTGTAGTTGATATCATCTCCGTACCAAGCGTCCTACCGTACATAGAGAAGGTAAGTAAGATTCCATACTCCTGCTTCTCTGTGCTAACAATTACATCTTCTATTTCGTACATAGTCTAATAATGTCTGGAAATTCTTGAAGTGCCTGTCTAAGTGTACCCTCAAAGAGCCAACTACCTAATAATCTACCTTCCTTATGATCTAGGTAGGTCCTTGTTTCTTGGTACTCTTTCATCAGTTCCTTTCTGATTGCTGGTTTATCCTTAGCATCTCTTAATTTCTTACTAATCAAGTCAAGGTCCTGTTGTAATGCCTCAACTGATTTTCTACAAGGGCAAGGGATACGGAAAGATATAATAGAGTCAAGACCATTATGTACCACTGTCTCTGTATTGTATATCATGATCTTAAGCTTGTTCTCCTCCTTCTCTCGCTCCTCTGAATTTCTATAGAGGTTAGATAGTAGGTGAAACTTATAGAGGCTTATTTCAAATTTCCTGAGCCACACCAGTTTCTTTGGCTTACCCTTCCAATATTCAAACTTAATACCCCATCCAACGGTATTACTCTTCTTGCAGCTAATATTGCCACAAAAATTTCTCCTTAGTAAGTTAAAATTAAATGTCTTGTACATAATCTATAATACCTTGTTAAGTTTAAATCCATCATATAAGTACAATGTAGTGCCAACCTTATAATAACACCCAGCACTTAAGTTAATTCTCTTCCCAGTCTTAGCATCTTGATAGGTACAATAATTTCCCTTATCAGTCACCAATATCCTAGTACAAAGTAGTTCCTCAAGTCTTGCCTCCTCTGTACCAAGCTCTAACATCCTATTTCTGACCTTGCTGAGTTTCTCCTTAATGTCGGTAATTCTCTTCTCAACTTCTTCCAATGCACCCTCGATAGTACTGAATAAGTTAAAATCATAGTACCTCCTGAATCTGCCGGGTAAGTTTCCAGGATTAATAGAACAAAGCGGAAAATCTGAAGTACTATATTCACCACTACCATCTTTATCTTGGAACTTAATCCTTCCAACTAATCCTCCTTTCTCATCTAGTACTTGAAGCTTGAGTGTACGTTTTACTACATCTTCCTCTACTGTATCACCAATCACAACATTGACAATACGAGGACTAAATTCATCAAACTGGCCACCTTCAACCATGTACCACTTACTTCCTTTTTTAAATTCACTTAATAACCTGTCTTCCCACATTATAATTTATATTTTTTAATTTACACATATAAGGTATTGACGCCACTAGTCCACGAAAAATAACTAGGTACCAGAGACTTAAACCCTAGTACCCAGCATATTTTATTGTTACTTCTTGTGGAATCTAACCTTTATCTTGCTTAGATCTTTTGACATATTACAACCGCCCTCGATGATAAATCTTTGATATGGGCTGCTTACTAACTTTTGAGCCCCCACAATATCTTCTCTGCTGGTATCACACTCAACATCAAGCGGACAATTCATAATCTTGTCATACAGCTTTAAGATAGACTTTGCACTTCCCTTAAACTCAATCGTATTTTCATCAATTGTCTTAAGTTCGTTCGCCTCTTCATAACTATAACCAACAAGCAAGTCAAAAAGTAATCTAATCTTTGGTCCTATTGTTGCACAGAAATCCGTATAGTTCTTATCGTAAAATCTTCTAATCTCAAATACCTTTTCAACTGGTATATAGTTAGTATTAGAATCCGTAGTTGTTCACCTAGGTTCACTACACCTAAGCCGTAAGAAAAACCTCACTGCTAACCCTCTCGAGCTAGACCAGACTATATCTTCAGCTTTTACACTGCCTACTGTTTCGAATATCAAACGTTTATATTCTACTCTACTCGGTTAACATGTACTGTCCCTTTCGATAGTCGTTGAATGAGCTATTACACTCACTGCTGATTATCTCTATCTGTTAGGTTATTACACTAAGTACTAACAGCTTAACAAGACGTCCCAGCAATTTAGTAGGTTTAACGTGCACCATTATGTCAATGCACTACGATAATTGGCTGAAGTGGCTGTTTCCAACCTTCTTCTAGTGATTCCCTAATGTTATTATAGAAACCACAGGCCATAATTGAACTTGTACCTCCCTGAATTGGCAAGTTGGTACCAAGTCTTTCTATTCTTGCAATAATATTTCCTCTCTCACGATCTGTTGTTGCCTTTGGTAGGTAATCAGTATACTCAATCAATCTTAGTTTATCTCCTAAGAATGTATTGATATAACCATCGTGAGTCATTGGATAAGAACCTTGCTTTGCTACATATTCTCTAAGCTTTGGAAATGAATTGTAAAGACCTTGTATAATATCATCAGCCTCATTCAAGCTACACTCAAGTCGCTCTGCTAATGAATTCTTACCTAGGCCATATAAGACACCAAGGAAGATAGTCTTAAAACGCTTCCTCCATTTCTTCTTCATCTTATCACTTAATTTATCCCACTCACTCTCACCTAAGTAGAGCTTCGCAGAATATATGTAGATATCTGATCCTTCCTCAAATTTTGCTATCAACTTAGGGTCACCACTGGCATACCCCGCTGATTTTACCTCCGCACTACTACAATATGTTCAAGAGCTACGCAACCTGCTCCCAGTTCTCATTATTGAACTTCTAAGTATTTCTACCTAGTTCAGACTATATCACATTCTCTTTATCCTACCTAAAGAGAACCCTACCTTTTCCACTCTGCGATTTTAAGTGTACTCCCCACTACAGGGATAGTCGTTGAGGGTTACATATCTTAATGTCTTCCCTGCTAATTATCTTCAGCCATTACCTGTTAAGACTTTTCAGCAATAGATAGGTTATTTGTTCTTGAGATCGCTCCCAAGTGACACTAGTTTTTGTATAATGTCAAAGTACGTTAGTATTTGTGAAGAACCTCCATATATTATATTACCTTCTGAGTCCCATGAAGGCGGAGGACATAATACATCCTTACAATCGCCATGGGAAATAATTGTGTGGAAAGGACTTGACCACCTCTTACTACTCTTACTCAGTACTTCATATCTCGTAAATACTTTCCAGACAGCACCAGGTTCATTCTCGTCCGCTTCTCTAATTGGTATATGATCTTGACCCTCTATTACCCACTTACCTGTCTTATGAAACATACCATCTGAGCCTACATATGTCGAATCTAGTTTTGAATACTTCTTGAATATTAAGTAGTTCAATACCATTTTCCGCATGAAGTAAAAATCATCATCCATGTCAGTAGGTTCAAAATGCTCTTCATAACCAGTATATTGTTCATTGAGAGTCGGGAAATATGTTGTCTGCGCTTGAAATCCTCTCAAGTTTGTCCATATCTCCTTAACACCGTCAGTCATATTATCAAGTTTCTTAGTAGCCTGCCAAGATGTAAGCGCAATATTAAATACCTTATCTGGATACTTAAAACTTACCCCTGGATCTTTCTCAACAAATGACCGCCACTGTTCAAAAAATTCATTATACCCAACGTTGATGTCAGTAATGCCTCGATCACTGTAAAACTTATCTGTTCCCTCTAGTTGTTGGGTACTTTCTATCATAGCCGCTAAGTAACATGTCTGAGGTCGATATAAGGTGGCTAGTTCAAATGCAATCTGATCATTCTCAATTGGCGATTTACACTTGAAATAATTGTCGCTAACATACCCCGCATATTCTACCAACGGACGCTTCTCACCAAATGCATAGATCACATCCGGCACATTATGAATATCACTTAACTGCTTCTTCACCTTCTCTAATTCTGCATACGCCTTCTTATAGTATAAATATTTCTCCAGCTCTACATGCTTCCTGAATTTCGTTGGGTGTTTCGCGGGGTCTAATTCAAGCGACCTAATACCAACAAGATCACTAAACTTATCAGCAATGAGACCTACTAATTTTTTCTTTCTCTTAACTGTCTCATCTATTTTTGTTGCCATCTTTACCTCAGACATCGCACCCCTGACAATATCTAAGAAACCATTTGCAAACTTAGGACCATACTTAATCAAAATACCACCCTCATTCAGGCCAGTACTATAAGAATCCATACTATCTAAGTTCTCAAGTAGCAGGTCCTTCACTATCTCTACTACATCTCCATTATGAAACTTACCCTGTTCTAGTAGTTTAACCGCCACAGGATGATAACGCTTTAATGATGCTGCCTGTTTTGAATGAGCCTGCATCTTAATATAACACCTAGCCTGAGCACAATATGTAATACTCCAGGCCATTTGCTCATGACAGTACTTCTCATAGGACTGTCTGAATGGCTCATCAATATAAAGACCACTACCCATTAACCTAGCACCAAGCCTAATGTTGTCTAAGTTAACCTTCCAACAATCCTCTGAATAAGTATCAAACCTAGACATTGCAATAAGGAGAGTGTAGAATGAGTCAAGACAACAATAATGACCCAGGATCTCACTCGGTACACACATAAAAGGATAACCCCAATACTCTAACATAAGACTATTGAACTCTCCTATGTAGTCTGGATATCTCTTACTCAGCTCATTCCACTCAGGCGTATTGTAAAAGCTTGATTGGTCTACCTTGAATACCTTACGTTGATCCTTCTTAAGCTTACCGACAATCTCATATAAGCCTGAATCTATGAGCTCACTAATTCTGTCAAACTCACTATCCCATACATTCACGCCTAGGACTCTCTGAGCTGTCCACTTAAGAGAAAATTTCTTAAGGTGAAATCCATCCATTACATTGACAGCACTAGCATCACAAAGATCATATAAGTCAACACCAAGTACCCTATGACTTACCTGCCACTCATACTGCATATTGTAAGTCCAGATATGATCCATCCTCTTCTTGAAAAATTCACCCAGTAACCTCAAAAGATTACTATACTCAGGTGAACCCTCTGGATAAGAATGGCGAATATCAGTAAGACTAATAAAACCACCAAATCTCTCCGTACAAATAGCAACACCACTTAACCAGAACTCCTTATCTAACGGCATACCACTCGCCTCATAGTCCATTCCATAGTGCTGCTCGAGAGGAAGACTGTCTAAGTATTCAAGAAACCTAAGTGCACCCTGATAATCGTGAATAATCTTGTGCTGGAAACCTGAAAAACTAACAGGCCTCACAAACTCAGGACTTAAGAAATAATCAATGTCCTCTTGGCTTGGATACTCTACTACTACCTTTGAAAATGCACCTCCCTCCATACTAAGACGAGGTAACATAGCACAATCAGTATAAGTCTCATTTCTTACACCAAAATGATAGTAAGACTTCAAATACTTAAAAGGCTTACCACCAACAATTAATACACCGTCAGACTCACCTAATGATAACTTAGCAAGACGCTCAGCCTCACTCATACCATATAAGCTCTGAAGTGTGTAAACCTCCGAAAAACCTGAGCCATAATAACGCGCATAGGTCGGAGTCTCTTCTTGATCTACTAATACAATTCTTCTGTTCATTAGATCTTAAAAATAAAAAAGTTTATATTATTATACATTCCTGGAGCTTGTTTAACAGAGACCCCCAGGCATCTCTATCACACATATAAGGAAACTAAAGGAAAAACTAGCCAAGCTTACCATAATAGTAAACCTGACTAGATAATGACTACATTCTTTCTGGCACTTCAATACCGAGTAGATCCATACCATTTTTGATGACCTTAGCTACATTCTTGACAATCATCAGACGGGTAATCTTCTCTGCTTCAGTGTCAGCGTTGAGAATACTGTAATCATGATAAAACTGATTAAACTCCTTCGTCAATTCATAGCAGTAATTAGCAATACCACTTGGACTATAATCAATACCAGCTTGAGTAACGGCAGCACTAAAGTCATTGAGCTTCTGGATAAGTGCAATCTCCTTCTCATTAAGCGGAGCATCGTCGTTAAGTGATGCTGGCAAGATTATACCCTGTTCCTCTGCCTTGCGAAGAATACTGCGAATACGTGCATAAGTATACTGAATAAATGGTCCAGTATTACCATTAAAATCAATAGACTCCTCTGGATTAAAGAGCATATTCTTACGTGCATCAACTTTAAGAATGAAATACTTCAACGCACCCATACCTACAATACGTGCAATCTCGTTCTTCTCTTCCTCAGTGATACCTTCCAGCCTGTTCAACTTATCCTCACTGAGACTCCTTGCATTCTCAATCATTGATGCAATAAGATCGTCTGCATCGACAACTGTTCCCTCACGACTCTTCATCTTTCCGTTTGGTAATTCAACCATACCATATGAGAAGTGTACAAGGTCTTTACCCCACTTGAAGCCTAAACGGTCTAAGAGAATAGAAAGAACTTGGAAATGGTAGTTCTGCTCATTACCAACAACGTAAATCATCTTGTCGATAGGAAAATCATTGAAGCGCATCTCTGCAGTACCAATATCCTGCGTCATATAAACAGAAGTACCATCCTTACGCAGTAGAAGTTTCTGATCTAAACCCTCATCTGTTAAGTCAGCCCATACAGAGTTATCTTCCTTGCGAATGAAAAGTCTATTCTCAAGACCCTCTTCCACTTTCTTCTTACCAGCGAGATAAGTGCTTGATTCGTAGTAGATCTTATCGAAACCAACACCCAACTCTTTGTAAGTCTCATCAAAACCTGTATATACCCAGTTGTTCATCATTTCCCACAAAGCACGAATCTCTGGATCATTATCTTCCCACTTCACAAGCATCCTATGTGCTTCTTTAATCAGTGGAGCCTCTTGTTCAGCCTTTTCTTTTGCATCATTGGCTGTCATACCTTCTTTCTCATACTTCTCCTGTAACTGCCTGCACTCCTCTTTGTAATGCTTGTCAAAGAGTACGTAGAAATCACCAACTAAATGGTCACCTTTCTTTCCTGCCTGTTCTGGTGTTATATCATTACCCCACTTCTGCCAAGCTAACATTGACTTACAGATATGAATACCACGATCATTAACAATATTAGTCTTTACTACCTTGTTGCCGCTAGCTTCCATAATCTGTGCTAATGACCAACCAAGTAGATTATTACGTACATGACCAAGGTGAAGTGGTTTGTTAGTATTAGGTGAAGAATACTCTATCATCACCAATGGACTCTCATCCGTTACTTGCTTCTCACCAAACTTCTCATCTGCATTAATATCATTTAACAGACCTATCCACGCTGACTGTGCAATAACGAGATTAAGAAAGCCCTTCACAACATTGAAGTCAGCCACAACTTCGCAATTCTTCTTTAGATACTTACCTAGGTCCTGTGCAGTATCTTCAGGACTCTTATGTGAAATCTTCAGCAGTGGAAAAGTGACAAGTGTGAGATTCCCATCAAAACTACTACGTGTCTTCTGTAATTGTATAAGATTATGTGATATGTCTGTATTGTATAGATCTTTTATTGCAAGTACTACACAATCAATTATCATACTACCTATCATAACTATTATTTTTTATTTATTAATTTAACACCATGCATTCTCTTCCCATTAATTGTCATCATACAGGAAGAGGACTCAAAATAATTCTCAATATCATTAGCCTTTGCCTTAGCTCTATAATCTATATTCTTGTATACTTCAGATAATATTGACTTTACTGCCGAATTTGTATAGAAAACATTAAGGTCGAACTTAGATTGTACAGCCTCTTTTAGTTTGTCCTTATCAAAGCTCTCTACATTCAGCTTCTTATCCATATCGCCGAAATTGTAACTCATTGCCTTACAATCATCAACACCAAAAACATCTATGTATTCCTTGAATCTCTTATTAGATAAGTTATCTAAGATAATATTAAACTCTGGAAGCCCGGATTGTTCACAGAGATACTTAAACTTTTCTCTCCTGCCATTTATTGAATCTATCTTGTTCAACACCTCTTTAACAACCTCATTATCAATATCTGCAGTACCTATTTTCTTGATCGCACTGAATACCGTAAACCTATTTGCATAATCGGTCTGTTGCATTTCATAAGCCCTTAACTCAGATACCTTGACTAAGTTATTAAAGACAGGCACTAACTTGACTACACCGCCTACGAAGGTCTTATTAACAGCTACATAGTTCTTCTTATAATGCAAAGACTTGGCATAATCTAGTAAAACCTCTGACATTGAACTTTGTTCACCACTAGTGCCCTTACTATATATTGATAATATGTCCTCTGTTTTCTTATCTTTCTCCTCTATCTTCTTGTTAAATACTTCCTCAGACTTCTTATTAGCACCCTTAATAGACTTAAAGAATAGAGTTGCTTCATTTCTCCAAGGGTTCTCTTTTAATCTTTGACGCCCTAAGATTTGTGGGAGATCAAGCGTAATATCAACCGCAAGGGTATCTATATTCGCGTCACTAACCACAAAAGATCGGGCGTTATCACTATAAAAGTCAGCACCAAGATATACGGTTCTAGTGCAAAAGGTAAACATCTTTCTTGGTTCATTTCTCAATGGAACAGTACCAATATCAAATTTTCTACCTAGCCTCTTATGTATTTTATTCACATTATCAGTAGTATTAGCAACTAGGATATTTACTTGTTCTGGCGTTAATCCGGCTCTCTTAACAATACTAGTGATGTTATTGACTGAGTTGACGTAAAATACCGCCTCCTTTGATATTATCTTTTCTACACTACCATCCTCTTGCTTTACGTACCTATACTCAAACTTTTCATTCAGGTAAGAATTAATAATCGGCCTAACCTCAGTATAAACAGAAACAAGATTCTTAACATACAAGGTCGGCCTACTAACTCTCCCAGGGTCAAGTGCTTCCCAGTCAAGTTCATAGTATGGTAGGTTCTTAAATTCCTCCAACATCTCTAAGTATTTTACCATCATAGGAGTAGCGCTAACATAACATACTTTCTGAATTCCCTGCACTGACTTGACAAACTGCAGTTCTGTATCTGACTTAAACTTGCTATCTGTGAAAATACTCTGGAACTCATCGATGACAACCCTATAATCCAAGTCGTTAAAATTGTGCTGTATAATACCCTTTACTATCCTGAATGAGTCATAGGTAACTAGTATCTTCACCGGCTTATTGTTGAATCTACAGTCTGTTATGTAACCGGTTATTTCCTTTGTTAAGCGCTTGAAGAAATCCTCTTTGTCCTTCTTTTCTTTCTTAACTTTTTCAGGATCAACCACCTTATACGGATCATACTTAGACTTCTCTTGTTTTGTGAGATCCTTGTCGGTACTTGGGTCACTATCATAATCATTAACCACTAAGTATGTTGTGTCTGGATGTTGACCATGCTTATTTTGTAGCAAGATCTTCCTAGGACTACATAAGACAACGTTCTCACTGTTCTTGAGAGGATCAATACAGTACTCTGTAAATCCGCAACCAGGGATTTGTTTATTCAAGATGTGCGGAAAATCGTAAATCTTGAATCCCTCAATTTCTGATACGTACCTACATCCTGCAGGTACGTCAAGTTTGATTACATTCATATTATTAATTGTTATAATTATTAAATACTCTCTTCTAACTTGGGCTTTCACCCCAAGCTAAGCTTCGCACACATGAGACTCCATACTGTCGTCCCCATTGTGCTCGAAGCTATGTCTCAATAATAAGTCTTCTATCTCTTTATAACTACAAAAATGCACAATATAGTTACTATTACCCATATAATAGTATATATATATTTTATTTTCCTTTAATTTTTTGTGCAGTAATATTATAAAATTTTGGTAATGGAACTACCCTCATTCCCTCGATTTTCGCTCCGCTCCAATCTCGGAATTCGGCCAGTCAGAGAAAATCATATAATCTTCTTCAATCCCCTTAAGGCGAAGCCGCATAGTGAAATGATCAGTGATGCCGAGGGGAGCGAAGCGATTTGAGGTATCTCTTTTACTGATCATTTTGCTAGTTATCTTTACTGGAACTTCTTCTGTTTCCTCATTCCATTCCCGTTCCGCTTGCGCTCCACTTCATGTCATTCGTCAATCCAGAAGTACATTACTTACCTCAAGTTTGCCCTCCGCTTCGCTCCAGAGGCTTAGCTTTATGTTTTTTTTTGCAACATAAAGAAATAGTTACAGTGGCGCGAAAAAAAAATTACCCCGAGGATTTTCTCCCCAGGGTTTTTTCTGCTTTAATTCACCACCACATTATTGCCATCATAGTCTACATTAAATTTCGTAGCTTCTGTGTTATCAATCATATACTGGCTTACTTGTGTGATGAGATTCTTTTCCAGTAATCGTCTCAAGTCTCTAGCGCCATACTTCGGATCACAAGATTTTACAATATGATCCTTAAATTTCGCGCTAACCTTCAGAGACAGCTTAGTTTTTGTGAACTGCTTTTTGATTTTTCCCAATTCCAGTTCAAGTATCTTCTTAAGTTCTGCATCTCCAAGTTCATTGAAGATAACAATACTACTAAGTCGACCTATGAATTCTGGCCTAAACGTTCTCTTAATGGCTGCTTGTACGATAGCTTCATTTCTCTTTTTCTTTTCTTCTTTGTTTGGCGTATTAAATCCGATATTAACATCCCCTGCTAGTTCTTTTGTACCAATATTACCAGTGAAGATGATAACGCATGATGAGAAGTCCACCTCTGTTGTTGCGTCAGCCAATTTGATCTTACCTTCATCCAAGATTGTCAAGAAGATATCAAAGATCTTAGGGCTCATTTTTTCTACTTCATCAATTAGTAGGACGCTGTTAGGTTTTCTCTTGACCTGTAACAATTGAGGTTCACTATCAAAACCTACATATCCAGCACCTACGCCAATGAGTGAATTAACAGAGGTATCATCTTTCAGTGTGTTGCCATCAATTCTAATCAGGCTATCCTCTGATCCATAGAATGTAGTGGCTAGTTCTTTACAGATGAGTGACTTACCAACACCACTAGGACCTACCATCAAGAAACTACCAAGTGGGCGTTTATGATCAGCTCTAAGTCCCAGTACATTTTGATTGATGACGTTAGTGACTGTATCGATTGCCTCTTGTTGTCCGATCACTCTTGTTTCCAGGGTGTTCTTCATTTCTTTCAGCTTCTCTCGATCTGTCTTTCTAATTGCATCAACTGGCACCTTACTGATTTTTCCAACTGCCTCTGCTACATCTTCGACTGTAATAGTAGGCCAATTTTTTCTATCGCTCAGTTCCTTATTGATTCTCTCTACTTCCTTGCTTAGATCATCATTAGCACTAGACTCCTCAGCCTGTATTTTCTCAGCTTCATCAAAGTTAGTATTCATTGCCTCTTTGATTTTCGCGTCGGTAATTGAGGTGAGTTTTTCTTCTAGTTCCTTCTGCTTAGTTCTATCGACGGTCTGTTTCAGTTTTACGATTGCCCCAGCCATGTCCATAACTTCTACGGCTTTATCTGGTTGGTTCTTATCTTTTACATACCTCTGAGACCATTCGACGCAAGTATCAATGACATCCTTCCCAATCTTAACATGGTGGAATTCTTCATATTTCTTGCAGACACCTTTCAAGATCTTAACAGTTTCTTGCGCGCTTGGTTCTTTTACTGATACCTGTGTGAATCTTCTATTAAGTGCTGCATCTTTTTCAATGAACTTTCTATATTCTTCATCGGTTGTAGATCCAATACACTGAAATTCTCCGCGCGCAAGGTAAGGTTTGAGAATATTAGCAGCATCACCATTTCCCGAGTTACTTCCATTACCTACTAAGTTATGGAGTTCGTCGATATAGATAATTACTGACTTATCGTTGCAGACTTCCTTGATAATATTCTTGAGTCTCTCTTCGTATTCTCCTCTATACTTCGTACCTGCTACTAAGTCATTGAGGTTAAGACTACAAATTCTCTTCCCTTGCAAGGCCTCAGGTACATCACCGGCTGCAATTCTCTGTGCAAGTCTTTCAACAATTGCACTCTTACCAATACCTGCCTTTCCTGTGATGCTGACGTTTGGTTTTCTACGCTTACTAAGGATTTCAATAATTGCATCTACGATATCCTCTCTACCAATAACAGGGTCGTAGTTGTTATCCTTAGCTTCCTTTGTCATATCTCGGCTAAAGGAATCAAGTGTAGGGGTAGTGCTATCTTCGCTGACATCACTAACATTAATACCTTCACTCTGTCCCCAAGCTTCGAATTCATAATCCTCTTTATTCAGGTTATTCATTGTTGTACTGCTTGATGATGTCCCGCTTGATGAATCTACTACTCCAGATTGATTGTCGTCGTAGTCAATTCTCTTCTCCTTAAACATACCTTGTAGAGAATCAAAGAGCTCATTAATAGAGTCTTTGTTCATATAGTGATGTTCCATGTTGACAAGTTCCACAAGCTTATCTGCCTTTTCCTTGTCAAGCACCTCAAATTCAACCACTGCTTTTACTGCTGTTTCTTCTTTGATCCAATCCATCATACTTCTCAGGACTGCATCAACTCGAAGAATACCATCAGTTCTTCCTTGATCTTTTGTTAGGTCTACTGATTCATCCAAGATAGTCTGTAGGTCCTCATGCATTACAATATTCTCAGGTAGCCATGATGATTCTTCCTCCTGACTAACCTTACATCTTTCGGCTGCCAAGTTATTCAGCTTTTCTAGGAGATCCATTTTACTTGCGGCTGGGATCTTTTTGAATTCTTGATCAACCATCCTATCTAAGTCTTCCCTTGCACCAAATTCAAAGTAGAAATTGAAAATATTATATAATAAGTTGTCGACTGTTACTGTCTTTAGCTTATTTTCTACTGCAAAGTTATAACACATTGCAAAAATAACTTTCAAATCTCTTGATAATTCTGTTTCTCTCATAATTTTAATTAATAATATATTTTATTTCTCTACTAATAAGACTTTTAGGCTAACTTAGTAGTACGAAATTATCTTCTTGTTCAGTAGGGCGGTCTAGGATCAGGCTACACTCACTGTTATCTAGTAGGCCTATTATGTCAACATCAGTACTAATAAAATCTTTAGGTACCTCAGAGACAACTAAGAAACAATCTTTACTATTAGACAGGGCCTTACATATTTCCTTCTTCACTAGTAATAGGTCATCTACGCTGTCTGTATCAACTTTGAAGAACTTTTCACTGATCCTACTTAGAATTCCTTTCCTAACCTCCTCTTTCTTGCTAATCTCTACCCTTTTTATATTCACCATACCATCAAATACTTTAGGCATGATCCTTGGAATTACTAGGTCAAGATCTGTATTAACCAAGTCATACAGGTCATCAGTCAGAAAGTCTATTACTATATCAGGATTTTCTGTTAGTAGCTTCAGTCCGTCCTCCTTATTATAAGATAGTACTTCCTCATCTTCTTCTATACCCTCTCGATAAGTTAGTGTCTCTACTATTGCTCCACCTTTACTATACGAAACTTCATACCGAAACTCTATAAAAAAGTCAATTGGTAGGTTAATACTAAATCCTAGTCGTGGAAGTTTGTGGAGGTATAGTCTCTTCTTTCCACTGTATGCTGAGTAGACCGTCTCTATTATTTCAGAGAGATATCCAGTACTGTCAGGCAATAGTTTATAATCACGTAACCTGAAAGCTCTATAATCACCAGGATTTTCATCTGTTCCTGTATAAGCTGTAACATGACTAATCATAATAAGTACTTATATTTATTGTTCAACATATTAATTCCATGATAACCCGCCGCATAGAACCCAAGCATATTAATAACGCCAGATTTTCCCAAGTAAAATCTATTCCTCAGCGGTTCACCCTCTACTAAAGACTCTTTCCACATTCTATCAATTAATTTCTTCTGCGGTATTTTATAATCTTCTAGGTTTCGTTTAAATGCCTTAGCTATTACTGTATCTGACACTTCATCTCTCCCGTAGCTAACCCTAATATGTCTTGCTGGGAGTCTTTGTTCTAGTCTAAAAGTCAGGTTACCGTCATCCTCTATACACATCTTCCTAATTAATGATTTCTTAGTGGGCATTTTTCCAGAGTTGAGAATATAATACCCCGGCCATACTTTTACTAGGTGCTTATCAACGTAACCTATGAAATCTAGGATCTTATCAACTTCCTTTTTTCTTCCCCACCTAAAATCATTCAAGAGGTCATAAAACTGTTTCTCGCTTAAGTAATCTAGAAAGTAACCAGCACCATATATTTTAATAGGAACCTCTGGAAAAATATAGATTCCCAGTTTTACAGTATCAACGTACATAAATTGTCTAACTATCATATACGAACGAATAAAGGTCAGGTCTAAGTATTTCTCCTAGACCCAACCTGATTTTATAATTCTTGCAATATTTTTCGTTTGACACCACTTAATTCTTTCTTGAGGAGTCTATTTTCTCTCCTAAGTGAATCTATTATGTCATCTGTTTTCTTGGCTTTCTTGTTTAGTTTTTCTGTCCTCCTTAGCAATTCTTTCATCTTACTTTCCAGGCCAACTAATTTTTTAGCCACTGTGTCATCGCTCATAGTATTATTATTAAAGTTTATATTCTAACATTCAGCACATAATAGTAGCTGTGTTCGTAGTAGTTTTCTTGTCTCTCTTCCTCTCTTAGTTCAACTTTATATCCTAAGTCAGTTAGTCGATTTTTAACAAGAGATAGCTTTATAATTCCCACTTCGCTATTATATTCTTCAGTTAGTGAGTTTTTACCGGCTATTAGCGCATTTAGTAGTGATTCAATTAACCTACTACACTCGTCTTCTACCTGAGGTTCTAAGTTCTTTACTCTCTTAAGTACCTCGTCCTTTAATTCACTAGCTGTTAATAAATTTTCCATTACTTCTTAACTTTAATTACCATCTTAGTTGTTCCACTCTTTATTGTGATCACTGTATCTTTCTTAGTGTCCTTGATTGCGTCTAATGCAGAGTCCACTTTTTGTTGAAACTCCGACTTTGTACTATTCACCAAGTTCATTACCGTAAACACAACGACTAATATGAAACCTATAGTCAATAGCATGATCAAAAATTCTTTCACCTCCTTACTGATCATATTTCAATCTCCTCTTTATTTATTAGGTTCTTATACAATAGGTCACCATAATTCTTAGAGTAATTATCATCTACCTTACCACCGCTTATCCAGTACTTAGCTTGTATGTTTTCAAATGCTGTGGTTATATATTTCCTCAACCCCAGTCTTTCATTCCAGGTATCGTAGTCTTCATCCACGTCCCTCATAATCGGCGGTTCAAAACAGAGCGGCATTAAGTCAGATATTATCAAGTCTACCCTTATTGGAAAACTTGTCTTGCTCTGATCAATTCCGCCGGAGTGTAGGACGTAAACTTTCATACCACCCAGCTCTATTACTTCTTGGCATGGTAGTAGTTCATCATTATACATTACTCCTTCTTTACATAATAACACAGTATCGTCAACTATGTCTTCTTTCTCTGTTACTACTTTTATTTTCATACTCACTTATAAGGTTTCTAGATCTTCCAGCACGTGAATTCCTTATATATAGAGATGAGAAAATTAAGAACAAGAAAATTATCAGTTGAACAGATTAGTAAGAAATTAAAAGACCTTATGATAAGTAGTAGGGTATTAGATGAACTTGCAGAAGGGGATACAGTATTTAATATCTTTAGTACTAATAAGAGAATAATTGACTCTTTCTTAGTGTATCTTAGTTTTAGAGCCAGATCCATTATAAAAAGTGCTATGGATGGAGAAATAACAGTTCCAGATAAGGATCTTAAAGAAATTACCCTACTGAATAATGTCTTGAAGATTCTATTATTTAGTTGGGGCCCTGCAGTGTATACAAACCATAACAATTATGATAGGTTTATTAAGCCTGACGAGAGGACATCAGATGCATATATGATGAATTTGGATTTGAGATGTCGAAAAGCTATGAACCTACTGCGTCTATTGTTTGAATGTGGACTTAATAAGTGGTATCTAGCCGTATGAGCGGAAAACTAGTAAGTGTTAATGTATTCTTAGATAAACTGAGGGAATACATAGTAGAACATGAAATAACAAGAGAAGAGCTGGGCAGGTGTTTGATAAATAATACCTTTGATGCAATGTTTCATGATAGCATCACAAGGGAATTCAACTCTCTTGTTTACGTCATATATAGTAAGGCAGATCGTATGTTATTTAGCTTAAAACTTCGTAGGCTAGAGGGTTACTATGATAGAGCGTATATGTGGTTAAAGAAGTTAAAGGATATATCAGGATTATACTTAGGTGATGTAGACCAATCCAAGTATATGAAGGTAAATATCAGAAATGCAGGGAGGTTTTTAGGTAAGTTCAGTATAGATGACTTTAGAACCTATCCTTCAGAGATGAGAGAGTTCTTATATAGACAAAAACTATGGTGTTTAATCTGGGAAATTTGTAAGATATCAGAAAATTTTAGTATTTAGTAATTATAATAAAAGAAAAATGAAAAGTATTTTTAGTAAGCTGAGAGGTAGAAAAGTAAGTAGTGGTATCAGTAATGAGAGACTACAAGTTATGGCATCATCTATTAGAGGTGGTGGAATTAACATAAACACGCCAAAAGATTATGTATCTCCTTATATTATCAAGGAGAGTGAGAACATAAGAACAGTACAGGTTGATGTATTTTCTGAACTCCTCAAGAATCGTACATTGTTCTTTGATGCTGATGTTAATAGGGACTCAGTGGTAACAGCAATGTGTCAACTCTTGTATATGGTAGCAGTTAGTAAGGAGCCAATTACTATGTATATTGCAACTCCTGGCGGTGATGTATACTATGGCCTTGCACTCTATGACCTAATGGAAATGATCAAGGCAGAAGGTGTAGTAATCAATGTGTACTGTATTGGCTTGGCAGCTAGTATGGGAAGTATTTTGATGTGTGGTGGTACAAGAGGCCATAGATACGCACTTAAGCATTCTAGAATTATGATCCACCAGCCATTATCAGGTACAGGTGCAGGTCATCATCAAGAAACTGACATCAGAATTCTTAGTGAGGAGACTAGTGTACTACGTAAGGAGCTTCAGATGATTCTTGCAGAGGCTAGTGGAAAGTCTTATGAGGAGGTAAATGCTGACTGTGAGAGAGATAACTGGTTGATGGCTAGTCAGTGTCTTCCAGGCGTTTATGGTGAGTTTGGCTTGATTGATGAGATTAAGACCAAGTTCTAGTAATATCAGAGTAAGGTTATCTAAGTTAGGTAGCCTTACCTTTATTAAACCAGTATATGAAATTAGTAGCGGCATATAATCCAGGTAATCGTTTGAAGATATGTGCGGAGCTAGTAGTGAATGTCCCTAGATTTACAGATAGTACCTACCAACTTAGTAAGTACTTGAGGATTCATAAAGCTAATCCATCAAATATGATAGAGGAGGTACTTGGAAATAGTGGCAGTGAGAAAGAACAAGAGGAGTACTTAATGAATACTCTGTACAACTCTCTTTTTTACATAGACTATTTTAGAGTTGACCAGACTGTTATGTTGTTTGAACCACTGAAATTGTACCTAGTATTATGTGAGTATCGTAATGTAAGTAAGTATCTAACTTCTAAGCAGGTAGTAGATATGTGTAAGGAGTCTATAACCAATAATTTTGCGGTAGGTGCATTCTATGGCCCTTACTATGCTAACTATTATAACTTTACAAGCCTTAAGGTAGATAGAATAGAAACAAGTAAGATAGGAATGCTGGATGTAAAATCTATATTCTGGAAGAGAAATCCAGAAGTTATTAATATATTAGACACTACTTACATATGAAACTAGATGTATTATTTACAGCAGAGTCTTTAGAATATACTTACATTGATATAGTAAGGTCTAATGCAATCTTTCCCATTAAAGTTAGACTCCCCGATAATTTTGTGATGGAACTAGAACTGTGTGCCGAAGACTTTAGACCTGTTACGGTTTGTCATAGTAATATAGATTTCTTTGAACAGGAGTGGAGGTGTTTTTGTGTTAGTAGGTTTGGTGCTAGTAGTTCACTCTCTGACGGTTATGTTGACTTAGACTTATATGTTAGATTGGACCTTATGAACCCAAGTCTTAAATACCCAAGCAAGAAATTCTTAGAGGCTTTAATAGATGAATCACTGAAAGATCCCATCTATAGTCTAGAGTTTTTCAATCCAAGTTTTATAGAGTCTGGCGAGTATATAAAGTCAGTAGGTAAGAGGTTGAAAGGGAAGATGAAATTTAATGATGTAGAGTTGAACTTAGGAGACTTGAGTTCTTGGGATCTAAACAAAAACGCAGGTCTGTTTCTAAGATACATAGTAGATGGAGAAGATTAACCTAAAGATAATAAGGGATAAGGATAGAGGATATGAATTACTACTATTCCCTATCCAACTATGCCTTACGAAAGATGTAGCTGATACGTTGGATGATGGGTCTAAGGTGTTGGTGAATTGTTTTAGTAGTTACACCAATGCTAAAATAAGAGCAGAGGAGTTAATAGGTGATCCATCAAGGTGCTTAGAAGATTATTATATAATATTTGACAGAGGTTTTGAAATCTTAGAATACCAAAAACCTCGAGAATTTAAACTAATTACTGGAAAGAATGCCAAAGAGTATCTGATGTATGAGGAGTTCTATCAAAATATTATCTATAGTAATCAGAGTGATGATAGACTAATAAAAACATTGATAGGTGGATATGATCAGTACAGAGTATCAATAGAGGACTTAACAATAGAATATGACCCAAGGGAAGTATTCTGTAAGAACTTGTACTCATATAGTCAGGCGTATGAAGTCTTCGTAATAACCCAATATAACTTACTATTAGATGAAAAGGAAAATAGAAGTGGGAATAGTTAGGGAGTATGATTATTACCAAGTTATTCTCCCAGTTAAACTCAAGTACCATAAGGATTACAAGAGGCATATTTTCAAGAGTGATTATTACTTTAACAGTGAACTAACTAGGGTAGAAATTGAACAGTTACTAGAAAAGTATAGAGAGTACGAGCTTGTAGAAGTTAATATATTGTTGACTCTATTCGATTATTGCTATTCAGCAATCCCAGGATCTACAAACGCTAAGTGGATGACTGATAAATTACTAAGATATGCACTCTCTCGGTGGACCCCTACTCTTGCAACTACTTCATCTTGGTTTGACCTAGATTATAATGGCGAGTTAGTTAGTATAGAAGGTGTTGGTTTCGGAGGTACGACCTGTGAACGAAGGGAGATTATAATAGAAGATACAGAAATTCTAAAAACAGATAATAGACTAGACCATGAATACCTAATAGCTGGCTTGTATCAGAAGTCAGTAAGGGGATAGTACATTAGACTTGTACTATTCTTTTTTTTTGTTCCTCATAATTCCTTATATGTAGAAATGAAGAAAGAGATAATTATAAAGAGAGTGTATTATGTTTCAAATAATATAGATTACGTTTTTATACCAATTAAAATGCCTTGCTGGATCCTAGATAATTGGTTTACGGAGTATAATGATGGATATTGTTGCTCCCCCATTTCAGATAAAAGTAAGGGTCTAATATTAGAAAAACTAGGTAGTAATAGTTATAGTTCAATAGAGAAGTTATACTTAATAAAGACTGTTAGAGTGAGAAGCAATAAAATAATAACACTAAAAATGGCTAGAGACTTGATAGAGTATTCAAGATCATTAACTAGTCTTAAGTATGCACCTATACTAGTTAAGAGTGCGAGTTACATAGGTGGGGGTAAGACCTTTAGGGTGAAACTAGGTACTGATTTGACTCTTAAAGGAATAGACCCAGTTATTGATGAGATATTTACAAAACTTATACAGGATGAAGAAAAACTATAAAATAAAAATCTGCGTTGACTGTTATAATCATGTAGCATACGTAGTTCCAATCAAAGTACCTAGAGTTGTGCTGAGTACTTATTTTTCTGAAGTTAGTAATCTTCCTAATCACAAGACTATTATTTATAGGCTGGACAGAGGACCTACTGATAAAGCAATAGGTAATGAAGTAATGGCTGGGGTTAGGGAGTTATTAAGTAAAGATCAGCTAGGTGACCTGGTAAGTGTAGAAGTATATGTAGATGATGTAATTGCCCGTTTCCATGATAGGACTGACATTTTTAAAGCAGGAAAGATAGTAGAGCGTTTGAGGAGTCAGGATTGGATGGTAAGTGAAAGGATGTATTCTGATTTTGCATACTTTACTAGACCTGGGAAGCTGTTTGGTAATTACAAGTATGAGATACACGATAAGATAATAAGTGCTGAACCTCCATTACTAGGTGAGAGATACATTTGGATGGAGGAAGTGATGTCTATACTGATTGAGTGGTGGTATGGCAAAGAAAAAGAAGACAAAGGTATATCTGATATTTAGAAACGGAATAGCATACAGTCTATTCTTTTCCGCGCGAGTACCTATGAATGATGATATTATGAAGTTTATTGAAAATCCTCGTCGCTTACCATTAAACTACTCTATCTACTTCGAAGGTGTTAAGTCTCGCGCGGATGTATTTATTATGTTAGACTTCCCGCCTACACCTCGTTCAACAAAAAAGTATCCAACAAAGAGAGATGTTGTTAGGTACTTGGAGAACTTAGGACTTACATACTCGGAGAAAGATGCTATAGTTCTTGAAGGCGAGATGGATAGGGTGTTAGTTTCAATATTAAGAAACTCTCAATATACTAAGTGGACTGTATTTGATTATGAGGTAGATATAGACCAATCAATGATACTAAGAAAAGCAGGTAGAGTTGAGCGTGGACAGTACCATGAATTTGTTAGGAGACTTTTTCATGAAGGTAAAGACTAAGTTAGCTTTTGTATATTATAAGGAAAAAGATCTCCCGAGGATGTGTTGCTATCTGAGATTAAAAACATTATGGTCTGAAAATATAGAATCACTGATTGATAGTGAATTGTATAATCATATTGACATGTGTGGTATAAGTAAGGATGATGTGGAGGAATTGTACGTGTATTTCAAGGTTAATGACCCAGAATGTTGTATGAATAGTATGAAGCTCCCCACCATAAGAATTATCAGGGACATCATAGGACATCTTTCAATTGATCCACTTTGTCACTATGCGGTTGGTGAAAGTTTTAGTATTGGTACTATAGATCCAATTGTAAAGTTATTTGATGTTACTATTGACTTAGGTATTCTTCGAGATAATACTGAGAGTAGTATTAACTTTAACTTTGGATTAAAAAGAGTATTAGAGGTGATATTATGGAAAAGTTATACATAGAAGGGAGTTAGAGTTATGATAAAATGTAGCTTAGCAGTAACATGGTATTTTGGGTATATAACCGATATAATGAGTTACTTAAGATTAACTGTCATGGCGAATGAGGAGATTTCATCCTTGATCAATAATGATATGTTTTGGTCAAGAAATTTTGACGGAAGCTATAGTAGTTTCTCAAATCTAAGCCCTCGTGAATTCTATTTCTCTATCACAGACGTAGACTTTTTTGTAGGGGAGCATAAGATTCCCACTAAGAAGATGGTAGACGAATTAGTGAAGACGGCTAAGCTTGGAAATTTTATATTAGACCGAGATAGATTTATAAGACTAATCGCAGAGAGGAGTGATTATAAGATAGAAGAGATAAGTACAGTGGTAGACCTAGACTTGTTTCTCGGTAAGTGTGATCCGGAAAATAAGAGGCTTAAATTTTTACATGACTTAATAAGAAGTGCTGAAGATATTAATAAGAAGATCTAATCATACAAGCTCAATTGGAATCTATGCAGAGGTGAAAATATTAGGGTCTAGAGAATTAACGGATTACTTTAATAATCTGTACAACTCTCTTATAGGTATTAGTTGGAAAGCTAATGAACCAACATACTCGATAGATCACTTTAAAAACTTAGTACCAACTGTTTATTATTTCTACTTGGGCGACATACTACCTGAGAGAAGAAATAGAATGAAGGTATTTACCAAGAAACAGTTAAGAAGATTCCTAGAGACTGCAGAGGTAATAGGAAGAGTGTGGTGCAGGGGAAAGATAGATACCTTGAAAGTTAATTATTTTTTCGAAGAGGTTATAGTTGACATGAACCCTTCAGATATTGATAAGAGAAGTCTACCTAGTCTATCACCAGCACTAAGATTCATTGTAAACCAACTACATAATGGAAAGAGCACGGTTACTAGCGGTTAGGGATTGTTGTAATGGATATATTAGTACCTACATAGGATTATCTTGTTGGGGTTCAAAAAATCTCCTGGATTATTTGAGGCACTTATATTTCAGCATGACCTGGTCACTAATGGATATTCCAAGTGAGTCGTCAGAGAATATTAAGAAGTTATCAGATTTCACAGACCTAGAACCTATGGGATTGTACTTTAGGGTTATTAGTCCTTCCGATAATCTAACGGCAGGCAAGTACATAACACATAAACAAATACAATTGATACTTAAGGACTATGTAATAACCGATGAAGTGGAAAGTTTTAGTTTCTATGATGGGACTATATTAGGCAGGGAAGTTTATGACATTATGGTAGACAGGGATGAATTAACAAGTAAGATCTATGATTCTGAAAAGTTAATGTTCATACAAGACCTAATGAAACAACGTAGTAATTTTGCATGGTAGTCAGTCTTAGGTTCCTTAATGGTGTGATAATAATAAAAGATAGTTTATGTTAGACAAGAGTGAAATTTATTATTCGTATGATGATGTATTTATCTTACCAGCTACGACAAGTTTTATAAGTAGTAGGTCAGAGTGTAATGCAAGGAGAGAAGATGATAATATGTACCCTATCTTCACAGCCCCAATGAATTCTGTTGTGGGCCTTGAGAATGAAGATTACTATAGGGAGCTTGGTATTCACCCTATCTTACCTAGAACAATTGAGCTAGGTATTAGATTAGGGCATGCATTATCTGGTAAGTGGGCTGCATTTAGTCTTAGTGAATTTAGTAGTCATTTTTCAGAGGGTTCTAGTACAGTGATTGGAACGGCTAGGGCACTGATTGATGTTGCTAACGGTCACATGGAGAAAGTACAAGACCTAGTGAGACGCGCCAAGAATCATTATGGTAGTAGTCTTGAGGTGATGGTAGGAAATATAGCTAATCCTGAATCAATCATACCTCTATCTAAGTGTGGCGCGGATTATGTAAGAGTTGGTATTGGAGGTGGACTTGGATGTATCACTTCAACTCAGACTGGTATACATTGTCCCCCTGCTACACTACTAGATAAGATGGCGCAACTTAAAGATGACATGAGGTGCGACGGAGAACATACTGCTAAGATAATTGCTGATGGTGGTATTAGATCTTATGCTGATGTTGTGAAGGCATTATCACTAGGGGCAGATTATGTTATGATTGGTGGTTTATTCAGCTCACTCATAGGCAGCAGTGGAGAATACGTCGCGATAAGTAGTCAGAGTGGGAGCGCCAAAGATAGTGTGGTACCAAAGAATAGAGAAGATTTTGAAGTAATCAGTAAGTGGCTCGATGATGGACTAACCGTGAAGAAAGTATTTTATGGTATGGCTAGCGCAGAAGGTCAGGTCGCTATGAATGGTACTAAAACAAAAACATCTGAAGGTACTAGTAAGATCTTGACTGTTACGGATGACTTGCCAGGGTGGATTGATAACCTTGATTCATACCTTAGAAGTGCAATGTCTTATGTAGGAGTCAAGAAAGTAGAAGACATGTACAAAAGATCTACATGTATTATCACAAGCAAGAGTGGTAAGGATAGAATAAATAGTTAGAGTACATAGGCTGGGAAACTAAATTCCTGGCCTTTATTTTTATTCCCTCTTAATACCTTACTTGTGTGAAAATAGTAAAAACATGTCGAAGAAGAATCAAAAAGAAGTAATTGCATTTAAGACATTAGATGAGTTTGGAATTGATAGACGAGGTAAGAAATTTGAAATTGGGGAGTCATATACAACAAACCCAAATGATATGTTTGAGGGTGAGACTTTTCCAATTAGACTATTTAATTTCCATCCAATGTTAAGATCGACACTAGTAAAGTGTAGTCTGTCTGGAAAAGTAAGTAAAGAAAATAGCGGAACTAAGTATGAAGCAACGAAACTTAGGGTAGTCGAAGAGGTAGACTTAACATATGCGGCCACTGCTAGTATTGGGCAACTTAAAGTGGACAGTAAGATGCCTGTTAGAGTTGAATATAATGATGTAAGGTATGAATTTATAAGACTAAACTCTAATAGTAGTCTCAGTAAAGACTTGTGCTCTGGCTATGATGGTTCCTTAATATCGACAAATAGTTATTGTGCAAGGGTAAGAGTAAGCGGGGTTGAAACAAAAGTTAGTTCAACAGGAGATGAATCTAATATATTTGTTGGTGGTGAGCGTAATACGATAAGCGCCACAGGTACTCGTAGTATTGTAGTTGCTTGGGGAAGTGGTCATTGTATTTCTGTTAGTGGTTATCGTAGTACTATATGCGCTGATGGTGAAGATATAACAATAAGTAGCTCAGACGATTTTGCAAACATTATAGCACTTGGAGTTTGCAATAAAATAAGTACAACAGGGGACGAGACTGAGATTTATAGTTGCGGTGATAGAACTTTCATTAGTGCAGTTGGTGAGGGGTCTATTATAAAAAGCACTGGTAAGAATTGTACTATATATGCAGGTAGTAATTCAATCGTTAGTGTAGGTCTTGGTAGCTGGATTACACTTACTAAGACTAAAGAAGACGATAAAGGAAATATAGTGCCAGTGGAAGTAGTATCTTGGCGAGTCGATGGAGACTGTATCATGCCAGGAGTGTACTATAAACTAAGTGATGATGATTTTGAACCCGTTAAGTGGTCAGGTAGTATTGCAGAGAATATCGAGTGAGGTATTCTCTCTTTTTTATTTGTCCCCTAAATCCCTTATAAGTATATGGATAAATACAGGTTACTTAAATATTTAGAAGGTAATTGGGACTATGCCTTCAGAGTTGGAAATTATATAGTCCCAAAGTTTATGAATACAGTAAATGGTAATGAAATAAACCTTCTTGTTAATAGATATAAGAATCTACGTCAAGGGAGTAGTTGGTCACCTTATTTTAGGGAGATGTTGAAAGATTGCTACCCAGACTTAGCCCCTCTTAGAGAGTTCCCATTCTTAATAGAACATCGGAAATACTGGGAGAAGCTGTGTGAAGAGTATGAATTAGATGAAGATTGTAGGGATAGAAATTATTTCATAGTTGATTTCATATTCTCTGAACAGAACTTTATAGTAGAAATAGACAGTCAAATTCATAAAACTAACTACGACCTAGCAAGAGATAATTATATACTATTCTTGTATCAAGTACCGACCTTAAGACTTTTTGAGTTTGGTAAGGAAGAGGATACCACTAGACAATTAATTTACGACTTTGATTTTGAACTAAATGAAATGAAGAAATCAGGTTGCAAATTTAACATTGATTATAGTGGTTGTATATTACGTAGATTTTATGATAAAAATGAAGATATTATTCCAGCACTTAATCTTATAGAAAGTGCAATATTAGGTGGAAGGATAAGAAATAACACCTTTACTATTAGGAAGAGCGATAGATTGGTGAAGAATAGAGAAGAGCTAGGTAGGGTTCAAGATATAATAATGGGAATCTATGGAGTATTTGTTGGTTTCGCCGGCTGATATTTAGCAGTGTAATTCAGAAGCCGTCAAATCCTTAATAGTGAAGATAAGAACAGTAATGTTTTTATAAGTTTAGAATCCGTAAGCCCTGGAGTAGATGTTCTGCCAATAATCGCCGGCAGAGGAAAGAGGTAATCCGGATTGATGAATTTTGCTCAGTTTTATAGTCACTAGTCTAAAATTGAGATACCCTAGGGCGGTAAAGGTGAGCCATGTACGCAGGAGCTATATTTCGAGAGTGCTTTGACACACATGTATAGTACGGTACTGGTAGAGGTAGGGAGTCGAAAGGAAATCATTCATAAATGGTTAACTCCCAGCCGTTTTATTTTTTTTTTTCGTTCTCTGATTATAAAGCCCTAGAATCCTTAAATATGAAAGAGGTGCAGTAATCCATTGAAATACATGGTACTGTATAGGCTTAGTTTTGCTCAGTTTTATAAGTCTCATGTCTTATTGTTAGATATGCTTAATTAGTCACGAGACGCTGAGATACCCTAGAGCGATAAAGGTGAGCTATGTACGACAGGAGACCTTTCATAGTCGGTTATGTTTAGGTTACGGTACTGGTGGAGATGGGGAGTCGAAAGGATAGTTAATTCGATGCCAGCAATGTCAATAAGGCTGGAAACGATCATAGGGTTAACTAGCTTCCTGTCGTTTTATTTTTTTTTGTCCTCTAGATCCCTTATATGTAGATTAATAATAAAAACATAAACAAAAATGAATAGGAGGAAATTATTGAACTACTTATTAAGTACTGGAGATTATTGTTTTAAAATAGATAACTTCTTGATCCCTAAACGGTTAATATCTGAAAGGGGTTATCCAATTAACTTAGAGTACAATAGGCAGCAAAACGTAGATCAGGGAAGTTTTTGGTCTCCTAATTTCCGTAAGGTGCTTGAAAAGAAGTATAAAAAGACGGTTTATATAAGAGAGTTTCCACTAATCATACAAGACCAAGATGTATGGAGAGGATTATGTAATAAGTACTGTGTTAGTGATATAGAACATAGGCGAAAGAACTATTTTGTGACTGATTATTTCTTTCCACGCCAAAGTATGTTAGTAGAAATAGATTCAGACTACCATCTTGATGTATATGATAATGCAAGAGATGAATATGTACAAAATACTTATGGTATCAGTACGTTAAGATTCTATAAGTTTGGAGAGAAAAAGGCCAAGGACAAGCAATATATAAGAGATTTTAATTCTTGGTTAGCTAAAAGAAAGGGTCTTGTAACTAGCTTAGACTATACCACGATGATTTTGGAGAAGTTCAATAAAGCTAATGGAGATATAATACAATTTCTAGATTTTGTAGAGGCTAATCTGAATAAAGCCAGAGATGGAATATTCGACCTAAGTGCGTATAGTCATCTACTAAGTGGTTGGGATGCTGTTAGAAGAATAGAAATATATACGGGATTAGGGTTGTAGTTAGCAACTGGAGGTATAGATAATGTAATTGAAAAGCCTCCAATTCCTTAATAGTGAGATGTGGCAAGTATCGACTATAGGGATCTTGTCATAAGGCTGAGTTTTGTCTAGTATTTGTAAGCCTTCGAGTAAGGACCGATCTCGATAATATTCTAGACTACCCCACGTAGCGATAGAGGTTAGCTAAGTACGTACAGGTAGAGATAGAAGATGTTTACATCTTCAGTCGATATAGGAGTGAGGCATTGCTCCTATAGAAAGAAGGGAGCACGAAATTCCTGGAGTAGAGGTCTTACCATAGAGCCGGTAAGGGAAAGAGGTAATCGTGTTGACTAATTTTGGTTGTTTTTATAAGTCTAATTTAATCTAAAACAATCCACCCTGGTAGCGATGTAGGTAAGCTAAACACTTAGGGCTATTTCCGTGGATGGGTCGCATCTAAGTAATAGTTCCGGTGCGGTAGAGATAGAGAGTCGCAAGGAGAGAATTCTAAACGCAATTCCACTCTCTGTCGTTTTTATTTTTTTTTTCTTCCTCTAAATCCCTTATATGTATGAATAGAAAGTTATTGAATAAATTTTTAAGAAGTAGTGATAGATTTTCGTTTTACCTAGGTGAGTATTGTTTTCCAAAATTTATACAGTCTGGGCCAAACAAGTATTTTAGTCTAGAAGATAATAGAAAACAAAACTTAGAGCAGGCAGACAGCGCTTGGTCAAGATATTTCAAATCAATCTTACAGTGCTATAGTGGCCTTTATTATATTCGGGAGTTTCCACTAATAATAGAAAGAAGGGATAGGTGGGAAAACTATTGTTTAGCTAACATGGCTTTAGATAACGAATCTCTCAATAGAAAGTATTTCTTAGCAGACTATTTCTTCCCTGACTACAATTTATTAGTAGAGATAGACTCAGACCTACACATTCAAGAATATGATAAGGCAAGGGATGAGTATATACAGGAAATCTGGGGATTAAAAACTCTTAGGTTCAATGAGTTTGGTTGTAGTCCTGAAAATCAATCTTATTATATAAGAGAGTTTAATAAGGTAATAGAGTGTGGAAAAACGAACAGGGTCAGTATGGTCTATAATAGTCTACTAGTAGATTACTTTAATTATAAATTTGGATCTATTAAACAGAATATTGATGCAGTAGAAAGGATAATTAATACAAATAGATTAACAGAAAGAGTATTAGATCTAACAAGCTATGGTAAGGTCTTTGGGAATTTTATGGATTTTAAAGACCTACAGTATGTGATTTTAGGTATGTATGATATTCTTGTAATTTCAAAGGCCTACAATCCTTAATAATGAAGGTGCATAGTAATTTAAGTGACAATCTATCTGGAAAGATGATAGAGGGCTTTTACCTGCTATGTTGGTCTTGGTTTAGTCTAGTTTTGAGAGGCCGCTTATTAACTAACACTAGAATACCCTTGCAGCGAGATAGGTTAGCTGTGTACGACAGGAGGCCCGGAGAATCTAGAGTGCACTGGATTTCTTTTGGGATTACGGTACTGGTAGAGATAGGAAGTCGAAAGGATAGTAGTGTAGTCGCCAGCACTGACAATAAGACTGGGGTGAAACGGAGACATTACTAGCTTCCTGTCGTTTTATTTTTTTTGCTCCCCACACCTAGGATGCCATCAATTCCTTAGATATGATAGAAAATGGAGTATGTAAGTCCTGGAGTAAGACCCGACAGACAGAGGGGTAAGGAAAGAGGTAACCATGCTGATGAATTTTGCTCAGTTTTATAGTCACTGGTCTAAAATTGAGATACCCTAGAGCGAAACAGGTGAGCTATGTATTGCGAGTCAGGCGGGAGGCCAAGAGGATATATCTATACCCGTTATTGGCTGTAATACTGGTAGAGATAGGGTGTTGGGATTGAGGTTGTTCATGTCAAAAAATGACCGAAGAAAGCTTCTCAACATCCAGTCGTTTTTTTTGCAGGTTAATAAAAAAGAGAGAAAGGTAAGTTATAATACCAATCTCTCCTTCTTTTTTTAGTCGATCATAATTTGTTTTCCTGTGAGTCCCTTTTTCTTTTGCAAGTTGATCAAGAGTACACCATTCTTCAGGCTTGCACTAATATTATTCATATCAATCTCCCTCCCCACATAGAATGACTCTTTGAAATCTGGTAGTACCTCGGTTTCACTGTTTTCTTTATTCACACCACTTACTGCCAATCTTTCATCCTCTGTTGTAATCTTCAGGTCATCTTTCTCAAATCCTGGCACTACTAGAATAATCCTTGCACCGGACTCTGTATTCTCAACCTTACTAACTACTCTCTTGCATGTGTCATCAAAAAGTGACATCGCTGTATCAACGTAGTTCTTTATAAATCTATCCATCATATTTTTCGATTTTTTTGTTATTCTTGTACCGCTAATAATACAAATGAAATACCAAAATAATTTCTCTGCCTTTTTGTCACCCTGCCCTGCCAAGTTGACATTTTCGTAGGTAGGGTAGACATGGAACCTTATTAATAGAAAACAGATAATTAACATAAAAAACATGGAAGATTACTCAGACATACCAAAAATGTTCGTGGTGAAAAATGAACCGCAGGAAGTAACACAGATTAGGGCTCACATACTTAGATCATTCAAGGACCTACTATTTTTTGAAGAGCCGCACATATATTCACTCCATGGTAAGCAGTTGACCTCTGTTACTACTATGTTGGGTAAGTATATGGCGCCTTTTGATACAGAACAGACAGCTACTAATTATGCTAAGAAAAATGGTGAGACTCCTGAATATTGGAAGGATAAGTGGTTGTGGAAAAATAAGATGTCTACAATTACCGGATCACTTGTGCATGAATTTGGAGAGTCTTATTCTTACTTAATCAATGGTCACCCTGAGAGGATAACTAAGTCTTGTAAGTGTAAGTATGTGGAGGATAAAAACTGGCTTATTCCAACAAGGGGTAAAGAGGAGGCAGTTATCAATTATTGGTCTAGTCTCCCACCTTGTCTTCACTTCGTTTATGCAGAGGCGATGTTATATACAAATAGCAATCCAGATCCTAGTACTCATCTTAAGACACAACTAGCGGGGACGGCAGATATCTTATTATACTATAAAGATACTGTTAACCCAGAGAATAGTGGTCTTGTAATAGCTGACTATAAGACAAATGCTGATATTAGGAATAAATTTGCAAGATCGACAGGTAAGAAGATGAAAAGTCCATTTAGTGATTTCTTATCTGAACCGCTTAGTGAATATTATGCCCAATTCAGTACATATCAGATACCACTAGAAGACATAGGACTTAAAGTTATTGCGAGGAGACTTGTATGGCTTAAGGATGATGGTAATTTTGAAGTCCTAGCAACACCCGACTTATCACAACTAATTAGGGAAAACTTATGATTATTGGAATTACTTACTATAAAAATAAAGCTACCGGCCTTAAGTGTGTCGATGTAGTAGTACCTATTATAAAATCTAGTGCAGATACCTCTATATTAATATTTACTAGACCTACTGATAAATATATAAAAAGGAGAACTGCCCTAAAAATTATAGAAGAACAGTTAATAGGTGGAAAAGAAGTATGGGATAGATGTTTAGATCTAAGTGATAGAAATGCATTTACAAAATACAAGAAGTTGAACTATGAGAATATTATAGGTACAGATGTTGTAGACCTAGAAGATAATTGGATAGTTAATTTGATAGATACATTCAAGAAGAGTGGTAATTAGTACTACTCTTTTTATTTTGTCTTAGTTTCCTTAATAGTGTAGAATGAATAGAATATGAAAGCAAAAGTTGTTTACTATAAAAATAGATTTAGTGACTATATATTTGCTAGAATTATGGTACCTGTGGCGTTCAGTAGGAATTTAATCGTAAGAGGTTCTGGAAAGCTGTATAAGGGAGACGTTGACCTGCGCACCACTAGATCTTGTATATTGAGTTTTATAAGGTTAACTAGTAAATTCATAGACAGTGCCACTATTTTAAATATAATAGAAGAGCAATTAAAGAATGGATCAAAACCAGGAATAAATCGTCTCGAGATTAGAAGCAGTGTCGTACAATCAGAATACGAGAGATTAAATACATTCCAGGTTAGTGCAAAAGATATAGACCTAGATGATAGTAGAGTATCTAAGTTAATAGAAAAATATGTTGAGAGAATGTAGTACTACCTTTTTATTTTGCCTTAGTTTCCTTATTAGTGTAACAACAAAAAAATTATTTATATGAATAGAACTAGAGATTATTCAGTAAGTATTAAGAAGAACATTATTGAGAAACTATCAGACTACCTTGAGAAGAACAAGATCAAAACTATGGTACTTGGTGTGAGTGGTGGTATTGATAGTACATTAAGCGCCGCATTATGTTATGAAGTTGCTAAGAGGACAGGTGTTAAGTTGCTTGGTTACTCTTTGATGTGTAAGACTAATGCAGAGGGTGAGGTTAGTTCTGCGGTTAATGCGGGACTAGCGTTTTGTAATGAATTTAAGGAGGTAAACATTGAGAATTGGTATCTTCAGTCTAGCACCTTTGTATCAATTGGAACTAGCTCAACTGATGATCCCGCCAATCTTTCGGCCATTGCATTAGGTAATATTAAGGCAAGACTTCGTATGATTTTCTTGTACTGTAAGGCCGGGGAAACTGGCGGAATTGTAGTTGATACAGATAACATGACTGAGCACAATACTGGGTTCTGGACGATTCATGGTGACGAGGGTGATGTAAATCCAATAGGTAATCTTTGGAAGTCAGATATCTATGAGGTTACTGATTACTTGCTCACTGAATACCTTGAATATCGTGAGACCCTAGTAGAAGGCAGGGATGATGAAGAGATCAAGAGAACTGGTTATGCTGTGGCTGCCCTGGAAGATGCACTTAAGATAGTACCAACAGACGGAAATGGAACATCTGCTAGTGACCTTGACCAGATTGCGCCAGGTTGTACTTATGAGCAGGTCGATGAAGTACTCAAGACTTGGTTATCTATGAATAATGACGAGAAAGAACTATGGAACAGAGGCTTACAATCAAAACTATACAAGATGATAGATGAGATTGGCGTCGACATGGTTAACAGAATCTTAGATCGTCACAAGAGAACAGAGTATAAACGAATGCATAGACCAATTAAGCTATGAAAAGATACAAGATTACATATCCAGGTGGTGTGAGTCAAGAGAAAAATCTAGTAGAGAGAAGCCTGTATGACGAGGTGATCAAACCAATAGATCAAACTCTCTACAAAGTTGAATCAATGCTAGCAGAAACAAATGCCAAGAAGAAGAAAGAACTTGTTGAGGACTTGAGGCAGACTAGAAAGAAAATTAAGTCCGTCCTGTCTAGTTTCGGTGAGTATTTTGTAAGTGATTCTCCGTTAGGTCAGGCAATGGTGAATGGTGGAAAACTAATACTACCAGAACATCAAGGAGGTATAACTAGTCCAGTAATTTTTGAAGAGATTAAGTAATGGTAATTGAAGTATTAAAAAACAAATACAAGTGCGGATGTAATAAGGGGATTGCAAAATTAGATCAACCAGACATCCTAGAAAAATTAAATTCCATCATTGAGTGGGATATCTGTAAGTTTCCTGAGAAATCAATCATAGAAACAGAGAAGGACGAATGGAATAAGTACTTTGGTCCTGACTGTGAAGAGATTGAATATAAGGAGGTACAGGATGAGAACGGCGTTAAGTGTAGAACGTTCGAGGATAGGAATTTCTTAGGTGCCTTATCAGAATTAAAGCCAGGTAATTGTTTCCTATTTGATGGTCAGTTTATCGCAGTTGACAGTGCAGATAGATTAGTTCTCATGTTTAGCGGGTCAGGTTATAAAGCGCTAGATAGACTCTGGGAAGAAGAGATTTGTCCAGAGCTTAGGATATTCTACGGCGACAATAACGTAAATAATGTAGAGTATAAAGGGCTTGACAAGGAACCTGATTATAAGAATGAGTTTAACTTAGAGGTCAGAATTCCTTACCTAGATTATAACAAGTGGAAAACCTACTTCCTAGATGGTAATGATAAGATACCAACATTAGAGGGCGGTAAGCATGCAGTACTTTGTAAGCTTGATTCAGATGATCTTCCTTTTGAGTTTGAGTTTATTATGACCGACCATTGTGCATTCTTTAGAGGTGATGAAATCGATGAGGAGGATAAAGATATTGCAGAGATGGCAGTGAGACAGGCTATTTCTTGGTTCTATGAAAATACAAAGCGGAGCATTGATCCACTTGATATAGAATCTAAGAAACAGCAGGAAATCTCAGACTACCAACAGAAGAAGCAACTAGATGAGATGATGAAGACCTTAGGTGGTGGTGAATAAAAAAAATAAAGTAGTAGATTTAATTTCTACTACTTTTTCTTTTGTTCCTCTTTACGGTCTCTCCTGGTTCTTGATAAAATCTTTCACTGCGTCACTTCCATTGTTGTCTATTAGCACCGAACAACTGGCCATAAAATATTTAGTGTTAGTTACTTTTGTGCAGTATCTTGTATAGACCGACATTACTAAGTTAAACACTACTACAATGGCCCATACTATCGGTGCGTTATTTACAATGTCTATCGCAGTGCAGGTACCTATCAGCACTGAATATAATAAGACAGAGGAATTATCTATTAGTTCTGCATACCTCTTACTGTTTGCACCATAGAAATAACTTCTCCCTACTAGCGGACACATAAGACTTAAGAATCCCATAAGTTCAGGGTTTCTTAATTTTCTATTTGCGATCATGAAATTAAGATCCTGTTCTGTTAGCTTGTCAAAATTACTTTTATCCAATTCCAGAAGCTCAAGAAGGTCAGGCTTAGAAATGTACCTACCAATCTCTGATCCCAATACTACTTTACAGATTTTTTCTTTCTCCATTTTTCTATATTTTTTGTTTTTACTAAGAATATTATTGTTGTATCACTATATACGTTGAAAATGCTATGATAGTAACCGATTCCTGATATCATAACTGGCTCAAACATCATAAGTGCGCCAGGTAAGGTTCCTCGATTACTGTACATAGAAGACAGTCCAATTGCATAGACTGGTAATTTCTCAGGTATTATTAGTCCATCCATAAAAGTCTGAACATAATATTTTTCTTTCAGTCTAATCCAACTTTGCTGCTTATAGGTCGGTCTTGCACTACATACCTCAACTGGATCATAAGCCTCTATATTTTCTAGGGTTTCTGATCTTTTTCTATTACTAGGTCTTCTGTTGATTGTATAATACATACTATATCTAAGTAGGCCTTGATCATCTAAGTAGAACCCATAGTGATTTCTTGATGGTCTTCTATACATGAATACACTACTTTGTACTACACCATTTTTCTGTACCACATCGAGTAAGTCCCTTCTAAATACATAGTTCTTCACTGTTTTCTTACCTAGCCTCTTAATAATCTCTGAGTAAGTATCATTATAGTCCTTACCTATCCTAGAATACAGGAACTTAATTGTCTCTCCGTACTCAGGCTTACAGTATGAACTGAAGTGATATTTATCTCTGTACCACATCGAGTAAGTTCTCATGGGTAACCTACGTATATCATCGCTTACTAATTTTCTACCAAACTTCTTTCTACATTTAGGTCTTCTTTCTCTATTATACCTATCTGATCTAACCGTTCTAAACTCAATCATATTCATAATTAAGGAATCTAGGGTAAGGAATTGAAAAAAAAATGGGCTTACCGATCCTTCACGAACCAGTAAGCCACAGTCATGGACGACAACAAAAAGTTTATAACTTTTCTATTTCATAGATAATACGATCATTCTTAAGTCTCGTGTCAGACTCATCCAGACCAGTCCATCTATTAGTCTTAGGGTTGAATACCCTCTTTGTTCTTGTCTCCAACATCTTTCGCTCTGCTGCTAGTTTTTCTTCAACGTTGTCTAGCTGTATTGCGAAATCTTCTTTGCGGAATTTGAATGACAGGAGTGCAAGCCTCTGTAAGTCCTCAACACTCTTCGTCAACCTAATTACCACAATGTTCGCCTCAGGTCTAATCTTATAGGACTCTGGGAAATACTCCTGAATCTCTTCAAGACTTAATCCACTTCCTATATACCATGCGAACTCAACTTTATCATTTACTGGGCTAAACTTATTCTTCAGCTCTTCCCAGATCTCGGATGAATTCTTAATAGAACTAAATCCGATACAGTTCTTATTCCCGATGCTTCTCACGAAATATTCAGGATAAGTTTTTACTACTTCAAAGATACTCTCACGAGTTTCTTTAAGTCCTCGATAGCTATTATTACCTAAGATTGATATAATAGCGTCAACATCTACGGCTCTATTTTCCAACTTCAATATGCCGCCTAGGTAGAACATGAGCTCTTTTACATGATCAGTAATAAACTCTGCCTTACCAGTTGTTTTCTCTGACACCTTAATTAATCTTCTACTACTATTCGTTGATGGTATTTTGATGTCAGTATCTATTTTTACACCAAACAAATCCTTTGCCATCTCAGCAAGTGACTTGAGTGTATCTATTGGGTCATTAGATAGTGTTAGTACCTTTGACCTTCCATCGATTGTAATGGTGTAGAAAAAGTTTACACCATACGCCTTTAAGGATGATTTTATCGTTTCTAACTGTTTCTCATCCAAATAGCTAACACCCCACAATTCTCTCAACTGTGCGAATGTTATTGTTCTGTTTGTGCATTTATTAATCACAAACCTCAGAAGCTGTTCTAACCTCTCGGCCTGCTTCTTCGTAACGGTGGAGATTTTCTTTGCCTCCGCCTTACTATATCCGCTCTTCTCTAGACTTACTCTATCATCACGGATCTTCTTATTCTTATTAGTGAGCGATATTACTTCGCCACTAGTTTTCTTAGTAAGACCCTCTAAATATTCGAGTGCCTTGCCATACTGAATGAGGTAGACCTCTTGTTTTCTACGTCCTACCTCTTTCTCTGTGTTTCCCTCAGTCTTCTCAGATACTAAGAGATTTTTACTCTTTAACTCACTGATCAATAACTCAGCAAGTCTATATTTACCGGAACTATCCATTCCGAACTGGTTTAAAGCTTTTCCAGCTGCTTCTAAAATTAACTTACGGTCAGCTACATTTTCATTGCTTTCCGATTTAACAGTCTCTACAACTGCTTTGTACAAAATTTCCTTGTTCTCCATTTTCTTTGATTGATTTAATTTGTTAATAACTTGACTATTAGATCGGTGTTCGTGAATTCTTTCCAGCATTGAAGATCATTCTCTCTGTTACTCTTTTGTAACCTTTGATCTCATCATTCTGGTTCTCTATTATTCCACGAAGACGACCATTCTCTTTCATAGTCTTCTTACTCTCTAGATACAGGTACACAATACCCGCAGTTAACAAGATATTTGCCTTGTTATTTTTAAGGAATTTTTTAATACTCATACAATAATAAGGGATTTAGGACAAAATAGACGGAAAAAAGTAGTAGCCTAGTCTCCCGACCGAACTACTACATAATCAAGCTATAAATGTTTATTGAGATAACAAATATGCTCAACTATAAGGAATCTAGGCTTGTCCATCTGCAAGCTTAAATTTGATATTGAAGTCTTCCTCTGCTCTTACGTAAACTGTTTCATGTTCCACTGCCTTGTATAGTACTGCGTTGATCCAGTTATGTTGAGAATCCTTCATCTGTCCAAAACCTATAATCTCATAGATGCTAGTGTGACTTAGTCCTGTACTTCCTGGATTCTTATCAATAAATTCTACTCTCTCGCTAACTTTAAATTTTCTCATTTCTTATTTTTCTTTGATTACACTATTAAGGCATTCAGAACCTCTCACATGACGCCCTAGTCCCCTTATAGTTGAAAATTAATACAGAGTTCAGTTTAATTAATTATATTTATGAGAATTTCAAAAACAATTTTAATTAGTATTGGTGCAGTTATTATTTGTACTACTATTATCTTGCTTATTATGAAAGTAAGCTATAAGAATGAGCAGACAAGGTTAGTAAATCAGTATGACATGCAATTATCTAAGATCGAAGGTGTCCATGATAATATGTGGAAAGTACTAGAATCTAAGGCGGGCGTAACAAAAGAATATGCAAGCCAGTTTGATTCAATCTACAACCACATCATGAGCAAAAGGTACGATCAAAACGATAAGGTCCTGTTTAATTGGATAAAGGAGCAAAATCCAGAATTCAGCAACGAACTATACAAGGATCTTAGTGTTACGATTGAAGTGCAGAGGAGACAGTTCTTGAATGCACAACTTGAAATCATTGATATTGTGAGAGTCCATAATAACCTAGTACAGACATTTCCATCTAGCCTTTTTGTAGAGGATAAGATGCTGAAATATGAAATGATCAGCAGCACCTACACTAAAGGCATTATGGAGAATAAGGTAGAAGATGGCAAAGTGGATCTGTTTAAGAAATGAAAATACTAGGAACATACTACCTTACGGAAACTATACCACACTATCCATATAAAGTGAATTTAGATTTTCTGATAGACCTAGACTTTCAGCTTAACTTTGGAATAATTAAAGGTAGGGCTGTTCTTGAGGGTCACTCCCCTGAAATGTTTAAAGGAAAACCCGTATACTCTAGGTATAAAGTTACTATTAAATTCAATAACAAAAAACATCCAACGGAAAAGAGTGTGTATTGTGCGTTGGAGAAAACACTTAGTGGTACAGGATCCGGTTTTTGTATAGGGCCTTACAATTGGAGAGGGAACAGTGACGTCTACAATAAGTGCTATAAGATGAGATTAGATAGTGATAGAATAATTAGTATAATAAAAAATAATCTAAAGAAATGATTTACTTACTAATACTATTACCAATTATTGCAGCTAATGTTGTATATTGGTATTTCAGAAAGAATAAGAAGTTAGATCTAAGTGATGAGAGAAGGGGTATAACATATCTATTGCTCTTAACGGTTCCTACTATACTAACTGTGATCACGATATTTACAATGGATCACACAATTAGGTATAGTAAGATATCTGATACGGAGTATTGGTCTTTCTATTATTCTAAGATCAGACACTTAGATAGGTGGAACGAATATATACACAGAACTTGTACTAGAATGATCAGAGATTCTAGGGGAAATACTAGGACAGAAACTTATGATTGTTCTTATGTCGAGTATCACCCTGAGAGATGGATACTGGTTGATAATGGTGGTAATGAAATCTATACAAGCAAGGAGTATTTTGACAGCATTAAGACATTGTGGAGTACGAAGCCCATTTTTGTAGACATGCACAGAAACTATTATACAGTGGATGGAGATGCGCAGGAATATTACTGGGATCAACTAGGACAACACCTAATTACCTACTCCTTAGAAATGCCATATATAAATAAAATAAAAGTAACACAGACGGCATTTAGACTAAGAGATGTAAGTAAGGAGGAGGCAAAATTACTTGGCTTATTCGATTATCCAGGTATCAGTGGTCCTAACATGTATGAACAAGAACAAAATCCAATCTTAGGCTTTAATCCAGGCAAAGATATTATTAAGAAATTTACAAACTTCAATGCTAGGGAAGGAAGCAGAAAGAAGATAAGAGTTTTTGTACTAGTATTTAAGGAGGGTCAAGGTCCAGAAATAGCAGAGGAACAAAAGAACTACTGGCAAGGGGGTAATAAGAATGAACTTGTTATCTGTGTAGGGATTGACAAGACCACACATAAAGTTAAGTGGGCTGATTGTTTCTCTTGGCAAGACGACATAACACTTGATACTAGATGCAAACTATTCTTACAGAGCCAGAAGAAGCTTGACTTAGACAGACTTCACTGGTTCCTAAGAGAGAATATTGGACTATGGAAGAAGAAGGATTTTAGAGACTTTGACTACCTTGAGCCGGAATTAGACTCAGATGATGATAATACAATAATCATGGTGGTACTATGCATCCTACTAGTATCTACATGTGCTCAGGTTGGTTCATTCTGGTATTATACTAAGAAGGATGAAAAAGATCAAAGTTAAAGTATCTTATAAACTAGTTAAGTACCCAGGTATATCAGTAGAGGAGATATTAGCTGCGGTAGAAATTCCAGTCACTAACAGTATATATAAACTTACATGTGTGACGGGATTATTTTCAGGTATCAGAAAATCTGTGTGTAATGGTAATAAGACAGTCAATAACTATATAAGATTTTGTATACCCACAAAGAAAGTACTAACTAGCAAAAAAATAATGAAGGAACTAAAAAATCTAATACCAGATACAGCTAATATACTTAGAATGCGTTATGTCCTCAAGATAAGTGAGGAAGAAAAGCTTGATAGATACCCTGATAATCCATATGTAATACTGGGAAGAGAATATTTACTAGTAAAAGAGGCAGATATCTATGACGTGATTGGAAAAATATTATAAGGAGAGTAGGTAAAACTACTTTCCTTTCTTTTCCTTATTATTGAAATGTATTATATAGAATTATGATTAGAGTAGAAATAGTTTATTGGAGAACAAAGTCATCGTGAAGGTAACAATACTATACTACAAAAACGCAGAAAGTGACAATCTTTCAGCTAAGATTATTATCCCTGTTAGGTCTCAGTATAATATATTAGAGAATGTATTTGGATATATACTTAAAGGTCGCCATTTGCGTGTACCTAAGGATTACTACATATCGATAGATGTCCTTGTATCTAAATATCTAAGAAAGGAAGGTATTATTGATATTTATCTAGATTACATGAAGAATGGTGTTTATTCAGATAGGTTATTGTATACGGAGTTAACAGAAGAACCACCTGAATATCCAGAACTACCTAAGGAAAAAATACTTGAGACAGATACAGTAGAGATAGAGGATAGCCTGATTAATGATACGTTAAGGGATAATAGTATGACAGAAAAAGAATTAGATAAAAGATTGAGTAGACTATGACAGAACTTAGTTATTGGGATATTAATAGAAGGGGAGTTATTGTCCCACACTTAGGAATCATTATGAACATATCATTTATGTCAAAATACAAACTAGAAATGGGACTTGGAATAACGTACTTGGGTAAGCTAAAAAAACCTGTTAAATACAATATCGAACTAGTAATATCGGACAAGAGCTTTAAATATATAACAAAGAAAAGGGTCTTGTCTGAACTAGAAAAATTAATACAAGAAAATAAATTTCTGGCATGGCATCTAACAACAGGCGATCCGGAAAAAGATGAGTCTATAATATACCAACTTTTTGATTACCCGGAGAAAATAAAAACAGATACATTAAATATTAAAGACAGTACAATAAATGAGTTAATAAATAAAAAATTTAAGAAGAGTCAGTTTTACTAACTCTTCTTTTTTTATCCGTCCTACACTACCTGATTATCTAGTAGTCTTAGGAACTGGTCTCTTGTCATTGTACCACCCGCTGCACACTTATGACCTCCACCATTATAGTTCTGTTTCATATAATCAGCAAGGTTTAATCCAGTTTCGGTTTCACTGTACATTGATATTGAATAGTACAGCCCGCCGTTTTCATCATGCCTTAAGTTTACGCACACTGTAATATCATAATCTCCATATACTGACTCGAACTGCTGGCTTCCAAATTCCTGAGTCAACATACAAATTCCCTTATACTTACCACCTACTATTACTGAAAATGCATGAGACTTAACGGCGGCTTTATAACGTTTCTGATTATATACTGTTATCTGCTTACCTGTCTCTAATATTTCTGCAGTGAGTGGGGAATTATCTATCCTCAGCTTGTCAAATACTTGGTTAATGGAATTCAAAACCATACCATACTTAGTACGAAGACCAAGTTGGAATGCTAGTGTCTCTTTGTCCCATGAAAAACGGCTCTTATCCCAAACATCATATGCAGATACTAGTCTCACTGCCTTAGGTACAATACTATCAACACCATACATAAATTTCCAACATAACTCACACGCACCAAGACCTATCATTCTAAGTCCATCCATGTCATCGTAAGAATGTTCCTTGGCTGTATCAATCGCCCCAATGTGATGATCAATCCAGATAGCCCTATAACCACCAGATAACTCCTTAAGTCTTTTCATGTCCTCTGGTGGAAATGATATGTCAACTAGAAAAACATGACATAGCTCATCCTTACCAATCTTAGGTAGTTCTGGAATGCTGTCTCCATAATTCCATCCCTTTGTCAACACCTTCTCATACCCAAGCTCTCTTTCTAGGTAGTCTTGGATAATCGCAGCTGAAAATAATCCATCATAATCAACTCTATGATATACGATAAATCCTACAGTTTTCTTCATCTTAAAAGTCCTTATCTCTTATTAATTCACGTACTCTATCTTCTAATAAGGATTCTGCGATTGATTCTAGCTGAAAATTACCACTACAGTACACATAATAGACGTTACGTACTGTATCCCAATTCTTAGCTGTAAAATCTTCGATCAAGGCTACATTTTTTATTGCTGCTCTTAAGCTCATCAATTCTAGCTCATCTTTATAAGCAACTCTAACTTTACCAGCATAAGATATAACAGCTGACTTTCCGGGCTCACTTTTAAATTTAATTTCTTCTACTAAGTCTTTAATAGTCTTAATAGAATAACCACAACTGCGAATTATATCTTCGCAGTCTTTTTTCAATAATCGTATTCTTACCGTCATAACTTGAAATTTATATTAATACTTCTCTACTAATAAGGAAACAATACCAGGGGAATAACAAAAATGTAGCCCAACCTCACGGCCGAGCTACAATTAATGGCTTTATTAGAAAAAATCCCCTGATAAGAGTATTTCTCATTAATAAGAAATCTAGGGGATCTCAGGGTGCAAAAAAACATAGTCGACCCATCACAGGCCAACTATGTAATCTAACAACAAACTTCTGAGTACAAATCATTTATCACTATTAAGGAATCTACCCTGTCCTGTAATACCTTTTTTCCAGTACCTACCTTTTCTCTTCTCAAATATCTCTGGTGGCACCGTTACAAATCCAGTACTACTTGCTTTTAGATATTCAGGTTTCTCGCCCGGCTTGATATTAAAAGATGTATTAATCGACACACTGATTAGGTCTTCTAGTTTAATTCCATCTAGTGCAAGCGGACAAATACCTAAACCTTTCCAAGTAAAATCCAAGATCAGATATATACTCCCATTCTGGTCTAGTAGTTCAACATCATTCCTCTTAATTGAACCGGGGAAAGACTCTCTAACTACTGACCAACTGAGATATGTACCCCTCGATAGTTCATTATACTTATCTAGGTCTGTACTAATTATATCTTTCTTCAGACTAACCTCAAGCTGTGTAAGTAGTAACTCTAAGTCTAAATATAATACCGGTCTACCATACCAATCCAAGCAGACTGTATCAGAATCTACATACCTAAATCCAGGGAGTTCTACAATCATATATCTAATACTACCTGTCTTCCCTGGTACTATAGACTTATCATACGTACTTAAGTTAAACGGATCAAAATCATCACATTCCAGACTAGTACTAATCCAACCTAGGCCAGCTGAGAATACGGCAAGGAAGTTTTGATACACAATACCTAACTCCTCGCACTGTTCTCTATTCATCAACCTAAACTTACTAGGCTCGTCAGATAGTACTTGCATTACTACTATTGACTTGTCGGGGAAGTGTTTTATCAGCCTAAATATCAAATCCGAGCCTGACATCCTTAGCTTGTATAATTCACCTTCCTTCAGAACTACTCCCTTACTGTTCGGTGCTTCTATACCTTCTAGTTCATACTCTATATTTGGTAAGCTAGACCTGATAGATACTGCTCTGACTTTTTCTAGGTACCTTCTCTTAGTGCTAGTATAAAGTATTTCGCCGGTTTTCTCATTGTACTTGTATGTAACGTCTCTTATCTTATCTTCTCTATACATTACTTAAGTGCATCTGGTACAAATTCAGTATTACTAAGCAAGAGGTTTTCTGATCTCTTACTAAGTTCTAACATCTTCGCTGACATTTCCTTATTAGCCTTCACGATCTCAGCACGGTCATTATCCCTCTGCTCTTTGATGTGTGCTAGCTTTTCAGTTGTATCAGAGAGGGCAGTAAATACATCATTCATTGCCTTCTTGTAAGTCTCTACATCAATAATACTTCTACTTCCCTCCACTAAGATCTTACTTGTTGTTTCCTTCATCATCTTAGCATTATTCAAGGTCAGTTCATTGTTGACATCCTTGATCGCCTTCTGAGTTTCAAGCACTGCCCTCTGTTTCTGATTCATAATGGCAATAGCGATCGATGTCTCCCAATTTGGTATGATCGTCCTATAGATTTCCTCATTATTCTCACGCAGTCTCTCATTATTCTGCCTCATCATTCTAATCTGAGGAAGGTCGAGATTGTGTGTTTTCTGTCCGGCCATAAATAAGTCGAATGAATGTCTGTCTATTTTTTCGACGAACTCACGCTGCTTATCTAATTCTGACTGACTATGAGATGAAGGATCTTGCTCGAATTCCTTTAACATCTTCTGCAGCTTTTCTGTCTCGTCGTTATATAAGACAGCAAGTGCGACTACATGAACGCCGTAATATTCACACAACTCCTCAGCCCTTTGTTCCATTAAGACTAGAGAATTCATGTCACTATCCAAGTCTACCTCCATCTCTTTGACTTTAGCGATGATCTTGTTAACATCATCCTTACTTGATTCGTACCTAGCCATGATCTTATCCGCCGACAAAACAGCAGGGGTACCAAATACTGGAATCATAGCAACAAACTTTCTCCAACCCTTCATAGTACTTGGATCTTTCAGCTCGTTCTTTCTGATTGTACTGATAAGCTCTTTTACATACCTACCAGCTTCACCAGCCTTATCTAGCTTATTGAGTTCCAGCAAAGTACTAACACAATCACTGCCTGTACTTACTATATCTGAACCAAATTTCTTAAGACTATCAGAATCAGTTATACCCTTTGTGATATCCCTGCACCTCTTAATAGTCTGGTCGTCAAGTCTTGTTACATCTACTTTGCCCTTATCATCAACTGTTCTACCTGCTTTGATAAGTGCTTCTTCTTTTTTCTTAATACTTAGGTTTCCCATAATCTCATTTAATAATTGATTTAATATATTTTGTTAATTCTTCCTTCGATAGTTCATTGAGATCTACCCGATGATAATTCTGTAAGTTGCTCTCCTTTGCATCCAACACTATGAATCTACCAGTTATTGGATGAACACCAAAACCAATGAACGGAGTATTTCCATTTAGTCTAGCAAAGATATAGTCAAGGCAAGAGTTTTTAACACGCACCTTTGGAACAACTCCTAAGTCAATTCTAGAATTACTAAATTGTCTATTCCTATAAATCCTATACCCATTTTCTTTCAGCATCGGATAAATAGTACTCTCGATCATAATAGACAATTCAAATCTTAGTTCTAGTAATCTTTGTTCATACTCAAAGAACTTAGTACTATCATATATAATACTTAGTATCTTACTTAACTGATCCACATCTTCTGGACCTAGTAAGATTTTTGCATCTAGCCCCATATAGAAGTTAGTTGCATCATAATAGTACTTAGTGAAGTTGTAAGTCATTATATTATTATTAACTACTACCAACTCTAAGTTTTTCTTTTTCTCGTCAGTATAGATTTCAACTACTATTCTTGAATCTAGAATACTCATACCTTTCTCTCGTAGTACTGTTAACAATAAGTCCCCTTTGTGAGTGGATAGTTCAGTACATTGAAAGCCTGTTCTTAGTAAAGTATTAACTACATCACTTATTGGATCTCTTCTTCCAATATGTTTTATTCTTAATTCTTCTGTTAAATCTTTCATACTACTAATAAGGAAACAAGAGGGAGAGAATATTACTACCCTCTCCCATGATCATACCTATACTAACTCCTTTAGATAATACTCTGGATCTCTTTCGTTGTAGACCTCTTTCATCTTGTCTGGTGTTAGTTTATTACCATACTGCCTTATAAAATCTGAGAACTCCTGACCGCTCATACTGCCCTGCTCTCCTAACTTGATTGCTGCTTTCTTGATCAGTTCTTTCTCTTTACTCAACACAGACCATACATAATCCATACCTTCCTTGATGAGCTCTAAGATTCTACCATCACCTGTTGACTTATTTGTTACCATTACATCTTTACAATCAAGACCATTACTTATACTACCATTCTGTTCAACATCTCTATGCGACAATGGTAGTGGTAAGTCAAATCCACAATCCATAACGGCCCCACTAAGCTCTTTCCACAAGCTCCGTATATCACTACTGCTACCAAGTAACCACATATCTGGATTACTATAGATTACTCTCTCTGCTTGATATCCACCTAGTGAAATTCTAACCTCATCTAAGACATCCCTTCTACAGTCTATTTCTCCTGCAAAACGTCTATCATAGGTACTACAAAATCCACCATGATCAGTAGAAACACTAACTATATTATCTGGCACTTCACCCTTACACCAAGAATACATAATCGCATGGCCAATTTCATGAACCGCACAAATAAATCTCTTCTTTCTATTCTCTGGGCATCTTTCCTTACCAAGTTCTAGTTTCTGTGTTACTATTACTTCCTCTGCCTTATCGAACTTGAGTCTAATATCGACGCTAGGTAATCTAAAGTCTCTGACACCACCGACGACACCAATACTAACTGACTTACTACGACCTTTATGTTCCACTACCTTAGAAAGATATGGTGTAATAAGAGTGTCAATACTACTGAGAACTGGCCTTACACCTTGCGTCGGATATACAGACTCGGAATATAGAAGATCTTTCATACTCTGCTCGAATACTACTTTTATCTTATCTACTTCTGAAAATCTGTCTAAGATCCTTCCTATTTCTAAGTCAATAATTTTCTTAAAACTATCCTTGCTCAGTGTTGGGTACTTGATTATATTATTACCAAGTCTTCCAATCTGTTCAGGCCTATATCTCTCCTTAAGCGCTTCTTTGATGTCAGTTGTTGTTACTCTACTAGTAATATCATAGAATAAGTCTGCATCAATATCTGGGCTTATATCAGAACTGTCCTTGTATGCCTCATCTAAGTTACCCAAGATAAATACAAGCGACTTACTACAATCAAGTTTACGAGAAGAGGCTGCAAGTTTCTTAATATCCTCAAGTCTCTCCGCTAGTTGACCTATTGTATACTCACCTGATAATAATTCTTTTGCTACCCTACTACCCAATGCATCACTCTTATTGTTAAGCCCCCTAATAATTGTTCTAAGATATCTACTAGTCAATACTTCAAGTGGCTTATTCTGATCTTCTGTATTGTCCGTCTTAATAGAAGGTCCCCTATCATAGTGAAAGAACATAATATTTAGAAATGCAGATACATCATCAGGAGATTCAATATGATTATCCTTGATTATAATATGTGGTAATGACTTAGATGTATCAACTAGTTCATCTATAAAATCACATAAGTTACTGAAATCATAGTTATAATCATTGATATCTATAATACCACTATCCAAGATTGACCAGATAGGGCGAAGACTTGGTGCTACTTCTTCTTCACCAGACTCATTAATAGTTCTTGCATACTGAAATTCATCAAACATAAATACAAGACTATTACTGCCGGAAAATCTATCACCACTATCAGACTCTTCAGACTTACCAAAAGTATCCATAATGTCCGTGCTGATAGATTTATTATTATCTCTACACTCACCACAGTCAAATGAAATCCTTACGTCATCTAGGTATAACAAGTTAATCAATCTCTTAACTACACTAGTCTTACCAGTACCTGTCATACCCCAAATAGATACAATGGTCGGTCTAGTAATAATCTCTGGCGTCACATACCAAGCATACACACTAGCACCAAGTTGATCAATTATATCATCAAGACCTACAAATTCACGCTTAAGTTGTACAAGTGCTGAATCTAGGAGTTTAATTCTATCCTTTCTCTTACTTGGTACTCTATTAATATTCAATTTCTCCATCATCTATACTATTATAAATTAAACTTGAACCACCAAAATTATTGTAGAGATATGTTTTCCAATCCCTCGCACTAAACTTACTAGACTCAACTATATAAGATCTACTAAGTTCTGCCAGTTCTTTTGCAAACCTATCAGCACCTACCTTATCTTCTGCCTCTGCCATAAGACTAACCTCACCAACTAATGTATGAAGTGTTATTGTAGCAGTGTAGATTGCATATTCTTCACTACTAACTGACTTACTAGATAGCTCACAGAAATACATGCCGCCACTCTCTAAGAAAGATTCACTATCTAAGATGTTAGTTGTCTGATAATATTCATAACCTTTATCACCAGTCGACCAGTAAATAGTTCCACTCAAGTCAGCTAAGTATGTCTGATTGTCTCCTACCAGATCGCTAAAAGTATTCGATCCGGTTTCTTTTAATAATTCTTTTAGATACCTGAAATAATTATCCATGTTTTTATTATTTAATCTTCACTAGTAAGGTATTAAAGTGACCTAGACCCCTTAATTGTAAGTATGTGGATAAAAGCAAAAATAGAAAAAGAAAATGATGATTACTATTTGAGACGTTATTGTATTAGTAATAGTGATTTGGTAAGAGTAGTAGTACACACAAAGACTAGGAAATTTTTAGAGCCCGGTATTATTATCCTGTCGGTTAGTCCAAAGAGTGGTAGAGTAAGACCTATTAGACGAACAGCAAATAGGAGAGTCACTAAAGCATTTTTTACCGGAATTATGATAGAATATCAAGAAATGCAGGGAGATACTGTTTTGATATATAAGACAGGTAGGTACTTTGATAGTAAGCTTGAACTAATCTGGGGTTGTAGTAAGATAAAGAATAGTAAGACACCTAAAGACTTAGAGGCTTACTATCATAAGCTATATAAGACTATTTTCAAAGATGGACAAGAAGAAGATAATGTTTGAGCTTACAAGAGTGGGCAACGATAAATTCTTCCTTACAAAACTTCCAACGAGGTTACCTAATACTGGAGGTAGGTATGTTTTTATAGACACTAACGGGAAATTTTGTGAGCCTGGATATATAACGGCCTACTTTGAAGATTCTGATAGAGGTGCGATGTATATAGGCAATAAACTTAGATATGAAAAAGTAGTAATGGCTAGATTATATTCTACTATTGACAGCTCACCTATAAAAAGTACTTGGTATCTATTATACTACGACTTCAAAATTGGTGGTCCAGATACAGTTACCTTAGATGTTATATGGTGTTTTAGTAAGTACCGTGAGAAAGGAGTTGGTGAAAATATCTACAAAAATATACTAGATGGCCTGTGGGATAATATACGACAAGCAGTAAAAAACTATAAAGCAAGAAAATATAATGCTAGTAGAATTTGATATAACGAAAGAAATAGGAGGTAAGTTCTATCTCGAAAAGAATAGAGTAATAGGAGACAGTGAACATTATAGACCTGGTATGGTTTATACAAGGCTAGGTGACAAAGATTATATGTCTGGATACCTAGTAGTCACAGAGAATAGAACCCGTTATTTGTTTGGTGGTAGAATAGAAGACCTAGATTATTTCTTCTACGAAAATCTTAAGGCTAATATTATAAAAATAGCCAGAGGTAGTACTAGATATAGCCTCTACTTGCTCTACTATAAATTCAACAGACAAGATTACGTAAATAATAGACCAACAGAACTAAGAGTGGTCTGGAGTTTTAGTAAGTATGAAGAAACAGGTAGAGGTAAACTAAAGGAAGAGATTGATGAACTGATAAAAACTGCAACAAGGATAGTAGAGGATGAAAAACATAGTTCTTAAGATAACAAGAAACAGTGAATCTAGTTTTTCAGTATGTCGGAAAGCTGGGGAAGGTGCTAATCTAGACCTCTTATCTAGTTGGAATACAGTAAATGCAGAGAGAATAGATGGAGGAAAGTCGGTTAAGTCAGGCTATCTATACATTATCGCAAGACCTGATAAGTGGGTATGTACTAGTGATTGTATATTTGGCCTGAACGATAGTAATGTCTTCTTATCGGTAAACTGTGAATATGTTAACCATGAATATCCAACTATCTACTTGCTACATTATGAGTTTGATTGGAGAAAATTACAGGGACAGAAACAGACGGAACTTGATGTAGTATGGTGTTCTAGTAGTTATCTGATAGATTATACTAGTGGTTATGAGAAGTATAAAAGTAGGTTAATTAATGATATAGTAAAAACAATTTGTAAGTATGAAGAAAAAAGAAAAAATAGAGCTAATCCAAGACATACTTAGTAGATTATGTTTTGGGCTTAAAGTAGAAGTTAGTGGATTCAGGTATACATTAACCAGAGTCTATGTACAACCACTCTATAATCAAACAAATCAAGCAAAAGATGTAACCGCCTTATGTGAATTCCTAGGTGACGATGAGTATGTGAGTATTGAGCATGTACGACCTATTCTCAAAAAGCTGGAAGACATAGAAGAACGTGACTTGATTGACTATAGGGAGTACAGTGGTGACAAGACAGCAACAAAAGATGACATACTACGAATGGACAGTCAAGAAAAACGAGATTGGCTATGTAGTAGATTCTTTGACACACGAGGACTAATTGATAAGGGACTAGCAATTGATGAAAGTACCTTAGGAAGTCGTGAGTATGGATATGATCATGAAATTTAAAAAGCAATATAAAATATGAGAACTTTATTGATCTTAAGAGGTTGTATGGGTAGTGGAAAATCTACCTTCATCAAAAACAATAACTTAACAGACTACACACTATCTGCAGACGAGATTAGGTTGATGTTCCATTCACCCAGCATGACGGAAGATGGTAGTATGTCAATAAGTGCAAGGTCTGATAGGGAAGTCTGGAACACACTGCACAGGATGTTAGAGGTTCGTATGGGGAGTGGTGACTTTACAGTAATTGATGCAACCCACAAAACAAGTAAGGCAGTTTCTAAATATTTGGAGTTAGCAGATAAGTATAGATATAACTGCTACCAACTCAACATAGAGGCAACATTAGAAGAGTGCCTAGAGAGAAATAATCTGCGTGACCCAATAAGACGAGTACCAGAATCTGAAATAACCAGGGCATATGAGATATTACAGGCCAATAAACTATCAAACAGGTTCAAACAGATAAGTAGTATAGATGAAATAATAAACTACTATGTCACGGATGTATCAGACTATAAAGAAGTAAAGATAATCGGAGATGTTCATGGCTGCTATACTTGTCTAAAAGAGGCAGTAGGTGAAACATTGAATCCGGATGTCCTGTATGTATTTGTCGGGGACTACTTTGATCGGGGTATTGAAAATAAAGAGATGTATGATTTTCTAGTACAGCACCATAAAGATAGAAATGTAATACTATTGGAAGGTAATCACGAAAAGCATATATGGAAACTCATTAATGGACTGGATATAACCTCTAGTGATTTTAAGGCAACACTAGAAGAAATAGAGAAATCATACCCAAGAAATCAGGTAGTGAAGAACCTAAAAGATATATACAACAAGCTACGTCAATGTTTCGCTTTTGTACATAAGGGACAGAAATACCTAGTTACACATGGAGGTCTTACTGCAGTTCCTAGCTTAACCACTATCCCAACAATTAATATGATAAAAGGAGTAGGTGGATATGACATGGAAGTTGATAAGATCTATGAAGAGAATTACTTACTAGGGAGATGCCAAGATTTTATACAAGTACATGGACATAGAAATACGGACCCAACAGAACACTCCATTTGCCTAGAGGATAGTGTTGAATTTGGAGGAAATCTGAAAGTATTATCTATTACAGAGGGAGACCGAGAACTACTATCATACGAAAATAAAGTATTTAGCGAAGAGAGGCTAAATAACTTTCAACAAGCAGTATATAAGGTAGATGATCCAGATGTTTGTAAGATGATGAATAGTAGGCTGGTTAATGTCAAAGGCTGTAAGCATAATATGTACTCACTGAACTTTACTAGGAATGCATTTATTGGCAAGAAGTGGAATCTAGCAACAATCAAGGCAAGGGGACTTTTTGTAGATAAGAAGACGGGTGAAGTTAGGATGAGATCTTACGACAAATTCTTTAACCTAGGCGAACAGAAAGAAACTAGGGTGGAAAACTTAGAAAAATCCTTAGTGTTCCCTGTTAAAGTAGCTGTTAAGGAAAATGGATACCTAGGAATTATGTCTGTGGTAGATGGACAGGTAGTATTCGCATCTAAGACAACAGATAGTGGACCTTTTGCTGAGAGATTTGAAAGAATATTTAATGAGACAGTGAGTAAGCATGACGCCGACTTTCTTAAGAGTTTACTAAAGAAGGAGAATGCATCGGCCGTATTTGAAGTAATTAGCCCCACTGAAGATCCTCATATCATTAAGTACGAAAAAGAAGAGGTAGTACTTCTGGATATCCTACATAATAAGTTAAACTTGGAACCGGACTATCAAACTATATCAGATAAGTTCAAAGAGGTAGTAAAGAAGAATACATCTATCAGAACACCAAATGAATTTACTATCCACGATGACGATACACTATGGGATACTATTGCATTATATAGTGTAGATAATTGTGACATAGAAGGATTTGTAGTGACGGATGCAAGAGGATTTAAGTTCAAGGTAAAATTTGATTACTATAACTTCGTTAAATCACTTAGAAGAATCATGCAAGTCTATAGAAAGTGTAAGCGGGATGGAATAGAGTTTAACAACAGAATATGTAAGAACGATGTACAGAGATTGTTTGTTAAGTTCCTAGATAAGCATGATGACGGTAACAAATCTATTATCGACTTGTATGATGAATTTGAGAAACTAGGAGATGATGAGCAGTGAATATATAATTAGTGCAGCGGTCTATAGAAAAGAACCTAACATGCCAGAGGGATCCAGAGTAATGTATAAAGATCCGAGCAAGTGGGAAGAATTTGGCAAGGTTGATGATATTTACTTTATTGAGACCGCAAGAAGGCACCCGGAAATTATGCATAGATGGCGCGATGAACTGTGCAGGGATAAACAGGGATTTTATACATCACATGGTAGATTTGTTGATAGAAAAACTGCACTCCAAATCGCGCTAAGATCAGGACAGGTAGAGCCGGGTGAGATTAGCGGTGAACTACTGTATTCGGAAGACTTGTGGTAATGAAAAAAAAAGAATAGTATAGTTTTACACTATACTATTCTAAAAATTTTTACTACTTCTTTGTAAAAGTAACCTTCATATTATTTACGTCTACTGTAATCCTGTAGAAACCGGGATCTGTTACTTCCCATTGATTATCTTGATTTGTTCCTACTATCATCTTCATAGAACTACCATCAGTTTTGATTGGAGTAGGATGCACATTAGCGAAATTGGCAACTGTAACAGTTGTAGTTACACCATTTTCCGGCATCAGATAACTTGTCTGATTGAAATTATAATCACCAAAGATATAAGGGAATTTAAGATAACCCTTAGTCAAATGACCTTCCCAAACAAAGTGATTTGGATCATCTGCTGCATTATAGCTAAATGCAAGGGGCATAGTAGCAGTATAGTTCTTAAGAGGTGTTGCAGAACCAAACAACCATAATTTATTAACAGTTTCCTTAGAACCATCAGATTTTGTAATTTGTAATGTAGGCAGTGTTCCAGTGTAAGGCTCTACCGTTACCTTATTTGTACGTACATTAACTGTAATCTTGTTAACACCTGCATTTACTACTTTCCACGTATCATCACCACGAAGTGAATTATCATAAGTAGAATAGTATGAAGTAGTTTCTCTATCAGTATCATTACCTGACTTACGCATGAGCCCAGCCCCTTCATAAAGACCATTGTTAAAGAAATAGAACTTAAATGCTCCGTTACTTCTACTTGGTGTTTGATAATTTGCATCTGGACTTGAAGGACTATACATTTGTGTTGGTGTATTACCAGAACCCAATGCTGGGCCAATGTATGTAAATACACCGTTCCCTTCATTCTTCATCTTTGCAGTAAAAGGCCAAATACGTGTACTATCACCTCTCACTGTAGATTGTGCCCAACCAAATGGAGTAGCGTCACCAATAATATATAGATGATCTGCATCTTTAGTCCATTTAGCCATATCACCGAGGTTATAATAGTTATTCTCTGATTTAGCATCAAAATTATTCTTTGTGTAGATGCTGCGTACAGTAGTTACATCACCCTCCATGTTCTTATTTTTACCAATAAGAGAGATAGTTACTTTATCATATTTTGTTTCAACCAAAGGCATATAAATAACGCCTTTACCAAAACTCTGTGGATCCTTATCTGACAATGTAAGCCATGTATTTCTGAGCATACCTGGTGTATACTTCTTAGTAGATAGATTGTATGTTGCGCCATCATAATAACCATCATATGCCCCTTTCTTTACACTTTGTGTTAATGAAACACTCTGATAATCATGCATCATATCACGAAAGTACATCGTCATAGATGGTGTAACGTCAAGTGTACATTCCATCCTCACTGGAGAACCATTACTTGCAAGTTCTGGACATTTATCTATCTTACCTATACCTGTAAAGTTTGTATTAGTAAGTACTGCAGTATTCTTATCGGCATATCCCCATGCAAAGCCTGCATTAGCTGGATTAATATAATAAAAATTTACTTCATTATGGTTGGTTACTGTAGGTTTCTCTTTTGAAGCAAAGAGATAAATTGTATTACCAGTAGACCATTTAGCATCAGTAGAAGTAAATGTAGCGCCTGCGCCATTCTCATCAACTGACTGACATACAAATGTGCTGACAAAGTCTTTAATTGGATCATATGTATAAAGATAATCTTCTACTGTCCAAATATACTTGTAATTTGTTATCTTTCCAGTTGTAGGATAAGTAACGGCTCTACCTGACGTTACATTTACGTCGTAATCACCTACCACTGTTGCACGTGTTCCTGGCTTCTGTGGGTTACTTACATGAATAGTTACTACATTACTGTTCTGTTCCGTAGTCTGAGCACCTTCAATAATATCATCTGAACTACATGCTGTTCCTATTGATACTACTGCAAGAGCCATCAACAATTTTACTGTTAGCTTTTTCATTTTTCTTGATTTCGTTTTATTAGTTTTATTCATTATTAATTTCTCCTAAACAAAATACATTAATTCCAACCTATTTCATCCCAATCACTATTATCAGGGTCATCAGAAGGCATTACACCATTCTCATCCTTATTCTCTCCACCATTTTCCACTTCATGGAATTTTACGGTAGAAAGTCCCATAATAGGTTGTTCTACATTTGTTTTGTAAATGTTTGTTTGCGGTTTAAAATAACTCTTTTTCATTTCTTTGATTTTTAAATAATTAATTGCTATCTATAAAATAAACTCTAATTTCTCTACTTATAAGGGATTTAAAGCATAATTTATGACAGGAAGTCTCAGTTTTCTTGTGGTAGGAATGAAAAAAATAAAAGAGTAGTAAGTATTTTAACATACCTACTATTCTTTTTTTGTCCCCTCTCCCATTATTTAGGAGGAAGAGGACATACATTAGCCTCATCAGATCCTGCAAGGTCTTCTAAGGTAGGTTTTTTACATCCTGGACCAACAATATTATCATTGCTCCAACTACTACCTTCCTTGCTGCTTGATAAGATTGACTTCTCCATTTCTACTCCATATACCTTAATACTTGGAGCAATGTAAAACTTCTTCATGTCTTATTATCTTTAATTAAATGTGCGTACCGTATATAAAACTCTACAAAAATCTATGATCTAAGCATGTTTTATTTCTTGCTTCAACCTATCACTACTTTTTAGGAGCACTTAAAAGTGTTCGGTCATCCATAGGAGGATAGTCCGCAAGCGTAAATTCGGTAGTACGGCTACCTACTAATTTATTTCTTTACTTACTTGACTCAAGAATTCGTTCTCCTTCAGTCAATATATTCATAGCTGCATTCAAATCCCTATCATGAATTTCCCCACAATCAGGACATTTCCATTCTCGCTCTTTTAATGTTAATTTTCTATAGACATAACCGCAACAAGAACACGTCTTTGAACTTGGATAAAATCTATCAACAAATATAACGTTCTTTCCATTATTAGTTGATTTATCAAGTAATAATGACTTAAATCTATAGAATCCAATCTCTTGAATGGCTTTTGCAAGTTTATGATTTTTCAACATTCCACTTACATTCAAGTCTTCCATATAAATATTATCATAATACTTTAATAATTCATTTACAACAGAATGAATGTAATTTTCTCTTTGATTAACCAAATGTTTGTGTACCTTTGCAAGTTTAATTCTTGCTTTCTCTCTGTTATTTGAACCTTTGACTTTTCTTGAGAGTTGACGTTGTAACTTCTTTATTTTATTTTCTTGTTTCTTAAGGAAGTGTTTATTCTCAAACACTTCGCCATCAGAAGTAATTACAAAATCTTTAACTCCAAGGTCAATACCTACAGATTCACCAGTTTGTTTAAACTTAACAACCTCATCTTGAGGTATATCTATAAGAATAGATAAGAAATAATTACCACTCTTGGTTTTCGACATGGTAGCACTCCTTATACTATCCTTATATGTTTGTAGTCTCTTAAAATATAGATCAGAACATCTGAACTTAATATTTTTAAGAGACTTAATTAAGCTTATATGCTTCGTTTCAAATATATTTCTCCTTGAAATTGCTTCTAATGGGAATAATGCAGATTGTCGATCTTTCTTTGTTTTAAACTTAGGAAAACCAGTATGTAATTTGAAAAACCTATCATAAGCAGTTAACATCTGTCTTATAGATTGAGACATTACCTGGGTATTCTGTTCTTTCATCCAACTATATTTTTCATCTTTACGTAAAGTTCCATAAAAATATTTTGACAGGTCTTTCAAAGAAAGATTTATTTTATTATCATTATACTCTTGCTGCTTAAGTGCAAGCATGTGATTATAAACAAATCGATAACACCCTAGTATTCTGTTAATTACTTGCTCTTGCTGTTTATTTGGATATAATCTTACTTTAATTGCTCTAAACATAACTCTTTTATTAATAATAAGAAGCTCTGAGTTAGGGTCGAACCAGTGACCAGCTTATTACAAGCTGCACTACCACCCAGAGCTATAAGTTGAGGTAAGTGGATTCGAACCACTAAAAGCAGAACCAAAATCTGCTGTGTTACCATTACACCATACCTCAGAAATAAGCAGGGTTTTTATTTGTGAGAGGTTGTTTCATATTTTATCACTACTTCAAAAGATCAGCCCTGAAGTACTGAGGTTATCAGCTGCTTAACCTATGATTTATACCCTGCTATGCCCTCTCATACAATACATTTCTATATTACCTTGAGGGAATCAGAGACTTCACTAAGGTAAGTCATCAAAGTCGGTTAGGCCTTGATTCACCAGACTCACCCTAGCTTATCTCCTTTCACTGCCGACCAAAGCAGCTAATCTTAATTTCCGAAAGCACTATTACCCCGAAATCCCTCACATATAAGATTTCTAAAGGGTCTCACACGCAAAAACTACACACTTAGAATCCTTATTAGTAAGAGATAAAAATTAAACGATATGAAAACAATCGCAAAAGTAATTAGAGAAGGACAAAATTTTTATATTCAACACACACCAAGTAAAGGTGAGTATGATAGTATGGGGTCTATCATTGGGGAAGAAGAGATAGTCGTCAAGATGCTAGGTAACAAGAAGGGATATGAATCAGGATATCTATATGTAATACAAGATAGATCAAGTGGTGAAATGTATAACTCTAATTATATCCTGAAAAATAAAGTAGCAGGGTTGACAAGAGCTGGTATAAGTAATAATCTTAAAGAACTAAAGAAAGGTTCTGATATCTATATTCTATATTATAGTACCAATGCAAGAACTAATATGAACAAGCCCATAAAATTAAAACTAATTTGGGCATCTGGAGTATTAAATGACCTGGATAAAGAAAGTAGAATTGAATTGTCGAAAAAAGTAGTGAGATTAATACCAAAGGGATAAATAAAAAAGATAGAGCAGTATTTTAAGCTGCCCTATCTAATTTTTTTCATTCTTCTTTTTCTTTTAGTATTTTAAAACCACCTGATCTCTTAGTACCATTATTTACAAGACATTCTTTCATCTCAAAATATTCACCTAGATCTGTTGCTTTCGGTGATGCCTTATAACCTAATTTCTTGTAGATATCAGATAGCCTCCCTTTGATGTCTGCCTTAGTGTAAGATTTACCTACCTCAAACACGTTACTAAGCTCTCCTTTTATCTTTTCCTTGTCAAAACTCAGAATACTTAGTTTTTTATCCAAGTCTGATATTTTATACCACAGAGACCTACAGACATCAAGACCTAAGATGTTAATATAATCACAAAATCTCTTCTCCTCTATGTGCTGTAAGATAGATAAGTTTCCAACCCTTTCACAGTATTCACATAAGTACTTGAGCTTGTATTGTCTATGTCCCTGTTTCTTATATCCCTCGAAAAACCTCTCTAGCTCTTCTATGTTATCAACTCCGCCTACCTTACCAAGCTCATTGAAAACTGTAAATCTGTCGGAATAATCAACTTGCTGAATTTCATAGGCTCTCATCTCCGATACCTTGACGAGATTATTAAAGACAGGTGTTAGTATTGTTTCACCACCTATCTTTTTCTCATTAACCGCTACGAAGTCATCCTTATAGTTGAATGTCTTTGCAAGTTTTTGATAAGCCTCTGATAAGTATTTCTGATTCTCTGACGCTACCTGATTAAATGCTGATAAGAGACCAAGTGATTTCTCCTCCTTCTCTGCTAGTTTCTCGTCAAATATCTCCTTCGCCTGTTTATTATTTGTTGTGATGGACTTGAAGAATAGGATTGCTTCATCTTTCCATGGATTCTCCCGTAATCTTTGGCGCCCTAGTATCTGTGGAAGATCGAGGGTAATATCAACAGCGAGAGTATCTATGTTTGCGTCGCTGATAATAAAACTCCTCGCATTGTCACTGTAGAAATCCGCGCCAAGATATACGGTCCTGGTACAGAAAGTAAACATCTTCCTCGGTTCATCTCTTAACGGAACTGTACCAATCTTATATTTAGCGCCTAGGTTTTTCTTAATTCTTGTGACATTCTCTGGCGTATTAGCAACTAAGATGTTCACCTGTTCCGGTGTTAGGCCCGCTCTTTTTATGATACTGGTGATATTATTAACTGAGTTGACATAGAAAACTGCTTCCTTTGACTCTATCTTCTTAACATCCTTTTCATTGTCACTTTCCGGATCTCTCACATATCTATATTCAAACTTGCCCTCTAGATAAGACTTGATAATAGGCCCTGCTTCCATATAGACACTCTTTAAGTTCCTTGTGATTATCTTTGGCTTACTAACACGACCTGGATCTTTCGCCTCCCAGTCAAGTTCATAGTAGGGGAGATTTTTAAAGTCATCTAACATGTCAAGGTACTTCTCTATCATCGGAGTTGCACTAACATAACAAACCCTCTGAATTCCCTGTAAGTTATAGACAAACTGCATCTCCGTATCAGACTTGAACTTGCTATCAGTGAAGATACTTTGAAATTCATCCACTACTATCTGAAAATTTTCTAAGCTATCCTGATGCCTGATGATATCCTTTACAATCCTGAATGAGTCGTAGGTAACCAAAATTTTCACAGGTCTATTGTTAAACCTACAGCCCTTAATGTAAGTACTGATCTTGTAAGTTAGCTCCTTGAAGAAATCCTCCCTCTGTTTTGCCTCCTTCTTGATCTTCTCTAGGTTAGGTTTCTTGTATCCAAACGTTCTTCGAACCCTTGGATACTTCGTTAGGTCCTTGTCAGTCCCTACCTCAGATTCATAGGTATTTACAACTAGGAATGTAGTATCCGGATGTTGTTCGTACTTATTCTGTAGTAAGATCTTCCTTGGACTACAGAGAATAGTATCATCACTGTTTCTAATGCAGTACTCAGTATAACCACACCCTGGAATCTGCTTGTTGAGGATATGAGGAAAACTGTGAATCCTATAATCCTCCCACTCACTGATGTACCTGATTCCACTAGGTACTTCTAATTTTTTTCTTTGCATAAATAAAAGTTTTTATAGTTAATTTTATATACTCTGGTCTGAGGTGATACATTTAGCTGAAGCTAAGTATCACACTCGCTTGATTTCATCAATCACCTCTCAATGATAAGGATTTTATATTGCGCTGTATGTAAAAATGTAATATTAGTCTCACCCATGATTGGATGATATCTATAGAAATATATTTAGCTTCATAAAAATATTACACTTGAAAATTTCTCGCCTATGGTACCTCGGATATATACTAATGCCATTACCTTCGGTATAATATTCTAGACTCCGCTGGCGCTCCGCTTAAGAATATTAACCTCGGCGAATGCTAGCTGAAATCATATCCCCTCTACTTCAAGTTCCTAGGCGAAGCCCTCAATACCGAACCGACGACTTTAGGAGGAGTGTGAAGGTTTGAGCAAAGAGCGAGAGGCTAGGGTGACAATATTAGAGAGCGAAGCGATATAATATTGGTGGCATAGACTTTTGGGCAGGCGGCCTCTCGCGAATTGGCAAGTGCGGAGCTTAGCTTGGTAAAAATAGTACACCGGCCCCCTAGTTTCTTTATATATGAGGGACTAGGTATTTTGTTTTGTGTATACCTGGGTAATCTCTCCAAGTTTAATAATATAAAGTTAAAGTTATGAAAGTAAAACAGGTTAAGCAAGAAATCCTGGACAAAGTATTAGTTCCAGGTAATCGTGTTTTTGAGGAGTGTGTTGCCTTTAATCCTATCATTGACGGTTCTGGCAATACGAGGGATGGTATTTATTTTCCTCGTAGTATCTATGGTAACTCTAAACGTAAGAGTAGTGGAAGAAGGGAGGTTGGTGTTTTCTCTAAGCGCCAGACATTACTAACTAATTCACTAACACACAGTACTTATATGAGGATGGTACTTGATGATCTCGCTGTCCTAAGTGCGGCAGATAGTACGGGGGTAGGTATTTTTGATTTTATCCCCGAGTATATTGTGCCGCTAAACAAACAGCGATGGATTGAGTGCTGTGATAAGTGTGATGTGCGTGATCCTATTGAGCGTGGTAAGTCTTATATATCACTTGACCTTTACAGTACTACCTTGAAGATGTATATTGAGGTAGATGGTAGGTGTCATGATGTGTTAGAGCAGAGTAAGTCAGATCAAGCTAGGAAGATGTATATGGAGGAGGAGCATAGTATTAGTGAGCTTCGTCTTAAATATTACGCAAGTGGTAAGGCGATGCATCATAGGAAGGAGGTAGTAGGTGAGAAGAGGAATTCAGCTAGGGAAGATCTTAGGCGAATACTTAGTAGACGTTGGGAGATTGGAAAAGAATACCTAGACAAGATACCAGACCCTCACAAGAACTATGGCCATTACATGTTAGATAGTTTTGTGATAGGTGCTCTTGAGTTTGGTGAGACTGCATTGAAAGGTTATGAGTTTTATACAGAATCACCTAAGAGAACAGTTAATCAAGCAGTTAGTATGGTAGTAGAGTATCTTGGCAGGAAAAAGATGATGGCGGAGAAGTGCAGAAAGAGACTTGCGCAGGAGATTCGATTTATTAACAGACTGATAAAGGGAAAGAAGAGATGATGAGCAAGAAGGAAACATACAAGAACATACTCCTAGGAAGCCTTAAATTCCTTAATGGTGTATATAAGATAATTACAGCAATCCTTATCTTATATAATACCTGCCAGTGTAATAGGAGAACTGGAAGTCAGGATAATCAGAAGCAGTAGTACGTGGTTAGGTAAGAGCTGTATGAACTTAACTACGTAAGGTGTTTTCTACTGTGGAGGTTATTCAGTGGGGTCTCAGTAATATTATTTTACTCATGAGGCCCTTAATATTTTTTTTTTGCTCGCCCTAGTTCCCTTATAGGTATGAGAAAAGATAATATATTAAAATTTGTAATGAAGAATAGCAATTACGTTATTCACTCTGATCTATTTGTAATTCCTAAGTATATAGATCACTATAAAAATACTCATCTGAGATTTAACATGGAAATAAAAAGAGAGATATACCTAAATCAAGGAAGTAAGTGGTCTCCTCTTTTTAGGGCTATATTAAAACATTTTTACCCTAACATTAAATTTGATAGGGAAATTCCATTAGTTATCGAGGATAGGGGGCTATGGGAATCTCTTTGTATTAAATATAATGTAGACCCGGATAAAACAAAAAGAACATTTTTTGTGGTAGATTATATCTTTCCATATCAAAATCTAATAGTAGAGATAGATTCTATTCTACATGATATGGACTATGATAAAGCAAGAGATGATTATATAAAGACTATTTGGGGATTTGATATTTTACGCCTCTATGAATTTGGTAAGGCAGAGTTTAGTACCATTAATTGTATAGAAAACTTTGAAAGGTGTATAAGCAATGGGAGTATTAATAATAATATTGACTACACCGGCTTGTTAGTAAAAAGGTTTTGTAAGGATTATAGTAACCTTATTCCTATTCTAACTTGGTTTGAAAAGTATATAGAAAACAATAATATAAAGGAAAATTTCTATATTAGTGTGAATCAATTAGGTAAAGATAATAGATTATATGTACTAGACCATGATTCCTTATTCTCAATAAATGAAATACTAATAGCTATCTATGGAATTAGTGCATCTGTAAAGCCTTAGAATCCTTAACAATGAGGCATAGAGACTCGTACATGTTATGATATCTTTATGTGACTGAATTCTTGTATGATTCTTATAAGTCTATTACTTAAGAACGTAATACCCTTGTAGCGAAATAGGTAAGCTAAGTATGACGGGACCACTTAATAGGTATACATTAATTGTGGTTACGGTACAGGTAGAGATAGGGGTAGTATACAGTTAATTATATACTATCCCAGTCGTTTAATTTTTTTTATTTCCTCTACAATCCTTAATAGTGAAGGTGCATTGTGTGATTAACCTGAATCTGCCTGCAAAGATGGTAGAGCAATAGTCGACAATGTTGGCTCTAATTTTAACCCAATTTTATAGAGTCTTTATACTAATATTGGGGAACCCTTGTAGCGATATAGGTTAGCTATGTACGTCAGGAGGCTCATGGTGAGAGTATACGATATATCATTGAGTTACGGTACTAGTAGAGATAGGGAGTCGAAAGGATAGTTATGTCATTTAGGATTACTTGGTATAGCTAGCTCTCTGTCGTTTTTTTTCATCCCCCTAGATTCCTTACTAGTATGAAGAAGAAAGTATATAAAGTTTATCTAGGTTGGGATAAACAAGTATTAGATCGAACATTTGCTAGTGAGGCAGATGCAATTAATTATGCGAATGAGCTAGCAGTTGATACATTGGTTGTGTCTACTGTACAATAAGAATTAGTAGTAGGATAGTAGTGATATTATTCTACTCTTTTTTGTTGCCCTTGATTCCTTATATGTGACAATATGTAATTAGTGTATTACAATGTTACAATTCATGGTATAGGTAGTTCCTGGCTAGTCTGAGATAGATTGGCCAGGTTTTTATTTTCCTCTTGATTCCTTATGATTGTGTAGGTAGTAAAAAACCTAACTATAAAATAACCTAAAACAGTTTCAACCAAGCTTGTCCGTGAGGGATAGGCTTGGATTTTATTTTTTCCTTCTGATATGTCCTAGATCCCTTATTAATATAATGAAGTTATTAACAATTAAAATTATGAAGTTATGACAGTTTTTAGTATTGACGTGGAGGTATACAATACCCACGTAGAGTTTACATTTGCAAGTAGGGAAGAACTCTTAGAGCTTGCAGAGGACCTCAGTGTTGAGGAGAATGTCAACTTTATTGGAAGAGAAGTTGGCAAAAAGAACAGAAGTGGTTATTATTCAAAGATTGAAATATCTAACTACGGATTCTTAGTAGGCATAGTATCTGATGGCCTAGGTAAGAGCAGTAAGGAGGCTACAACCGCACGTTATGTGTATAATGTAGCAGAGGCAATACTTAAGTCTCGGGGTCTTAAAAGAGATCCTAAGAACATATCATATCTTATTGAGTATATAATGAATAAGATAGTATTCAGTGAGCTTGAGTAAGAATTAGAAGGGACATAGTTCCCTTCTTTTTTATTTTCCTCCTAAAATCCCCTAGATCCCTTATTAATGGAAAGGAAATATTGTTCAGATTATAATTAGTTTTGTTTCAGATCTGGCGAGGTCAAAATATTCTAGCTTGTTCGTGGTGAATAGGCTAGCTTATTTTTTTTTTCTAGCTCGCCCTAAATCCCTTATATATAGAAAATTATATTAACATTAACAATTATAAGATTATGAGAAAATTAATTATTATGTTCTTGGCAGTAATGTTGTCAAGTATTAGTATGAATGGTCAGAATGTAGTTGACCCAATTAGTATACTCTGTAATCCAAAGAGTACTGATTTTTATGTATTAAAGACGGGTAAGTATCCGACAAATTTTAGGACTGCTCTTAGATTTAGGAAGTTGAGCAGTGATAGTTGTGCCGTAGATTTTATATTTGCGGAGCTTAATGGCAGTGATTATTCAGAGTTTGATTATACAGATAGAAAAGCTAATATTAACTCTGTATTTGCTTACGCTATTTTTGACGGTAGTGGTGAGGTTGCACTGATGGGAAAAGATGATAACCCAACCTATATAACGATAGGTGATTATAAGTATAGAATGATATCATTTAATATTGACTCGGAGAACGCAAGGGGTTTTTGTGAAAATAGATTTATTCTTAGGGTACTTAGGTTATACTTTAGAGACTCATTTGGTAGCTATGATTATAGGAATGACACTGGCAAAGATAGAGCTGATATTGTAATTGGCCCTGATGAAATAGGGTTGTTGGAATTATACGGACAACTGAGAAAGATCCTAAATAATTAGTATGAAGAGAGAGGAATTACGTTATGTAGTTTCTCTCCTTTTTTGTTCCTCTCGATTCCTTAATAGTGAGAATTGTTTTATCGATTAGTAGTATCTTTCTGAAGGCCGAGCGAGGTCTTGATTAGTTAACACTCTAACCTGTCCGTGATGGATGGGTTAGTTTTTTTTATTTTTCTTCCTCTTAATACCTTATTGTTAGAAGAATGAAAAAGAGAGTTAGTATTATAGAAGTAACATTTGGAGGTTATACAAGATTTTATCTAACAATAGATGCTTTGTATCCAGAGGGTATCTATAAGACTATTTTTGAAAAAGTAGATCAATCTTTAAGTATCAGAATTTCTCCTCCTAATAGCGAAGTATTGGATGTTGGATTGGATACTCTGAAGGATCTGTACTTTTTCGAACACTTAATCACTAAGAAGGAGTTTGTATATCGGAAGCAGTGTATATGTTTTATAGTGGATAGTAATAAGAAATTTATAACAGACAAGGAACTTAGATCTATTCTGTATGATGGTAGTAGTATGTCTGACGTTATAATATTCAACCCAACAGTAGGTAAGATAAACGAATGGTTTCCTTGGGATGTTCGATCGGTTAGTAGAGAACTGGTAATTGATACTAGTAGGATATTAACAGGAAACCTACAAGATCCATATCAACAGTTTATGTCTCAGATCTACCATAAGACACAGACTGATTGGGTATATGAACTGCAAGGTAAGCGTTTTGGTTAGGATGATAAGAAAATTAGAACTTAAGATAATAGAGAACCTGGTTGAACATAGTTTTTTCATAGTTCTTCCTGTTGAGCTGACTGTACCTAAGAGTAAGTTGTCAGACCTATTTATACATTATTCGAGGTTTGGGCTGGGTTTTGGTTTCTTCGGTTCAAACCTCTTAAGGAATAATATAGAAGAAGAAATAATCAAGGGTGATAGTGTCCGGATCAGTGTTGGAATTCATATCTTACCTACAGACGATACAATAAGCCCTGGGAAAATAATCACAACTAAGAAAATAATAAACTGTCTAAGAGAAGGCGAAGTTTGTTATGAGTATAGTAATATGAGTAGATATAATAGTGATAACATAGTTAGAGGTTTGTTGAGTGATGACGAGTGGAGGTTTGAGAAGAGATTTGTTAGAATAGATACAAGTACAATCCTCTCAAAATCAGAAACACCATTCACTAAGCTGATTAGACATTTATGGTTAGATTATGAAGGAAAAGATAACACTTAAAGTAGTAAGAGAATTAACAAAAGAATATTGTCACCTAGTAGTACCAGTAAGACTTTTAATACCTGAAGAAATATTATACGATGTAATACGAGTCTATCAGTATGGTATTATGACGTTTAATACTGCTAAGGTTTTTGATAGTGAATTTGTAGATAGACTATTAAAGAGGTCGGTTAGGGATTGGTCCAGTAGTAGGAAAGAAGAACTAATGAGATGTTTGATTGTTACCTATAAGTACATGCAAGATCCGTGTCCAGGCAAGATAATATTGAAGAAAGATGTAATAAGGCTTCTACAGCACGGAAGGTTATTATACAATAGATTATTTAGTCTTTCTGAATATGAGAGTGATGATGTGTTTGCTTTTATTCATAGCAATAACACTAGGATTGAGGAAGTAAGTATCATGGTAGATACGAGTAAGATATTTACAGACCCTAATGATCCACTTACCAGACTGATCAATGGCCTATATCATCTCACAAAGTGGAACAAACTTGAATGAGTACCTGGAAATATTAGGAACCAGGTATCTTATTTTTTTTCTTGCCGTTATTTTCACGTTGATGCCTTAATAATAGAAATGAAAATAAAAAATATATGTTAAAAAGATTTGTAAGAGAAAATTTTAAAAACATTAGCCTGTATTATACTGGAACTATTCTAGATAATACAGAAGAAAATCAAGACTACCTACGCAGGCTATTAGTAAGTGAAGTAGTGCTGAGACTGAAAATTGCTGGTACTGTGGTTCTTACTGTGGTGATCATATTTACATTGTTCTACTTTTTTATATTGGAGGTTGTAAAATGCCAGGGAAATTAACAACTGAAGAATTTATAAAGCGGGCCATGGAAAAACACGGGGATAAGTATGATTACAGTAAGGTAGATTATAAGAATGCTACTACAAAAGTCTGTATAGTATGCCCTGAACATGGGGAGTTTGAGCAGATTCCCTCTATGCACTTATATGGTAACGGTTGTCCTATGTGTGGGGTTGTTAGTAGATCTAATATAAGTAGAGGTAATACTGAGAACTTTATCAAAAAATCCAGAGAAGTACATGGTGATAGGTATGATTATAGTAAGGTAGAGTATAAAAGTGTTAAAGACAAGGTATGTATTATCTGCAGGGAAGAAGAACATGGAGAGTTTTATCAAATACCTAATAGTCATCTAAAAGGTAGTGGGTGTCCCAAGTGCGGTAAAGTAGAACGAACCAATGGACGCAAATACACTAAGAAAATCTTTGAAATGAAAGCAAAAGAAGTGCACGGTGATAAGTATGATTATAGTAAGGTAGAGTATAAAAGTGTTAAAGATAAGGTATGTATTATCTGCCCTGAGCATGGAGAATTTTATCAAAATGCAGGAAGTCATTTAATGGGTATTGGTTGTCCTAGATGTAGTGGTTCGAAAAAATTAACTACAGAAGAATTTGTTGAGAAGGCTAGGGAAGTCCACAGCGACAAATATGACTATAGTAAAGTAATATATAAAAATAATAAAGAGAAAGTCTGTATTATATGTCCTACTCATGGGGAATTCTTTCAAATAGCTAATGTTCATCTTCAAGGTTCTGGTTGCCCTAAGTGCATTAAGAATATTAAGTTAACGACTGATAGTTTTATAGATAAATCCAAGAAAGTACACGACAATAAGTATGATTATAGTAAGATAGAGTATAAGGATTCTACTACAAAAGTCTGCATTATTTGCCCTGAGCATGGAGAATTTTATCAAAATGCAGGAAGTCATTTAATGGGTATTGGTTGTCCTAAGTGTGGTGGTGTTATCAAATCAACAATAGGAGATTTTGTTAAAAAAGCTAAGGAGATTCATGGAAATAAGTATGATTATAGTAAAGTAGAGTATAAGAATAGAACTACTAAGGTCTGTGTTATTTGCCCTGAGCATGGAGAATTTTATCAAACCCCTCATAATCATCTAGCTGGTTATGGGTGCCCTAAGTGTGGTGGCTGTGCTAGATTGACAACCAAAGAGTTTGTTAAAAGGGCCAAAGAAATACACAGTAACTTATACGATTATAGTAAAGTAGATTACAAGAATGAAAGGGTACCTGTAGAGATTTTCTGCAAAACACATGGCTATTTCAGTCAAACTCCAGGGTCTCATCTCAGAGGCTCTGGTTGTCCTAAATGCAATGTAGGCTTCCCAGTTGATTCCAAGCTTTCTCTCCTTAGTGATTCTGATATTGAGCACTTATCGACTCATCAGCTTATTGAATTAATAGGTCAAAACTTACTTCCGGCCGATTTTAAAGTTCTCACGAAATCTGCGGCTGGTAGTAGTGAGAGGAAGGATGATATTAATAAGCTTAGGGAGTCAATCTGTAGTGGGACAGAGGAGAATGAAACGACCGAAGAAGAGCAGGTATTACAGGAGGAGCAAGTTGAATTTGAAGACGCACAAACAATCGCCGCAAATGATCAAAGTGAGAATCTCCTTAATGTTCTTCCTGACCTAGTGACGAAAGAATTAAAGACCTATGATAAGTACTTTGTATCCAGCGGCGAAAAGGGTGCGTACTTATTAAAGGAGTCAGTTAATAAGATATGGAACTGTGTATTATCTAGCGAGTCATACTTAGAGACTGTTAAGGAGATGAGAGAGTCTAGTGGTCCTTGGTTAACTTATGTGCTGGATACTTTTATGATGGAGTATAAGAGTGTCCAGAATGAGAAGGTTGGTCCAGATTATAAGTTTGAGTATCCACCAAGCCTCATGCAGAAGTTAATGTCATACAGAATTGCCACTAATCCTTACTATGGAAATTGGTGTGGTACTGGTGCGGGTAAGACTAATGCATTTCTCATTGCCTCTCGTAGAATTGATGCAAGGGTTACTGTATGTGTATGTCCTAATGCGGTGGTTGAGACTATAAGAAAATCAATCCTCCGTGTTTATCCTGAGAGTACTATCATTATCCCAAAGTCTCTAGATGATATAACCAGTTATGATAGGTCTAAGTATAATTATGTCATCTTGAATTATGAAAAGTTCTGTCAGTCATATTCTCCTGCCCTTGTTGATAAATTGGTAAGTCTTAATCAGATTGACTTCATATGTTTCGATGAGGTACACAGAGCGAAAAATGACATGTCTAGTATCAATCAGAACTTAACTAATCTTCGTGTCTTAGGTGGTGAGAAAAACCCTGGCATGAGAGTCCTAGGTATGACAGCAACTCCACTCATTAATAATCTTAGTGAGGTTAGAAACTTGCTAGAACTCATAACTGGTACCTCATTTGAAGATATCATGCCAACAAACTTAGTAACCATCAACAATATACATAATGCGTATAAGTATTTAATGTTATATGGATTTAGATATGTACCTGACTATAAGATTAATTGTATCGAAGAGAAGGTAGATATTGATGGTACTAAGGATCTTGCCGAGAAGTTAGTAGGTTTTGAGAATAGTGAGGTAGGTGATATAGAGGGGCACATGATACAAGTTAAGTATGAAGGTATTAGGTCCCACATTAAAAAGTATAGAACTATTATTTATACTCAGTTCATAAAAAATATCCTACCCCGTATCAAAGAAGAGCTTATCAAGGATGGTATTACATTCAGAGAGTATACAGGAGAAATTGATTCAGTGGAGAGAGATTCAATAGTTTCTGATTTCGCCCAACATAAGTTTGACATTATCTTAGCATCCTCACCGATTACTACTGGTGTTGATGGCCTGCAGAAGATATGTGACACTATTATTATCTTGTCACTTCCTTGGACCAATGCAGAGTATGTACAATTGGTAGGTAGAATTAATCGCCAAGGTTCAGAATTTGGTAGTGTTAGAATAGTAGTGCCGCAGGTTAAGATCAAGATGAATAACGGTAAGGAATGGTCTTGGGATGATAAGAGATTTAGAATTATCAAGACTAAACGTACACTCTCAGATGCAGTAGTTGATGGTAGGTTTGCAAGTATATTCAGCCTAAATAGATCAAAACTACTAAGAGATGCGGTTGAGTCACTTAGAGAGGGCATTCAAGATTTTACCATCACTAGAAAGAAACTTGAGGTAGAAGTGGTTGAGACTAAGACAAGAGAATATAGTAGTGAATCAATCATAACCAGCACTCATCAAAAAGCTAGTACATCCACCTCTACTAGAATGCATGAGTGGTTTGGTGAAGACAAGTCAAGATGGAAAGATTATCACAAAGTCAGAGAAGAAAATATAAAAGACTGGGTAGAAAATCCTATTACTGTTATTGCGGAGAGACTAAATGAAAATCCAGGACAGACAATAGCAGATCTTGGTTGTGGTATGAATAGGCTGAAGGACCTAGTGAAGAATTATAAGGCCTGGTACTCATTTGATCATTGTGCAGTAGATCCTAGTGTAGTAGAGGCAGATTGTTCAGACCTACACGAATACTTAGGGGATGAAAGTATAGATAGTGCTGTTTTCTGTATGTCATTATGGGGAACGAACTACCTAGACTCAATAAAAGAAGCACACCGGTATTTAAAGACGGGTGGTACTCTTTATGTTGTAGAGCCTAAGGATAAAGTAGATCAATCAGTTCTACTAGGTGAGGTGGTACAACTTGGATTTAACCTAACGAACTTAGTACTAGAAAGAAATGGAAAGACTTATTTTGAGTATAAGAAAGTAAGGTAGACTTGATAATGGAGATTAGTAAGAAAAATACTAGTCTCTATTTTTTATTCGCCCTAGAATCCTTACTAGTGAGTGAGGTGTATGAGATTGTATACGTAGGAGATACAATACATGCATGGACTTTGATTTTGTCTAGTTTTGCAAGTCCTACAGGGAATGTACTTAATACTAGACTACCCTTGTAGCGGTAGAGGAAAGCTAAGTGTGCAGGAGATCTGTTAGTAAGAACGCGTATGTACTTTCAGATTACGACACAGGTAGAGATAGGGAGTCGAAAGGGGAGGTGTCTGTTACAAGCCCCGCTCTCTGTCGTTTTTTTTGTTCCCATTAATTCCTTATTAGTGTATGGAGAAATCAAGAGTATATGTATTAAGAGATAGACATAGAAGAGTTGATAGATTATATTTTTCAACCACACTCCTATATAATAAAGAGTTGTTAGATCTATTTTATGAAGGAGTTAGTGGGTATTATCCAGATAATGTGAGTGGCTATATTAAAAATCAAAAGGAACTAGTACGGGGAGAGTTTTTTATATGTCTTGATCTAGCTGACTTCGTAATTAGTACTAACAAAATTACTACTAAGAAGGTGGTTAGATATTACCTAGAAAATGGCAGACTTCCACCTAGGTTTAATAGTCACATAAAAAATCCACAACGTTTAGATTCAATTGTTAAGACCTATGTTCCATATGAAAGGGTAGAGCAGTTTGACATCGACCTAGAAAGAGACCGAATATTAAATCAACCCGACTTAGGACGTAGGTACTTTGATTTTGTGAGGCAGATATTTCATTTTAGCGATCCCAATAACAGAGAGTAAGATAGGATAAATCTTCTCTCTTTTTTATTTTCTCCTAGATCCCTTATATATGTTGAAAGGAGGGGATACTCAGTTATTAACCTCCTAGAAAAATTTGGAAGATTAAAAACAAAATAAGATGAATAATAATTTACTAATTAATTATTTAAAAAGAAACCGAGATTATTGTTTTAGTGTCGGTCAGTATGAATTTCCAAAAATGCTTGAGACCAATAAGGGGCTTGATATAGACTTGGAGGATAATAGAGAAGCTAGTCTGCTACAAGGAAGTAAGTGGTCGCCAAACTTTAGGGAAGCATTAGACAGTGAATTCCCGGGTGTGATATATCTTAGAGAGTTTCCATTGCTTGTCAGAAACATGAAGGCTTGGAAACAATATTGTCTAAATCATAGTGTCACTGACCCTGATAAATTGGGTAGGAATTACTTCTTGGCAGACTACTTCTTTCCGGACTATAACTTGATTGTGGAGATAGATTCCAACATACATGATGAATGGTATGACTCTGCAAGAGATGATTATGTAAACATTGTATATGGAATACATGTAATGCGACTTTTTGAATTTGGAGAGCCTAGTACTGAGGTCGCAAGGATTGATGATTTTGGTATTGCACTTAATAGATTAAAGTATTCAAGACCTGTTAATCTTGATAATAGCGACTTAATACTATCTATGTTCTATAAGGAAAATGAAGATATAATAGATGCGCTGAATATAATTGAAGCTAACATTAACAGCTCTAGAAATGGTATATTTGATGCCAGTGGTTATCAACATTTAATTAGGGACTATAAAACATTATACAAAATTGATAAAATAATAAAAGGTGTTTATAATGTCAATGTTGTTATGAATGTTTGGAATAGGCACTAAAAAAAATGACATCTGAGAAGCCTTGTATTCCTTATATATGTACAAGTGGAGCACGAAATTCCTGGAGTAGAAGGCCCAGCTTTAAAGGCAGCAGGGGGAAAGAGGTAATCGTGTTGATGAATTTTGATCGTTTTATCGTCACTGCAGTCTATAAACGATATACCCTGGTAGCGAGATAGGTAAGCTAATCACTTAGGGCTGTACGCTTGGTAAGGTTTTTATCGGTGTAATACAGTTCCGGTGTGGTAGAGATAGGGAGTCGCAAGGAGAAGGTGTCTGTTACAAGCCCCGCTCCCTGTCGTTTTTTTTTCGTTTCCTAGCCTTCAGTTTCCTTATAAAGTAGAGAGAAAATTTATAATTAGTATGGCAAAAAGTAAGAAGAAAAAGGAGAACATTGTAAAGAGAATAACATTGCAGCTTGATAGGATTAAATTCGACAAGAAGACAACGTTAACTTGTGCGTATATACCGATTACCTTAAGACTACCTAACATAGATATCATCAATTCCTATGTAGTGAGTCATGGCACAATTGGTGTTAGGGCGTACAGGAAAACATCCCAGCTAATAGAGAGCGGTAAGTTTAGTATTACTGAGATTCGGGATTTTTCAAAGCTAGACAAGGAAGACTTAACTGACTATAACCTCTATCTCTGTCTAGTATTGAGTGATGCAAGTAGGTATTCACAGAGGGCTAAGAAAATATCTCTCCTACAGAACAAGATCGATCCTATATTTGTTGCGGAGCCTGAACTTGAGAGTAGTAGGGGTAGGATTTATTATAGTGTGTATCCCGTTAAACTATCAAGAAAGGTGGACATCGACTTTGACTACACTGCATATGTAAAAGCAGTTAAGGATAAGTTTGGATATGGGTATGTACTGTATAAAATATTAAAGCACTTAGCATGGTAGTAAATCCCTTATTAGTGTAGAAAATTCAAGTTATGCATATTTCTTAATTAGTTTGTGTCTGATTGGTCTGTGATAGATCGATCAGATTTTTTTGCACCTTGAGATCCTCTAATTACCTTAACTATGTAAAGAAAATGTTGTATTATATTTGATTGATTTACTATTGACTAGCTTGTTCGTGAGAATGGGCTAGTCATTTATTTTCCTCTAGAATCCTTAATAGTGAAGATAATAAAGCTGTATTTAATATTTTTAACTTCATTATTTTAATAAACCTAACTGGTCTGTGATAGATCGGTTAGGTATTTTATTTCCCTCTCAATTCCTTAATAGTGTTGATGATATAATATAAGTTTTGTGCGTGCTAGCTTGTCTGTGATAGATAGGCTAGCAATTTTTTCAAAACCCCTAGAATCCTTATTGGTGAGAAATAAGTTTTAAGTTATTAGATGGTTTGTGCCTAACTTGTCCGTGATGGATAGGTTAGGTCTTTTATTCTGCCCTAGATTCCTTATAGTTGAGAAAATGTTTAAGTTAATATTTAAGTTACCTAGCTAGTCTGTGAAGATTGGTTAGGTATTTTATTTTCCCCTAGAATCCTTAATAATGTTAAGTATTTATTTAGTGATCGCATTGCATTTGATCTAACTTGTCCGTGATGGATAGGTTAGATTTTTTACTCCTCGATTCCCCTGATTACCTTATATGTGAAAAGTATTTTATAACTCTGTTTATATTTATTTAAGTTTTATTATACCTAACTTGTCTGTGAAGATGGGTTAGGTTTTTTGTTGCCCTCAATTCCTTAATAGTGTAATAGATTATTTATAGCTCTTTTTAAATATATTAGAACTCTGGCCTAGCTTGTTCGTGAGAATGAGTTAGGCATTTTTTCGTCTCCCATGCCCTAGTTCTCTTATTATTGATACTATTGTTTTTAACATGTATATAATTCAGTCTGGCCTAACTTGTCTGTGATAGATGAGTTAGGTTTTTTGTTCGCCCTAGAATCCTTATATGTGATAATAAATCAACAATGTCAAATTGGGAGGAGTTGTGGTTGTATTTTTGTGTTACATGCCACCTCTTCCCTTTTTATTTTTAATTATTATGATAAATTGGAAAAAAGTAAAGCTTAAATTTTTGTATTGGCTCTATTATAAGATGGGCCTAAGAAATCCAAGTAGTGCAATAGAGCTCTTACAATCAGACTTAGATGTAGCAGCTCAATATTCAAGACTTGTGCAGACTTTTAAATTAACCGGACTCTGTAACAAATATCTCAAGTCTGTCTCTGAATCTTATCTCATTGCTGTTATTGTTAGATCAGCAGAATTAATACTAGGTAAGACGTTAAGAATTGTAGACTTAAGCAGGGAAGATTTAAAACAGATCATTGAGTTAGTTGTGGGTCCTGTGTCGATCTATAATAATGCCGTATATGTTCGAAGTAAGGATGAGATAATAGACTTCGATGAGGACGGCGTAGATAAGATCGAAGACTATACCCACATGTTATTTTCAATGGCAAAGCTTATGGTCTGTGAGTTATTGTTTACTAAGAGAAATGACTTGTAGTGGTAATAATTGTGGTTTACTCTATCTATTATCCTTATTGTTGTATGAATATTAATTTTAAAAATAATATGGCAACGTACAAGATTTCAATTAAACAAAGTAGTAAGTTCAACGAGGAGTATTTCATGGATAACTTACGATTACTTTGCACTAGATTTGGAGACAGTGATGCAGTAATTGAGAAGATGAAAGAGGAGGGCCAGAAATGAAACAATACTTAGAGTTAATTGATCGTGTTGTTAAGTATGGTAATCTTGAGGAGCACGATAGAACTGGTGTAGGTACTTTAAATCTGTTCAGTGAGAAGATGGTATTTGACTTATCGACAGGCAAGTTTCCTCTCCTCACTACTAAGAAGGTATTTTTCAGGGGTGTCATTGAGGAGTTATTATTTTTCCTCCACACTGACGGTTATAGCATTGATTATTTAGTGGACAGGAACATTCATATCTGGGATGCATGGCCGCCTAGTAGAGAGTCCGGTAAGTTTATTCCCTATGCTAGATTTTGGAGACACTACCCTAAGTTCAACAGCAAGAATGAGTATATCGGGGAAGTTGATCAGATTGGGGAGATGATAAGACTTATTAAGGAGGATCCAAGTAGTAGACGTATTATAGTTGACTCTTGGAATGCAGGTCTTAATCATGATGCCGTCCTAACGGCTTGTCATAATTTCTTTCAGATTTATGTGAGGGGTGAGTACTTGGATATGAACTTGAGTGTAAGGTCTAATGATTTATTCCTAGGCTGTCCATTCAATATTGCATCTTATTCTCTCCTACTTATGATGATTGCACAGGTAACGGGAAAGAAGCCAGGCAAGCTCTACTATAATATTGGTATTGCTCATGTCTACCTGAATCATACGGAGCAGATTAATGAGCAACTAACGAGAGAGCCTAGAGAATTGCCAGTGGTGAAAATTAATCCAGGGGTGACTAGGATCGATGATTTTAAGATAGATGATTTTGAATTAGTTGGTTATAATCCATGGCCAGCAATAAAAGGTGAAGTAGCAGTATGATTGGAAACAGTTTAATTCACATTATCGTAGCAATTGATGATAATGGCGGTATTGGAAAAGATGGTGGTCTCTTGTTTCATAATAAAGAAGACATGAAACAGTTTAAAGAGAAAACAATGGGCCACGCAGTAGTAATGGGAAGGAAGACATTTGATTCTTTGCCAGGTGGTCCGTTAGGGGGAAGAACAAATATAGTATTAACCGAGACTGATATACCAGGTTGTGTATGTGTTAAGAACTTGAAGGACCTGATTGAGTATATTAAGTCTTGTAATGAAGCTAATGTCTTTATAATAGGTGGTGCAAGTGTATATAAGCAACTCCTAGAATATACAGACATTATTCACCTCACTAGATTCCATACCACTAAGGAAGCAGACACATACCTTCACTATTCAAAACTTGTAGAGGGCTTTGACATGTTTTATAAGTCAGGTTTCTATAAGGACGACGAAGGTATTAAGTATGAATTTGAAACTTACATAAACAGATGCTCAAATGTCCGATCTGCAGTCATGAATTTACTGACAAAGGTGAAATAGAAGATCACCTCAAGAACACTCACTTCTTAGATATGGCGGTCTACTATGAAATGGACCTCCGTGAGAATGAGTACTGCTATAGATGTGGTAATTCAAGACATCCACTAACATACTTAGATCCCACTGGTTTTAAAGTACCATGTTGGGATTGCTTGAAGGATGATAGGTATGAAAAGCCACAAGCAATAGAAACAATTAGAAGAGCAATTGTAGATCATTATGTAACCGTTAAGGATGACAGGTACCTACAAATGTTCTTAGTTGACAAGATCTTTTTCAACAACACACTACCTCATACCTACGAAGAGTTCAAGGCAGTTCTCAAGAGGTTACAGAAGGTTTATAGTATTGATAGAAATAAGATCTGGTTCCCTGATTTTATTCCTGGCTACCCTAAGATATTTAGTAGGGATAACATAGGCGGTCTTAAGATAGTACCAGTCAATGATCTTTATGTAATTGATAGTGGTAAGTCAGAGATAAGGATAAACGATAAGTACGTTATTAAGTATGCAGATATTATACCTTACGATCAAAGACATCATAGTAGGTATAACTTGTTTAACTTAAAGACTGAGACTAGAAATACTAAGAGACTAAGGCTAAAAGAGTCAAGTCCCGATAAGTGTATTAAGTTCTATAATAAGTTGAACGAACAGTATAATTCAATCTTCGAGCTAACTGATATAGAGGGTAACCCAATTCTCTTTAGTAGCTTGTCTGAACTTGATAAGGTAGTAATAAAATTAGTCTTACTGAGGAATAAATCTTTCTTCAGGCTACTTATCGACTTAATAGATGAGGTCTTAAGAAATGTAGGTGTCCTTAGTGATCCTGTGTTATTAAGAAATACAGTAACTGTTAATCCTGGGTGTGACTTAAGGCTTCACTTGTCTTGGTTACCTGAGGAGACAAGGGAAAACTATATTAACATTTCAATATTATGACAAAGTTTAAAATAGAGGGAACCTGTATTGATACCTCTACAATGAAGGGGTATGTACCAGCAGCGATCCTAGGGAGTAGTTTTGATTATATCTTAACATCTATACCCGCTAATAATGACGTCTTAATAAAAGATTACGTAGAGTCATTCAAGCTAACTGGTACTAAGCTGGTTGTTCATGCTAGTCACTTAGATGGTCTTTGTGATACTGTTAAGAGTCATGTCGAATTAATTGGTAGAGACTATGTTGATATCTTGCTGATCGATTCAAAGGCAGATTGGAAGTTGGCTGGATCTGAGGTAGTAGGTCTTGGTGATCGTTGTAAGGCTTGGGGAATTATGGAGCCTGAGTCTGTTGATGAGGTTAAGAAGATAGTTGAGACAGTAGGCAGTGATAGTATCGTGAAGTATATTGCGCTGACTATTAACCCGCTTGAATTTAACTTAGACCTTATTAATTACTGTACTGATAATGGTATACTGGTGATAGGTCTTAATCCACTTGGCGGGTACTTATCAGCGCCTAGAAATATCACGGCATTCACTGTACCTTATCTTCTTGGTTTCTCTGCATTCTACTCTGATATTACTGTGATTAGTGGTAGAAACTTAGACACTGCCGACAATGATTCACTTTACTTGAGCGGATTGAAAGGTAAGGATGCAGGAAATAACTACGTCCTTAAGAAATCAACAAATAAACCGGTTAAGGGTGTTAGTCAGGCGGTATTTACATCATTCAAGCTAAAGGATGAGGTTATACCATACGATGATCCTACTATGTGTTTATATGCAGATCAGATGGTACTCGAAGTTGGTAAGCCTAGTAAGAAACTTAAGAAGACAGAACCAGTACAGAGACCGCCTAAGGATACAGATGATGTAGTACTGCCAGGTGAAACTGATAGCTCTGATAGTAGTAAGTTTGTTGAGCAGGCTAATCACTTACTGAATATCTTACACTTACCATCGGACGGAGACGAGAGTAGTAAGTTTGCAGTGGCCAAGTATAAACTACTAGATCTGATTAGGTGTGATTTCAGTAGTGCAGTTTGGTCGTATGATTTTTCTATGATTGGTAAGTCTGTTATGATGGTCCTACTCACTAGAAAGCCTGTAAAGAAAGGTATGCTGTGGTGGAAGAACGAAATACCTGGTGACTTAAGGACATTCTATCTACTGCAGAAAGATGGTAAGTTTGTGTTCCGTGAGATTTTTGATGATCCAGAACCTGAACCTAACGAAACTGCATCTACAACAGATTAGATTCCTTATATGTGAGTAATTCCTATTTTGTGTTAGGAACTTACTCAATGAGAGAAATTATATGTTATTAATTATAAAATTATTTAGTAAACATGAGAATTTATAACGGAAAGAACTCACAGGTAGAATTACCACTTGCAACACAGAGGATTACGATTGGTCCTAATTCAGTGTCAAAAGACATTATGCCAAATGTAGAAATGTTACAACTTATTTCTACTAGTTTTGTTGATACTGAGATCGCATTGATTGTATCAGGTCCATCAGAACTTAATCTTTGTGCAGGTGTTCCAGCATGTACACCTCTTGTAGTACAGAGCTTAGATGAGGCTGTTATTCGCTTCAATGGTACAGCACCAGAGAAGAAGGAAGAGAAGCCAGTCGTTGAAGAGCCTAAGAAAGAAGAGGTAGTAGTGGAAGAAGTACCTGAAAAGAAGGTAGATGAGAAGAAGCAAGAAGAAGAGGTAAAGCCAGAACCAACAAAGAAGGCTGCACCAAAGAAGAATGCTAAGAAATAAGACTACCTAAAGTTAACGAAGTCTTTGGGGGAATAATTAAGTTCTCTCAAAGATTTCAAATTTTTTCAAACAAATGGACGAGTTCGAATATAAAGAAGTAAAAAGAAGGGACGGAACTACACTTATATTCTGTAATTTTGAAGAACTCCTATCTAAGTATTATGGAGTTAAGTCAATGGCAGAAGTAGAAAGTCATGCAAACGGTAATGGTGAATATATCATGCATTGTCCGTTCTGTAAAAAAGAAGGGCATACTAAACATAAGCTCTATATAAAAACTGACTTGACGGTGGGACATTGTTTTGTATGTGGTAGAAACTATATACATGTGTCCGATAAGCTTGAGTTTCGTGTTAATGTGCCAGAGTCAATACTAAAGTTTGGATTTGGTGCAGAACCGTTCAATGTAGTCAAACTAACGGATCCTGATTGGTCGTTAGATAGATTACAGTATGAATTCGATGACTTTGATCAGGCCGGTTATGATTACTTGTGCAGTAGACATAAGTACATGAAAGACTTGTATCAACAGCTCGGATTTAAATTCTGGTATGGTAATATAGTAATGCCGTTCTTCTATCACGGGGAACCAATATACTACCAGATCAGATTTAGTAATGTGGGTCATGATGATAAAGGCATTAGATATTATTTCCCACAGATTTCAAAAAAGCCTGTCTACATAATTGATCATGGACAGGGAATTAGAAAACTGATCTTGTGTGAGGGTATATTCGATGCGGTATCCCTCTTAATACAAGCCCCAGATTACATACCAATTGCACTCATGGGAAGTAGCTTGAATGACTATCAGATCGGTTTCATTAAAGAATATATGCCAGAGAAAATACTGATCTATATGGACGAAACTAGTATATCAAAGAGAGTAATGAATAAACTGAAAACACAGATTGATTACTGCCCGATTGATATAATTCGTTCTGATGGTGAAGATCCAGAGGAGAGAATGAATAGGATGATTTCTATTTGTCCAGGTAGTGAAGTTGGCTGGATATCTAGAAAATTTAATAATAAGAAGTTTAACATAGGTAGAGTAGTTAAGCCAGAATTTATATGTTAAAGGTATTTTTTGATCAAGACTTAAATAAACTAGTTCTCATAACAGACGATCCAACATTTCATTATTTCTTAGAAACAAAGACAAGTAATTATGAATATATCCCATGGCAGAAGAAATGGGGTTATGTTGAGAAAGTAGAAAAAATATATGAGACTGGGAGAAAAATAAAACATGCACAATCCGACGGAACATTTAAGTATATAGTAGGTCTTGGATGGTCTGGATTCTTATTGGGGGCACTGAAGGATAAACTTAGTGTAGATGATTATAATGGTATTGCAAGTAATATCATAATGGCAGATACATATAGGACAGTACCTTTTAGTGAACTGAGAGATTACCAGAATGATGACGTACTATTCTTACTTAGGCACAGAAGAGGATTAATGCAAGTACAAACGGGATATGGTAAAGGAGAAATTTGCCAGACTATGTAGTGATACGTAGTTAGGAAGTGGGTAAAAACGGTGAAGGCTGAGATTGCTAATACCGTGCTAACTAAGATAATTGCGTGTAGGTATCTTAGTAGTGTAGAGCATAGAGGGTGAATAAATATAATCCCTCCACGAGTATCCGCCAGCTTATAATTCATGTAAGTTGAAAATATATGCCGAACTTAAGTGAACAACAAACTTAAGAACCACAGGATAAAAAGCTTGTGGGATAACAAAATTGAAAACCCAAGTAATTGCAACCTTAGCGAATTATGCACATGAAACGCTAGGTAAAAAACTCTTGATTGTCTGCCCGTCAAATAAGGCCAGAGATGAACTTGTTAAGAGGTGCAAGAATGTATTTGGCTTGTCCGTTTCTAATTGTGACAAGAAACTAAATGGGCACCTGGATTGTGTTATTACTAGTGGCCTGATGAATTCGGGAAAGGTTAAGAAGAGTGACTCTAGCGAATATCAAACCTTTCATCAATACCTTTCTGAATATGAATGGGTACTAGTTGATGAGGTTGAGTATACAATTAATGATGCTGGAGAATACTTGTATGATAGTTGTATATCCGCTGAGAGATTTTATGCGTTTAGTGGTACAGCTGATAAAGTAGGTGGACAAGCAATTAGTTTTAGAGAAGGCTTGAGTGAAGTGGTGGTGAGAAATAAAAACCTCATTAAATATTTCGGCCCAAGTATTATCTTTAGAATGCCACTCAACAATAGCGTCACAAATATCAGCATTAAAACAGCATCCCTTGACAACTTAGTACTAGATGATGAACAGGTTGACTTGGCAGGAAATAGATATGCTGAGATTATGAATCAGATCTGGATGGATAAGGATATTTGTAGGACAGTGACTAGGGTAATTAAAAAGTTCCCTAAGTGCTTTATACCAATGAATAACCTTAATACAATACTCTATGATTGGATTAATAATTACTGGCTCGGCGTTCTTAGAGTCCTGCTAGTGTGCGGCGAGGGTTATATATATTATGACCTGGATGGAAATAAGACTAAACTAACACTTGATGAATCTTGTGAGTATATCAAGAAAGGCTTAGTTGATGTCATTCCAAGTACTAGTTCAGGATATAGAGCACTTGATTTCCCAGGTCTTGAAAATATATGTTTATTCGCCGGGAAAATAGCAGGTGTCACTCTTCAATGTGTAGGACGAGTGGCGAGAGGTAAACATATGAACATTATTACCTTGCGACCATACGGAAATAAAAAAATACCTGTCTACACAAAGAGCGCACAGGAAAGAAAAGAAATGATTGACAACTATTATCAGTACTGCGAGATTGAAGATATAGAAATGGAGGAGTCTGATCTTTGAAACTAACAATTTTGCAATCACGAAGTTGGCAGTCTCTTATAGGTGAGAATAAAGTTAAGAGGAATGGAAAATGAATAACAACGACAATTACCTAGAGCTAGTATTATCAATGTTTAATCAGTTCTTATATCAGGACTGTAAAACAAATATACAAGATATCTCTATTTTCTTTAAGACTAATCCATCAACGTCTGGAAATCCGCTCATTGAAGAATTAATAGGCGCCATTAAAGATTATCCACTGGAAAGTATTGGATTACCTCTGTTTCAAAGTATCCTAGCTAAGACAGGAAAAAATCAGACGGAGAGCCAGGAAATACTAAACAAGATAATCCAGTATAAAAAATATAATAAGGACCAGATTGAACCAGCGAGGAAGTATATCAGAGACATTGTTGCAACTGTCTATGTACAAAGAGCAAATAGACTTTATAGTGACAGCCCCTCTGAATACTTAGAATATCTTAAGAAGCTAGAATTTAAGACAGGTAGCACTGATTACTTAAGCACTACTAGTTTCAATAACCTAGATATTAATACAATCGTTGCGGAATCTGGACAAGAGGGAAAACTAACATCATCACTGAGCTTTGTTAATGAATCTTTCTCAGAGGGTGCATTTAAACCTGGTGATATAGTAGTAATAAGTGCTCCGCCATCAGTAGGTAAATCACTTATCGCAGAGGCAGAGGCACTACATATGTCAATGGTACATAAGGTTCCTACTTGTATGCTTATTATGGGTGACCTTGATTGGGAAAGCTTGTTTATTAGACTCGCTGCGATTTATACCGGCCTGTCTTTTCGTGATGTGAGAGAAAACTTGGCAGGTATCTATAAGGAAATGAGCCAGCAGATAGGAGATAAATTAGACATCATCATTGCCCCTGCCGGTACTATTAACGCAGCGGAATTTGTCCAGTTTGTAATAGATAGTCCCAAAAAATATAAGGCAGTTTTTGTTGACTATGATGAAAACTTTAAAATGGGAGGTGATGGTAAGAATGGCGGCAGTGATTCTATGTATGCTGAGTTTGGTGATCTCTATAATGAATTTACAAAACTTAAGTATGCAGGAATTAATAGCTGGATCCTATGTCAACCAAAACAATTTACATGGAGCGACGGAAACCCAATTGAACTACAGAACTTAGGAACGTCAAGTAGGAAGGGACATATTGCTGATGTATGTATAACCAGAACAAAAGAACCACAAAACCTTAATGGACTTGGTGTGTTCTATATATGTAAAAATAGACATGGTGAAAACTCTATTGCATATTCAATAAGACTCGGTAATGGTAGGTTTAAAATAATACCTAAGTCCGTATACCAAGATCTGAAAAATATACAAGAAAAACGATACTTCTCAGAACAGGAAATTGATATGATGATTAGTAACTATAATGCAGCGAGATCACAAGTCAATAACCAAATAGATAATAGCATGGGAAGAATGAAAAGAGTCGATTCACCGTTTAGATAATAACAAAAAGAAACCTAGAGATATATTCTGGGTTTCTTAAATTTTATACATTGATGAAAAAAGAAATAAACTTAGTAATTACACTGGATGACGTAAAACTCATCTCCGTTAATAACATGTATAGGGCTGGACTATTATATAAGGGAGGAAAACCAGTACCATATATCTATAAAAATGCTGAGGCTAAAAAGATGGAAACTATTATAGATCGACAATTAGAGTCCATTGATTTTACACAGCACCTTGATTGGCTTAGAACAACAAAACAATTTACAGTCACTGAACAATTTATCTTGAAGTCGGGGATTAAACAGAGAGATTGTGCTAACTTCGAAAAACTCGCGTCAGATTCTATTGTGAGGTTTTTTAGAGGAACACTAGGACTCACAGATTTTGATGACGCACAATTTAGCGATGTTCACCTGTATAAAAGCATTCTCCCTGGGTCACAAAGAGAATACCTATGCTTTAAAATTACACCCTCTACTTTTAATACTAGGTTCGATGAAATACAAAGACCACAACAAGTACTATTTCATCACACAGGGGAAGCAGTGTTTGATAGTAAAGAGTTCAGGAAGATAATTAAGAAAGAACTAGGACTGAAATACCAACTTAGTAGTACCGATAAGAAACTGAAAGAACATGATACCGATGTCTTCTTAATTGATACATCCGATGGTAACCTCTTCGATATACACTTCGGAATACTTGACTACATCTATACACACAGAGACTTGGGAAATTTTATCTACTATGTCCTCTATAATGAAGCCGACAAAGAACTAGTAGAGAAGATTAGCAAAATGGGATATAGTAATGTAAAAGCAGGAATCATAGAAAAAGGGAAGGAAGCAGAGTTAATCAAGAGCTTCATAGGGGAATAAAAAAAGAGAGTAGGATAGAACATAATCGTCTAACCTATTCTCTAATGTTTTTTTATTTTTTACACTTCTTCTTAAGTTTCTGTATAATAAGTATATCCTCAACAGTATTCAAACTATTAATTATATTAACCAGTTCATCATCTTTTACAAAGAATCCCTCCCTACCTAAGAATAGTTTACTGGAAAAGTAGTCATGTAAGATAGCTTCGTGATCTCTGTTAAATTTCCTACCTTTCAATGTCTTAATAACTTTAAAAACACAACAGTCTTCTTTGTATATCTTCAACTCCTTCTCAAAGTTACTTGCGTACCCAATCCTAATAACTTGGACTGGATGGTCTAAGTCTTTACCTGAAATTGTTTCAATAAAATACAACATACTTAATTTATTTTTTTTATACTATTTTATTTTTTACTTATTATATTAAAACCATTTACCCACTCACCTACTTCATTTTTTGCTTTCTTTGGCTTTATTGTAAAGAGATTCTCTAAGTCACTAGCTTTTGCAGTTGCTCTATAGCCAACTATGTTATAGAGTTCTGCCAGCTTGATTTTAATATAAGACTTTGGATAAGTACTGCCGACTATAAACTCGTTAAGTATCAACTCATTTAATTTCGTCTTGTCAAAACTTAGTACATCTAACTTCTTATTCAGCAGTGAGGTATTATACGCTTGCGCCTTACATTCCTCAAGACCTAGTACTTCAATATATTCCTGGAAATGGATCTCTGTTAAGTTGTCAAGTATATACCTCCACTCACTTTTATCAAATTTCTCAAAACTCTCACATAAGAACTTCAACTTTCTCTGTCTTGAGTCTCTCAATTCATATTCTTCAAAGAATTCAGATACCTTATCACTCATAGCTTTAATTGTAGATACCTTACCAACCTCATTAAAGACCGTAAATCGATCCGCATACTCCGTTTGTTGCATATCAAAAGCACGCCTCTCTGATACAAGCACTAAGTTATTTACAACTGGTATAAGTTTAGGTCCACCAGTCTCTGGATCCTCTTCGATATTTACCGCTACATAATCATCTCGATAGTTATAAGCTTTCGCTATCTTCCAGTAACAGTCGGAAATACGATACCTAGAGTCATCTGTTTTTAATTCGTCATAGGCTACTAAAAGACCATTAGTATTTCCCATCTTTTCTTTTATCTTATCATCAAAACTTTTCTTATTTACTTTACTTTTATCTAGTAAGTATCTAAAATAGACAGTAGCTTCATCTTTCCATGGGTTTTCTATTAATCTCTGTCTACCCAATATCTGAGGTAAGTCTAGAGAAATATCAACAGCCAGGGTCTCTATATTTGCATCACTGAGTACTACCGTCTGGGCATTATCAGAGTAGAAATCAGCCCCTAGGTATACTGTTCTAGTGCAGAAGGTAAACATCTTTCTAGGCTCATCCCTTAATGGAACTGTACCTATGTTGAACTTTCTACCAAGCCTCTTATGTATCCTCTTTGTATTCTCTGGGGTATTGGCAACTAGAATATTTACTTGATCAGGTTTTAGTTTTGCACGTTTGATCAGGTTTGTAATATTGGAGACAGAGTTGACATAGAATACAACTTCCTTCGACTCTACCTTTACTACTTCACCTTCATTAGTTCCTTTCACAAACCTATAGTCAAACTTACCATCTAAGTATTTTTGTATGATTGGGCCAACTACTGTATACATAAACCTCATACTTTTAAGTGTAAGTTTTGGCTTCCTTACTCTATCTGGATCTAGTACTTCCCAATCTAGTTCGTAGTAAGGAAGATCTTTAAATTCATCTAGCTGACTTAAATACTTTTTCATCATTGGAGTTGCACTAACATAACAGAGCTTCTTCACTTCTTGCAGGTTCTTAACAAATACCATTTCTGTATCTGGTTTAAATCTACTGTCGGTGAAAATACTCTGAAATTCATCCACAATTACTCTGAAATTATCAAGCTCATCAATGTTCTTAATAATATCTTTTACAATTCTGAATGAGTCATAAGTAACTAAGATTTTCACTGGCTTTTTAAGAAACCTACAGCCTATGATATACTTCTTTAAGTCCTCTCTTAAGCCATTGAAAAAACCTACTTTTTCTTTCTCAGCCTGTTCAATCTCTTCCTTTGTCGGTGCTTTTTCTTCAGTAAAGATGCTCCCTCCTTTTTCTTTCTCTATCTTTGTAAGATCCTTGTCTGTTCTAGATTCTACTTCATACTTATTTTCAACTAGGAATACATCTCCTACGTGTTGATCATACTTATTCTTTAGTAGGATCTTTCTAGGACTACATAGTATTATATCTTCACTGTTTTTAGCAGGGTCAATACAATACTCAGTAAACCCACATCCTGGTATCTGTTTATTCAGGATATGTGGGAAGTCGTTAATTTTGAAATCTGGGATTTCTGAGATGTACCTATACCCTTTAGGTACTTCTACTACTATTGCTCCTTCTTCGGTCATAATAAATTATTTAAAAGGTTTATAATCATTGTTCCGGGCTTAAGCGGCCTATTTTGGCAGCGGCCCGCTTAATGCCCCTATCTATTACATAGATAAGTCTTTTAGAACACTATTACTGTAATTCTGATTATTTCATTAAATCGTGAGGCGGAGCCTCCTAATATATATCCTAGCCTAGAAAAATAATCAAACCCCAATATTCATCTGTAATGTTCATACAAAATCCCTCGCTGGCGCTCGGTATTTTCTTGTATCCTAACCACAGATGTACTTCAGGGGTCTGATCAAGTTTACCCTTAAGACCGTCGAGCCGTGCTCTGCCGGCGACGCCACATAAGGTGAATACCTTCCCCGGGTTCAATAGGGTTCTCCTGAATGGTAATGAAGGAGGTTCGTATTGTGGCAACGGGAAGGCGGGGAGGGGAGCTGCAGGCTTACCCGACCCCTGTTACTACTTATTCATGAACTCTGTGATAACTTCATAAGTCTCTTGTACTGCTTTTTCCAGGTCATCATTTACAATTATCTTATCAAAATTACCAGAGAATGTAAGTTCATATTCTGCTTTTGATAGCCTAGTATTTATTGCTTCCGGGCTGTCAGTTTTTCTATCAATAAGTCTTCTTCTAAGTTCTTCTATTGATGGTGGTTGAATAAAGATACTTAGTGCACGATCACCATAGAATCTCTTAATACTACATCCACCTTTCACATCAACATCAAAGATAACATTGTGCTTATCTTCTATCAGTTTCTCTACTTGTAACCTATGAGTGCCGTAAAATTGGCCATCATATACTTCTTCATATTCTAGAAATTGTCCTGACGCTATATCTTCCTTGAACTGTTCTTGTGTAGTGAAGAAATATTCCACACCATCTTTCTCTGTTCCCCTGGGTAATCTAGTTGTGTGACTAATCGAGAATACCAAGTTTAGTTCTGGATGTTCTCTTACTAATCTCTGAACAATAGTACTTTTACCTGTACCAGAGGGAGCTGAAATAACTATTAGTTTACCTGTTTTCATATTAATTTTATTTATCATTTCTACTATTAAGGGATGGGGCCGTAAATTTTCCACAGTCATTCTATTAGATCCTATACGTTGTTTGCTAAGTTAGTATATATAAATATTGGAAAATAATAATCATATCAAAGCTGTTATTTTTACTACCTCCTTGCCCATTGTTCCTTATTAGTGTGAGAATTAATTACATTATATATTGCGATGAAAGTAAATCAGTTTAGAGTTATTATTGCAGGTAGTAGGAGTTATACCGATTATGCTAGACTAAAGGAGAAGTGCTTGTACTACCTAGGGAAAAAGATGTCCGACTTATCATTAGAGGTTGTTGTCATATCTGGTCATGCTGAGGGTGCTGATAAGTTAGGTGAAAAATTTGCCGGCGAGTATGGTCTTAGGTGTGAGGTATTTCCGGCGGATTGGAAGAAGCATGGTAAGAAGGCGGGATATCTCAGGAACTTACAGATGGCAGAAACGGCTAACGCAGTGATTGCCTTTAAGAGTGCGTATGCTGAGAATAAGGGAACTGAGATGATGATTGATATAGCAAGGAAAAAGAATATACCAGTTAGAGTAGTAGAAGATGAAGAAGAATAATATTAGTTTTGCGGCGATCTCAGATTTACATGGAGATCTTGAGGTGAGTCTAGATAAGGAGGTTGATTATCTTATTATTGCGGGTGACTTAGTGCCTCTTAATATTCAACAGGACGACAGGAAGGTTGAGAAGTGGTTGAAGAAGGATTATCAGGAGTGGGTAGAGAGTTTGCCTGTGAAAAAGAAGGTCCTACTAGTGGCGGGAAATCATGACTTTTACATGTACAATAAGACCCTAGATAAAATTGTCACAGCCTTAGGTCCTCGTACTACTTATCTATGCAACTCCAGTACTCTCTTACTTGACGATGACCTACCAAACCATCTTGTGTATGTGTATGGCTCTCCTATGTGTAAGATCTTTGGTGATTGGGCTTTTATGTATCCGCCAGAGTATCAGAGGGAGGAATTTGACAAGGTAAGAGGTAAATCAAAGGAGGCGCTGGAGAAGGAGTTTGACGGTTACACAGTTAAGTCTCTTGTTATTACTCATGATGCTCCTTATGGTTGTAGTGATATTGTCCTGCAGTCTGATGTATATTGGGGTGGTAGTTCAGTTGGTAATAAGGAGATCAGAACATTACTAGAAGATATGAAACCGGACCTTAATATTCACGGACACCTACACACATCGAATCATGACGCAGAGTATATAGGTCCTACGGAGGTTAGATGCGTCAGTCTCCTCGATGAAAATTATGTCCGTGCGTTTAGTCCATATTATTTTGCCTTATGATAGAGAGAAAGTATAAGTGTCCTGTTTGTGGTGGTCAGTTAAAGGTTGCCAGTGTTGAGATTCCGGAATTTGCTTGTATGTGGGATGTAATACCTGCCCACCTAAGATATACGGTAATGTGTGATTCTTGTAGGTACTGTAAGACTGTCGATGATGAGAGTGAGCTAGATAACTTAAGTGTTGATATTGATGAGGTAGTTGTTAGGTTATTCAAGACAAGATTAGGTGTAGATAATGAGGATGAGATAATTAAGTGGTTACGTGAGAATATTAAGTAAGCTAGGGGTAATACCTTAGCTTATTTTTTTTTGCCGTAGTCCTTAAGAAATAAGGGTGTTTGAGATCCCCTTGATTTCTTATTAGTGTAGGAAGTATGAAGGCCTCGAAAATTAATGCAGTTTGAAAAGGCCTCGATTTCTTATATATGTAGGAGACATGGATAAACAGGTCATGAGGTAGTAAGTTTCGTGGATGTTTAGTTTCGTGAGATACTAAGTGACGACTAGATTAGTATTGCGGTAAGTAATGCGGTTCTAGTGTTTGCATGATTCCTACGTAAAGAACCTGAAATTTATATTATTAAGACACAAGAAATTAATGCTTGAGGTGGGGCGATGCTCTGCTGAAAAACTGGGGACCTATAAGGACTACTAGTGGCATTAATGTGTAACAAGAAATTTTAAACCATATTATAAGACACAAAACCTTCTTAATTTTATATTGTTAACGTTTTGTGTTAGGTTGTGGTAGTAGTTCATAGTTTAACTAAAACCAGTATGCGGCTGAATAGTCAATTACTGATGTGGAGCCTAAGAACTTCACTGAACAATCACGACCTTACTAGTTAATTAGTATAAGGTTGAGAATAATCGATAGAGTCAGATAGAGGTATACAATGACTATAGCTTATATGGGACTAAAGCGCTGTAACAATTAAGTTGCAGGTAGAACTTGGTTTGAATCCAAGTAGTTATGGTGTCTACTTGATAATATCGACCATAGAAAATACTTTTATGGAAATAAATTAACACACGTAGAAACACACGGGGAATTATAGGAGCCACCCTTTTCAAATGATTTTTATAATGCGCCGTGTTTCTAGGGGCAGTACTTGAGATATAGTACTGCTCATTTTTTCCACTCCCCCGTCTTGTATTCCTTAACAGTGTAATTAAAACAAAGTATTATTATGAAAGATGAATTTAAAGTAGGAGACTATGTAGCTATTTCACCAGACCTAACATTTAAGTATGATTGGGTATCTGGTAAGGTAACTGGTATTGAAGAGCATGAGGATAGAGGAACTGTTATTGTTGCAGAACTTCCAGAATCCGGTGAAATCTTTTTTGGTAGTAAGTTTAATTTTATTAACTTGGGTGACTTAGACGAAGAAGAAGAGAACGAAGATGAGGATGAAGAATACGAATACGACGAAGAGGAGGACAGCGAATGATGGATATTCTATTAATCTGCCTGGCGGGTATTTTTGTTAGTGCAGTAGTTGTAATCTCACTAGTCTTACAATTTTCTAAGGAGGATGACAAGAATAGTGAGCTTGCATGTCCAGACTGTAAGAAACCGAGTCGAGATATTAGGCTTGTCAGTGAGGTAGTATCAGGCAATGAGATTAAGTCAACGTATAAGTGTAGTAATTGTAAAAGACTAATAAGAAAAAGTAAGAAACGATGAAGATTTGTATTGATTTTGATGGTACTGTTGTTAGTCATGAATTTCCAGAGATTGGCAAGGATATCGGTGCAGTGCCAGTTCTTAAGAGGTTAGTTGAGGCAGGGCATGAGCTTATTCTCTATACAATGAGAGGTGAGCCAACAAGTCCAGGTGATCCAAACTACTTAGAGGAAGCTGTTGATTGGTTTGCGCAGCGAGGTATTCCATTGGTAGGTATTAATGAGAACTTGACACAGAACAGATGGACAAGTAGTAGGAAGATTTTTGCACATCTCTATATTGACGATGCTGCCTTAGGTGCTCCATTGAAAACCGATCTCTCTATTAGCGTTCGTCCTTTTATTGATTGGACAGAGGTTGAGAGATTGTTAGTAGAAAAAGGTATTATTTAACTATAAAAAAGATTATGGAAGATAAGAAGAAAGAAAAGAAAGACTACCTGAAGTTAATGACTGATAGATATGGTTTTAATTCAGGTAGTCTCAAGTGGGTTCCAGGGGGCTCAGAAATTTTACAGCTCATTGGTCAGTATGCAATATATGTAGACTATCAGAAAAAGAGCGGTGGTGATGGTTATGATACTAAGTGTGAGAGGGTAAAGATAAACAAGATTAGTGGATATGACCCTCTTACTATGACATATCAGATTGAGTACTATTTCCCAGAGCGCGCAAAGAGTACAGCTGAGGATCATAAGGTCTACACAGAGAAGATAATTCCTGAGGGTTTTAGCTTCGACATTATGGGTCAAGGTCTTCAGTCTAGTATGAATCGCTTTATGCCACTTAGTCTTCACTGTAAGATGATGGAGGAGTCATTCTTATTTGATAGGATGTCTCGTCTTTATGCAGAGAGAGATACCTTACCCTTTACTGCTCTTGCCGATATTAGTGAAACAAAGAAGCAGGGTGAATTACTTGGTTACTCGAGAAATATTCAGGCAACAATCAAGAAGGTGGATGGCGAGTTCTTAGTAGGTAGGGTTAGTAGTCTTAAGCTTCATCATGTTAAAGGTGATGAGTGGAGAGTTATATTTAAGCTGGACAAAGATGATACAGTAAATTATAATATTGTGTTTAATAAAGACGATAAGGAGTATAAGCTTACTGTATTTGGTGATTACATTGGAGAGGTTAAGTTCTTAGATGTAATGGACGTATGAAATTAGCGGTAGATACTTACTATTATTCAGACAACCTCGCATTAACTGTTGGTGTCTTGTTTAATAGGTGGACAGATGATGAACCCGCCGAAATAATAAGTAGTATCTGCACTAGTTTTTCGTCCTATATACCAGGGGAGTTCTACAAGAGAGAGCTTCCCTGTGTTCTTGGCTTGTTAGTAGAGAAAGTAGATCTAGACAAGGTAGAGACGATAATAGTGGATGGATTTCTAAGGTTAAGATTCAATGATGGTACGGAGAAAGATGGCCTAGGGAAGAAACTATTTGATGAACTGAACATGCCGGGTCTAAAAATAATAGGCCTAGCAAAGTCTGAATTTTGTAGGACGAGTGAGATTAGTGCGTCCATACTTAGAGGATCGGCGGAAAAACCATTATGGGTACAGGGTATAGGTCTTCCAGATAATGTAGCAGCTGGAAATATTAAGATGATGTCAGGTGAGTTTAGAATACCAAAGCTCTTAAAAATACTTGACAAGGAAACAAAGAAATATAGGTAGGGATAGTTTAATGTCCTTACCTTTTTTATTCTCCCTTACAATCCTTAATAGTAGATGAATAAATTTAATTATTATAAATTATGGGGAAAATTAAGAAAGTAGAAAGATTTAACCTCCCAGAAACAAACAGTAGCTCATCTCACTCTGTTGTAATTAATAGAGCGAGTATTGAGTTATCTAGTGACATAGACCTGGACGAAGACGGTGATATTGTCTTAGAGTCCGGTAGATGTTTCGGATGGGAGTGGAAAGCAATGAATTCAATAAAAGACAAACTACTCTATGTCTGTGGTATCTATTATCATAGCACTAAGTGGAACGAGAAGTCATATGCACAAAAATATATGGATGTTCACAAAAAGCTATCAACGCTCAGTAACTTAGTTTGCAAGTTTACTGGTGCTAATGGTATTAAATTTACTTGGGTCAATAGTAAGACCGATGATGGAGGATATCCAGAAATTGACCATGAATCTACTTGCATCTTTGATCATATCGTTGACAATAAGGACAGCTTAAAGAACTTCCTATTTAACAGTAAGTCGTGGTTATTTACAGGCAACGATAATAGTGATGAAACGGATGAGTTCTATAATCCTGCATTTGATAATAGTAATATAGTAGGTGCAGAGGTAACTTTGGATTACGGCGGAGAGGTTGGTAAGGTTCAGTTTAATATCCCTGAGTATCCTATAGACCTACTAGAGTGTTTCTATGCAGACTATAACTACTTATCCAGCTCTCAGTTTTCTTGTGAGATAGCTAATAGTATTGTCTTTGAGAACGGTATCGCCAGATCAATGACACCAGAAGACAAGAAGATATTAACAGAGTCAGCTAAGAATGATAGTATATACTTTCTGATCAACTTAAGAGATAGTCTAGGGGGGTATCCTAGTAGGAGTGATTGGCCTCGTTTGGCTAAGGAGCACGATGATTACCCATGCCTATACTATGCAACCAAAGATTTTGCGAGTAAGCTAATGACCCTTGGAAAGAAAGATGAGGATAGTATATATAGCTGTCCAATATTTGGAGAAGAGGCTGTTGAATTTGTCGAGAGTAATTATGATGGATTAATTAAGGTAAAATTAAACGTTAAGGTCAATGAGTAAAGAATTAGTAAACACGTTCTTTTATAGCTGTTCAAAGTATATTAATGATAAAAAGAGCTATCAGTATATAAACGGAAACTATTTTGTAATGAGTCGTCGAGATGGTTCTAAAGTGAAGAGAGCACTTAGATTCGACGAGGACTTGTGTGCAGATTTTCCCGATAGTATTGACCTTAAGATAACCAATGCATGTAGTATAGGTTGTAAGTACTGTCATGAATCTAGTGTGGCTGGTGCAAAGAAGTTTAACCTAGAGAAGACAATTGAGGTCCTAGATAAGCTCCCAAAATGTGGTATCGAGGTTGCAGTAGGTGGCGGTGATATTTTTGATGAGGATTGTATTAGTGATGCAGAGAAGCTAGTAGGGTGGCTGAGGGCAAACAATTTCCAACCAAGAATAACAGTCAACTATAAGACACTTCAGAGAGAATTTGACGGTGACCCAATCAGCAGCTATAGTATAGTAGCCAATTGTTATGAGGCAGTTGGCGTTAGCATTGAAAAGATCCCAGTTGTTGATGAACTATTCAAGAGCGTTTGTAGGTTGGAAAGGTCTGTATTTCATATTATCGCTGGTATATTTCCAGTGGATGATATTATGAAGCTCTATGAGATTGTCAATGAAAGTGCTTACCTAGATAGACCTGTTAGAATTTTAATACTAGGCTATAAGCAGTTTGGTAGAGCAGCAGGAACTAGTGTAGATCTCGAGAACTGGAAGAAGGGTATTAAGAGATTAATATTCGAGATCAGAACAGGTAAGACGTCTGTACCTGACCCAAATATTGTGATAGGTTTTGATAATTTAGCATTAGAGCAGCTTGATATCGAATCATCACTACTACCTGATGAGTGGAATAATCTCTTTTGTGGTTGTGACTTTTCTTCTAGTATGTATGTAGATGCAGTAGAAGAAACATTTGGCCCAACTAGTAGAAGTCCAAAGGAGGAAAGGGTTAGTTGGGATAGTACAAGTATTGTTGAATATTTTAAGGAGAATCACTTATGATACCAGTATTTCTAGAACAACTAAAAGAACTTCGCCCTACTTTTAATAAGGAGAAGGCGATTAAGTTCAGGTATAGACTTAACCTTCCAGAACATTTAAGGTGGACAGATTTTAAGTTGAATAGTGGCAAGATTATTTGGTATGATTGGTTTGTAGGATCTGTTACTGTCCTCAACCCAACCGACACCGATACTGAGGATACGTTAAGAGAGGAGCTTAGTAAGGAGGATTCAATCGACTTACCTGGCTTTACCTTGACAAGACTTAGTGATACTACTAGTTATACTGATAATGAGTTCTTAAGGACTAGTGAGGTTCGTCTAGTAGCGGAGGTCGATTCTGGATATAGTTACCTTGATATCGGGAGTTATAGAATAGATTATAAGCAAGATGAGTTTTTTAAGTTTGAGACTATATATTATATGTTCGATTTTGGAAACTGTCTCTGTTATGATCTGAAGTATAGGTGTGGTGCATCTAGAAGGTACTTGGAAAATCTTGATGGCCTATTATCATATTTAATTAAGAACAATGAAGGAAGCAGCCGTTACTTTAAAGAAGTTAGTTATTAATGTAAATAGAACCCTGATCTGGTATAAGAAGAATGGGTGGATAGATTGCCGTAGAACACCTAGCAGTGGTCAAGAGATTATTGCAGAGATGAGTGATTTCTTGGATGCTAGACTAAATAGGGAAGCTTGGAATATTCCTGAGTTTAGAGAGGCAGAGGAATTACTAGGTGGACATCTATTCAAGTTCGAGTCTATTACAGGCATTGATGAAGTTAGGAAGAAGTATAAGCAAGCAGTTTTTACTCTAACAACGCCAGAAAAGGTAATAGAGCCAGATGAAAACCTTATTAATGTATTAAAGTCAGTAGAGAAATTTATTGGCGGTACAACTATTAAATTTAATGGCGTTAAAGTAAAAGTTAAAGTAATAATAGAAAATTAAGGTATGAAGTGGAGATTAGTAACAGAGCTTAGTGCATTAGTAAGTAACCAAGAAAATAAGGTCTGGCTCTACATGGACGGAAAGAAAGTATATAAGTCCAATGTAAGAAAGCAGGTTAACAGTGACTATAGAGCAGCTAACCTTGTGCTAGACGACGTGCTCTTGGATAATAATGAGTTCCAAGTGAAATTAGGTAGAGAATTTAGAGTATTTATCAAGTCTAAAGAACTACCTAAGAAAGATGAATGGTACGAGCTATGTAATTTCGCAAAGGATAGAAGGTACCTAGGTAATATCTTGGAAGGTTGTAGTATTGACAAGGGAATCGTTAATGATGGTTCTGTGTTTGAGGCTGCATTTTCAGAAGATTATCCAGGCGAGGTAGTACTTGCTTGTAAGACTATGAAAGAGTACGATGAATACTTTGACGAGATGACCAGGGTTGTTAATTGTAGTATATTCAAGAAAACTGGATGTGCTAAGTGGAAGCCTGGTTATAGATATGATACAGAAACACAGACTTACTACTACTTAGGTGAGGTGCTAGTTAGGAGAAGGGATAACTTAGATTCTGAACTACTAGTAGACCCACAGGATTACGTCAAAGGTTATCTAGTAGTAAGTAAGATCAATAAAGACACTGAGAAATCTGTAGAGGATGTACTTAAGGACCATGTATTAGGTCAAGGTACAGATGGTGATGATAATAAGCTACAAGTCCTATTTTCACCTAAGCCTATGGTAGAGAGCGGTAAAGCACTTGAACCAATAGACGGATTTGATATTACTAACTATTGGGGATTGATGATTGACAATGCAGTGAGTAAGTGCACAGTCCCTTATGGTGGTAATAGGTGGAGAGATTATACAGATCTTTTCAGTATATTTGAACCTCTTAGTCTAATGTCGGATAAAGTAAAAGACTATAGAAACATTAATGCACCGATAAAGGAACAGCTAGAGGTTGTCTTAAGTACTACAATCTTAAATACTATCATCTCAACTAACTCTATTCAGAAGGGAGTTACGATGTTTAGTATTACAAAGGACAGTACTAGTCAGGATACGGAATTAATCAATGATGTGGTTGAGTCTTACTTCATTAATACCATGAATGATAATAATGTCAGTAGAGTGTCATACTATACAAGTCTCTTTAATGAGCTAGGTATCAGTGTGAAGGATATTACTGCTGGCATTGTAGACTCTTATTCAGACGATGGGACTATATTCAAAGATCTCAATAGTATGTATAGTTATATCGAGCTGTACAGAAAGAATCATTGGGCATACGAATCTGAGATATTTGATCAACTAGATAATTCAGTTAAGTTTGGAACACCTAAACCAATACCTCTTACTAGTAAACTTAGTAGGGTAGTGGCTGATGTAATAGTAGAGCTAGTTGATAAAGCAAGGGAGAGTTACGGTACTTGTATCTGTGAGTATAAGGTAGAGAACAATGGGACAACTAGAACCCCTCTTGAATACGAATACTTTAAGATAACACTAACAGATATCGTAAACTACTATAATGGGGTCTCAAATGTACCTCAATCCCTTAGTAATGAGTTAGTAGCTTGTAGATTTCGAGAGGTCATATTAAGGACTGACAGAAACTCCAAAGTAATAATTTAATAAGAAGTATTATATGAAACAAGATAATATTAAAGTAGAGGGCAAGGTGTCTCAGGAGTTGGGTAATTCAATGTTTAGAGTTACCCTAGATTCCGGACATGAGATACTTTGCACTATTTCTGGTAAGATCAGGAAGAATTTTATCAGAATCATGGCAGGTGACGGTGTAGTAGTAGAAATGAGCCCTTATGACTTAACAAAGGGTAGAATTATTACTAGACTTCCACCTAACAATAAAAAGAATTAACGAGAGTAATTAATATAATTGTTTAACCCAGATTAAATTTATTAAAAAATGGGACGTACTAGATTACACAACACAATGATTGGAAGAGTATATCCATTCTTCCTTAACAACACAAATCTTCAGAGTTATTATCTATACCAGGTTAACACACCAGGTATTAGTTCTAATGAGGTACCACTCTTGTCACTTACTAAGATCAGTGAGAAGACAATGAATAAGGGTGAGTACTGTATGAGAGAGGGTGACACTAAGAAATATGATCTTGATGTCATTTCTACTATCATTCATAACAGAACAAACTCATTTAAGAAGATTTCTGATTTCATGTATAGGAATATCTTAGACAGAGCAGAAGGTGTTTATGGGAAGGCTGACTTATACTATGATCTTGGTAATTTCAAATTTCCAATGTGGGAGGTTGAGAATAATAATAACGTAACAAGAGCAATCATTGTGGGTGTCAGAGATCAACTTAGGTGGTCAAAGTATAGATTCCAGGAAGGTTGCTATGTTGATGTACTTGTGACACCTACTAAGTATGCTGTATTTAAGCTAGTAGGTGATAACAGTGATCAATTATGGTTAGAGCCTGTTGGAGTTTATAATAATTACGATGTTGATCAGAAGAATAACCTAACCAGTTCTCTTAGTAAACTGAACTATCCAAAAACAAAGTGGTCAGGAGAAAGGAGAGCATCTGATATTAACAGAGTAATTCGAATGATGGAGCAGAAGTCGTTTGAGGCTGCCGAAATCTAAGAAGTACTAATCGGGTTGAGTATACATTGTTATACTTGACCCTCTTTTAATTTTTATAACACATGGAAATAGATAATATTAATAAAGTAATCACAGCACTAGTTGGATTATGTAATAAGCTTGACAGGAAGATTAACAATATATTCTTAGTCCTATCTGGTATCTCCTGTATGGCTATGATTGGATTGATAACCTACAATGCCCTACAAGAACAATACTGGATGGCTGGGATATCGGGGCTTGGTTTAATTATCTTAGTATTAGTGTTGTGGTTAGTAAGTCTCAGTTTTTCTAGGAGGACGATTGGCGGAAGACTTGAGTGCTTAATAACTTCCTCTAATATTGACGCAGTAAATATTCAAAAAGACTGCGTATACTTGAGGAGAATTGAAAGCACTAGAACAGACCCGCCAAAAGAAGAACAGGATTTTATTAGAGGATTATTTGAAAGCATACAGACAGTTGAAATAAAAATAATCGCCGCAAGAACAATGATCAGTAAGGGAATTTACTTGGACGATAATGTTGAAGAATCTATTAAGAAGAAACCTTTAGAGACACATGAATATGATGACTTAGATTAATAGATTATGGAAGAATTAGAAATGTATGAAACTCTTGAATATATAAAAGATAGATTCGAAGGGGAGAATGAGGGACTTAAGTTTTCATACCTAGGCGTTGATGAAAAAAGAAAAGATACCCTCTACGAATGCATGGAACTGGAAAAGAGTGATGGAAAGAGATTACTAGTATCTACAAGTATTGGTAATTGTTGGCGTCTTCCTAGGTGTAGTGGAGTTAGATTCTTTGACGTTAAACACTATGATAGCAGCTTTAATAGGTTTCCCGAGGACAGCTGTAGGTTTATTGATGTAACTGGAGAAGAGAGTGTAATTTGGGATTGGTTCGAAAGACACTATTCTGACATTAGTGATGAGGGATTTGAATTAGATCTCGCCACTAAAAGAATAGGTAAGTATTTTAAGTCAAGCCCTAACTATTTCAAAAAGCTGAGTAGGCTAGTTAAGTATGTGACGAGAAGGTGGCCCAACAGATACTTAGAGAGGGAGTATAAGATCAAGTATATTCCAACTTACTATGAATACTTTGACGGAGATGAACATTTTGAGTCTAAAGTAGTGGAGGTAAGAATTCCAACACTAGTAGACAGAAAGAAGAGAGATATATCAGTTCTATTACAAGTTAGGAAAAATCTGGGAACTGATGGAGTAGAATTGAGGTGTGCAACTAGAACATTAAAACTTGGTGGTGAGTATCCAGAGCTAGAAAGTATTAATAATGAGGTCTGTGTAAGTATTGGGGATCTTGATATGACAGGTGGTAGTGTGAAGCTGGAAGATTATGTAGAAGACCTAGTAGTAAAGGAAGTATCTAACTACTTATCAACTACAGACGACTCGGACACTAAAGAATTGGAAGGTATAGCAGATCTTTAATCATAAGAGAGGTAGGTATTAAGTACTTACCTTTTCTTTTTCCTCTAAATTCCTTATTAGTAGATTATTAACAAAAAAATATGAGAAAATGAATTACGAAGCAGAGACGAAGAAAACGTCAAATGGAAAATTAAGATCGAGTTTTTATTGGATCTTTTATAACAGTAACCATGAAGCTAGGGAAACTGTTAGGACAATTTGTATAATGTCTACCGTACTTGCTGCTATAATGGTGGCACAGTTTCTGATGTTCGGGACAGCTAAGGAACAGATAAGCGAGTGGGAGACTAGTACAATCTCAAAGTGGCGTGTTGTTGGTAAGTTTGTAGATGACACCTTTAGAGATAATACTTACTACCTAGTGCTTCAAGATAGTAAGTACAAGTGGGCAAAGAAAGTTAGTAATGTTGGATATAATATTACTAATGTCGGAAGTACGATCTCAATAGAATATACTAAGAGTGACTTATTTCCTGAGAACAAGCCTGAATATCTTGCGATAATTGGATTTGTATCTCTTGCAATTCAGACACTATTGCTTATTGCAGTATTTTGCAATGTAGCTGATTTTTTTGAGAAGGGATATACAGACTATTCTAGGTTCAGGAGCTGGATTATGTCAGAGAATAATAGAGTAGGGGTAGATGATCCTAGAATACAAAAACAATTCGACCTGTACGTAACCAGATATAACCTAATAAAAGGTATAGTGGTTACTCTAATGATAGGTTACTCTACTTGGTGTGTATACTACTTAATATTAACTTGTAAGCTAGCATAAAATAATGAACTACGAATCAGAAGCAAAAAAGCCTGGACAGAGAAAATTAGTATTTCGTTTCAGTTGGATCCTAGAGAATAGGAGAGAGTTCTTAAAAACAGTGAGAGTAGTTGGTGCAGTACTTGTAATTGCTGCTGTATCTGTAGTAACCCAACTAATTTTTATGGACACTGTCAAAGAGTTTAGGAGTGTAGCTGACCTTAACAAAAACATAGAGTGGAAGATTATTGGTAAGTACGTAGACAAAGGTACGGACAGGACAGACTACTATGTTAAAGTTGAGATGGGTAAGTACTATACAAACAAGAGACTAGACAAGGTTGACTATGATAGCCTTAATGTAGGCGACACACTGACAACGGAGGCAACAGATCATGAGCTTCAGTTAATTGGTGGATATAAAGTCACTTGTTTTATGCTGCTATTTACAATGTGTATTATGGCACTACCTGTTTTTATCATACCTGGCCTCTTAGATTGGAATATTGAAACTTCCACTTACCTGTTCTTACGGAGGGTAGAAGAACATAATCTAATGTTTGATAAAGAGGTTGATAAACTTTGGATAACAGATAAGTTTGTTAAGTATGAGGATTACTTACAGCTTGGAATACTGGGAGTTGTTCTGTGTGTTTCTGCCTTTGAAATCTGGTGTGTATACTACCTAACATTATGTCTATGAACTACGAGGCAAAGTCTAAGAAAGGTAACCAGCCATTGAAGACTAGTATTTGGTGGGCTACTGTAGGTGAAAATGCGTGGTCTGAGGTAGGAATAACGAGCACTCTAATTATTATATCACTGTTCGTATTATCACTACAATGGATTTTTCGTAGTGACATGAAAGACTATGCGAGAGAGTATCACACAAGAGTAGAAAGCGAGTGGAAGATAGTCAATAAGCTGGCAGAAAACGAAGAGAAATCAAGTACTTACTATCTGTACTTAAAGAATAGTAAGTATAATTGGGTAAAAGAGGTAGATGCACAGACTTATCTAACACATGATATTGGTAGTACTATTAAAATTGAGTACGACAAGGAAGAACTACTTGGAGGATCGGGTGTAAGTTGGCATGTAAATCTAGTAATGCTACTTACAATTTTTAGTATGATAATTTACTTAGCGGCTACATTATTTGTCGTTAGTACTGTAATGTTGATTGACACTGTAAATATAGATGACTTTACATTTAATGTATGCAGGGTCAATAATAGGGGACTGGATGACCTAGATCGTCACAACATAAAGAAGACTTATGATAAGTATGTGAAGATATTGAAAGCTGTGAATGTCTTTATTATTATATACTTCATTGGTTACACAGCATTTATGATAAAACAATTTACATTTTATATGGGATGGTAAGATATTGGAGTTCAGAAAAAGATTATCTTAGGTTTCAATCAGTCAAGAGAAAGATGTTCTGGTTGAGTTGTACTAATCTATTTATGGTAGTACTAATAGCTACTCTTAGATTACTAGTGGGGCATATTCACTTAGTATCGGCTTGCTCTACTGTGTTTGTGTTTATCACTACTTTCTATTATGTTAAGCTACTAGAAAGGTATGACACAGTTAAGTATTGTTTCTTAAAGAGTCATGGTGGAAAGTACTATATAAATAAAGTAGTTCTACCAGAGCTTGCGTTTAGCTTGTGTTATATAGTGACGGGAGCAGCGATAGTTTATCAATTAATTTTTGACCTGCTTAGTAGAATATGATTGATTATAGTTTTATAGTAAATATAGAAGACGATGAAGATTTTATATTAGACCCAGGAAATATTAATATCGCTGACCTGTATCTTCATGTTGCTGATATAATAGATGAATCTAGCTTTGATACTGTCATTTGTACTGACATAACGGAAGATCACAGGAGCTTATTTATAAATGACTTATTGTATAGTAATCGTAAGGTCATTAGCTTTGAAGATCTCCCACAGTACTTAAAAGATGAGGTTAGTAGTAGCCTACTAGATAGGAATGGTAAGTTAAAGTTACCTTACCTAGAGTCGGTAGGAAATTATGCAGTAGAACTTGCACGTATGGATGCAAAGTCTAGTCTAGATTTCTTTAAAAGCAGCGATAATACATTTAAAAAGTATTATAAGTACCCAAGCTATGAGAAGGAATTGCATGAGTTAGAGGAATTAGTAAGGAACCCAGAAAAATTAATTAAGTGGAGATGAAGATAGGAATATTACTTGGTAGTTTTGACCCAATTCACATAGGTCACATTGCAATAGTTAGTAAGGTCTTGAATGAAGGACTAGTTGATAAAGTATTGTTCTTACCTGCCGTTCAAAATCCCTGGAAACATAGAAAGGCGGTGAGTGTTGACTTAAGGGCTAATATGATAAGGTCCGCTATGTATGAATCTGGCTTTAGTAAGGATCAGTTTGGAATTGAGATAGTGAGTAGGCAGAATAAAGATGGAAACTATTATACCTACGATCAACTAGAGGCACTGAAGAATTTGTATGCCAGGGATATTGAGTTTGTAATACTTGGCGGGACTGACACTGTGAAAGATATGTCGAAGTGGTATAGAGGAGAAGAACTATTAAAGAACTGGAAGACTGTTGAAATAAGTAGACCAGGTTTTAGTGATAGTATCTCCGACATGAGTATCACAGTGAGTTCTTCCGCCATTAGAAACTTACTGAGAAATAATAAAATCCCTCTCCCATGGATAACTAAGGGTACGTGGGATATAATAAAAGCGAATGGACTATACAGAGATTGAAAAAAAAAATTAAGTAGTAGATTTAATTTCTACTACTTTTCTTTTCGCTCCTCTTAACACATAGATAATACAAGCCATAAATCATCCACATTGTTATAGAATCTTTTAAATGCCTCATAATCATATTCCCAGTTCTCCCCAATTGTTAATCCTACTAGTTTATTATAAAGTAGGTCAATATTATCACTACTATACTTTTCTAATATTTCATCTACCTTCATACATAGTTAAGGAATCAAGGGGGTCGGAGAGAAAAAATAATCAGGGCAACTACTTACCCTAACTACAAAATATATAACCTCTGGAAGCTTTAGTTCCTATTAATATTTTTACTGCGTTTCGACAAAACATGTCTCATCAGATCAAGTATTTATATTCTTGATTACGCAAAAATATAACCAGAAACACATGTTCAACTGCGTCTCCGGTTATATATATTCTCTATTTATCCAGTGTTTCCCACCAGATCTTTGTTCCGTAGTATCCATATACTACTACCATAACTACCAGGTATATATCACATACCAAGTTAACTGTGTCGTTTCCAAGTTTAAAGTGCAGAACGACTACACACAAAAAATACAATACAAATGAAAGTATTGATAATCCACTCATTATAGTTTTCATAATCTTTATTTTTTTTTATTGTTAATATGTCTAAGTGCTTACTATTCTTCAGCACTTGTTTGGTTTTTCTTCTTAGAGAATTTTTCAATATCCTCTAATAAATCTTTTTCGAAGCTGTCATAAAATTTCTTGACAACCACTGCCGCAACCGCCATAACAGTCACGTATCCGATTGCAATTGTATTATTTTTCATTGCTATCTTCCTCCAATTTTTCTAGTTTGGAATACAATTTTCTAACTCTCTTTGCTCTGTATAAGTCATATAACTTCAGAGCTGTAGTTGATAAAACTACTATACCAATAGTAGAAATATCTGATAATTCTTTCTTCATAATCTTTGTTTAAATTGTTAATATGTCTAGGGCCTACTACTAGACCCCGTTTATTGGTTTTACTTATCGACCTTATCTAGAACCTTATTGCTAACGTTCCAGATGAATCCTACTATCAAAACCACTATTGCAGTAAGGATAGTAATTCTCTCTCCTCTAAGATCTTTATCCATAATATAAGTTTTTAAATTGTTAATATGTCTAGGTACTTACTAACCTTCAGTACCTTAGGTTTTTACTTGTGAGCTGGTTGGTCGAGTTTTTCTTCCTCTTCTTTCCAGTACTTCTCACTTTTCTTTAGTTCACGTCTCATGCAGTACTCAGATACTGCAGTGGTTATTACGAATACCGTAACACCCAACATAACGGTTGTCTTATTTGTCATGATTTTTCTTTTCTTGTCTTACCTTTAAATAATTGAAAAATCTCTCCTTCGTGAGGTTCTCATAGTGTTTACCTCTGATGTGGATTACCGCAATACATACGGCACCTGTTCCAATAATCCAGGCTAAACTAGCCTTTGTGCTTAAATCATTCTCCATATCTTTAATTTTAATGTTAATATGTACTGAAGGTGCTATTTAGCAGCACCCTCTAAAGGTTCACCAGATTGTTTAACTTCTGGCTCTGTTTTTACTTCCTCTTTGCTACCTGCGCCGAGGATTGTGTTAATTACTGTAAGTGCGCCATAAATAACGAACGCACATGCACCGATCTTCACTGAGCATACAGCTTCATTCTTAATTTCTTTACCAAAATTGTTCATAATCTTTTATTTTAATTGTTAATAATGTCATAAAGTTTAATAACTTGCTAGATACTTCTCTTATCTAGACTCCTGACTACTAATTAGGTGGAGCAATAGTACTTCTTCAATACTATACCAAGGTCCTATATCAACTGATATAATCCTCACCTAATAATTAAGTTGTATTACTTAATCCCTAGTAGTCCACCCTGATACTTTAATAGCTTGTCAATACATACATTCTATTATTTCTCAGTTCGCCATAATATTCTGACTACTGTGTTTTGATATTGCTGCTGATCATTCCTCATGTTCAGTCCATACATATCCAACTATAACTCTTCGCTATAGTTTAATCTTTATTTTGTTACACAAACAGTCCCACTAAATGTAGGTCTGTTATAATGTGTCCTTAAAACCTTTATACGCGCTCGGCCTATATATTTCACGGGTATAACAAACTCCCACTTCAAATCAATCACTGATTAATAGTGAAATACGTCTACTATTTTTACTTCGCCAAGCCGAAGTTAATGTCACCTCATTAAATTATTCGTACTATAATCTCCCGTAGACCACCTTCAGGCTCATTATAATACTAGTACTATTCGTTTCAAGTACATGAAAATATAGTAGGATACTAGAATCTAGTTCTAATATCCTTCAGGTAATGCTTTATTATCATTACACTAATAAGGATTTTGAGGCATCCTAGACGTCATTTTTTGAAGGCCTTGAAGCGGACTCTGTATTACCCTAGATACCTTAATATTGTAATGAATAAAAACATAGAAAAACAAATGAAAGAAAATCAAAAGTTTTTAGAAGAATTATTGGAGGCACCATCTCCAACAGGTTATGAGAATGCAGCTGTTGATGTATTTAACAATCACATGTCAGAATTCAGTAGACATGCATTTACAGACAAATTTCAGAACTCAGTATTTACAAAAGGTGCAATCAATGGTACCCCTATCTTGTTATCAGGTCACTATGATGAACTTGGTTTCTTAGTAAGTGAGGTAACTGAATCTGGTATGTGTAAGATAGTTAGAATTAGTGGTGAAGATCGTCGTGTCTTACCTGGTTCTAGACTTTCTGCGCTCACTAAGGATGGAATGGTAGACGGTATTATTCAGTACAAGGCGATACATGTTCAGACAGGTAGTGAGTATGACAGTATTGCTAAGATGGAGGACTTATGCCTTGACTTTGGATGCACTGATAAGAAGGAGCTTGAAGGTCTTGGTATTGGTGTAGGTACTCTCATGGTCTATCCAAAGTACGAACAGAATATCAACTTTGGCCCCTCTGGTAAATTCATCGTTGGTAATAGTCTCGATGATAAACTCGGGGTGTATATCGTGGCTGAAATCTTGCGCAGGGTAGATGAAGACTTGCTCGTGAAAAAGAACATTACATTATTTGGTGCAGGTGTAGCAGGTGAAGAGTCTGGACTAAGGGGCGCAAAAGTACTAGCCAGAAGAGTTGACCCCGAAATAAGCATCGATTTTGACGTTTGCCCAAGTACTGAAAAAGATCTTGGTATCAGTTCAGCAATGTACGGTGATATTAGTTTGGGCAAGGGTGTAGTAATAGAATATGGTCCAGCTAAGTCAAGAAGAATCGGCGATACTATGAAATACTTGGCTGATAAAAATAACATTCCTTATCAGATCGGTGTTGGTAGAGCTGGGGGTACTAATACAAGTTCAATACAAGAACATGCAACAAACTGTGAGACCATGTTATTGAGCTTGCCTAATAGAAACATGCATCAACCATATGAACAATGTCACTGGGATGATGTAGAGTCTTGTATCAACATTGTCTTGAAATGGATTGAGGAATTGTAAAAAAAAATAAGTAGTAGAATTTAACTTTCTACTACTTTTCTTTTCGTTCTTTAGATTATCTCAAATACTGGTATGTACTTGTTATCTATGTCAACCTTACTGCCAATGTAATCTCCCTTTTTCTCTTGATCCATTACTACCTTACTAAGACGATTCCATCTAGTCTTAAGTTTACTAGCAAGTCTCTTTGAGTAGACATCATCCAGTATATCTGAAATCATTAGGCTTGATTTATCTAGGCCTAAGTGACAAGTATCTGAATGTTTGTCGGCATATTTTAAGATTGCATTAAACACATACATCCACAATGTTATCTTTGCATAATTAAATGTTGGTCTAAGTAATCTAAATTCGATTGTCTTGTTAACCTTATAGCACATTGCATTTATAAAGTTAACCCAATAATATCTGTGCGGGATTCTCCACTTAGCACATCTCTTTGGATCATTTGGATGTGGTTGAGATAAGTCACCAAAGAATCTTCTCCCTACAAAAGTTTCATATAGTTCGTTAAAGCTATCAAAGTCTGGTAGGAATTTGCAATAATCCTTCCCAGAACTCTTATACCTACTACTATAAAATGTAAACTTAGGTACATATCCTTTAAGGTTGTTCTGAATTCTATAGCACACTGAATAAAGCGCCCATAGTTTATCTGCCTGTAATGGATAACCGCCGAAGTGAATATGTAAGGAGCAGTCTTTGTCAAACCTCGTATATTCCTGTAAGGTACCTATCTGTTGTTTTAGCATAGATAGTCCAGAATTTCCTTGTAACACTAAAGTACTATACTCAAGCCCACTAATAGATCCATCTCTAAGCGGTATAAGTCCATCTCTGAAACAAATATCCTCTGGTATATAGCCCTTACATGTCTCAAACTCTAAGCCAAATGTATAGTTCATCTGTTTAGCGAGAGGGTGCTTGAATTCAGTATCAATCAGCTTATCCTTGTCTTGGAATATCTGAAAGTTGTCAACCGCTTCATACATTCTTTCAAAGCTATACGGAAAACTACCTTTACCTAGAATTTTAGACTCTCTCTGTATATCTGCTTGAGAGAGGCCTATCTTAGTCCTATACATACCATAATACCTACTGAAGAATAGCTCATCTTCAGGGAATTTAGTAGTAAGTACATACATAATCGCACCTCTGGAACCTACTAGTACTCTCTTAGTTAGGTTTAAATGTTTTGAATCTATATAACCATAAATAAGAGTCTCATCTTCTTTATTCAGCCCAACGATTACCTTGATGGCTGAAAACGCATCTATTTTATTACCGCTGACTTCATCAATAACTTGCATATCTTATAGAAGCTTTTGATATTGAACTTATCTTTCTCATCTCTAAATACGAAAGGTCTATCAAATCCAGAGTAACAGTCACCAGTATACCTTCCAACTAAGTACTGTTTATTACTAGATTGACCTAACATCTGAAAGCCACCTGTAAACTTCTGGAAATCATCTGTACTAATTGCCTTGACTAGATACTCTTCACCATCTATCTCCTTCCAGTACAGGCCATCCACACTGATTGACCTCACTAAGTTTTGATATCTCTCTGTGAACTTGTTGAGATCCAGTTTTGTCTTCTTGTTAAAATACTCAAGAAACTTAAACTCCTCCTTTCCTTTCAGTGCAATACCATTAAAGAACCAAACATTAAATACTTCTGAATCTTTACTACCAGGGCTCACGAATTTCCCATATCTTGTCATATGATACTCTCCGTGTAGTTTACCCTTTTTGTTTGAATAGGTATTACTGAGATAGTCAACCTTCACATAGGATGATTCTGTATACCCACTACAACTGTATTTACTGTTACTATAACCGCCCCACCTAGTAGGAGTTTCACTAGCAAAAGTATACTTGTTCGTGTATTCCTTTGTCTGTTGCTGTTTAGACCTGTCAACGTTCTTAATAATTGTCATCTTACAGGTCTCATTGTTGTAATCTATCAGTTGGTTAGCTTTGATAGTATATACCTCTCCTTCTGGCCTAAGTGCTTTAAGGTATGTACTGATGGAGCTGAATACTAACCCTTGCTTTGGATCAATTGAGAAGTAGAATGGTCTTTCATCCATCTCCTTGCCTGTGTTGTACTTCTTAGATGCGCCCTTGAAAAATAGTATCTTAGGTTTTGGCTGTCTATAATCAACGACTACAAATACAGCACCTCCATTATACTCTTCTAGTACATCATATCCCTTGTAGTAAAAGATCCTTGCCATAACTTGTGAATCTGTTAGGCCGTCGATCTTAACACCTGGGATATACTTCTTAGCCAGGTCAAGATAGTTGTAGATAGTTCCATTATGAATCACTACAAATTCTACCTCGCCTTTTTTGTTTTTGAGGACTATTGGCTGTGCAGTAGTTTTATCAATCTTACCAACACTTGCCTTCCTATCATGACCGATTGCAATAGTACACTTAGTGGTAGTCTTTAAGATCTTACTTGTCTCAAAAAACTCTTCATAGTAACTCTTATCGTCTACACCATACTCATAGCGACCATCTATAAAAACTCCACAAGAATCACCTCCTCTAGAGTCATTATTAATACCTAAGACGTTAAATGTTGTCTTATCAAAATCGCTTTTCTTTTTATTTATTATTCCAAATATTCCGCACATAACTTTACACTAAGTAATATTGTTCAACTAATTTCTTAGCCATCTCAACTGAACTATTATCAATTGCTTTTCTTACTGCACTAGATGATGGAAGTTCTCTCTCATTATTGAATGCATCTATAGCTGATACAATTCTATACCAAACTTTCTTGAGGGTCTTTTTATCCTTCATCATAGCGCTAGATAATGACCTATACTCAACTCCGTAAGGTGTAAGTCTGAATGAACCTGCCTTACCATAAAGTGATCTTCTCTTCTTGTCGGGATCATCAATTACTGCTGGAACCCCTAAGTAGAGATCCAAGTACTTAACAAGCTGGACTGAAGTATCTATGTCATTGTTATCATATCCAATGTGAATATGAAAACCCGCTGACCTAAGATTTGTTGATTCACCATCAGGCTTCTCATTTTCCATTTCAGTATAAGCATTGAAATCAGGACTACAACCAAAGAGCTTAGCTTCATCTGATTGTAATTGATCTTCATCTACTTCTCTTGACGCAATACACTGAATTCCTAAATCTGGGTTCTTCTCCTTTACAAACCTATCAATATAATCTTTCATATATTCGATGTTGTTAATGAATTCCTCCTTAGTCTTACAAGGTGGAATATTGAACTCGCCTAGGATATTATCTACCTCAATACCAAATCCCTCTGGCATATCATCAGACTTCCATGCATTTCCCTTTTCACCTGGGATAATACCGATTGATGATACTACTTTTCCAGTCTTTTCGTTTACTATAAAAAGCTCTGGATCTGCACCTACTGTAATGTTTCTCAGTCTCATACTTTCTTAACCTCCTTACTATATTTTTCAACTAACTCACTAATCATCTCCGCAACTGGTGATGTAGGAATCATTTCTGGATGTCCCTGTACTGCAAGAGATACTGGATTTCCCTCTACCTTATACAGTACAATCTCAGGCTCTCCAAGTTTCTCTATCTTGTCACTATCTATTTCATCGTCTCCCTCATAATAGTTTGACCTATTTTCTAGTGACTTGTAGAGAACATCATACTCAGAATCCCCCAGGTTATATGGATACTGCATTTGGTGATGGGTTGATGTTATATCGTACACAGACTTTCCATCAGTTATTTCATGTGTGCCACCTATTGCATGATTGTTACAGTCTTGCACCAATTTTCCGCCGTTAACTGCACATAAGAACTGAGAGCCTCTACAAATACCAAATGCAAGCTGATCATTACGAATCTTCTTGAACACTTCGATTTCTTCTTCATCTCTCAGTATATTTGAATATGTGCGAGGATGTCGGCGGTGTCCATAGGTGCTTGGATCAACATCTTCACCGCCTGTAAACAATACCACATCAGCATCTTCTTGTTTCTCTACTAGTTCTACATTTTTCAAAAACTTAGCATAATAAACTGCTGGTCCTACTACAAACACTTTCATCTTTTTCTAGTATAATGTTTTAAATTCTTACTGTACACTTCAAACCTATCTTTCCTTTGCGGACAGTCATCTTCTGGTTCGGTCCAAAATTCAAGAGACTTAAGTTTATCTAGATCAGAACAAGCAGTTCCGATTGGTCCCTCAATTTCAATACTGTTAACAATATCACGGATTGCATCAGACACGTAGAAATCTCTGTCATAGTTAAACGCTCTCTTGTATTCATCCAATGTTCCAAGACTATTATAGCGATACTTAAACATTGAATGACAATCCTCGTTAAGACGATTAGATATATAAACAAGTCTATGTATGTTGAGAGCACCAATATAACTATACCTGTGATCTTTTCTGAATAACTCAGCATCTTTCACAAGTACATTAAATGGGAACTCGTATAAGTTTCTAATCCAAAATAGAACTGCCCTATGTGTTGTATGATAACCCTCCTGGATATCCGCTTTGACAGTAAAATAGTCTTTATTGTCTTTCAAGAATCTCCACCTGAATTTAACCACTTTCTTGAGAATATTGATATAATCTCTGATCTCTTTCTTACTAAGTAGGCAGAAATTGCTTTTACTCTTACTAATTTGATACTGTGTTCTATAGATCTTGATTTTGTAAGATCCGCTAAATTTTTCACTCGTTTCAAAATTAGATCTCATTTTTTGAAGGGCCTCAGCAAAACAAGCTGTATTACCAGCTTTCTTATAATCCTTCATTCCTTGAATCTTATACTCATAATCAGTATAATAACCTAAGAATCTAAAAATTGCATTACTCATATTATTCTAGTTCTAAAAAGAAATAGGTACTTCCCACAGAAAAGTACCTATCTCAATAATCCTACTTACTCAGCAGCGCCTTCCCCTTCAGGTTTTACTTCTGCTGCTGGTTTTGCTGGACCCTGCTGCATACCACCGAAGCCCTGGAACATATTGAATCCATTGCCACCTGTCATTGCAGACATGAGTAGAAGATCCTTGAGTGATGACTTATCGTCGCCTCCACCCATGAGCATCATCATCATTGGATTGATGCCAAGGTTTCCACCATTCTGGTTCATAGACATCATAGCAAGCAAGGCAGTTGTGTCAAGACCCTTACCAGAGCCTGACTCCTTGTCCATAAGTGCCATCATCATCATTGGGTTCATCTGACCACCAATGTTTCCAACCATTGATACAACAACGCGAACTGTTGTCTGGTTGAACAAGATATCCTTGATGGTGTGAACAACCTTACCTGTACCAGTAAAGCTGATCGCTGTCAACTTCTCACCCTCGATCTTCGTGATCTTAGCATAGCTCTTAGGACACTTGATGATATCACCAACTGCCAACTGATCAATTGACTTGCAAATTGTGAACACTGGAAGATCAACTGTGAACTCCTCTGGGTAAGATGCCAACTTATTATTGGCGTCGATTGTTACATAACCCTCGCTAGTTTCAACACAGATGTTACCATCCATTGAAACACGAACACCTTCTGCCTTTGCTGGCATGAACTTTGCAAACATTGACTTGCTGAGATTGCTAATACTTCCCATTGTTTTTTCTTTTGTTGTTTTGTTAATAATTGCTCTTCCTTGCTTACACCAGGTCTCAAACTTAACCACCTGTGCAATACTTGTAATATTACACCTCTTAAGTCCATACTGGCGTGAAAGTTCTTCTACATACTCCCTAGTCTCATCTGACCAGTCATCTACTGACTCGGAGATTGCTCTAATCACATAGATGGAGTTTCCTTTCTTAGTGATAATATTATCACCTTCTCGGACATCTCCTAGTACATCACTGAGCTCTACATTTGCTAGGTAGAACTTTGGAGTCTGCTGAGCAAACTTAATAACATCTCGCATGCTTCTTGGATTTCTATCCAAGTTACTTGTGTAGATTAAAAATTTGTTCATCTTAATTGATTTATAAAATTAACGTTAATTATTAATGAGCTATCTGTGGAATAGCTCATAGTGCCTCTGAACGGATTCGAACCGTTACTAGTCACCGATGAACAAAGGCAATCTACTAAAATTTTTCTTAACATATTACACATATTAACATAAGATAAAATTTTAATTCTCATTACACTATTAAGGTTTTCAAGGCTTTCTAGTTTCACGGCCCTAGAACCCTTACCTGTGTAAAATAATACAGAGTCCGCTTTAGTGAAAACAATGATAAGAGGTGATGAAATGTTATTAGATAGTTATACAATAAAAACAAGATTAATGAGTAGACTAGTTGGTAGTAAATACACTGTCTACGATTTTACTAGTGCTGTTCCTTGTGAAACCCTTATTGTAAAGTTAGAAGGAAATTCAGAGGAACTTACAATTACTATTAATGAGCCTGATGGAAAATTAGAGGTTAAGTCGATAATAGTTAACAGTAATGGGAGCCTAACTACTAATAAACTTTGGGAAGATCAGCTTAGTGAGAAATCATTAGTCAGAAGTTGTGACCTAGTAAAAGATTATATAGAAGAAGTAATGGATGTGGGATATGATAATGTTAACTTATACAGTCCCTCAATATACACGTATTATGAAAAGTAAGATAGAAAAAGAACTTAGAGATAGGTTTAAGTACTTAGTAGGTCGTTATAGGTGGTTAACGATCAGATTTAATTACAGCGAGGATAAAGGAATATTTCTCGTATCCTACTCACCCACAGATAAGATAAGCGAGTGTGAACCATTTATCAAAGAGTCTGCAGAATTTGAAGACCTTATGAACGCTAGGTTTGGTGATAATTCTCCGCTATTTTGTGATGACGAGAAGTATTTCAAACTATCACCCGATGCAGAAGTAGTAACATTTGAAACGATAAAAATGGAAGAAAAATTAACACCAGAGTACCTATGTGGTAAGATCAATGAACTATCTACGTATGGTGCTAAGTTAGAGGAGCTTAAGGAGAATAAAAACGAGTATGTAATATGTCTAGATTTCCTTGAAGAAAGTAAAGGTTATACATCTTTGACTCTTGATTTTAATGATCAAGGGGGAGGTGTACAGCTGATGAGATTCTATATGGTTAACTCAGAAATATGCCTTCCGACAATCCTTATTGAATTTAAGGCTGGAGATGATGTCGAAAAATTCAGCTTGCAGGTAGTTGAAGAAATTAGAAAGTTTCTTGCCAGGGATTTCGGTTTTCGTAGGAGTGATAGGAGTAGTTTTAAGTATTGGTTTGCACATTGGTCTGCTTTCCAAATGACTGCGCTAAATCATAAAGTCTGGAGATGGAAATACCTACTTCACGACATAGAAAAGCCCTGGTTAAAATTGTTCTGTAAGTATCCTACTGTCAAAGAATTTCACAGAACACATGCAGACCATCACCTAGACTATGGTAAATTACATGGTTGGTGTAAGGTGGACTGGACAGCGGCTGTAATTGACTGGGAATGTAGCAGGTTTACCAAGATGGATGCACAGCTGAATGCAAGAGAAACACTAGAACTTCAGATGAAAAAGGATAAGTGGAGTGATAGTGATAAGGTACTCATAAAGCACAACGTAGAAATGGTGCTTAATAAGTTAGGTCTGTAATTAAAAGCCCTAGGAACCTTATAAGTGAATATACAAAGTCATAATTATAATTTTATTGGGAGAGTTAGCTTAGTCGTGAGATTGGGCTACTCTTTTTTTGCTTCCTGTGATGTCCTAAAACCCTTATTAATATAAAGAATATTAACAATCAAATACATACAATTATGACAGTGGATCAAAGTTGGATTTTTTTTTGGACAGTCATCTATACAACGATGATGGTTCTAGTAATTGGATCGATAATAGTTGGTAAGCTCATCATGCATGGGCTCCACAAAGTCAAGAGAGAATTAGTAGAGTATTTAACAGAATAATATTTTAAGATATGAATAATATTACAGAGAAGCCACTCTCAGTAACATTTCTGAGTGTGGTATGGAAAGAGATTAAGGCAACAATCAAGTATTGGTGCTGTGGTAAAGAAGAAAAAGAAAATAAAGAGGGAGACAGTTAAGTTCTCCTTCTTTTTTATTTCCATGGGGACGAAAAAAAAATGATAGAGCCAAGCTAACTAGAAAAGTTCATTTTAATAGTTTTTACACGAGGCAATTAACATATATAAGCCTTACAACATTTGCTCTATCAATTATAAGGATTTGAAGGCTTCCGTATTACAAAGGTCTCTATTCCTTATAAGTGAAGATATTTGAATCGAAAAATAGCGCTAGAGAATCAATTATCCGACTGGTAGATTAGTAAAATTATTATGAGAAAAAGAAAATTTTTAGTCAAACATTTAAAAGAATCTTAGATGAATCTTAATTATTCTAAAATTGCCATTCTAGGTCTTAAAGTATTAGTGGCAGCAGTAAGTGGTGCAGTTGTTTTCGCAGGTATCAGGGAATTGGGTAAGAGTAATTCTGACCAAGGACCTCAGGGTATTGATGACATGCCAGCAGAACAACAGATAAAAGAACGTGGTTTTTCAACAGTTCCTCCAAGGGGTTCAAATCCATCCTACAACACAGGAGTTCAAGCGCAGCCTCAGAATCATCAATGTGGTGGTAATGCAATGAACAGTGAATTTGGACGTAACGTAGTGAATGGTCTGAAAATTGGTCAGATGGTTTGCGGAGGTACTATGGAGATTATTCAGTCACTTTCGTCAGTAGCTAGTAATGTTAATAGGTTATTTGATAAGAATTCATATAACTTAATTAACGACCCTAGCTTATCGACAGGTTACTCAGGATATCAAACTGTACCTGGTGACTTAAGTACAGACTGGATGGGTCGTTCTTATGATGGTATGGTCAATGAGAAAGGTGAGCCGTACAATGTAAAACTGTACACTACCAATCCATACACAGGAATTACCACTTGTTACATCAATAGGCCAGGCAATGTTATAGAATTTGTGAAAATGTAGGAAAAGGTACCGGAATTAATAGGTACATAAGTTAATCTAGAGTAAGAAGAGTAATTTTAAGATGTTGGTCAAATGCCTACCTCGTTTGTTTTGTGTCGAGGTATAGTTGGCATTTTTATTTTTTCATTATGTTATATTTATTTGGAACTGGTGCTTTCAGGAGTTCAAGGAAAGCAGTTAAGGTAGGTTATACAGGGGACGGTAGTAAGGAGACAAGAGAAACCGCATATAACCTACATAATCCAATGGGCGAATTTATTGCTTGGAGAGATGGTGATAGAACAATGGAATTAAAACTTCACCTAAGACTTGCTGATTATAAAGTTGAGTTCTTAGATGAGTGGTTCTACTATGAGCCTGAAGTTGAGACAATATTTGGTTCCCCTGTGAGTGACATTAATGACTGGCTCTGGGATAATAGGGGTACTGTATTTTATCCCCTCCCAAAACCAGGTACACTAAAGAGAAAAATCTATGATGAACTAAGTATGCTAAAACAAGGTAGTAATGTAGTAGAAGGAATAAGCCTATAATCCTTAATAATATAAATTAATCAAAGAGACATGACAAAATCTAAAAGTGAATTAGTAGAGATTTTTAAAGACACTTGTGATGTAATTAGTAATGAAGGATATCTAGATTCTGACGGTAAGTGGCATGAACTAACCTTACCAACTTCTAGATACTATAAGAGGACATTGAGTGTGAAAAATAAAAACTATGCTCCCTCTGGCCCTACTAAGATTTGGGTAGAGAACACAGATGCACTACTCGCTGCTAAAAAACTAGGTCCTGATTGTGCTGTACTTAATATGGCATCCTTCTATTGTCCTGGTGGTGGTGTTGAGAGAGGGTCTAAAGCACAGGAAGAAGAACTGTGTAGGAGGAGCAGTTTAGTTCGGTCCTTATATAGCTGTGATCAAAAGCGGCTAGGTATGTTCGGTGATAAACTGGTGAAGCAAGCATATCCTATATCTGAGTTTGGTGGAGTATATAGCAGGAACGTAACAGTATTTAGAGCCGCTACGTCTTACTGCTACTTATCGGACCCTTTCACCTGCTCAGTTATCACAGTACCAGCCATTAAGAGACCAGACTTAAATAGTAATGGTGAAATGATGGAGAAGGACTTGACAACGCTGAAAGGTAAGATAAGGACAATACTTAGGATAGCACTACTAGAGGGACATAGAAAATTAGTGCTTGGTGCCTTTGGTTGTGGTGCATATGGTAATAATCCACTACAGACAGCAGAATCATTCAGAGAAGTCCTAAGTGAATCTGAGTTTGAGAATATGTTTAGTCAGATATGTTTTGCAGTGCTAGAAGATAAGAACAGTAAGCGAAATGTAATGGGCGGTAACATTAAACCATTCAAACAAGTATTTCCATGAGTAAGATAGTATTATTGAACGAGATTGATGAGAGCCTGAATAATTACAAGCTCTGTTATATTGATGAAATTAGCCCTACCATATACGGACCTACTGAATCAACGAAGCAGTACCTAGAATCTCAGGAGTATAAGGATTATGTTGAGAAGTATGGTGTAATGTGGTATAATCCTAAGGTAGTATACAAAGACCTACCTAATCCAGAATACGATCAAACCAGTAGAACACACTCCGCATATTTTACAAGACTTGATCTCTTAGAACAATGGGGTGATGACTGGAACGATGCGCCCTATGATTGTAATGCAGGGGGACCATATGAAAATTCTGAAGGTGATATAATAGAAGTACCTTTTGCATTTGTTGGTAGTGAGGATGATGAGGGTTATTTCAGCACATACCCACTAGAATATAAGCTGCCAAAAGAATACGGCGGATGTAATTGTCCTTGGTCCGTAGAAGATATTAACTTAGGTGCTGTTCCTTGGTTATTTGTAAAGGACATAAGTAGGAGAAGTGTTCCCGCCGTGGTAATAATGGCAGGAATAAGTCCCCTAGTGTTTAAAGAGAAATTAGAGTATATTTCAAATAATTATGGAAACAAATAAACCGTTTACTTGTAAGGAGGATGGTAAGGTTAGGTGGTTTTCTCCTAGCATTGCCACAGTATGTTCAGTGTGTTGTTGGAATGATAAGGGCATGGATCCAACTGAAAACTTATTATTCTTGTTTGAAAAGAGAGGTCCTGGTTGCCCTGATAATGTAGGTCTGTATTGTATGCCTTGTGGGTACTATGATTTTGCAGACCAGTATATTAGAGGAGGGGCAGTCAGAGAATTACTAGAGGAAACAGGACTAGTTGTAAATCCTGGGGACCTACATTTTTGCGGCATTGATGATGGACCTAATACTAACAATGGAAACATCACTCTGAGGTACATGACAATCTTAGAACATGAAATGCTTAGGTTTATAATGAGTAGTAGAAATGAATTGTCTACCATTACCAGAGGAGGTGAATCAGGGGAAGTAGAGAGGTATGTATTGTTTGATCTTAAGTACATACTAAGACACCCTGAGAAATTCTGTTTCGGTCATGATAAGCTAGCAGAATTGATCGCCCTGAACCTTGATAGGATACTTGGTAATAGGTTTTATTCTGACAACTACTGCGAGGTACAAGAAACTAAGAGAACCGCTAAAACCCTTATTAGTGAATATAAACTAAAAAGTATGAGTAAGATTAGAAAATTTTTGAAGAAGGCTGCAATAATGGCAGATGTAGTAAAAGAAGAATTAACTGAAGCTGTCAAAGATGCCCGTGAGATGTCTAAGAGTCCAAAAGAAAGCATTAAGGACTTTGTAGAAACTGTGAAGAATCCTAAGTCAACGAGAGAAGACTTGGTTGGTGGTGCTAAGGAGGTGCTCAAAAAGACTGGCTCAGCTGTTAAGGAGTTTGTAATGGGTGATGATGAAGATGTTAAGAAGGAGTATAACATCCGACAGCTCACAGTACAAGTAAAAGCTGCAGCAGATCCAGAAGATGCTGAGACTATCCAGAAAATAGTTGATCAGATTCTCAGAGACCGTGACAAGTCTAAGATGGAGTATACAGGTAAGCAGTTCGAAGCTATCTGGGAGAGTATTCAGAAAGCGAACCAACAGAATGAAGTGACTGAAACACTGATTGAAGAGTGGTTGATGGAAAACGGAGCACACGAGGAGGAGTAGTATGGCAGCTTTTCTAATTACCTTCTCGCTGAAACCAAGTAAGGATATTGCACAGAGATACTTGGAGGTCACTGAAAAACTAGGTAGGAAGTTTGGAAGAAAAATAAGACAAATCAACAGAAACACATACGTAGTATCAACAGACTCGCATACACCATCAGATCTTAGAAATATGGTAGATGGATTTGATCCAGACAGGAAATGTGCAGTCTTAGTGGTAGATATTTCACTATGTGGCTGGGCGTCGCATGATATTGATAGTGAGACATGTAGGTGGTTAGAAAGTAACATTTAAGAAACAAGGGAGTATATTAGAAATAGTATGCTCTCTTTCTTTATTATTATGGAGAAGTATTGTATTGACATAGACGTGTATTTTACAGGGGTCATAATTTTAGTAGGAACGCTTGATGAAATATACAAGGAAGCAGGGAAGTATACAGAAGATAATCAACTAAAGGAAAGATTCAAGGAGCAACTAAAAAATGCATGCGGCCTTACTAGTAGAGGTTGTGTAGTGGATAATAAGTACTTAATCTGCCTTGAACTAGATAATATTAGTGCAAAAGATAGGAACCTAGGTGGAGTACTAGTACATGAATTTTATCACTTAGTTGAAAATATACTAACCACTAGAGGCATTAGTACTAGTGGGGAACCTGGGGCGCACTTGATAGGTTACTTGTATGAACAGGCGGAAAAACTTGGGGTGATGAAAAAAAAAATAATTGAGACCTAACCTCACGGCCAAGTCTCAATCTAATAAAATACATCATATTAAATATAAATGGAAATTCTAATCACATATAAGGAATCTAAGTCACCCCAGATACACCCGCCTGAGGTAAAAATGGGCTCCACAGATTTTGACGTCTAAAATGTCCTAGAAACCTTATATATGAGAATATAATAAAACATTTATAAGAGATATTTTAACAAATTATTAACGATTCATAAATATAAAGTTATGGAGAACAAGAATTTAAAAGATGCTGCTGAAAAAGTAGTAGAGAACGTAGCTGAGACAGTAGCTCAGCAAGTAGAGAAAAAGCCAGGTTTCTTTAAGAGAAATCGTGGTAAGATTGTAGCTGCGGCAGTTGGTACTGCTGTTGGTGTACTGATCGGGTCTAAGACGGCTCGTGAGAAGATCGTTGCCTTAGGTAACGATAGTCTGAATGCATGTAAGAATGCATTCGCTAAGAAGGAGACTCCAGTATTGGAGGAAGCTCCTGTAGAAGTAGCTGAGGAAACTCAGACTACAGCTGCTCAGTCAGAAGAGCAGAAGCCTAACCATAACAAATGGGAGGGCAAGTACAAAGGCGGTTGGAATAACAACCGTAAGTACAATAATACTAACAATTTTAACTAAAAATTGGAGGAAGAATCATGGGAAAATTCATCTTTGGAACTATATTCGGTGCAGCAGTAAGTGCTGTAGTAATCAAACGCAAAGAAATTTGCGAAGCAGTTAAGTCGAAGTATGCTGAGATTAAATCAGCATATCAAGAGAAAGCTGAAGAGATTAAAGAAACTGTAGAAGAAACCAAATCTGAAATTAAGGATTAGTTCTCCAGATAGTTATTAATTGAATTGAGTGTGGCAGAAATACTGTCGCACTCTTTTTTTATCCACTTCAACTAGATTCCCCTAAAAACCTTATAATTAGAAAATAAACATGAATTATTAACAATTAAAATTAATTATATGAAGAGTGAGAAATTAGTAAAGAGAATCGAACGTAAGCAGAAGTTCGGAAGAGGATGTGTAGTAGTAAGCGACACATTAGGCGAGATGGGATCTTTTGCAGTAAAGGCAGGATTCCTAGTATTAGTAGTAGGTGCACTTGCAGCAGTTGGTGCAGACCTAACAAATAAGTCTCTCGGAAAGAGCAAGAGAGAGCTTAAGGAGTTGAGAAGAAACAGTAACAACAAATAAAACAAAGGAGAACAAATTATGTTTAAGAAATTAGAATTGATGTCTAGAATCATTGGTAGTAATAACAATGGTAAGAGAGAGGGCGGTAAAAGAACAGTCCTCGAGTCATACAGTGACAATTATGCAAGTTCAGCTATTTTTGCGGGTCTTGCAATTGGTGGTATTGTTGCCACAGTTACAACCCTTTACAAGTGGGGTAATGTAAGACCTGGTGGTAGTGATCGTCAGGGAGATAGACACAATAACAACGGAGGAGGTCACCATGATCATCGCAGGGATAATAGACCTGGTAATCGTCGTGGTGGATTTACAAAGTTTAACAACGGAGTGAGGTAATAAAAGTCTAATAATAAAAACCTAAAGTTCGATATTATAATGGAGAACAAAGTAATTAAATTAGGCATTGGTACTTTACTCATTGCCGCAGTAGGTGTTTGGATTTATAAGAGATCTAAACAGAAATTACAAGTACTAGAAGAACGTGAAAAACAAAACACGAAAGTACTTGAAGAGGCAGGTTATAAGATTGACGAAGTTGATGGAACGATAACAAGTACCGAAACAGGGAACGTGGCAGAATCCAAGGACTTCGTAAGAGATCTATATACGGAGGTTGTATATGAAAATGCAGACTTTGGCGAAGAATGCATAAACACCTCCAATGCAAACGGCTCTGAAAATGTCGTTCACATTAGACAGACATGGGTTGATGGCATTGATTATATTGACTTCTTATTTACAATACCTGAATCAGCGTATGTAGATGGAGGTCCTAAGTTCAAAAATGGAAGCGTAGATATTAGGGATTTCTTATCTACTATCATTGGACGTTTCGATAAAGAACTAGGAAAAAGAGTTGAAGGTTTTTACGAACAGGTGAAAGATAAGTATTTCAGTATGTGGGGAAACCTCAAACTACAAGCCGAATTAGATGGCTACTTGTTGATTACTTTTGAAGCACTTACAGATGAAGGTGAGTGGGAAGAAAGGTCAGCAATGATTAAGGTTGATAAATATCTTGATCAGTATAAAAATTTACTAGAGGAGTATGGAGATAGACCAAAGAATGAAGTTTTAACTATGTTCATGAAAAACATAAAACTTTCAGAATCTATCTTAGAAAGTTCTTGTAGTGACATTAGAAATATAGTCGTACAAGATTCACTCTTAGCATGTAGACTATCATACCCAATGTTCAAAGAAAATGAGCAGTGTGGTATTACGGTCGACATTGCAAAAAACATACTACTTGATATTCTCGATGAGGAGGATGGAGTAGAAGTAACGTCTAGTAGAAGTAGAGGTTCATTTAAGTATGAATATCTAATGTTCTACCCTTACAACTATGACAACCTCGTATGCTTAGATAGAGAGTATGACGAGAAATTAGGTAGGGAAAAAACTGTTCTAAACTATGTACTTGGTTAGAACAAAAAAAATAAAGCCTAAGGTTAGAGATTTAGTTCTCCGGCCTTAGACTTTTTTTCACTCCCCTAGATATCCAATTTTAGCGCTTTCTTACCAAGCCTACCTTTATAGATAATTACTGGATACTTTTCTAGGTCACTCGCAATAAAACCAATATTAGACATCTTAATATCATCTAATGTTACCTTACTGCGATCTTTCTTACACTCAAAGTCATTATCGTCGACAATCAGTGTATTTACTGTTTTTCTGTCCATTCCTATTACATTTCTATTTCAAGTAGTTTGTTAGCTGCATCACTACTTTCATTTAATCGGACCCCATCATCTTGAATAGGATCTTTTGTGTACTCTGGCTCTTTGAGGGTAAATTCATCGAGCGCATATTTTCCAAGACTTCCCTTATTGAGATTAGTTTTTACAACATCCGCTAAGTTAAATAGGGAATCGTTCTTTGATCTGTTCTTAATATACTCCCAAAGATTATCTATTACCTCCTTAACACTCTCTACCTCAGTCTTACATTCAAGATCTTCGACCTCAAGTATAATACTAAGTAAGCGTCTTATGATAGTAATAGTTGCATCAGCTGGAGATAACCTCTTAGTAGTTAATCTGTTGAACTCTTTTCTCAGTAATCCCTTATGCAAGTAGAGGATCTTACCAAATAGAAGAAGGTCTGACTCAGTTACACCACTATTGATTGTACCAAACGCAGTGCAGATTTTCTTCTGGTATGTCTTAACAATACCTCTAAGTCTGTTCTCCTCTTCTAGCTGACTCCAAAGATCTGCTTCTAGGAAATTAACTACATCGAGAAGTCCAGCTGCATAGAGTTGGTGGTTCTTCTCTACATTCTCTTGATCTAAAATTTTGCTAATATTCATAATTGATAATTTAATTATACACTTATAAGAGAACTATGGGGATCTAAGCGCAGGTCAATACCTTATAAGTAAGATGGAAAATAATGTAAGATTAAAAATAACTAGTTCTTGGATTTCTACGTCCAAGGACTACTTAGAGATTATTAAGTTGAAAAAAGAAATAGTAGATACTGTCAAGTACTATGTAGAGAGTTCGCTGGGAGAAAGTATGTTAGGTCTGATTGAGGAGGCGAAAAATGTAAACCCATCCTGTATACTAGAACAGGATGATATAAGGCGATCATTCTTTGATGTTTTTATAGGGAAATATCTTCCTAACTTTGGTATTACATTTTATAGTATCCTTCCTAGATTTAAAGAATATAACGGTAGGTATGTCAGCACTTTTGATACGAGTGTTGTCCCGGAGATACGAGACCTTACAATAGTTTTCAAAGATCAATTACCTAGACTTTTTGATAGTTATTCTATTGATAGTTTTGAAAGCTTGGCGAGTACAAACAAAGAAGCTTATGATACTTTAAAAAACTTACTCATTCGGTATGTTAGTGTATGTAAAAGTTTAAATAGTAAGATAGATATGTTAGGTCAAGTACTTAGTGATAAAAATCTGACAAAGACAAAACTTAAAAAAGAACTTCCAGAACTCTATAAGCTATGTTAAAAAAGGAATATATTAGAGAAGATGTACTGAGAAGAAAGTTATCAGTGCGTGATAGATATATCATTTGCAGTTATATAAAGGAAAGGTATCATAATCTATCAGATTGGGATGCTACAGAAAGTCATGACAAGCTTGCGGTAGAAATGAAAAAACTAATAGAGCTGTACATAATACATAATAACCCTGCACTCTATGAAATTTATCAGAAACATCCTGGCATCTGTGAAACACTGGATGGTATTTCTATTATTGGGTTCATTAATAGTAGTAAGCTTGATTCAATCTACACAGAGGAAAAAAGTGAAAAGTACAGTAAAGCAGTAGTACCTATAAATATTACGGTAGATTTTAGCAAGATGTCAAAAAAACCGCCCGTGATTATTAGTGAGTTTGTAAGTCTATCTAGTTTTATGTCGCTAAATAATTGGGTAACCTCAAACATAGATAAGATTCCAGAGGTAAGGCCAATAATTACTAGGATTCGTACACTACAAAACGAGATATTTAAGATAAGCTACAGACGAGTAAATGATAAACTTAGTGACTTATTTATTGTTAGTAGTGATAAATATCCATATTCATACACAATAGATTTCAAGAATAGAAAAGACCTGTTAACGGTTGAAGACTTATTTGATTTTGATCCAGAGCTTTTCATAAGATTCTGTAGATCTAAAGGTATTAGGAGTTATCTTAAGACTTGGAAAAAATCAGTTAGTATTGAAATAGGTGATGACTTAGACAGTATGATAGAAAAACTTAAGAGAATACTATAAAAGAGATAGAGACTAGATTAATTTCTGGTCTCTTGTTTTTTGCCCCAAATTCCTTATTAGTAGTAATAACCAATTATTTTATGAGTATGATTAGTAAGAAAGACAGATTAGAAATTACGAATTCATGGTTATTGAGTTCAAGTGAGTATGAAGATTACAAAAAGTGTCGTGAAGATTTGAAACTGTACATTGAAGATGCAGTAGAGTCTCACCTAACAAAAGAACAGAGACTAGCTTGGGATGAAGTTAGCTCGAATATGGACTTGATAGGTCTAGCAAAAACCCAGGAATGCTACCTAGATTTTGACTTCTTATTAGGGGTTTCTAAAAAATCTCGCCCAAATCTAACCACAATTCTTGAAAACGGTAGGAGAGATAGAATCTTAGACTATCAAGCTCAAGTATTCAGTGGGGTAGACTTCAAAAATGGTGGCATAAAAATAGAAGAAGACCTACCATTTATGTTCAGGCCTTATGCAATAGACGCTGATAAGATTAAAGAAAGCTACCCAGAATTCTATAAAGGGTTGTGTAAGAGAGCAGGAAACTATATAGAATCACTTAAGAAGATTAATAGGAAACTAGAAAAGATATTCGACCTCCTAACCAGTAATACTACACTAGAGTTGACATCTAAGAACCTGAAACCGTCTAGTAGTGTGAGCGATTTAGAGTCTCTACTAAGTAAGGATGAAAAGGATGCAGAACTACTAAGTACAGCTATTAGTCAACCAGATCTATTCACATTAGGCAACTACTATGAGGTTCTTTTCGGAAACAGGTCTGATAAGTTTCATGAGGAGGTACGTAAGGGCTGTCTGGGAAAGATAGGTAGTGAGATCAAAAAGCTATGGAATGAGTATATAATAGATACTTGTCCTGCCATTGGTGAACTATTTAAGAAAGCACCACATCTCTGCAAGACTTTAAAAATTTGTGCTTACTACCCAAGACAAGTATTAGGAAGTGAGTTTGGGAAGTACCTAGATGAGCAAATGGATAAACCTATTTCAAGGATTGCTGCACTTGGTTATATTTCTATTGGGGTTCGTTATAATGCAGATGAAGGCCCTATTATTAAAAGTACTTCTAAGACTACATACCTAGAATTTATAGACTGGCTAGGAAAAAGTAAAACGGCTAGTGACTTAGAAGACTTAAGGAGATATACACTTGAGTACTATAAAAAATACCAGGAAATGTTAGACAATACCATTCTTTGTTTATATAGAAGTAGAGATCATATCATTCTAAGAGACAAAGAAGGTACTGTACAGAAAGTGAAAACTTATAAAGATCTGTTGGATGTAGATGAAACCGCTTTTAACATGATCTGCAATGAGAACAGTTGGTCAGTGGATAGGAAAGTGAGTTCAGTTGGTAGCATACCGCCTTGTAATAGTAGGCGAGAAGAACTGATTACCTTATGTACTGAGAGAATTAAGGACTGGGTTAACTAGGATAAACAAGAAAGAGAGAAAAGGAAAGGAATTAACCACCTAACCAATTCTCTCTTATTTTTTTTTACATCGTCAATCTAAACCTGAGCTCAACACTGGAATCTGCGTCGGTTTCATTATACGATACTTCCTTAGATAATGCACTTACCTGACTCTCCGACATACCAACACCACCAACAATTAGGCCTTTTTCAGACTCTAACTTATTTGGACCATGCGTATTGATTATCGACGCGCAAAATCCAGTGGTAGATGAAGCGGGGGTACCAGATTTCATAGAGTTACCATATAAGTCTACCTCCCCTATAAATCTAGTCCCAGGTGTTTTTCCCCATTCTCTCTTGGTTGCATCTAATACTACATCTGAACCCTCTGTCTTTAAGTATTCATCATTTGCAAGTACCTCATCAAACTTAATAGATATCTTGTCACCCTCGTCTGTCTTGCTAACTAAGTATCCGAATGTGAAAATACCACCTCTCTTATTAAAAAAGAATGGATTTTCAAGATGCATAAACCTAAAACTACTAACCTTTCCTTCGTTTACATCACCCTTCATGTAAGTAGTATATGCAATTGACAGGCCAGACTCTTCAGCATCAGACTCACCCGTTACTTTGTTTTGAATATTACAGGTGGTCGGGAAAATACTGTTATGATTGAATGTCTTATAGTAGGCAGTCAAGATAAAACTAAGTACAAGTTGCTCCCAGTATGTAATACCAAGTAAGTCCTTATTAGTTTTCTGTCTAGCTTCCTTAAATTTCTTAGGTACCCACTTCTTTGAATACACTATCTGATTTCCCACTGAGCAAACTAAACCGGCCTCTGTATTAACTGCATCATACCTACCAAGTAATTTAGTATAACAGTCACGCTCTTTGTTGAACTTAGACTTACCAAACCACTTTCTAAAACCCACAGGACAACCCTTATCAAAATTAAATCTAACCTCCTTGTATGAACCTTTAATATTGTCCACCCCAGAGAAAAGACCAACGTTGATATTAGGTATTTCTGTCATCTGTAAGTAATCATCTTTATCTGGGCTACTATAATGACTAGTTGTTCCGTTATCAAGTCTATTCCTGTCTACTAGCTTTACTTTTCCATCAAGTGTTTCTTCTCTCCTTAGGTAGTTAAAATTAGTTCCATCCTTCTTAATCTCACAAGGCCAACTACTATTCTCTACCCAAGTCTTAAAATCATCATACTTAATATCTCCTGCAAATACTGGTACCTTGAGTGTATCTTCGTCATACCACCTCATGATAAACTCATTATTGTAGAAGACCTGTTTACCACCATCATCAGTACCTACATAGTTAATAGCAGGATAACCCCAACCATCTGTAGCTCTATACTCCCTAAATTCTTCTAGGTTTCTGAATTTTTTTATATTTTTCATTCTCTAAAATATCTTATCTCCTATAACAACATGTACACTCAGAGCCATCCTTACCTAGACCCATTGTACTAGTTGTTCCATAATCATAGTTGCTGTAATCTTCTTCCTCAGGCCAAACACCACTAGTATATTTTTCCCAATCTTTCTGTGTTTCACCCTTACCACAACAACAACCACAACCTTGAGTAATAGGTTCCACTAAGAGACTTGCATACTGTAATCTAAGACGAGTGATAAGACTAGACATTACATTAGACCAACAGAAGACAAACCTATCCTCTTCGTATGGTACAAAGAAATCATTAACAGATCCCCATGTATTATCTGTCTCAATACCTATCTCCTTAGCCAGCTTTATTCCCTTAAGGCCTACTATCATATCAGCACCTCTCTCATGCTCTTCAAAAATCACCCTCAGCTTATCAACAATACCAGCACTCTCACCAGCATCAATTAGTAAGTTATTCAGGTGCTTGATAATATAAACTAGGTAAGGAGCAAGTTCTGGCCTAACCTCATAATCTACCTTCTCAATACCCAATGACTTTTTAAGACTTGATAAAGAGATGCTATAGTCCTTAAAACCTTCTTCGCTTTTCCAGATCATTAAAACTCTCCTCCACTAATTATACTACTAAGGCTGTAATTCCAACAACCTTCATCTTCCCACTCACTAGAATCTGTACCAGTAAAAACATACTCTACCCAAGTTTTAGTAAGGGTATCAATATATCTTAACTTAATACCTGATATTCTTCTAGAGACTGGTACTTGACTTATTGCCTCACTGAATGTAAATGTCTTCTTATAATCACCTACTTCAGCATTCAGGTTTATGTCAGATTTAAGTAGGGTATTTAGGGCGCGAGCATTCATATTTATTGCATCATTTAGCTGATTCATGATTGCTGATGAAAGACCCTGACCTACATTAAACTTGTCAATACCTGTTCCTCCTAATAATTCCATATCCTTAACTTAACTTCATAACATCTAAGGAGCACTTATCAAGACCCATTCCAGATTTAATACCCTTTGTTAGCTCCTTAATCTGATCAACTCTAGGCCTATCAATCTTGTAAGTCATAGGGGTAGTATCTCGAGAACCACCTCTCTTAATACTCATACCCTTTACACTCCTAACTACCCTGCTCATATTATATTATTTTTTATTATAAAACCTTAGTATCACCCTTATAGAATTCAACAGACAAGTAACCCTTATCCAGTACCTTCTGCTTTAGTTCTTCAGTTGCCTCACCTGTGTAGTCCCTGAATATAAGGCTAGGTTTGTGGTCATCCGAAGTTACATCAGGGAGGAATTTTTCAATGATATTATCAATTCTATACTCTTCATACTTACCTTCCCCTCCGCCACTGAAGTCAAAGCACTTTATCTTACTACTCGCAATGCTAGGTAAGATATACCAACCTTGGCCAGCATTCATATTAGGCTTACTCTTAACTATTACCTTATTTGCAGTACATCCAGCGAACGTAGCCAAACCCTTACAAACTTCTATTTTTTCATCTAAACTATCCTTTGTAGAAAGTACATAATCTGTATTCTCTGCATTTATTGTAATAGTATTCAAAGTGGAATCTTGAAACAGTGCACCTAGACTAAATGCACTACCTACAGTTAAATAAATAACCAAGTTGTAGTTAGGAACGATCAGGTTACTAAAAATACGAAAGGTTCCATAACCACCTTGTCCACCTAATAGAAATTGAGCTAGGTCCATCCTACTTTGAAACTCTGGATCAGATTCTCTAATACCTTCAAATATTACAGTATCTTCTAATTGAACAGAATCTAAACCACTGTACTTAATGAGTTTAAATATCATATTAAGTACATTTCTCATTCTAACCTTTTCTTCCTCTTCAAGTTCACTATTTTCACTCTCCATCTCACTTACCCACTCAGCTGCTTTCTTCTGTAGGTCTGTATAAGGATCTACTACTTTCTCTACTACCTTCTCGACAATCTTTTCAACAGGCTTTTCTACCTCAACAACTTTTTCTACTATCTTCTCAACTACTTTCTCTACTACTTTTGGTTCAGGCAGGCGAAGATCAAGTGCATCACCATTATCTGCTACTATCTGAATTGGTGCGATCTCTACAAAATGCTCCTGTCTAATACCATCCTCTGAATAATCTGGGTCTGGGTATTCAATAGTAAGTTCCATCAAGAGTCTTCCCTCTACGAAGTTATGATTATCAAAGAACAAAATCAGCCTATCACCATCCTGCTTACAATGCTTACAGACACCATCTTTTCTCTCTGCCTTGTAAATCTCAGAGCTACCTTCTATGTGTGCCTCCATTGTAAAGTCACAATCTGGAAATGGTACTACCTGACCACCTCTCAATAATCTAACCGCCAGAGGGAAATCACTCTTCTTATTAATTCTTACTAAGTTCTCCCCCCCCTGGTTTCTGAATTCTGCCTGTTGATTCCTAGTGTTACTACTTCCATTTATGTTATGATACTTTTAGGTTAAAACACATCATTCTCTGTGTACCATCGGCTTTCTTATAACCGACATGTACCCACCTAGATGTCTTACTCTTTTCAATAATAATCTGATCGTACTTATGACCTAGCTTAGAAAAAACTGTCACAAAGAACTTTTCAAATTCATTCTGCTTACCATTAGCCGGTTGTAAGTCCGCAGCATAACCAAATTGATGAGCAGATGTAGGAGCACCACCAACAGCTTTATTAACTGCTGGACTCCTATAACCGCTTGATACTTTGATTGACGGATTAGCCAGGCCATGTTTTTCACAATACTTACCCCACCCATCGCGAATCAAGTCTAGAAATTTAATTGTCTCTTCTAGGTTTTTCTTAATTGCTGGTGGTGGTGTGTTGTTTAGTTTTAACCGAGTCGCAGTACTTGAACTACATAACTCGGAGACTGTAAAATATGACATACTTTAATTTATCTCTTATCGTGTACAACTTTTCCTGCATGTACTGTATTAGACGTTACACCAGATACGTAAGGGTCTAGCGCAAGTACATCAGCCTCAGTATCCATAGTCCAAACCTCTAGTGGTAGTTTATTAGCAAGTAGTTTTGTCATAACCGCTTCACTAGGTGTTTTGAAATATTGACCATTAGCATCCAGGAAAACATTGATTCTATTTGTACTCTTAGACTTTATCTTATTAATCCTCATCACTACGTCATCTATTGTATTATCCTGAACCTTATCATAGATTAGTCCTACTCTAATCTTATCATCATATTTAATAGATGATTCCAGTGTCCATTCAATAAAAGATATGATAGTGAAGTTATAATTAAGACCGCTCCTAGTAATAATATCCAAGATCTTATACATAGTTGCCTCATCAAATGCCTTCTTCGTTTCTATATAAGGGTGAAGTCCATAAGTTTTACAGAGCTTACAGAATTCAGATAGTTCAGTCACTGTTCCACCCTTAGAATCTTTAAATGCTTTAAGTTCCTCTAGTGTATGTTCTGCTATCTTAACCGTACTACCCTTAGCGCCGGTTGCATGATTAACTAGTCTATCAGGAAGTTCGTCATTATGTCCAATTATAAACTTGTCATCACTGGTCTTATGCACATCTACCTCAACATATCTGAAACCCATTGTAAATGAATCCTTATATGCGTCTAGTGTATCTTGTGCTGCACCTAGTCCTGTCCAACCTCTATGATTAACACCCTTGATGATTGTATCGTACTTAGAATAATCCTTTCCACTAGTTTCAGTGTTAACTTTATTACTCAAGACATCAATACCGTGAAGCTTAAGTGAATTCATAATAACCTCTAGCGTAGATTTTCCAATAACCTCTAACTTGAATGGTGGATAATTACCTAAGTCAGTTATCCATAGGTCTGTATTATCAATCTTACTAAGCAAGAAACAATACTTACCATCCTTAGTAGTTGTGTACTTACCTGTTGTCCAAGGTACGAAACTATAAACACCACTCTTATCTTGTATGCCAATATATGATCTAAGTCCTGATGGTATATGAACTGTAATACCACTATTAAGCTCGATCATACAGTAACATCTCTTAGGGTTAGCTTGATTTACATTCCAACCTGATGCAGTAATAGTTACATTACCCTGTACTAAGCGATCTGTTATGTTAATGAATAATAGATCCTTTGCTAGTACCGCAGAAGATGGTGCCATATAATCACAATCAGATAAGCTTTGTGCATATCTAGAAGTAGTATTTAACTTATCATATTCAATACTAAAATCGAATCCTGTAAAGCTATCAACTATTCTAGAACTTACTACTACCATCTTTGTACCCGCTGGAATATCAGAGCTGGTGAGAGTATAATTAGTTGGCGTTGTCTTAGCCGTCTCTGCCCTAGATATTGAGATTGATTCAGTACTGGTAAGAGGATCTAAGAATTTATTAAAACAAGAAAATACACAAGGAACTGTATCTGTTGCACCTGCCCCTGTAATAGTGATCTTATCAATTCCCTCAGCTGGTATTAAGTAAGAATTAAAGTTTGAAGACCTAGTAAACTTTCCCTTATTATCTACATACGCCTCAATCTTAGTAGTATTTGTCTTATTCCAAACACCCCTAGGATTAAACTCTCCACTAGCCTGACCACTTGGTGAAGAAGATGATGTTGGGATATTACCTATCTTTACATCAACCTCTGATTTAGTATAATAATCTCCCTTTGGCTGATAAAGACCTCCCGCATCTGTCCTACTAAGAAGACCACTAATATCTTGATGACTTGTTAAGTAGGTTCCCTTTGGTTGATACTTTTCCTCAGCATCAGTCTTACTTAGTTTGCCCTCTACCTGTCCTGCTTTCTCACGAATACTATCAAGGTCACTAATCTTTGGCTGATATAGTTCTTCTGCCTTAGTTTTCTCAAGGAGTCCACTAATATCTTGATGGCTTGTTAGGTACTCTCCCTTTGGTTGGTAGATCTCTTTTGCTTCTTCCTTACCAAGTTTTCCATCAACTAGTCCAGCCTTCTCTCTGATACTTTCTAGGTCAGTGATTTTTGTCTGGTACTTCTCATCTGCACTAGACTCACTAAGGAGATTACTGATATCTTGGTGACTTGTTAGGTATGTCCCCATTGGTTGGTATAATTCTGCTGCCTCTGTCTTACTCAGCTTCTTTCCTAACTCTTCATTAACACCGCTAAGATCCACACTAGTACCTACACTTCCTTCAGCATCACCTACTTTCTTATATAATCTATCAGCCTCTTCCTTACTTACTAAGCCGCTAATATCTTGGTGTTCTGTTAAGTAGTGTCCCTTTGGCTGATAGAATTGATCGGCTTCCTCCTTGCTAAGTTTTCCCGCAACCTGATTAGAATTACTGCGGATTGTATCAAGGTCTTCAATTCGATCTTGTTTTCCAGCCAGTACATCACTACTAAGACCACCACCATTACCTGTAGCGGCCTGTAGTTCTTTTATTTTAGCCTGTACATCTCTCACTGCATTACCTAAGTTTGTAAGCTGAACAGATGCAACAGGTGAATTTGGAGTTGATGGGACAGTATTATCAATTACATCACTATTTCCCTCAACCAGTAATATATTTGTAATTGTTGAGTAGTATTCCTGCCTAAACCCATCTGCATAGTTAGGGTCAGGTACATAAAGAATCATCTCAATCTTAAGTCTACCAGTACTGAGACCGTGATTGTTGAAGAATATTACTAACTGATCACCCTGTACCTTACAATTCTTATAGACACCATCCTTCTTCTCAACACAGTATGACTTAACTTCATTATCAACAGTAGCACGAAGTTCAAAATCACAATCAGGAAAGTTAGTGAAATTATTTAACCTGACAGCTAGTGGGAAATCACTCCTATAGTTTATTCTCACTGTCCTATCTGTACTACTGCCTAATATTAATTCATCCATCTTAGTCTAATTTAAACTCAATATCTTTCAAGGTGAAGGTTTTTCCAGGACAATCAGAAAGCTTCAATACAGTAATGCATTTTCCATCTGTACTAATCCTGAAAGAAATATCCTCTACCTTGTATTCTTTTCTTCCATCCTTATTCCACATCCAGCCGTTTCCCATTGTTAGTGACTTAATATAAACACTAGCGCCGAGAAGATCCTTATACTCAATTAATCCAGACCTGCCAGACTTAGGAATTCTCTTCTCATCATCTTTGCAAAAACCTCTCATAGACCTACTTCTTTGGTACCTTATTAATAAACATTTTCTTAATTGTATCTACCAATCTCTCAGGATCTCTTTCACGCCTAGATGGTAGATAATCAAGCTCTCCGAACAATCCATTAGAAATTTTATCAGCAAGCCTACCAGATAAATCAAATCTCGAAGATTCTGGAAGAAGAGACATTCTATCCTCATCAACATGATAGTTCAAGTAATAAATACCAGCCTCTCCCATTGGGATCTCTAGTAATTTAATAACACCCTCTCTTCTCTGATTAGAAAAACCTGCACGACCTCCGCTAAGTTGCTCTAAGACGTTTTCATATGAGAATACATTTACACTATTTAAGAATCCATATGTATAACTATCATCCTCATCTTTTACATTCTCATACAGGAAAGACAGCCATGATAGTACCTGTTTTGGGAAATGTCTAAACAATGGCTCTTTCTTAACATCCGGATTAATATAGTTTGGGTCCCATGTTCTTAGCTTATTCTTCAAGTCTGGGTTACCCTTAAGTTTCTGCCAGAATGATGAATACTGCTTTGTTCTTAATACAATCATTTCTTCTAATTAGTTTGTCCTTTTGCGAGTAAGTCGACGTAATTATTCCAGTATGAGTCTCGGTTAATAGTTCTTTGATGTGCTTTTACCCATTCAAAATTAATCTTCCCTGTGAGACCTTTTCTTTTTATTACGTCGTCTATCTGTCCTTTTACTTTTTTGATGTATGGCTCTTTGACTCTCCACTTGCCTGTACACCACTCTCTAACACCAATATAATCTGCAAATACTACTACTTTACTTGCATTACTTGGGATATTAAAATTAGAGAGGGCCATAAGTACACCAATCATTTCAGCTGTTGGATTACTACAATTTTTACTGCCATACTCAGCTTGCATGTAGTCTGGGGTTAATTCTTGACTATACTTATCTAGGATTGTCCCATACTTACCTGCACTATCTTCTTGCACCATAACACCACCACAACCCAGTCTACCATTATTCTGCTTGTCTAGGTGTGATCCGTCGGTATAAATATTAATTATCATATATCAAAATTCTTACTTAGTGAACAATACTTGAAAGGTTCTAAGTTAATCTCATACTCCTCTCTCATAAACTTTCTAAATCTTCCTGTCTTCATTTCACAAATACTAGATAAGCAGTCGAGAAATTCAGGACCACTTACCTTACTTATTGATTGTCCCAACCAAGTCTGTAAGTTTGTGTTGAGATAAATAAAAGTATCTAAGTATTTATCCAAGTCCTTAGTAGTTGTGTCATTACTAGCATTATAGAAGATTTCAGCGTGGTTTGAATAATAGAGCTGCTTAAACATTCCTAACCACTTTGATGAAATAGAGAGACTTGAACCATTATATAAGTAGTGCACTGTAAAACCTGAACTATTGAACCTACCTATTATAAAATTATCAATAGTTATATCTTTCTCTCTAATAGGTGGACACTTATCAGAATACATTAGTTCCATGTATCCCCTGAATATTTCTAAGTTTCTCATATCAAACTGTATAGGTGAACAAGTGGCATTCCTTGTAAGATAACTGTACAATTATCTCTGAATACCGTAAACCCACTCTTATCACACAAGCTCTTATAGTCAAGGAGTTCTAGGATTGTATCAATGTCATCCACAATAAAAGTAGTAATGCCAAGTATACATCCATCACTAGACCTATTATATTCGCTTGTATAGGTAACAGAAAATGGGTAGATGTCGTATTTTTCCAGGTACTTAATAACCGCCTCCTGAAAATCTGTACTACTTATCATACTACTAACTCTTTAACCGGTTTTTCAAGTAAGCCGCTTCCATTTAAAATCTTAGCGAGGACTGATCGATGGCAACTATCATAATCACTTCCATAACCAAGTAATACAACAGACCTAGCACCAGACAATTCAACTAGTGACTCAAGCTTATCAATTACCCTCTTAAGATCAACCCTCTCTGTTATTTCAATCGCATATAACTTCTTAAACTCATCAATACTTAGTGCCTTATCCCTCTTCTTCCTAAATAGTTCATTACTTGGAGATAATTCCTTCAAGTGTACAGGTGAACCACTATACTGTCCAATTAATTCTGAATTTTCGATATTTCTTACTATAAAGATTGGCAAGATATTATTACTCCTAAATCTCTCAAGTGTCGCAGGAGAAACAAAGGAGGTGTTTATTTTTAGTTCCGATTTCATATTCTCTAATTATTTTTAAATTTTTTGTAACTTTTTCTAAATCCATCCGCACTAGAAAAACCAGAGGACATTGTATTCTTTTTCCTCTGACTACTTCCGCCTTGCATTGCTTTCTGTTGTGTCATCTTCTGTTGGAATTGTGTAGTGCCTCCGAATTTTTGACTAGACGCCGCAAATCCACTAGGTGCAGTACGAAGTCTGTTAAGGAGCGATATATTACTCTCTATCATAGCCTTCATTGTTGCTGAATCTATGTGGTAAGATATATCAGGGCAATCTAAGATATTACCAACATTAGACAGGCCACTACTCTCAATGAACTTGTTTAACATACACAAGGCCTCAGTTAGATTACTTGATGCCATCAATGTATCAGTAGTTGGCTCATAGATTTTATACTCATGCCTAGATGGATCATGATTTATTACTATTTCTATCATAACTTCAAAAATAAAAAGAAATACTGACTATCATATCAATATTTCTTACTTAACTAATAGGCCTAGTACTGCACCTACTAATAAACATACTGCTGACATCCAAGTAGTTCTTCTCCTACCCTCTTTCTTCAGCCTCTTATTATCAGCGGTTAGTTTAGTGGTTTGGTCTATGTAGTATTTCTCTTTCTTTGCTTCTCTTAGGTTATACTGGACAATTAGTGAGTCTTTAATACCTAACAACACACTATCTTTCTTAACTAATTCCTTATAGTCCCTCACTACCTGCTTATGATAATCTAAGTCCATTATCATTTTATTTATGGTTCTCAGATTTCCAGGTGTTATTGTGATCAGTGTGTCGTTATTAATTACTACTTTCTCTTGTGCATGTCCAATAATAGGTAGTAGTAGAAAGAAAAGCGTGATTACCTTACTCTTCATATTCTTTTATTTTTTTCCTGAGATAGTTAATATTGCTGTCGAGTGGTAGGCTGTCAATCTTATTTAACTCCTCTACCCTTTCTCTCCAGACAGTACTAATTCTCTCTTTTATTACTGTTACTGTGTCTCCTACCTGTTTTTCTTGTGTCTTAAGTTCCCCTATTCTCTTATTTTCCTGTCTTACTAGTTTCTCGGGTACTTTCTGGGGAGCAAGATTAATTGGACCTGGCTGATATATACATTTTCCAACATACATACCAATACCAAATCCAATCAATACTAGTACCACGAGAAGACTAATCCTCTCGTTTTTCTTTTTCACTTATCAATATTCCTACTCTATATTCAAGGTCCCCACGTCTTTCATAATTGAGGTCTAGATGAAAAATTCTATAATCACAATCACCTAGTCTCTGAATCAAGTGAGAATCCCATTTATTAGATTCATCAAGCTTCCCAACCAAGTCCTTTAATTTCTGAACCTTGACTCCGCACTTAACTAATGAATCTAAGTCATTTTGAGGATTTATTTTTTCTTGCATCCTCTCTAATTCACTTACTGCTTCTTCTCTATTCATTAAATCCTCAGGCAGCTCTTTCAATCTATACTGCCCTGGATTAACATCTTCGTGCACAGTGTTAACATAGGTATTTCCAACTTTCTCACTAACTATCTCAACTACCTTAGCACTATATTCTTTCATGTTATCAAAAATATCCTTAATGCTTCTGATAGTATCTAGTTGTGTTGTAATACCTAAGCTAACAAATACACCCACCGAATTATTAGGCTTGTCAGTACTTTCAACTACATTAAATACTTTGAATATGTAATTATATACTGACTCAACTAATCTATGTATCTTTTGTCTACTTATCATACTTTAATACCTTGGACCCTTATAACTCACATTGAAGTTCTTAACGATCAGGTTCTTAAAATCTACATTATAATTACTACGGCCATAATTGAAACCATAGAGTGCATACTTATTCATTGTCCTCTCTACTTGTTGCCATTCCTCTAAGTAATCCTCAAAGTCTGATATAACAACTAAGATAGAATCGTCCTTGTAGTGATCTCTGAAGTACTTGATACCTTTTGCCATTCTAGTACCACCACCCATTGAGATATGTGGAATACCTTTTCTTGGGTCAATGTCTCTAAAATGATCCTCTAGCTCCGTACTCCAACTGATAATGTCATAGTGAAGACCTCTACCAATTGACTTCATCTTTCTTGCAATAGTATTCAAGACTCTATCAACCAGTTCAGTATCCATTGAGCCACTAACATCGATCAAGTATACAATCTTCGGTTCATCCTTAATTGTAACTCTAGGTAAGATAGCTGGGGCGATAACAGTTCGATTGATGCCTTTGTTATAGTTCCACATCATATCTTTCTTAATCTCCTTCTTAACTACCTTATTCTTATAGTTCCTGAGTACTTGATCTATTGCTTCGTCGACTGGATCTGCATTGCTCACCTTTCGTTTTGCACTAGACGTACCTCCACTACTACAGCCAGTTCCACCACCAGCCTTAATTTCGCCAACCTCTCTTTTTCTGTCAGCGTCATCTCTAGAGTCTGTACAGTGATCATGATGAGTACCACCTTCTAGTTCAGAAAAGTCAGTATCCCTAGTTCCCTGATTACTACTGTCGGTTTTCTCAGAGTCACCCTTGAAACCTCCTGAATTACTAGCGTCGTTTCCTTCGCCACCTTCTTGACCATTACCTGAACCTTGGCCGTCCTTACCTTGATCTTGCTTCTTACCTTTACCATCAGACATACCCATCTGCTCCATAAGGTCGTCCAGATTATTCATTGCACTGTTTTCATCACCAAGCGCATCCTGGACATCATCAGAAGTAACATCACTAGTATCGCCGTTACCACCTCTGCTAATACTGATCATCATCTTAATAAACTGATCAAGATTCTTAACGATCAGAATAAGATACTCAAGATAGTCGGCATTATCTGGGAAAGGTGTACCGTCTGCCATGTGATATCTCTCTGGCAGGATAAACTTAATCTTAGCCTCATTTCCCATTTTCTTGAGACGATCTTCTATCTTCTTCTTGACTTCCTCATCTGTAGTTGTCTTGAGAAGTTCCTTAAGTTTATCGCTAAGTGTATCGGGAAGAATTTTTGATAACTCACTCTCCATAACCTCCACATCATCTTTGCTTAGGACCTTAGTATTTACCTCCATGTCCATTGCAATATTGTGAAGACTATGATTAAGTACTGGATCATCAATAACTCTCTCAATCAGTTTATCACCGAAATTGATACCACAGCCTTTATTAACTGTCTCAATCAATTCACCCCTGTAATCTCTAAGCACATTACAAATTCTAGTATCCATTTCCTCATAGATACCGTCAAGATGTGCTAGATAGATGTGTCCGTACTCATGAAGCTTTACACGATAGTCAATATCATTAACTCCAGTACGTGCACAAACAACATTATAGGTAGTGAACTCTTTTTTACCTTCACCATCAAATGACTGATGCCTGTATGAATAACCTAGTTCTGGATTCTGAGGATTATAAGGCTTATCAAGTTTCTCCTTAAGTATGTTTCCCCAGTTTCGATTATTATAGGCCCTCTTTACAAGGTTCTCTATAAATTCGAGTTCTTGTCTTGTTTTCATTGCTGATTTCTTGTTAGTTATAATTTGGAACTAATAAGACTTTGAGTGATAATCATAGTACCAACCCAAAGTCCTATCTTAACTTAACTACTCATCAACACAGCTCTTAACCTCTGGGACGATTTCAGCTAGTGCCTTATCATCATTGTTCAGGTAAGACTTTCTAACTGTCTTAAGCTTGAAACTGATCTTCCTCAACTCAGACTGTGTATTCTTAATATCAGTCTTAATACTAGAATCATATGAGAACTTGGTATTACTTACAAGCGCCTTCAATGACACCATAAGAGTTGCAAGATTGTTCCAGTAGTTAATATCACCTGCGAATTTCTCCACAACTACATTAGCTACATTTTCACCACTAGGGTCAATCTTATAACCACTAACAAGCTTCTTACCTGATGTTCTGAAGATTTCACAGAACTGCTGAACAATACCTGGATCCATAGGACGATCAATACCCTTAACATCTGGGTCATCAATCATTTCCCTGATCTTGTTTGAACTTGCATTCATAGCAGCGATATCCAATTTTCCGTCTACTGCACTATTGATAATATCTCTGTAGAATTTCTCATACTCAGGGATCTTATCATTGTTCATCTTCTCGACATCATTCACAACGTCGATCATGGCCCTAACGTAATCATCAACAATATTAGTCTTGATTACCTCACCATTGCCACTACGCTTGAGGCCCATACCAATAAGACCATACATCATGCTCTTATAGTTGTCTGAATTAATACCAGCACTACCAAACGCAATGTAAGTAGCAATAGTAATATCTCTAGCGTAACAAGCAGATCTAGGTGATATGAAGTTAGGAAGGTCATTATCACCATCAATATCAGAGTAGATTGTCTGCAGCTCCGTCACACCAAGATCAACTGGCCTTTCACCACCTGACATCAATGACTTTGTTACAAACTTAATACTCTTCTCGAAATGCTCACCAATCATAGCAAGCTTCTCTGGACTGAACTTCTTCTCCTGTGAATCAATCTCCTGCATCTGCTTATAGAGGACATCGAAATAATCAACCCTCTGACCTGATGCAGAACCCTCGAACTTGTTGAAGAATACGTCGAGATCATTAACACCCACCTTGAGATTATATAGCATAAATCTGTTCAACATAGGTGGAAGAATTGTAGCAGTATTACTCAAGTTATTTGCATAATTACCTGCTGCCACCACCAAAGTATCCTCTGGTAATCTCTCTGAATCAATCTCCCTGTCGAATACAAGACTCAACAAAGCAGACTGTACGTACTCATGACATGTTGTTAACTCATCCAAGAAAAGTAGACTCTTCTTTCCATTTCTTCCATTTTCTAAGATTCTCTTAAACCATGCAGGCTTGAGGTGTCTAGCTGAATCAAACTTCTCTAAGTCTGATGGAGCACAATCATAACCAAGAATAGCCTCAGAGCTCATTCTGTTACCATGCAATGCAACTACCTCATACCCGCGAACTTTTGCAAAAAGCTTAACTGTTGTGGTCTTACCGATTCCTGGATTACTCAACAGAAACAAAGGTACACCACTAAGTTCACTCACTTTTAACGCAGCGAAAATTCGCATGTTAATTGAATCATTAATTTTACTGTTTGCCATTTTTACTATTAAAATTATAATAATTTATCTACAATTATAAGTATTCTAGGTCTTCTTAGGAACATCTCTGTAAGTTTCGAGGAAGAAAAAAGATGGTTAATTAAAGATTTCTCCTTAACTAACCACCCCTCTGCATTATTCATACTCATACCGACCTTTTAGTAGGTTGTATAAGTCCATGTAATCTATGCCGTTTTTCTTAGCAGCGATTATATCCTCTGAACTTAAACCATACCTACCTGATCTAACACCAACATACAAGACACTATCATGATCGAAACTAGTCATGCTCAAAATGCCTGATATGTTCTGCTCTTTTACGGCATTATCAACTACATGGATAATACTGCAAAGATTACGAGGTATTCTTAAGTAGGCTGCAATACACTGAGCAATATACTCTGATGCAACCTTAGCCGATTCTGTGTTTCCAATGCTAGGTACAAGACCAATAGCAGGAAATAATACATAGATTCGACGAGGATTAAAACTTGCTAATCTCTCCCATACATCAAACTTAGGCTTTAAATCAAATATAGACCTAGGTAAGATGCCAGGTTTTCCATTACTATCATAAGACTCTACCAGACAATCAAGTGCATCTACTATCAAGACACTCTTAACCTTCTCATTTCTGGTATAATCAACTGTTGGCTTCTGTGTTGTACTGTTATTACCCCAACTAGTGCCAACATTATTCCAACTGCTACCACCACTGCCCCAACTACCAAATCCTGTACTTTGTTGGGTCTGCTTTTCCCATGGTGCAGCCTCTCCAGCATTATTATTGTTACTACTACTGCCCGTTTTCCAAGGCTGACTACTTCCAAAAGGTGTATCTGCCATTTCTTTTTCTTCTGCTCGTTTTAATTCAATACTTTCAACCCTTGCTAAGTCCTCGTTATACTTAGACTGCTCATCAAGTAATTTTTCAATTCTGAGGTCCTCACTTTCATCTTCCTCTTCATCGTCGTAATCCTCAATGTCGTCGTCATCTAAGTCATCATCGTCCTCCCTCGGATACTCTGAATAGTCGGGAGGTAGATATCCAAGATTCTCCTCTTCCATAAGCATTACTCATCACTCTCATCAACATTCTCAGCCTCTTCTGCCTTCTTGTTCTCCTGCTCGACCCTCTTCTGCTCCTTCATAAGATCCATCAAGAAACAGTCACCATTAGCAACTGTACACTGTGAATGGTCCTTACAGTAGAACTCACAGATACCATCACAGACAGTATCAATAACCGCATCAAGACGAACAAGTGGATTCCTTCTGTTCAACTTCAAGTAATAATCCTTAAAGTCTGGTAAGTTCTCCTCAAGTGTTCCCTCAACCGGTACAAGACCACTATAAATCTCTGGATCTGATTGGCCTGTCTTATTCCTCTGCTCACCAAGTGAATTACAAAAATCACAAAAACAAGACTCAGGATCATTAGGTTCGGTTGGATCAGCTAAGGTAGATGCAACTAACTTACCATAAGGACAAGCATACTCACATATAAGCTGGTTCGTATTCTCAGTGTCAACAGCCTTCTTGAACTGTAACTTGATTGTTCCATTCTCCGCTGTCTCAAACTTAACGTTAACTACCTTAAGACCTGCAATACTTTTTTCTTCGCTCATAAATTTTACTATTAATTTTCTTATATTATTATTACACAAGTAAGGTTTTTAGAGGACTACAGAGTAATACTAAGTGAGGCCGAGGAACTATCTACCTTTTCTAATAGCTTAATTCCTCGTATAACCAATCTTGATGATATTCTTAAATACTGTTGGGATATCAAAGCTATCACTAGCCATTATCTCTATTACGTAAAGCATGTTCTAATTAATTTTTGTCGTTATTATTATCTAATTTTTCCATTAATCTAAAACCCTCAGCCCTTTTGTCATTTTCTATTACAGAGGTTCTTCTAAGTTTATAGTAATTTTTTAGATCACTAGCTTTTGCAGTTACTTTATAACCTACACTCTTATAAATCTCAGACAGCATCTTTTTTATACCTGAATTACTATAAGCCTTACCTACCTCAAACTTGGCATAAATAGGTTCATCTAATTTTCCTAAGTCAAAGGTCAGAACACTAAGCTTTTTATCAATTAAATCAATCCGATAACATAAAGATCTACAACCATCAACACCTAAGGTATTAACATATTCCTTAAATCTCTTATTAGGTACGTTATCTAAGATAGTTCCAAATCCAGGCAGCCCAGAAGATTCGCAGAGAAATTTTAACTTGTGTCTTCTATCTTTCTGCCTGTCAAACTCCTCAAAGAACTTATTAAATACCTCATCATCTACGTCAGTATCATTCAACTTACCTAGTTCATTAAATACTGCAAAACGATCAGCATAGTCTACCTGTTGCATTTCATAAGCTCTCATCTCTGCTACCCTAACTAAGTTATTAATTATCGGTACAAGCTTAATACTACCATCAGGATTCTTTACCTGATTGACAGATACGTAATCCTTCTTATAGTTTAGTAGTTTAGCAGTATCTTGATATCTCTCTGCCAGGTAAGCTTGATTCTTTTCACTTACCTCACCAAATGCCTCTAGTAGACCCTCAGAGCGCTTCATCTTTTCGTCCATCTTATCCTTAAACTCCTCCTCTGGCTTCTTATTACCACTAGTGACTGACCTGAAGAATAATGTCGCCTCATCTTTCCATGGGTTTTCCTTTAATCTCTGTCTACCTAAGATTTGTGGTAGGTCTAGGGAAATATCAACCGCTAGTGTGTCAATATTAGCATCACTCACTATATAAGATTGTGCATTATCGCTGTAAAAGTCTGCTCCGAGATATACAGTTCTAGTACAGAAGGTAAACATCTTTCTAGGCTCATCCCTTAGTGGAACCCTTCCAATATCAAACTCCTTACCTAACCTCTTCTGTATCTTTTTAATATTATCCTTAGTATTAGCTACCAGAATATTAACTTGATCTGGTGTTAACTTTGCGCGCTTGATGATACTAGTAATGTTATTAACTGAATTGACATAGAAAACAGCTTCCTTTGATTCAATTCTCTTAACTTTGCCATTTCGATCTTTTACAAACCTGTGATCAAAGTTACCATTGACATACTTTTCAATAATCGGCTTAACCTCTGTAAAAACTGCTTTCAGAGTCTTAACATACAAGATAGGCCGTTTTACTCTACTATTATCTTGTGAACTCCAATCTAAGTCATAGTATGGAAGATTTTTAAATTCATCTAACATATCCAGGTACTTATCGATCATTGGTGTAGCGCTAACATAACATACCCTCTGTACACCTTGTAAGTTACTAACAAATTGAAGCTCTGTGTCGGACTTAAATTTGCTATCCGTGAAAATGCTTTGAAATTCATCGATAATTACTCTGAAATCAACCTCACTATAGTTATAGTTCACTATCTCCTTTACTAACCTAAAAGAGTCATAAGTAACAAGAATTTTAATCGGTCGTCCATCGTACAGACAACTATTAATGTAGCCTGTTAGTTTTTTAGTGAGATCAAAGAAAAACCTGCCCCTTGCAGTCTCTAATATTCGCTTTTCTTTTGCTATTTCATTTTTACTATAACCACTCTTTGATTTTTCTGACTTCAATAGATCTTTATCAGTGCCTGGATCACCCTCATACTCATTCACTACCAAGAAAACATCATTCTTATGTTGTTCAAACTTATTCTGTAGCAAGATCTTCCTAGGGCTACAGAGTATTACATTTTCATTATTAGTTATACAATACTCTGTAAACCCACATCCTGGTATCTGTTTGTTCAGGATGTGGGGAAAGTCGTTGAGCTTAAAGTCTGGAATTTCACTAATGTACCTATATCCTGCAGGTACTACGATTGTCTTTCTTTGCATAGTCTTTATTATTTATTTGTTAATAATTCTTAATAGCTTGGGCTTTCACCCCAAGCTAAGCCCCGCACACAAGAGACTCCCTTCTGTCGTCCCTTGCTTCGGGTCTGTATTTCACAAGTAAGTCTTTCAGGTGATATAACTTGCAAATTTGTAATTTTCAATATTAACTAGGTTATCAACGAGCTATGTATTTCTCTTTCAAAAAAAAATAACACATTTTATTATTCCCGATAATATTCCATCGACATCGATTTATGGTCTCCGCGCTGCTCCGCCCCTAAATCTCCAAATTGCGATGCGCCCTTTATCGGGGTATTTTCAAGTTTACCCTCATATGAGTCCTGAGCCGTGCTCTGCCGGCGAGGCTACGAATGAGTGAATATCTTCCCCGGGTTCAATATGATCTCCCGAATGGTAATGAGGGAGGGTTCATATTGTGGCAACGGGAAGGCGGGGAAGCAAGGAGTAGTCGTAGTGGAGGGAGGATGTAATCCGAGTGTAGCGGAGAGTACGAATTGAGTGCGGAGCCTAGCTTGCCCAAGAATGTCACAAAAGCGGTCTCTGCATTATCCTGCCCCTCTTGAAACGCCCTAAATCCCTTATTAGTGTAGAATCATATACTAACGCTTAAGTAGTTGGCAGTGGGTGTTAGTGATTAGATTTCACGTGAGCAATACTGTCAACTATATTAGGCAATTTTAGTATGTGGTTTTTGTTTTACCCTCATTAAATCTCAATAACCTTTACGTGGTATGAGGGATAACTAGCACTAAAGTTGTGAAACTAATGATTGAGCGATGCTATTAACTTATCTCATAGGTTATTAGCGGAGTACGGTGGCATGAGATTTATTATTGAATGTCATAAAACCTTAGACACATTATTTAACAATTTATTTACATGATGAATTATAATGACGAGAATTTATTAGTTATGATAGTTCAGAATATTAGTAGAGCCCGGGAATTATGGAAAAGCGAGGTATGTTGACGTCCGTATCAGTATCAATGGGATTGTTACTGTTAGGGATCTATATTGGCAGGAGGTCTGTTAAGGAGAAAGATAATAATAAGAGGGTATTAGTCCCTGATGAAAGAAGGAAAAAGAGGACCAAAGTTGATATAGTAGACGAAAGGAGAGTGGACGACGATACCGACAACTACTTAGGGGATCTTGTTATCTCAGGTAGGTCAATTACGGCAGGCTTAGTAGGAATTGCAAGAAGGATTATTAGGCGTGGTGTGATGAGCGTTTCCATAGGTGATAGTAAGAAGACGAGGAAGATTCTCAGTATTGTGGATTTTCTTAGTGAATTCAACAAGAAGGCTATTACAGTATACATGACAAACATACAAGCAATGAGTCGTTTGCCAAAGAATGAGAAAGAGATGTATGGTTTTTTGTCGAAGTATGGGCTAGAGATAAAATTTAAGGAGATGCTGGAGAGAAACATGAGCCAGCGTTAGAGATAGGGACTTAGTTCTTATCTTTATTTTTTTTTCTCGCGCCACTTATACTCACACGCAGGATAATATTAACCTGTAGAGAATGAATGTAGGGATGGTTTTTCGCGTGTAGGTTAGTCTGGCGCAGATACCTTATATGTGATGTATAATAAAATAAAAAAAGAAGATGGAATTACCGAATTTGTTGGACTTTTACCTAACTGAGAAACCAATTCAGCCTAACTATGGTCTCTATCACGAGAAACTGATAGGGGCATTAATTAGAAAGGGTTATTGTTTTGGTGCTGCTATTAAGGGTCTTGCTAGTAGGTCAGTTAGATTAAGGTATGATCATATAGCTAAGCTACATGACCCAAACTATAAAGTAGTGCGTGTAAGAAATGGCGGGTTTACATTATCCTTAGTAGACTGTGATGAGGTTACTAATTACTACCCAACAGATGAAAGAGGTTATAATACTGCCAGAGTGTTAGTTAGTGTATCAAGTCCAGAATTATTAGAAAAAACAGGTGGTAGGTCAGTCTGTTTGTTTATGTTTGCTAGTGAATTGATGGGAATTATTGTAGCTAGTGGAGGTATGACAGGCCTAACAATACCAGGGGAGTTTTATATTAGACCTTTATCGGGTAATTATTTTATTGCTACTACAGGATTTCACAGGGTTGGTTTTAGTAATAGAGATAAGATTGGAAATAGTGTTAGGTTGTCAGCATATAGAGAGGGTAGTACAACATCTAAACTAGTACCTGGCAAGTTATACCTGTACAAGAATAATACGAATGCTATTATATATCTTGGAAAAATAAGTAAGGTTGTGCGTAATAGTTATTCTTGCCTATCTAGTGTTGCTGGTCTATATAGGGTAGAGGAGAGCTTATCTAAACTTCCCAGAATCAAACTTGAGAATGATGTAGACCTGTTCATTGATGTTGATTATGAATCTTGTGTACCTCTCTTAGATTCTCCTACAAAACCTACCTTACTTGAGTTTATATCAGACATGGTGGAGAAGAGCCAGACATGTGATCGTTTCTTTTGTGGTAGGAATGATAGGAAAACAAAACTTAGACTTATTGAAACAGATACAGTAATTGACTTACCTCGTGATTTTAGCCCGTCCGGTTTCTTTGGGTCAATTGCTAGCGACTTATATAATAAGACAGGGATTGATGTATTTATGGCATTATATCCAGACCTACTAAAAAAGGGGAATCTTGATAAGTTCTTGGGTATCCTAGAGTTTGAAGTAAAAAAGTCTGTAAATCTCAACTATGCTCCTATTAAGAAAGGGGAGACGGATGCAGCTAGATTACTGGGCTGTTATTATTTTGATGATAGGACAACTGTATTCACTCACCCTGAACTCTTGGGGATGTCTGAGGATGAACTTATCAAGAGAGTAACTGAGATGTTAGAGAAAATCAAGTAAAATCCTTATAAGAGTAAACAAATAAATATTATAAAATTATGGCGTATCATGAGTATACAATGATTATTCAAGTAGCCGGAGAAGATGGTGAAAATTGTGTATCAATATCAAAAGTGAGTGATGCGGATATGGAAGTAATGTATCCGATCTTAGAGGAAATTAAGAGAAACAAGGGTTATTTCACAAGAGGTAGTTATGTAAAGCCTGGAAAACCGTCTGGGAGAGATCTTTATAGGAGTTTTGCAGGGTGGGATGTACTTAGTTCTCACCTACCAGACCCACCTAGCGGATTTTTTGCAGTCTTAGAGGTCAAATTATTTCGAGATAGCCCTTGGGAGATGATTTTAGTCGATTAAGATGCCCTAGAATCCTTATATATGTAATGAAAGTTATCTCAAGATGTATTAAAGTCTTGGGATAATTTATTTTTAAACAATTAAAATTATACGATTATGAGAATGTTTAGAGAAATTAAGGAAGTGAGAGAAATTCATCACAACGACAATAACAATAGTGGTGAGAGGAATGATATTGAAAGTTGGGAGAAGCTGATGGAAGAGTTCAGCCCCGATAAGTTTAAGTAGAATATTATTAGTTGGTTTAGGTAGGTAAAATCTGAGCCGACTAATATTTTTTCGCCCATGAAAGCAGGTAGATTCCTTATAAGTGTAATAATAATTTTAAATAATAGTATTATGGTAAACAAAGAGAAGGATACTGTATTTTTCAAAGCAGATCATGTAATTGAAGTGAGGTCTGAGAAGGCCAAGGCAGAGTATGATGATATACTGCCAGAATTGTATTATCAGTAAACTAAATCTTAGCTGGTTATGTTATTTAGCCAGCTTTGTTTTACAAATTATTTAATTATTATATGGAGATCAAAAAATTAATAGACGAGTATAGTAAGTTAAGCAGTAGTGAGTTATTAGAGGTGTTAAAGCAGAGAACAGACCTAACCCCTACTCAAAAAAATATTATCTATGTCTACTTACACCCAACTAACCTAGGAGATATGGAGTTAGTTAGTAAGTTTCAGACATATAGGAATAATAAGGACGGTAATATCACAGGAAAGCTTGAACCTGTAGATAATGAGATTATTATGCTGTTAAACGCTTATAGATGTAGACAGTATAATAAATATATTCGTCACCTACTTCATAGTTTTGTCAAGAAGGATAATAGTATTGTCCCTATTGATGGTAATGAGGTAGAATCTTGCGGTATTTGTGGAAAGCCTGTTTATCAATATGGTAAGTGGCAAGAGAAGTGCTGTGAGTTAGGAAAGGATGAAGTAGTCAGGAAGGAACATTTATCTCTTGGTGGTGATGGTACTGATATAGTAGTTTGCCTTGATTGTCTTATACAGTTAGGTAAGCTTCACGACCTACTACAAGAGATAGAAGGTTCTGATTACTTAGATAATTGGAAGAAATGATTTTCACTTTTTTCATAATTTTATAAATTTAAATTGTTAATATCCAGGGGAGTCCGTTGTAGTGATTATAATGGCTCTCCGACTTTTTTATTTTTTATGGCAAAGAAGAAAGAAATAGATTATCGTGAGACTTTTATGTTTCCAGATATAGTAGGCCAATCTTTTCCGGTCTACTGTCTATCAGAGAGTGGTAGACTTTGTAATTTTAAGAACATTGTATACCCTAGTCCTTCATCATGCAAGAGGTTTACTAGGAATAAGCAGCTTAGGAAGAGATCAATGCAGGCTAAGATATTTGATGCGCTTATTAATGTTGGTTATTGGGAGCCTCTCACTGTATTTAGAGAGTTTCCAGTGGTTATACAGAATTCGCATCGCCTACCAAATCAGAAAAGAATGTACTACTTGATGGATTATTATTTTCCAGAGCTTAGACTTGCAGTAGAGCTGGATAGTGAGTATCATGATGAGCAGGGTACTAATGACACTGATGCAATTAGAGATGAATACCTTTATAAGACACATGGTATTAGTGTATTTAGGATGAGAAATTTTGAGAAACCACAGATACAGAAGACAAAGTTTCATGACCTGACTAAGATGATACGTGGGATAGAGCCGATCAAGAACTATGCACCGCTTGTTTTTAATACTGATCTCTTACAGCATTTAAATAGTAAAAGCTGTAATTAGGCTGGCTTAGAAATCTTATATATGTAGTGAAAATTAAAAATAAATTATATATAAAGTTATGATTAAAATATCATCAAGTGTAGATCAAGGTGGACAGAGAATGGTAGTAACAGTGAACACGAACCTGATTGATAGATACTATCCTCACTTGTGTGGAATGTTGAAGGTATCTAAGACTTGTCCAAGAGGTATACAGGTTGAGAAAGCGGCCAAGGATACAGCAATCATTACGTTTCCTATCCCAAAGAGTAATATGGGACCTATTAGGAATACACCCGATGGAAATTCAGTTGTGGGTATTGATGCTAGTTTCTTAGAGCCACTCCTGAAAGAGCTTAATCGTTTTGCCAGCCTATCAGTTAGGAATATGTCAAAGCATGTTGAGTTCTTACCAATCAATGACTTAAGTGGTGGTTACAGTGAAGAGGAGAGACGTAGTGATGTAGTAACTGCCATTAAGAACAAGAGAGATTTCTTACTGCTTGATTCCTATAAGACATATAAAGAGGAAGTAGAAGCAGGGAGGTATCAGTTTAAGCAGGTCCTAGTTAAGTATGGGACTTCTGACTATGCTGATATTTCAATTTGGATAGAGAAAAATAATTTAGAACCGCTCAAGAAGTACTTCAAAGATAATGCGAAGGTAGTTGATTGGTTCTAATAATTAAGCTAGAGAAGAGAACAAATGAAAGAGTACAAATTAGTTGTGCTTTAGTAGTTAGGTTCTCTTTTTGTTTTTAACCTTTAATAGACAAAATAACAAAGATGGAACAACTTAGTCCAACAGTAATGATGATTTCAGGGTCAGAGCCTATTCCAGAGGGTACAGAGGATTTTGTAAAGATTGCTCTCATGGGCCCTACTGATCTTAACCCAGCTAATGATTCATGGCAGAGTAAATTTGCCCAGGGTGTAGCGGCTATTACTAGTACAGAGCCTGGTAAAGGTATTGTTCAGTTTAGGGGTACAAAGATTCTCCTCCTCAACTGTCAATCTAGTCAACCACAGAACCCTCAGATGACCTTTGATAATCCTGAGTTCGTTAATAAGCTTAGTGCAGATCTAGATTACTCAGGTGTAGCGGATGGTATTTTCTTCAATTTCCTTAAGAAGAGCACCGGTATTATTGCGCCTGTTGAATTCTCGCTCATTGCACAATCAGGTAAGGTAGTGACGAGGTGTAGTAATGAGTATGTGAATTATGGACTTATCAGAACATTATGCGAGAGATATAAGGCGCCTCTCTTACCCGGTGCGACTACTAGTGTCTTACTCGTCTTACAAACAATGTGGTCCTATATTCCTAAGTTTCAAGAGATTCAAAAATTTAAACTCCCAGAATAATGAGATCTTTTGTAGTATTGAAAGGACTTGTAAAGGAGGATAAAAGGAATTGGGTATTGAAAGAGGGATTATCTAGTTTTTTCTTAGACATAGATAACTTAAGATCATTATATTTTAAGCCTGACTATAAAGGTGACAGGGATTACTTAGTTAATTCTTTCGATGAGCTGGTTTATAGTAGGTTCATTGAGGTAGTATGTACAAAAGCTAGCACTGGTACTTTGATAGTAGTGGACATGGAAAATGAATCTACTGCTATCTTAGAACAGCTAGCTAGGATTTTTGGTTATACTGTTTTCTATAAAGTATTCCCAATTCCTCAAGACTATGTAACTAAGAACAGAAAGTATAGTGATCTTAGGTATATTCCCCATAGTAGAGTAGACCTGAAGAAAGAGGTAGGTAATTTCTTGTCACAATCACTGGAAAATAAGAACTTAATCACTACCTATAAGAACCTAGAGAAGTATTGGTCGAAGCGTGATGAGACAATAAAGCTAGAGGTAACTGATAAGGTCCTACATGTATCTGACTTACATTCGCATTTTAACGCAATGAGTTCGGGAATACCACCTACATCAGATTATAGCTTAACAGTATTTCATGGGGATTACATTGATGGTCCTGTAGTAGGTGGTAGTAGGAAGGTAATGGAAAGTATCTTACTATGTGATAAAGAGAATGTTAGATACTTAGAAGGTAACCATGAATTGAGACTCAGAAAATACCTAGGTTGGAAAGTACTAAAAGCAGCAGACCGTAAGATAGCAGCTTCTTGTATTTATAATTCTATCCCTGATCAATTTTTAAAGACGACCGCTAAGGAATTTGAGACCTTAAGTAGTGTTGAGGCCTGGGCTTGGATTGATGAGATGAATAGAAAGCTTAAGGAGTATGTCATCTATAAGAGGGGAAAGAATACCTACATATGTACACACTGTGGTATTAGATGGATCGAGCAGTTAAGTCCAAAGTTTGTAGGTAACCTGATTAATTCTAACAAAAATATTGAGCGTGTGGATGAGGCTTTTACTAAGAATTACGTAAGAGATAAGTTTTATTCTATCCATGCACACTGCTATTATCCAAGTGGTTTTAATCCCACTAAGTACAGTAATGTTGTTAACCTAGACCCTGAAGATGAGAATAAGGTTAACTATTACGTGAGTGAACATAAGAAGAATAATAAAATAGTATGCCTAAGAGAAGAATTAAAATAACAACTACGTCAGATAAAATCGGCGAAGTAGTTGAGAGGTTATCAGGTAGTAGTGTCGAGGTAAGTGTGGTAGTAGATATGCCAGAAACTAAGGAGAATTTTGAGTTTCTGAGTAAGTCAGATTCTATTACTTCATGGGACTTTGAAGAGGTCGTGAAAGAACCTTGTAGTAATTGTGAGTGTAGTAGTAAGAAAGAACTAGTAAAGACATCTATTAACTGTATCTTAAAGGAAGCAGGGATTGATACGATTACAGTTAAGCCGGGTGAAGTATTGAAGCTGATTGAGTGTGTATGGGAGCTTAAGAAACATTACCCATCACTACACTACACAGAATCTAATATTGCTAGGGCTCTTAATTCTTACTATAACGATGAATTGGGTGGAAGTGACGCAACAGGATACCTAATTACAAAGAGAGTACTTACAGATTTCATAGGGGGTTATAATTCTGCCTACCTTGATAAAAGTAAGATTTACCCTGAACTCATAGATAGACTCGGTGAGGTATGGGATAATCTTGGCAAGTTTGATACATTGTCTGGACTTGTATATATGATTTATGATATTAACATTCTTGGATCAGCCCAGGGTGCACGATAAGGGTAATTAATCAAAGCCCGCACTCCGCCTAGTAGTACATTAATTTGTATTGCTAGGCTTTCTTTTCCTTATTAGTGAAGTAAAATAATAAATTAGTATGCATTTTTCAGTATTAGTAGTAGGAAAAGACAAAGATGATGTTATAGGTCAACTCGAATATTACAGTGAAGATCGAGAAGTAGAGTCTTACCTAAATGTCCCTTTTGATGATGTAGTGGATGATGTACTAGATAGGTATGAGTCAGAGTACAAAGGCCTCATAGAAAAAACAAAAAGTGATCCTAACTATGTTCCCCCTGCATATAAGAAGGGAGATCTAGATCGTTTCCTTAAGGTAGATTTTACAGCCCCTGAAGAAGAAGTTAGAGAAAAGCTGTATGAACTATTTGCAAAGGACTGGGGAAATGATGTACGTGAAGATGGAGTCTATAGCAGTTATAATCCAGAGGGTCAGTGGGATTGGTATCAGCTTGGTGGAAGATTTACTGGTAGCTTATTACTATCAGACTTTGCAGTACCAATCAAAGGCTACGCTTATCCAGCCAATTATAATGTAGTAGAAAAGATGTACGAAATGAATAGCAGAAATAGGGCTGACTTTGCAAGACTAGATGATGTAGTAAATATTAGGGAACTACTAAGTAATGGTATTTCTAACCTACTTAGTCCTAGTACTGGTTGGGTAGATCTTGATGGTAAGAGTGAAGATGACCTAGACTTCTACTATAAGAAGATACTAGATAATAAAGGTAGTGATGATGTTGTGGCAATTATTGACTGTCACTCGTAATAATATAAAGTAAGATTATGAAAGTAGTAGTAATAGTAAGAGGTGAAAGTGAGAATTTTGAAGGAACAATAAAGGTATACATAAGGCTCCCAAGATTTTTTATACCAGAGAAAATGGCGGATGTCCTGTTTAATAATTACAGTAAGGACAAGTTTCCAATTAAAGTAATGAAGCTTATACTAGACCCAGAGGGACTCTTTAATAGGTGTAGAGGGTTGCCATTAGATACAGAGATAGATCATTACTTGGAGATTTATGATAACAGGTATAATGGGTTAGAGAAAGTACTCACACCTAAGATGGTTCGTAGTATAATACTTAATGAAGTCACTGACGAAGCAATATCTAACCCAACACAGTATTATTCCATCGTTGATCCATTTTACTTGGTTGGTCTTAAGTGTGATGAACATGCCAAAGTTAGTACATTCGACTCGGACATAACAATAGATGATTTCTTAAGAAGTACGGACAATCATCTCGGAAGTAAGAGAATTCTGAAGGAAATTATGAAAATATCTGCTCAAAATGAACAAAAAAGTGAGTAGGTCCGCTTAATTCCTTTATATGTGGGTAGGAAGTTTCTTACTCATGATATAGATTTTTTAATATAAATTTCAAACAAAAAGAATGAAAGCTTACAATTTTAACATCTTAGTTGAGAAAGTAAAGAAGGTTGTTGCTGAGCAGAAAATTGGCAACTTCGTAATTACAAGTGAAAAAGATGACGATTATGACACATGTGAAGTCATCAGCGTTGGTGGTAAGGTAGTTGGTATTGCAGAGGGTGATATGCTACTGATCAGGCCAAATGCTGGTCATAATGTGAAAATTGGTGATTCAGAGTATACAGTTATTATCGACTCTGATGTATTAGTAATTCTTTAATCAATTAACAAAAGAAAATAGAAATGGAAGACAAAGTAGTAAAGACAGGACACGACACACAGGCAAAGATTATTGAGGGTGTTAGTAAGGCAGTTAGTGCAATTAAATCAACTCTCGGCCCTAGTGGTAAGTGTGTTGCTATTAACATGAATGGTTTTACAACTGAAATTACTCGTGATGGTGCAACTGTCGCAAAGAATATTCAGTTTAAGGACCAGGAGATGAATATGGGTGCAGAGCTAGTAAAGAAAGCTGCATCTGCCACTGAGGAGGTAGCAGGTGATAGCACTAGTACTACATCTATCTTAATTGAAGAGTTCTGTAAGCGTGGACAGAGGGCGATCAATAGTGGTGCAAATGTCAATGAGGTAAAGCTTGGTATGTTGAAGGCCCGTGCAAAGGTTGAGCAGTATATCAAGGAAAATGCTATCTTGGTTGACGGTGATATGGAGAAGATCCGTAAGGTAGCCACAATCTCTGCAAATAATGATCCAGAGGTAGGTGACTTGGTAGTTAAGGGTCTTAGTGAGGTAGGACTTAATGGACTTGTTACAGCTGATCTTGCTAGTGGTCTTGATACTGTAATTGAGACAACAGCTGGTATGAAGATTGAGCGTGGTTGGTCTAGTCCTAATTTCGTAACAAACCCTGAAGATGGTACATGTGTGATGGAAAATCCTTATGTACTTGTTGCGAGTGAACATATCGGAAGCATTAAGCAGATGGTAGATTTCATTCAGGACTATGATCAGAACAGTCAGGGTCGTCCACTTCTCATGATCGTTGATGAGATCGATGATAATGCAAATATGATGCTTGCTATCAATGTAATGCGTGGTGCTATTCGTTGTTGTGTAGTCAAGGGTATCGATTTTGGTGACTCAAGACGAAACATTATGGAAGATGTATCAGTAGCCGTTGGTGGTATTCATATTTGCCCAGAGAATAATATTACAATGACCCAGGCTAATATCTCAGTACTCGGTCAGGCTAAGAAAGTAGTAGTGACAAAGGATTCATGTGTTATCTATGAAGGTATGGGTGATCCTGAGGAAGTTAAGAATAGGGCTGAGATCTTAAAGGCTAGACTTGCAGACCCTAAGACATCAGACTACGAAAAGACAAAGTTTGAGAAGAGACTTGCTAACTTGACTGGTGGTATTGCTATTATCAAGGCAGGTGGTGCAAGTGAGGCTGAGAAGGCAAATAGAAAGGCAACAATTGAGGATAGTATTTTGGCGGCTAAGAGTGCAATCGAAGAAGGTTGTGTTCCTGGCGGTGGTTATACATTCTTGAGGGCTGCTATGTCTCTGACCAAGGATAAGAAGTTCTGGAAGGAGCTTACTGAGGATGAGGCAGAGGGTGCTAAGATTGTTGTTAATTCACTTCCTATCATTATGCACACTATCGCAGAAAATAGCGGTGTTAGTGGTGATGTGATAGTTAAGGAGGCTAAGTCATTGAAGCCTGGTTTTGGTTATAACGCTAAGACAGGTAAGGTTGTTGACTTGGTAGAGGACGGCATCTTAGATTCAGCAAAGTCTCTCCGTGTATCATTAGAGAATAGTATATCAGCTGCTAGTATGATCTTACTGGTTGACTGTACTATTACTGATGACTTGAGCGGTAAGGATGGAGCTGAGCCTGCAACTAAGGGTATGATGATGTAGTAGAAGTTGCAAATTGTTCATATATAAAGGGTACTGTGCTGAATTTTTTAGTACGGTGCCCGATTTTTAAGCCAACATGAACAATACTGCATAAGAAAGCTCCTAAATGCCTAAAAAGTGAGAACAAAATAAAAATAAAATCAATGAGCGGTATAGACGAAAACGATAATTACGGAAATCTAAACCTAAGTGATTTTGGAAAATTGGTAAAGAGTAGTGACTTAGAAGAAGATGATGGTGAGGATTACAAATGGAAGACTCTCCTGACACTAACTATGATGCCAAAACCTTTCGGGATGACTTGGAAGAGAGAAAAGATGATAGAATTCTTGAAGAGCAGGGGATATAGTATCGTAAAGAGATTTGACCTTGACACTGATGAAGACTTCGAAGTTGCTGTTAAATCTGGTTCTGAATATGTGCCAGATACTAGAAACATAGTGGAAGCTTTTTCAGAGGAGATGCAGAATTTTATCATTGAATGGTCAACAAGTTTTAATAAAGATAAGAAAGGATGAATATAAAGGACTCTGTACTAGCAAAATGGTCTATCTTAATTAATGCGTGTAAGTCATATTACATTGATTCACAGCCGACAGGTATTAGTGACTCTGATTATGATGAGATGGAACAGAGAGCAATTAACGAAGATGGTTTTTTCGTGAGGGATTATGTATTTGACACGTACTTGAAAGGTGTTAAGACAAAGAACTCGTACATTGAGAAGATCAAAAAGTTTAAAGCGCCTAAATCAATGTTAGATGCAATAAGGAAGTCAATAGTAGAGTTAGGTACAGATAAGATATACCTAGACTTGAAGTATGATGGTTCTAGTATTGCAGTCTACATAGATCCTACTAACGGAGTCCCAAAGAGAGTAGTAACAGTTGGAAATGCGAATATTAATGATTGGGGTGTAGATCAGACAGCTAAGTTGTTTAATTTTCTACCTCAACGATTTCCAAGAGGTATTGTTGCTATTCAGTGTGAAGCTCTTATTGATATTGAAAGATTAGATAAGAGTATTGATCCAGAAAAAGCAAGACAGAAAGCAAATGGTCTTATCAATTCTAAGTACTGTGATAAAGAAGTATCAGAACTACTAACCTTAAGAGCATATAGGTACTATACTGATGACTCTGAGGAAGGTAAGAAAGTAAGGGAATCTGATTATAGAGATGTCTTACAGAGTTTCGATACGGTTAGGTCACAGCAAGATAACCACATTCTATTTAGTCCTGCACAAGTTTGGACATTGCCTGAATTAGAGGGAATGCCAGGTTTTTGTGAGAGTGATAGAACAGTTACTGATACTGGTACTTTCTTAAATGATGGATGGGTGCTTTATAATGAGCATGGTATCTGTCAGAGAGCTATTAAGTATGCAGGGGCTGGTAGTGGAACTGAGGCAATAAAGACCAGAGTAAGAAGTATTATTTGGAATGATCAGACTTGCAAAGGAAAAGATAGTTGGAGTGCTAATGTAGAAGTAGAGCCAGTACAAGTTAAGGGCTGTACAATCAAGAAACCAAGTGCAGGAAGTGTTAGTAAGTTAATAAAGAACAACATAACACCAGGCGCAGAGGTTGGAATTATCTTAGCAAACAGTACTATCCCTATGGTTGGTAATGTATTTAAGCCAGGTAACGGTGATTATATGTGGCCTTCTTGTAAGTGTGGTTATAAGTTAAGCTCTAAAGATATCTATGGTAGCCTATTGAAGTGTGGAAATCAATTGTGTAGTGAAAGATTGGGAAGAATGAAAAAAGTTCTAAACAATACAAACTCACCAAAGGATCTTGACCTGAATAAGTTGTTAGTAATTGACAGGTTTAGATGGGAAAATACACAAGTTTCAATAGACAGGTTAGTAGAATTAGCAGTGAGTAATGATAGTACTGGTTATTATAATTACTTGCGTGGATTCTTAAAAACAGAGCTCCAGATTAGAAACTTAGATCTTGTTTGGATGGCAAGTTTCAAAGCAATACAAGAACATGTTAGAGGAAAGTAGTAGTAATAGTTTTATCAAGACTATTAACGATACAGACTACACACAAACAGTTCAATATGTTTATCTTAAATTGATAGACAAGTATAGGAATATTGCAAGAATCTCAGATATATTTACACTTCTTAGAGAGTCGTTTGATATTGATGAGTGGATTGCATTAGACCCAAACCTCCTACAAAATGGAAACTTAGAGTCTTACTTAATCGACGAACAGATTGAGTGGATGAATAATAGGCCAGTTGATTTTGATGATATCTACCAGGCACTATTAAAAGCAGGTGATTTTGTAGGGAGTGAAAAAAAGAAGTTTGAGCAAGGAAATGTAAGAGAGCGACTTTGGGCTATCTTCCTTGTGATTACTAAGCCAGAGTTAAATTTAAAATATAATTCTTAATTATAAAAAGATGATAGAAGTTAATTTGTATGCAATTCCTGCTAAGGATGCAGGAGCAACAGTAGGTCGTTGTATTGACCGTACACGTTATGACATGGACATTATGAAGGTTAGTGTAATGGAATTCGTAAAGGGTTTCTTGAAGACTAATATTCCTAATTTCGATGCATCAGTGAACAATCCTGACATTATTAGCTTGATCAATAGTGACATTACGCTCACTACGAAGGATTTTGCTTGTATTAACTATTACCTCATTAAGTCAGGTTATATGGTTACTATTCAGAATGTAACCGAAGATGAGGAAAATCCATTGTCTATTCCAGCTGAGATGATTGAGTGGAATATCATGGATTACAACTTTATGCAAAATGGATACCCAACAACTACTAAGATTGTACAGTCTGGTGGTACTGATGTAGTATCTGTGCTTGAGAATATCACTAATAATACTGGCTTATTCAGTGAGGATAAGTTTGGTGGTATTAAAAATCCACTTAAGGAGTTAGTAGATACAATCAAGAAGGTCAAGGAGGTTAAGGGAAGTATTGAACCAGGCCCAGTTACAAAGGCTTATGAGGTACTTGATAACCTTGGCATTAAAGTATTCTGCGCAGTTAGTGAAGATTAATAGAAGATAGGTATGACAACATTACAGGATGACTTAATTGAAATCTATAATAACTTAATAGTATTCAATAAAGATACCCTTGTAAATAGTAATCCACTACCTATTACTGTTAAATTTGAGAAGGAGTCCAATTCCCTATTATTTGAACAACTTGGTAATTCAGTTAGGATTGGACTTCCTGTTTATTACTCGCTAGGTCTTGACAGTATTAAGCTAACATACCTACTACCGAAAGATTATGACTACCTAATGTATAACTTGAGTAGTCTTATATCTAGTGGTAGGTTACTAGATGATCGTATATGTCTTAGCCCTGAAAATTATGGCTTTGATGTGTATGGTGTTAACTTAAAAGAATTCTGGAAAGGCCCTGAGATACTAGGCACTGTTAGATTTGTGTCTAGTAATTCTTGGTTATTTAGGTTTATAACAAAAAGAAAATATAAGCTATGATTCAAGTAGTTGTAGAGAATGTATCTATTACTGGTATTAAACTTCCCGAGTACAAACATCCTGGTGATAGTGGAATGGATGTTAGGGCTGATATTGAAGAGCCTGTAACATTGAAACCATTAGAGCGCAGGTTGATAAGTACTGGATTGAAGTTTAAAGTACCAGAGAACATAGAAATTCAAGTTAGACCTAGAAGTGGCCTTGCATTGAAGAAAGGAGTAACAGTACTAAACACACCAGGAACAGTAGATGAGTCTTATGAGGGTGTAGTAGGTGTTATCCTGATTAACTTAAGTGCAGAGGAAGTAGTAATAAACCCAGGTGATAGAATAGCACAGTTGGTTTTTGCAAGAGTAGAAAAAGCAGAGTTAAACTTAGTTGCCAAGATCTCGGGAAGTACAGAAAGAGGTAGTGGTGGCTTTGGTAGCTCAGGTATTAATTAAAAAAAAAATAAAAAGTTATGGAATCAAATGAAAAATTAACAATGGGAGATATTGAAAGAAAAGATCAATTAATAGTAGGTTGGAGAAATGCAGATGATGTAGCGGCTAGTGTATGGAGCAGTATTCATAGTAAACTGGTTGATGGTACTCTTGTGTTTGCCTATAAAGCCACCAACGATAAGACTGACTTAGTTCAGTTAGTAGTAGTTAGAAATCTTAAGAGGGATCCATTTGGTAACCCTACTAGTTTAGATAATAGCTATGCAGTTGGTATGGTAACAAAGGGATTCACCATGCTCCTTCCTAATGTACCTCTTACTTATGTTGAGAATGATGTGATTAACGACATGAAGAAGTATAAGGTAGAGAAAGACTTGATTGATCTTTATAAGCAGGTTATTAAAAATTTTGAAGAGAAGTATGGCAGTAAGTAAGCAAAAAAGACCTAGAGTATTAGCAATCGATCTTGGTTACTCATCAGTTAAGATTTCCTTTATTGATGATAATGGAAGCTTGGTAAATTATAAGATGATATCAGCAATTTCCGAACTCCCTGAGGCACCACTTGAGATCGATAATGATACAGTATTTAAGCTGAATGAAAAATGGTATGTAATCGGCCCTAACTCACTTAAGCTTGATAGAAATTATCGACTTAAGCTGGAGACATACGAGCAGATGAAGGCAATCTATCCAGTTGTGATTAGTTACTTCCTCAGCAAGTATTCAGATATTAAGTGGGACAAGGTAGCAATTGGACTATCTATGGCATTTAGTGACAAGGCAGATGATCTTTTAAAGTTTCTGTATGAGTCACTCTTGATTAGTCCTGATACCAATTTCTTTGTATGCTTGCCACAGGGTCTTGCATGTAAGGCGGCTTTTGCTAAGTACGGTCAGAATGTAAAAGATAGCAATATTCATACAACAGATAACAAACTAGATTCATACGTAATTTGTGATGGTGGTTATCTAAGTATTGATATTTGCGCAGTGATTGACCAAAAATCTGCAGCTGGTGCAACTATTGGAATTCCTGATACGGGTGTTATCTGTATTTCTAGGGACATCGCAGAGTATATCTATAAGACGTACGAATATAGAATTTCAACAAAGGAAGCACAGACGGTAGTGGATTCTGGTATATTAACGAGAAGGGGAAAGGTAATTGACTTATCAGATGTAGTAGATAAGTACACTAGAATTTACCTTGCTAATGTACTTAACCTATTAGAGGAAAAGTACTCATCACAGTTAGATGCAAGTAATGGACTTCTGATTGTAGGTGGACTATCTCACTTCTTCGCTAAGTACTTGAATGATGAGCAGTTTATTAAGGAAGTAGAAAAACACTTCCCAGTTAGCTTTATCCACGTACCAACAGATTACGGTGAGTACTATAATTCAATCAGCTATATGTTAATTGCAGAAAAGCTGATGGGTTATGTAGAACAATAAAAAAGAGATAGAGGGATTATGAATTAATATAATCTCTCTATTTTATTTTAATATTTAATATGACAAGTAAGACAATTAAGGGTCAGGCATGGATTATGGGAAATAAACTATTGCAGGACCAGACGTTAATCTTATCTAATGGAGAAACAAGCAATAATACAGTAGCACTAGTAGAGGATATCTGGAAGGACTTAACCAGCGATAGTGGAACATATAAGTATAATGGCAAGTCTTATTTCTACTGGACTTATAAGATGACGTCAATGGAAGATGACAACACAGAGGTAGAAGTAATGATTGAGTGCCCTAGACCTAAAGATGGTTTGTGGGGTGACGGTCCGTTTGATCAAGAACTAGCTACTGCAAAAGGTGATTGGGCTAAATACTGGTTGAAGAAATTTAAAACTGCTTATGATAATGCGGTTAATTCTCAGACAATCCAACCAAAAGAGATCCTATTTCCAGGAACTCAATACGTAACACCAACAGGAGACTTAAAAGAGGTAGAGGAGAAAAGAATACAGAGAGATGACCTAGGAGATATTGAGAACCTCCTTAGTGCTTTTTAAAATAACCCTAACTATGCTGAAAATCTATATAGGAAGACAAGAAATTAACTAAGGTGTAGTTAGGGTTACTGATTTGAAAGAAAAAAAATAGTAGAACAATTAAGTCTACTATTAATTTTTTTTGCTTATTTCCGGTTCAATTCCCTCTCAATATAATCTTTAGCGAGAGGACCAACAGTACAGTATTTTTCTAAGTCTTTGAAGTTTTCATCTAGCTCTTCTTGTGATGCTGTACTCAAGAACTTTAAAAGACTATCAACTGCCTTACTCATACTCGAAATTCTTTAACTGTCTTATTATGGTTTTTTCCACTCTCTTCTTTTAGTTCAAGAAGCGACTGATTTGCTAGTCTAATAGAATTGATTATCTTATTCATCGTTTCCATTGCTTCCTCTTGATTCTTATAGGTCTGCTTGATATAATAACAGTCTGTCCTATTAGATCCAGGAAACTTTACGATAAACTCACCTGACACTCTTTCACATAGGTTGTAAAGTGGTGACCAAATACCAAATACGTTCTTTCCGTATAGAGTAAATAGCCCACTTACTTTATTCTTAACAACCTTAAACCTTTTCATATCAGGCATTGTTGTTAGCTGTACAATGAAATATAGTGATGCTAATACTCCTACTATAATAAGAAATACTTTCATACTTTTATCTTCTTTATTGTTTCTAGTTTATTACTTCTCTTAACCTTACCCTTCTTGATGATTTCTACAATATCATTCACAGCTTCTTCTGCTAGACTCTCTTTCCAATAAGAATTACAAATAAAGACACTATCTTCGTAATCTCTCAGGAATAGGTAACCCATATCACACATGTTAGGAAGTAGTCTCCAGAAGCCTAATTTATTCTTAGCCATCACTACAAAAGCACCGTCTAATCTTCTACAAACTCTGAAGTCCTTTAGGTTAGGTGTTTTGTATAGATGATTAATGAAGGCCGGTATACCAATGAATACTACTAGAAATATACAGACTACTATTAGATCAGCTAGTAATCCAATTAACATATCCCCTACTGTCATCATCATACTCTGAAGTCTTTTATTATTCTTTTATCATCACCTTTCTTACGTCGGTTCGATTCACGCAGTTTTTCTAGCAGGTCTTCTAGTACATTAACTGCTGACGTCTGATCCGCATAATACTCTTCTATTCTAACCTCATCAACTCGTGTAGTACCTTGTTTAATCAGGTACACACTTATATCATTCCTATCTTTCTTCAGTACGTCGAATAGTGGGACCCACCTGCCTATATAGGTCTTACAGTATATTGAAAACTTATTATCAATCGTCTCTACTACTCTAAAATCTTTACCATTCATATCTAGTGCTGCTGTAATTGTACCAACTATAAGTACAATGAAAAGTGCAGCTACTATTAATGAACAGATTAAATAAAATGCTGTCATCTTCTATACGTTTTTATAACTGTTCTCTTACTCTCTTTTGATTTTCTTACTGCATTTAATAATCTATCAATAGTTAATCGTGCATCATACTCATCTCTATAGTAAGATAGAATCTGTATCCTTTCTATTACATCGCCCTCACAATTATGTATTCTTATGTCACCAATATCGTCTGTACAATTATATAGATTATCTCTCCACCTACCGTACATGTTGGTATAGTTAATAATATACCTCTCATCACACACCTTAGTTAACCTAAGTTCTCTAAAGTTTGGGACATTTACAAGACCTATGAGGTACATTACTAAGAATATAAGCAACAATGCAGTACTAATGCATAGAACAACAAACCCTAATAATCCAAATTCTGTCATTTCCATAATTCTTCTATTATATTATCAACTTTCTCAATCCTTGCCTTGTAGATTCTTTCATTGACCTCATCTACAATCAATTCTCTATCTAGTCTAGAGAACTCTTCGCCAATATTACTAAGAATCTCGCTAAAACTATCGCTATCTAGTAGGTTTATTAGCAGGACTTTATTACCTTGCTTTACCTTATCCGCAGAGTTTATAAAGAACTTTCGTACATCTTCCCTACTCATCATAGGTCTGAGGTACTTTATTGCTTCTTTAATAGTATCTACTGTATTATCCTCCTCTGTAGATACTCTTTGATAGATGCCGAATAAACAATCAGCAAAGACTATTAATTTTTCTCTCTTACTAATATTCATACTCCTCTCTTTTTGATTTTCTTTAATTTTCTCTTCTCTCATATTAAAAAATTGTTAATGTTATATACTTATATAAGGATTTGAAAGGTGTAATTTTGCTATTCGGTCGGCTTGAAGTTCTTATTAGTGTGAAACAATTAACAAAATTATATAGTATGAATAAGAATTCAGTGTACGTAATTAATCAGCCAAAGCACTCATTAATTACATTTATCAAGATTGGTTATGGTTCTGAAGTTAATGAGGATATTCATAATAAGATCGACTTGATACAGGGGGTTAGTGATATTATGTTTATCTTCGATCCTAAGGTTGTTAATACTATTGATCCTTTTAAATTCACAGAGCTATATCAGTCTGCAAGTTTTATAGTCTCTGATGGTAACTTACATAAGACTCTGTTTGAAGCTTTCTTATATGCAAAAGAAGTATATGAAACACATGTATCTTATATAGTGACTGACATTCTTAAGCTTGGAGATGTAGTGCTAGGAAAAGAGGAGCTGGATAATATCATTAGGGTTCATGTTAGTGCTCTTCAAAAACCTATCTGCAAGGTAAGGAGATCTACTTTTGATGAACTTAAGGCTATTTATACAGTAGAGGAGGGAGATACTAGTAAAGGTGGAGGTTTCTTTAAGAGAGATAAGGAGGCAGTACTAAACAATGAAGGTAGGTATTATACTTGGAATTGTGAATCTGACTTAGTGTTCATCAGGAAAGCAACGGTTGATCTTATTCTGAAGGAGTATGAGAATGACCGGGAAAATCCAGACAGCAAGATCAACGATATCCTAGACTCTTTCAAAGACTATACAGACTTAGGTGATATGTTAGTTTCTTATCTTAAGCGCTTGGGTGTAGATATGATAGAGGATAGCATTGAGTCTATTAAAGGTGTTGGTGACTTAAAGTATGACAAATAAAGTACTAAAACAGAGGGGTAGAAATAATAAGTACCCTGATGAAATTTGGACATGGAGATTAGGTGAGATAGTTCCTGAGTGGTTATCTGATATTGCGAAGGTATCTTATCTCGAGGGTCAGGACGGAAATATTCAGCTCGAAATAGTTAGCTCAAGTACTGGTGGTTATGAGCTGAAAGAATCGAGCGGGTTAAGCGTCCTAGTAAAAGCGAGAGGAAGAGAAGATTTTATTTGTATGGGAACAGATAAGAGATCTATTTTCTCACTTAGCCCTCTTAAACTAAAATTATTATATAATGACAACTGATAGAGAAGAACTTAGTAAGAAAATAAACGACCTCAGTAATTCCTTAGAGCAGGCGAAACTAGAACTTGATGCAATGGATAAGGAGGTATACAGGGAGGAATGTAATAACTACCTAACTGATGAAATACAAAGACAGTCAGTATTAAATGAGGAATTAAACCTAGACTTCGCAGAGGGACTTGAGGATATTAGAAAAGTAATCAATAAACTACTCTGTGAGGATGATAGTGGTAATGTTTCTGATTTTGGACTGGCTAAGACTTATATGAGCGGTCTTAAGGATAGATTAAGCAGTATAAGCGAGAAAATTTCAGAACTAAGGTCATTAATTCAATCTACTAAGAATTTTATTAAGATTGTGGGGCAAAGTAAGTAGGGAGGCAATGTTCTCCTTACTTTTTCTTCAAGCGGTCTCTGTATTAAAAGTTGCCCTTTGGGATGCCCTAGATCCCTTATTAATGTAGACAAATACCTCAAGATATAATAAGATGTATCTTGGGGGAATTTTTTATTAACAAGAAATTATATAAGATTATGAAGAATTTTTTTAGAACTGACAACCTATTATTTATTCTGGTTGTTCTGTTAGGTATTTCTATGTTCGCCTACAACGTAAGAAACATAGGGAAGAAGTCTCGAGAAAAAGAGGCGATAGAAAATGCTATTGATTATGTTAATAGCAGGGACTTTAAGGTTGGTCATGAAATAGCGATCGACCCTAGTAGTTTTGGAGATGGGAAGCTAGCAATAAAAAGCAACCCAACAAGAAGAACTGTAACAGCTACTAGATACAATCCAGTAGAAAGTCAATGTAATGATCAGCCATTAATTACGGCTGATATGTCTAAGATATCACTAAGTAAATTAAAGAGAGGTGAGATCAGATGGATAGCAGTATCACAGAATCTTAGAAAGGTCTATAAGTACGGGGACGTAGTTGAGATTAAAGCTAAGGATGGTGATGACAAATCTATCAACGGTCTATACGAAGTTCATGACACAATGAACAAAAGATTTACAGATAGAATAGACATTTTGACACACATCGACAACCCACACGGACAAGGAAAGTGGGAGGAGGTATCTATTAGACTAGTAAGGAGAGGCTTAAAATAGTCTCTTCTTCTTTTTTGTTCCCCGTACTCCCTTATAAGTGTTATGATGAAATTTTTAAGTAAACTAATCTTAGTGAAGTTATTAGGTTGGAAGCTAGTAGGTGAGGCTCCAAAACTAAAGAAGAGTGTTGTCGTATTTGCCCCTCATACGTCTTGGTGTGATGGATTCCTAGGGAAGATGTATTTCTATATTTGGGGAGTACGGCATGTGTTGTTGATGGCCAGTAAGTATTTTATTTGGCCAGTGAATCATGTATTCCGAGCATTTGGATTTATACCAGTTGGAAATACAGGTAGAAATGCACTAATGGATACAATAAATGCTATCAATGGTGCAGATGAAATGAACGTTCTTATTTGTCCAGAGGGTCATCTTAAGAAGGTAGAGAAATGGAATCCAGGGTTTTATCTAATTGCCAAGAAGTGTAATGTTCCTATTGTCTTGAGCTTTATTGACTACAAGAAGAAGGAAGTTGGAATCTTGGAGGTGATAGAAAATCCAGGGAATGCAGGGGAAGTATGGGATAAGATTAGGACTGCATATGAGGGTATAGGTCCTAAGTATCCAGAGAAATTTTCACTCCCCACAAATTGAAACTAACAAGGGTATCAGTATTGGTATCCTTGTTTTTATTTTCCCCTAGTCCCCTTAATAATAGAAATTGAAGTATTAATTAAAATAGAAAGAATTATGATTATTAAAAGTTTATTAGAGAATGATGTTTATAAGTGGAACATGTCTTATGCAATTATGAAGACTTATCCATTCGCAGAGACTGTCTTTAAGTTCAAGGACAGAAAGAATGAAACATTTGATCAGGACTTTGTTGATCAATTTAATCTTGAAGTAGAAAGCCTTTGTGCGCTCAGACTTAAACCAGAGGAGAAAAAGTTCTTGGTGTCTAAGTTCTACTGGATTCCTAAGTATTTCTTTGATTGGTATGAAAACTTTAAGTTCGATAGTTCTAACTTGAAGGTATGGTTAGATGAAGACAAGCATTTCTGTGTGGAGTCTAGAGGGCTTGCGTATGAGAATGAGTTTTGGGAGGTGCCACTGCTTGCTATATTCAGTGAGCTTCGTACTAGGTATCGTGGATTTGATAAGAAATTCAACAGGTCAGAGGCACTTGAAATATTGAACGATCAGATAGCATTGTCAAACGAGAATCAGCTCTATTTCAGTGAATTTGGACTTAGGAGGAGATTTTCTGGTGCTGTACAGGATATGGTAGATAAGGTACTAGTTGAGAATTCTAAGTACTTTGTCGGTAATAGCAATGTGTATATGGCGTTCAAGTATGGTACAGCAATCTCAGGTACACAGGCACATTCTTGGATCATGCTGAATAATGCATTTACCGGTTATAGACTTGGTAATTATCACGCCATGAAGAACTGGAATGATACATTTGGTGGTTCTAATGGTATTTTCTTAGTGGACACGATTGGTATTGATCAGTTCCTTAATAACTTACCACAACTTTATGCTAAGGCGGCAGACGGTTTTAGGTGGGATTCTGGTACTTGGGAATCATTCACTAGCAAGATTATCGCCAGACTTGTTGAGCTAAGAGTTGACCCGCTAACAAAGACCTTAGTATACTCTGACTCTATTAATATGCAGAAATTCTTAGACATACATAGAAACGTCAGAGGAAGAGTAGGTCATGTTGCTGCGGGTATTGGTGGAGCGCTCACAAATAATACTGGCGTAGAAAATGCTAGTCCTCAAGTAGTGATGAAATTATCAGAGGCAAGGATTAATAAGAACAGTCCTTGGATTCATTGTGTTAAGTGCCCAGATACAGAAGGTAAGTACATGGGTGACCCGAATGAGGTTGAGCTCTGCCTTCGTACAATAGGTAGAGATGATGAACTTGTACACCTAGGACTTAAGTAGGAAAGATCATGGCAATACTAAATAGAGATGGAGATGAACTTTCTATATTTAATAGGAAGTTTGAAGTTGATTACGCATTACCTAAGTGGGAAGGCGTAATGGAAAAACTTAAGGGTGACTTAGGTGCCAAAAAAGAGAGCTCACGTTCAGTAGAGGAACATTACTCTAGACAGCAGGCAAGTATTCCAGATGGCGCAGAGAAATTAAGACACCTAATGAAGAGGTCAAGGGAGATATTAATTGATCCTGAGTTCTATGATAACTTAACTGCTGATGATATAACAGTGATGTTTGATCGTAGATTCAGTGAGGGATTTTTCGAACCGCTCTGGGATAGTGCGGTGTTTGATAGCGTAACACCTGATGATCTACCCGAGTTTAATGGGTCAATAAGTCTCAACTCTTATGTCAAACCAGAGAGAGACTTAACTGTTATCTCAGAGCTCAAGATGTCAGAGAAGGAGAATGAGATCTGTGAGGCTAATTCAGAGTTATACAAGTTGATGAAGAAAAAGCCATTCTTCTGGACAAAGTCAAGATATCAAAGAGAGCTAGACCGGCTTGACAATAAACTGCATAGTCTAATCGAAGATAAGAAGAGATTTGCAGTGAGGGGTGATATTCCAGAAAAGACGTATGAGCTAGGTGTGCTTGAGTTCTTTGAGAAAGTTAAACTAACAACTCTTGAGAATGCAGGGACTTACTATAACAGAATTGAACCATATCTGAAGGCACTACAAAACGCTAAGAAGATGGGACAGACTGCGTTATGTGAGAAACTACTGGCAATGATAGTTATTAACAAGCTCGAATCTATCTTGTTGTCGTATGGATTTGGTAAGAAAATAACAGAACGACAGGTAGTTGATTTTGTTAAGAAGACTGATAAGGGTGTAGACTTGTGTTATATCAAAAATTTCTCAAGACCTATACCGAGTGATGTAATTGAAAAGAAGGTAGAACTAGATAAGCTACACGTCTTTGATAATTACTGTATTCTCTACTATGATCCTAGCGGTAAGTCATACAAGAAAACTCAAGAGGAGCTAGAAGAAGAAAGAAAGAAAAAGAGTGATCCTATCTTATTTGGTATGATAAGAGGGTCTAGAAATCTTTACTATGTTGCAGACTGGATAGATGAACACTGTGACTTAACGCTTGAGAAATTCATCAAGGAGTCTGAAAGTGATCCGTCTAATTTTGTAATAACAGAAAAAATAAGTATATGAATTACGTAAATAATACATATCAGTACGGACCGACTAAGGTTAGAACTATTGTAGACTTAGATGATCCAAAGGAGTTTTTTATCTGTGCATCTGACCTAGAAAAAGTATCTCCAATCTATACAGTTCATAGCTACTTAGAGAGGGAAGATACTAAAGCTCTTATGGAGGTAATTCCAAAGTCAGGTTGTAAGAATCAGCCTGTTGATGGAGGTAGACTGATTAAGACTGTAGCAGAGGGAACGAATAGAGGTACTTGGTTTTGTAGGGCCCTTGCACTTGACTTCTGTAGGTGGATTAGTCCTAAACTCTTCGTATGGTGTGAGTCAGTCTGTAATAGAATTGCCAGTACTAGTGCAACTACAGACAAGAAATCATGCTACTCTACTACAGAGGTCATCAAGTTCTTAGAAGGTGACTGGAATGTAAAAACCCTACTAAGTGACCTAGAGGAGAAAGGCGTCATTAAGTTCAGTCAGGCTAACAGTAGGGATAAGAAGTGGACAATGTGTGATAGAAGTAAGTTAAGGTTCATTAAGGAGAAGACATTTACCATTAAGGACACTAACTTCACAAAGCAATACAATGTTTGGACAGAGGAAGGTAAGAATTATTTAATTAACTTATACAACAAATGAAAAGATTATTATTGATAGTTGATGCACAGGTTGATTTTGTTAGCCCTCATGTAGATGTATATGATGGGAGACCTGGTAAATTATATATACCTGGCGCGGAGCATGGTATTGAGTTCTTAGGTGATTGGATTAAGCTGAATAAGAAGAGTATTGATAGTATTCTTTGCACAATGGATACTCACTATACTACTCACATCGGTCATCCTAAGGCCTGGACTGATAAGAAGGGACACATTGTAGATCCATTCACCATTATTACATCAGAGCAGGTTGAACGTGATGATTACTCGCCTACTATTATGACCAAAGACCAAGCAGTGTCATATCTTAGAAGGATTGAGAGTTTCGGTCACCAACATCAAATCTGGCCAACTCACTGCTTAGCCGGGTCAATTGGTCAGGCGATAAGTGAACACGTAATGAATGCTCTGGAGTTATGGTGTGAAGAAAATAAGAAACACTACGGCATATTTCAGAAGGGATTTAATGATACTGCTGAGATGTATAGTGCATTTTCGTTTGCAGATGGAGAAATACCAGCTTACAGTAAACAGACACTAGATAGCTTAGCGATGCAGGAGTTTGATGAAATAGTAGTGGCTGGATTTGCTATGGATTACTGTGTAGCTGAAACAGTAAGAGACCTAGTAAAGGATGGAAGATTTGAGGGAAAGCTGAGATTCTTAAAGGATGGAATGGCAACAATTAACTCAAAGAATCCAAGCTTGAGTGTATATGATGATGCAGTAGAAAATCACGCTGCAAAGTTTATATAGTAGTTAGAGGAGAGTAGGAAACTATTCTCCTTTATTTTTAGCCCCCTTGATACCTTATAGTTGTATTATAAGAAATTAATATGACAGACATAGATTATGATAAACTAGTAAATATTGTAAGAACGATATTTTTAGATCAATTATGCGAACTAGGTGGATTTATAGTAGTTAACAGCGAAGGCAGTCCACAGGTTATTTTTATAGGGGACGAAGATCTAGATAATACTAAATACTTAGCAAAAAGTCAGGTAAGTCCAGATTTTATACCAGACTTTGAAGCAACTAAAGGTCTACTAGGTATGATATCTAGATTCCTACCAAGGCCTAAATTGAATGCTAGAAAGTTTCTTGTTCGTGCGAGTAGTGGAATAAGATTAGAACTGGATAAGCGAGTATTACTAGAATTCATACCAACCCTTTACTGTTCAGGCAAAGAGCTAATTAGTATATCAGCAATTGAAGATAAGAACCCAGATATAACAATGGATGAGGAAATTGAACTGCAGAAGTTAGAAAAAATTGTAGAGGAGGAATTCTGTGATCAACTTACTGAACTAGAAGGTTTTATTATTGTAAGTAGACCTTTTATTAGTAATGATGATAGTATGGTAATTTCACTAGATGCACCAGTACAGATCCTAGATAGTGCTAACGATGGTACTTGGATTAAAAAGGTACTGGAATATAATGAACTAAGCGTGTCTACCTGTGTTGACTTAAAAGAGACAAGAAAACTGCTTAGGGAGTTGTCAGAGAGATTGAATTACATAGGACCAGCTAGATATTATAAAATACCAAGTCTAGGAGAGAAAACAATAGGTAAGGGAGACCTACTAGCTAAGTGTGCCGACCTATGGGAGAGAGGGAAGAGAAGTTTTGATGAAATAAAAGATGCTAAACATGGTCAAGAATGAAAAAGAACTATACGAGGTATTAGCGTATGTAGTAGATAACTTCTTAGATGTCCTTGAGTATACTGAAAAGTTTCCAATAGTCGGAGACTTTATGAATAATGGTGTAGTCAGACGAGTTTTTGTACAATTTAGTCTTGATGATGACAGGAACACAGACTTAGATTATGCAGTTAAGAATATTAGTGGCCTACTTCCTATAGGTTTCTGCGTGATTCCTGATAAAACAATAGAGGATTTAAAGTATATAGATGAAATGATTAAGATCACTGTTCTTGGTGATCATGTTACATTTCGGGCAGATAGTACTGACACTAACAGTAGTAAAATTAGTGAGATGATGGGTAGTTTCTTATTTAATAAGGCTAAAATAGATAGGGCGCATGAAAAAAGAACACTATAAGATTATTCATGAGCTAGTAAGAATTCTGTTAAGGGATGAGTACTTGGATTTCTTACTAGTATATAAAAAAGTTCCCATATGGTGCGTCGATATTGAAGGTAAGGAGTATAATATTATAAAAAATGTTGATGGTATAGATCTAGATGGTGGACTAGATATGGCCAGTGAACTATCATTATGTCTTAGACTTGTAATTATAGATAAGGATATAGACCTAGATAAGACAGTGTGGTTGTTAGGTCAGTATAATAAGTGTCTCGATGTATACAAAGATCCTAGATATAACACATTTATCGTGAATTACCAGGAAATACACTCACAACTCCTACATGACTTTTATGCAGCTAGAGATGTGATAGAAGACCTCTTGTTCAGTTTACTTGCTTTTAGTAGTTATCCAGTTTCAATAGTGCCAGTAAAATGACAGAATACTATAAGAGAAAATTTAGGGAGTTGCTATGTATGATGTTAGAAGATGAAGAACTTCTAAGTATATTAATAGAGTACAAAAAATTTCCACTCCTCACAGAAATGGATATAGGAGGATATGTGATGGATAGGACAGTGAACTATATAAAACTAGAAGGTGATCTTGATATAGAAGGTGGAATATGTCCAGAACTATTAGATAAGATAGTAAGTCACTGTCATAAGAACTTAGTAGTTGGGTATGATATTGATTTTGAAGAGACTAATCAACTACTAACAAGGATAAAAGGTGCAATTTCATATATTAGATCGAAGGTTATGAATGAGTGCTCTTTCTTAGTAGGTGTTAGTGATGCGAACAGAAGAAATAGGAGAATAGTGAACACGGGAGATCCAGATAAAGCAATAGAGTTAGTATTATCTGTAAATGGTGATACTATATTTGAAGAACTAAGTATCCTATGGAAAACAGAGTAGACAAGCTAGTGGAACTAATATTGGAGAATGACTTGTTGTTTGATGTTGTAACTACGTGGAAATCATTACCTGTATTTTACAAAATATGGGAAAGCGATGATCTATATAGGATGAACATAGAACTTAGTGAAGCTGATGTAGAGGATTGCTATTCAGTGGCTGATAAAGTTACTAAGGAGCTTCAAACCTACTATGGAAATTCCTTTTCTATTAGTGTAGACTGTATAGTAGAATTTCTAAGAATACATAGGAATACTATAATGAAGGCAATAGTGCATAAGCCAAGTGAAGAAATAACTCTACTTATCAATCAAAAAGGATATACAGTTACAATAGACAAACTATGTAAGACGCTGCTAAATTATGCAAGTCTTAGTAGTGATGTAAGGATAATAAGGATAATATGTTAAGTACGGAAATAGAAAAACTCGCTAAGTTAGTTGTTGAGAATGATTTATTGTTTAAGATAGCAGAAAATTGGGGAATAGTACCTATCTATATAGACAATAAGATCCACACTAGCCAAAGAACTATAGCAATCGGCAATAACTTAGAAGATTATCAAACATTAACCTCACATCTTAAGCGTTGTCTAAGTGTATACTATGATGATAATTGTACTGCTAACTTAGATGCTATTACTAGACTGTTAGATAGATATGGAAAAATAATTGAACAGGTAATAGACGACCCTGATCCAGATAGGTACATCTATATAGTTATTGTGGGAGAAAAACGAGAGGCTAAGCAAAGAATCAAGATAAGAAACCTATTCGGGTGGTTTATGGTTCTTAATAATCCCTCAACAAAAGAAATTAAAATAGAGGAGTTAGATAATAAGTAGGCGGTGGTTCTACTTATTATTTTTGTTTACGTGATTAGCTTAGATTCCTTATAAGTATATGATAACAAGAGAAGAAAAAATTGGTTACGTAGTAGCAAGAATTAGAAATATTATTTATTATCGTTTAACTGTAGAACCTAGTGATCCAATTAGATATAGGGCTCAGTATATGCACGTCTTGAGAAACTTGAGAAAGGATTTATTAAGTCTAGTAGAAGATCTAAGCCCAACTGATAATAGAGCTTCTTGGTTTAGAGACATTATATCGATCATACCAGCAAAGGTTAAATCTGAATTCTGTTTTGATATAGTTAGGCAGATAAATGATTATGTAGAAAAATTTGGATATGTTAAGTAAGTATTATACTGGAGATACATATAAGAAGTACGAATTTGTTGATGATATAGAGGACATCCAAAAGCTTATCGAGTTTATCATGGGAACACCAGAGGTTTTCAGGCATATAAAAACTTATGGTAAGTTTGCGATAATTGGTGTAGATAAAAACATGTTCTCCTATATTGAACTAGTTTATGTAGAAAAGATAAGTAGTGTGAATTCCACTAACCTACTTTCTTATATACTCGGTGCACTTGATGGCGATGGTCTTTTACTGGATAATACTATAGACCTATTAGAGGACTATTCTAGTTGTATATCTAGTGTTGAGCGAATTGCATCTAGTAACAAAGCCTTAGTAATCTCTATTGATTATGTAAATATCGAAGGGGATAGCAGAGCACGAACTGATACGATTCGACGCGGGTTTGATATAGTAGGAAGAATATATTACCTACTAAAAGAACAAAGCTGGGTAATGCATGTATCTATCAGAGAGGATGTCGAGGCGATGAGATTGGCTAAGATATTATTAGACTATTACGCAGATGATGACCTAGGGATGGAGATATTATTACATGGACAAATACCGCTAATAATTAAAAAAGATTGGTACTGGTGTAGTGCAATAAGAGTAGTTCACCTGCCTGAAGATTCATATAAAGATGGGCTAGATTTCGATAAGATAGTTTATACCATATCAAATAAACTACTAAGTGTAATAGGTGGCGTAGAATGGGTTGATGTTTTTTCCTTTGATCCCACTAAAGATTACTTACAGAGCAATAGTAAGCTAATAAGAAAATTATTGGATATGTTTGATGACGGCAATAGTGTAATTAAGTTAGCCTACGTAAGAGAAGGGAATAAAGACGATAAGCACACTATTATAGATTGTAAGCTTGGAGGTTTGTTCAATAATCTTTGGTGCGAATCAGAAAGGATGAGTAAGTTATTAGGGGTTGAAGTTGATGGTAAACTTGTAACACTAGAAGAGCTTTTAGTATGATAAAGAGATTAAATGCAAATAAGATATCTAGAACAATAAGGAGAATCTTACATTATAGGGACTTCCTGTGTACTAAAATAGGAATAGTTACTAGGAGAATGGAGGATATCTATCTAGACGGAGTACTTGTTGATAGTATTGAGGGCCTAGAGAAGGTATTAGCAGAAGTAGAGGATCTCAGTAATTGGTTCCCTAGTTCAGAGTGCCCAGAATATCAACTACTTCTCTCTCTAGGTGACAACGTGAAAATTGATGTGAAAGACCTAGGCCTGGTTGACAAATATCTTAGGCCTATTAATTACATCAGAACCTACGTTGATTATAGAGAGATCATTGCATTCCATAATCCTCTTGAGTGTGTATATTTTAGAGACTTACCATTACAACAACAGGAGGATATTAGAACCTACATACAGAATAACTATAAGAAAGTGTATGGGCGAATCAGAAAAGTGTAATCATAATAGGAAAGCGGTTAGTAATATAATTAACCTAATGTTGAATGATTACTACCTACTTGACCTACTTCTAAACTATAATAGACTCTTATATGTTACTGATGGAAGTAGCGGGAAGAATATTTTTTATGTCTGCCTGTTGGAATATAAAATAGATCTGAGTGATTATCTGGATACTGTGGACCTAGAAAGAATGAAGGACGCTAGTATAATTGCAGTACATGATGAGGTAATTAATGAAGAATTAACTAGGAAGGTTTTAATAAAGATCAGTGGATGTATCCAAGCATTAAAAAGTTATAAATCAGATATTTCAATTGATAATTTTATTAGGTGTAGCCTAAGATGGTTATCAGATCAAATATTAGAAGATGTCATCAAGCAAGAGAAAAAAAGAAAGAAGACGTGAGAGGTACCTAAGGAACGTACAGAAAGAAGAGAATCACAAAAATAATGCATGGGCTAGTGGGAAATTGATTGAAGAAAATCATAATGGAAAATACTATAGCCCAGAGTATACTAGTGCATTATCATTCCGTCTCTGTAAGTACTTAATAGGTGCACGTAATACTGGAGACCATAATATAATGTTAAGTGAGTTCTGGAAATATAAAGACTGGATGATCGGCTTAATACTGAGATGGAATCCGGGGGTGCAAGAAGATGATTACTATAGATATCTTAAAGAGTTATTGGAGGCGTACTGGGATTCTGATAAAAACCCAGAATGCTTAATGGCCGTAAGAGTACCAGAACTAGGAAAGGAGCCAGAGTATGAGTTTAAGACTTGATATACAAAGTTTCCTATTAGACCATGCTGAGGAGGTAGAGAGGTATGGTGGTGTAGTACTTGCCATTAATATTCCGTACGGTTATGGAAAATTTATCTACCTAGAACGTACGAGGAGTCCAAAGAAATACCTAGAAGAGATATTAGAAGATTTTAGGAAGAAATTAAGGTATCCATGGGACGATGCTGTACTAGATCTTGAATATACAAAAAGGCTTTACCTCTACCTTGATTGGATAGATATATTTGATGTTGGGGAATCAGTCAGTTTTTCAAGCAGACTACCATCAAAGGATAATGAGCCTCTATTCGCCCAGGAAAATATCACTATTCAGGAGGGTGATAGTCCATTAGAAACATTAAGGAAAATGTTGTTTGAATCTAAGTATTGGAATCAGACAAGAGAAATTTATATTAGTTTTGATATATGATAGAAAAGTTTGAAAAAGACCTACTTAGTGTTATTGATGAAAACCTAGAAATAATACTGAAGCTAAAAGGATTTATTGTTGTAGTAGTAGATCAAGAAAACCCTGACAAAGAACGGTTGATTTGTATAGACCGGAAAGAGTTTGATAGGGACCCTGAAGACGCATACGATATATTAGATGCAGTCAAGGTAAGATTGTTTAAGAAATCGTATGTAGTTAGTATGCCTAGAACTAAGATATTGTATATGAATCTAAGTTCAATATCTAAGTTTATTGATGAAATGGATAGGCCACTAGATCAGATTGGCTACGGTAGGCCTTTGCAAGATGGTAAAATTCAAGTAGGATTAATGACTATCGGCTGGAAAAATGATCCAGTTGATGTATTGAGAAATATATATGGTTATTGTAGAGATTTTGTAATGCACCTTGATGTTAATATAAAGCCAGCATGATCAAGTTAATAGAAAAAATATTAGAAGACGAGAGTATACTAGACCTTATATTATCAGAAGGTTGTATTGTATTATCTATGTATGACCCTTATGAATCTACTAGAGTGAATCCTAAGCAGTATTTATATAAGGTAGATCTAGGTGGTGCTGATAATTTACAAGATCTACTGTTTATGTTGAGAATATTCTTGAACAGTAAAATACCTCAGGCAATACTACATGAAGAGACAATAGAGCTATACAATAAAGTCCTCATACCTATTCATAAAGAACTAGTAGATAAGTGTGACACAAGGATCCACATAATAAGTAAGTCATACTTTTTCTTCTCCCCTATAGACGGAGATAGAGTAGAATATTTGAATACTTTTGACTTCGTTGATAGAATAGTCAAACTCTATAATAGAAACTTTAAATTCAGAGATTATGATTGTAGTTGGATCAGTAATTAAGTTAGTAAGAGATAGTAGAGGTAAAAAAACTGATTGGCCTAGGTATGTGAGGGCGTTCTTGGATAGACTTGATGAAATTAAATTAGGTTTCCCAGGTCTAGGCAATGATCACCTTACTATTGCTAAGTATGGTACAATCAGGGAGGGTGATTATTTTATATTCGACGAGTGTATTTGTGACTTGACTAGGAGTAATGATAATGCACCAATCTTGTATAGAGCAGTAAAAGATAAGAAGGCTGTGATTGAGGGTATTGGTTGTGGTCTTGATAGCACTAGAGACCCGGACAGAATTAGGCTAAGATGGAAGGATGTTGTAAACCTTCCGAGTGCTTGTCCGGAATTTCCAGTGCTGAGAGTAGACGTGAGACCTACCCTTAATGGTGGACCTGCATATTATTATTTCTACAAAGCATATAGAGATAATAGATATTAGAGTTAGTAGTAATACTAGCTCTTTATTTTTTTTTACTGGGGAAAGAAAAAAAGAAGTAACCTAAGAAATTATTATCTTAGATTACCTCACCCTGCTATTCTTCCTCTTTGCCCTCACCTTCTTCATTACTATCCTGTGAAGATGAAGGGTGGAACTTATCAAACCTTCCTGCTATTGTCTTAGGTATACCACTTCCTGCTATATACATACCAACGAAGAGTAAGAAAATACCTAAGTCAGCTAAATCTGTCTTTAAGTAACCGTTTGTCATTACATCATAAATAAGTACATAACAAATACAAATTACAATAAGTCCACCTGTTATTGTTGATATCAAGAGAGCAAAACTTTTACTACTAAGGCTGCTCTTGTTATCAATTAGTGAGCGCATCGATCTTGATATTCTGCCCATTGTGTTATTAGATTTTAAGGTTATTTCTACCTATAAGGGTTCTAAAACTCCCCGCTAGTAATTTCGATAGTTTCAGGGGAGCAAAAAAAAATAACGACAGAGAGCTAGCTACTCAAAAACAGCTATCCTTTCGACTCTCTATCTCTACTAGTGCCGTAGTCCCAACTAACGTATGCTATAGCGGACCCCCTGCGCACATAGCTCACCTTACCGCTACAAGGGTAGTTCAGTGTATAAGCAATGTAATCCCCAAAACTGAACCTAAAAGGGATTAGTATGGGTTACCGTACGTGCCGGAATGCCTATTTCTAGACCCGGAGGAATTCCATACCTCTATAATTCTTTCTTTCTGCATACACCTGGGACTGTTCACATACTAGCCTGGCCAAGCGTCAAAACGCATGCTTTCATCCCATCACTTATAAGGATTTCAGGGCGTCGTAGATACATAGACTGAGTATACTGAGTAGAATATAAATCTTATTCTCTGAAGAACATTATCATCTTGTATCAAAAACCTCTCCAGACTACTCAACTTGTTTAAAGGTACTTCATACTCCGCACTTTTAAGATTAAACCCCTTTAACACTAAGTGCTCTATCTTATTAATCAGACCAATTATATCTTCATTAATAATATAAAAACAGTCTACTGATAAATTTGAGTAATCTATATAAACGTCTCCGATTATATTGTTTCGAGCTTTAAAGTCCCTTCTACATTTTATTGCTTTTCTAAAGTCAGACCTAAATTTAACACTACTTGGATTATATAGGAAAGATCTTAAACTTCTTGTTCCCCAAGCCTCTTGTATATATTCATCTCTTGCCATGTCATATACGGCGTCATGATACGGTGAATCTATCTCAACCAATAAATTAACCTCAGGAAAAAAGTAGTCAGCTAAGAAGTAATTCCTGTTTATTTTGTCAGGGTCTACTTTATAGTACTTACAAATTTCTCCCCAAAGATTAGTATCCTGTAATATAAAGGGAAATTCTTTGTAATACTGTAAATCTTTGCACCCAGTTATTAAATAATTTTCAAAATAGCGCGACACACCACTACTTCCCTGTTGCATATTCTGTGATCTATTTTGTTCTAAATCTATTACATTTCCAGAGTAGGACTTAATCTGTTTTGGGAATGTGTAACTGCCTATCTGGAATGAATAATCACTACACCTAGTTACCATCCCCTTTAAAATATTGTTGTTCATACATATAAGGGTTCTAGGGCGAGAAAAAAAACGACAGAGAGTTAATTACAATAGCATATCTCCTCGGTCTTATTGTCATTGCCTGGTGCTGAAGTAATTTCCTTTCGACTCTCTATCTCTACCAGTGCCGTACTACACATGAACTTATTAAGCTCGAAATACAGCTCCTGCGCACATAGCTCACCTATACCGCTCTGGGGTATCCTAGTGTCAACGTGACTAATTAAGCATATCCTATTATAAGATATGAGACTTATAAAACTAGGCAAAACTAAGTCTATACAGTACCATGTTTCCCAATGGATTACTGTAACTCTTTCATACATAAGGATTTTAGGGGAGCAAAAAAAAATCCAGGAGCACTACTTACTTTGCTCCTGAACTTTTCTCTTTTGTTCTTCTACTATTCTCTGGAGGTACTCTTTTACGTCCTCCTGAATGAATCCTTTTACAACCTCAATCCCTTGTTGAAGTTGTAATTTTAATAGTTCTAACATACTGCAACCTCCTTATTTTCGGTTACAGTCTGCTCTCCCTTTCTGAACATGCTCTTAACATATTCAGCATACAATTCGTGGTTCTCATACAAATTGAGACCTACGTTATATAAGGCCTGACCAATTGCCTGACCTCCTGCACTAATGGCGAGTATAATACCCTTATCCATCATCTGACTTGCTAATTTTTTCATAGCTTCTATATTTTTTATTGTTAATATTCTGAAAAATAATTTATCCCAAGATTCTAATTTTCTTGAGATAACTTTCATTACATTAATAAGGGTTTTAGGGGATTTCAGGAGGCAAAAATAAGTGTGTTATACTCAGTTTCACAACCTTTCTAACACACCTCATTAGCCTATTATCCCTAACAAACTAATAATTGGATTCATTTCAGAAATTCCGTATAATCTTAAATAAACAAATTTATTCAGTATTAAGGAATTTAGGGCCTCAAATGCACAAAATCACACTTCTGCAGGGGTTAAACCTTTACTATTGAGGAAGTTTTTATAAATTTCAGGAAGAGTTTTGTGAGTTCCTCAAAGTGATAATATAAATTTTAAATTTTAATAATAAGCTAATGAATGAAGATGATTTTTTGTTAGATGAAGATGAAGATCTTGATTCTTTAAATTATGTCGAAGCACAAGATGATAGCGACGACGATGATGAAGATGATGGAGATATTGAATCTAAGTCAGAAGAAGATTCTAAGAGTACAAGTGAACGCGAATTATTAGATGCAAACAAAGAAGGAAGACTTACCCCAACTGAAATTAAACTTAGCGCGAACTATAATAATATAGCTCTGTCCTCTAAGAAAAATGATGAGAAGGTAAGCTTAGGTGGTGCAGGTATTATTGATGCTTGTGTTAGTGATGCAGTCAGAAATGTACTAGACGCTGACCCAAAGAACACATCAAGTAAGACAGTAGAAGATTACATGAAAAACCTGTTTAACCTGCAAGGTAAAAACCGTATCCCAGCTGGACTCTACACACCAGATAGGCCAATTAGAAATAGTGACCTAGAAGATGAATTTGGTGGACTAGATGATGGCGGATTTAACGAGGAGTATACCAAGTCTGTACGTGAGCATATTGAAAAGTTCGTTGAATACTTGGCTAGTAGGGATCTCTCAAAGGATTCTATTATGTCCAGAAAAAGAAAACAAAGACAATTGCCTGCTTTTATTATCTTCTTGTTCTCTTCCAATATGTATGACTTAATTATGAACTGCCCAACGATGCCACCAGAGTATCAAGTGCAGATCGATAATGCATTTAAGAAGATACAGAAGAATAAGACAGACATTATTGAAGAACTGGCTAGTATATACGATAAGAAAGGAAGACATAAGGTAGCAGAAAGAGTTAGAGACATGGGAGTTGCTTGGTTCAATAGAGAGCCAGCGATGTTGACTTCTATCTCAGACTTTGCCGACCTTGACTTAACGCCAGAAGATGTCGTAGAATACAGAAAGATTAGACCAAAATACAATAACTCATCTAAAACTATTACACAAGAATTGATCTCAGATTATATCGAAGTGGTAGTAGATAAGGATGCAGGAATCTATGAAAAATTAAAGGACCGCACTAGATCTGAGGCTATCTCCGACGTAAAGAGAGTTTATAAGGAGTGGTCAAATGAAACAGCTGAGGATTCCGAGATTAGTCAGAAGATTATTTGGAAAGATCTAAACCTTGTAAAAAATTAAAATAAATGGCAGCTAGTTTGGAATTATTGACTGACGAGGATATCATTGATTATACTCGATCAGACGGAAAAGACAGAGTCATAACAAGTCACAAAGACCTTAATCTTACGCGTATTACATCAATTCAACCAGTAGTGGGAGGTGTATATGACGTAGATATCTTTGGCTCACCTTATGAAGACAGGTGTATTTGCGGTCATATCAGGCAGCAATCATTAGAGCCTTGTCCTAATTGTGGTGCTAGGGTATTTTCAAGAGAGGAAGGACTGCGTAGATTTGCTAGGATTGAACTACCTTTTTATTACTTGAATGAGCTTAGGTTTGATATATTCCTAGACTTATTTAACCATATCTTCAGCGGGTCAAAAATTAAGCTAGATTTCTTAATGGATGACTTAAAGAGAAATGGTTATAGCGGTAGAAGTGCTAAAAAGCTCGGTATTAAAGTGTTTGATACCTGCCAATTTTCTTATGATAGCAAGAAGAAAGAACTAACTATCTCTGAATTTATAACAGATGAAAGTATGTGTTCTTATGAAGGCTTACTTAAGATAATTGAAGAGCATTTTCCATCATACCTAACAGACTACAAGAAACTGATAAATAGGTACTACTTGGTTCTGCCTGCAATGATGAGACCTTATAGCCTTGTCATGAGGGGTAGTAATAAGAAGATGAACGTCCATAAGCTTAGTCTCTGGTATTCTATTATTATACGTCTCTGTTGCGTAAAGGATACCGACGCTAATCCACAAAATTATGAAGACGTTATTAAGCAGTTTAAGACACCCGGTGAAAGGGTTAGATATACTGCTCTCTTAAGGGCCATGCTAAATTCAGGTAAGAAGTTAGCAACAGACTTATTAAATACATCAAAGAAAAACGAAGCGAGAAATATGTACAGTGTTCGTGTTAAGAACTCTGCACGTAGTCCTATTGTACCTAGCACGACATTAGCAGTAGATGAATTGGGAATACCTACACATCTAGCATATGAAATGTGTCGTGAAGGTTTTGTAAAGCATCTTATGGAAAACTTAAACTTCACTAAAAAGGAAGCACTACAAGCAACCAGAGAGGAGTTTGATAATCCTACTACTAAGAAGCTTTTCAAAGAATATGCTGAGAAGCAGTTAGTACTAGTATGACTGGTACGTAATTTTGAGAATTGCTGGAATAAATAGATCAAATATTAGACCAGCAGCTAGAATAATCGATTTCAAAACTAATAACACAAGAAAGGAGAATTCAGGGTGATACTATTAAGAAAAAACTACTCTGATTCAGTCTGGAATAGAGCCGAACATATGAGATTACTACACCAACAAGGAAGATATGCTGGGACTAGTAAGATCGGCGTTTGGAACCAGAGCCAAGAGAAACATGATAGAATGGTAAGTATCCGACAAAGAAACTTACTGGACAAAACATCTCGAGGCTATGGATCTGAGTATGCAATGAGAATTAATAATAGAAACTTACTACATAATAAATTTCAGGGAGAGGAAGGCTTTATGTATTTTCTAGAATTTCCTGGAAGTATTAAAGTCGGATTCTCTAAAGATTGGGAAAGAAGAGTGGAAAAACAAATTCCTAAGATGATACTTGGTGGAAGAGTAATCGCTATCATATCAGGACCTACTAATGAACTAGCAGATCTTGAGTTTGATACAATGATTAAATTCCAACACTATACAAAACTCGACCCAACTGGCACTAGATATACTGAATTCCTAGAAAAATCAAAGAAAGGAGAAGTATATAAGTTTCTAAAAGAAGCCGTCGGGAAGAGTAGTAACCTAAGATTTGAAATCGAAAATAAATTCTAGTTCAACGACTATGTACAAAATAGAGTAGTGGATTACTCTAAAGATATAGTCTGGTGTCATTAAGAAATTATTGACAAGACCGAGCAAATAGACAACCAACGCTTCATGAATACAGTATTTATGCTCTGAAAATGAGATTGGTGGATGATGATGCAATTCATTATCCAATTTCATTATGTGGGCCACTCAACGCTTTAACTAATTGAATATCAAGGCGTTATAAAACCTCGTTAATTGCTGGAAACTCTCGTTAGGTTTTAAGTACCAAAGTGTAACAATCTTAAAAATAGAGACAATCAGCAGGTAAGGAGTAGGAAATAAACTACTTTAAGACTTCAACGACTATCCCCGATGAATGTAAGGGAGTACACCTAAGTCACAGGTGGAAATGCGAGGCTACATTATTATCAATGTAGAAGATATAGTCTATTCTATGCGGAGACGTATAGCAGTTCATAAGAGAACGGGACAGGTGGTAGTGTACCTGTTTGAATGTAAAGGATTTTGACGGTGATACTATTTCTGTAACCTTAGTACCTGAAGAAGTTGCTGAGGATACATATAATAAAATGAGTCCACGTTACAACTACATCTACAAGAAAAACTTAAAGGGTGTATTTGAATTTAATCATGAGACTCTAAATGGTATGGCTGATGCTACTGAATATACACCAAAAGACCCAGATGACTTAAAGGATCCAAAGTACTATTACACAGATTATTCTAAACTACTGAAAGATGTAGAAGTTGATCATGTAATTGACTATGGCACTCCTATTGTGTTTACTGGTGAATTAGGTGGTGTAGATTATCAGAGCAAAATAACAACATACGGAAGGTTGAGAATTTCTAAGATCATTGGTGCGGATATTGATGAGATTGGAATATTTAAAACACCTTACGATAGAATTAGTGCAGGTAGTGCGGCAAAGCTCATGTCCTACCTCCAAGATCATTATGAAGATTGGATTGAAAAGGCAAGAGATATCCAGAAATTTGCACTAAAGGTTGTCAGCAAGAAGGGTGTTGTTACCTTCGACTTTAAGACTCTCTATGTAGATACGGATGATGAGACTTACAAGGATATTAGAAAAATTGCTGACTCAACTGAACTGACCGACAAACAGAAACTCATGATGTTAACTGAAAGGTATAACAAGTATGAGAAAGAAACAGAAGGTAAGTTTAGTAGTGACTTGAAGAATGAACTTGATAGGGCAGCTCGTGTGAAACTTGCGTCTATCATGGCTATCAACATGCCATCACTTATTGTTAGTGGTGTAGATGAAAAACCTGTAATCACCAAGAAATCATTGTTATCTGGTTTCGGTGAGGATGAGTATATTTATCATGCAATTGAAAACCGATCTCTTCAAGGTATCAAACAAAGTGGCGTAAAGTAATAGTCAAAGAGGTGCGTCACTATAAAAACGCTCAACTATTGCTGGAATGAATAATAGTAAAATGTAGAGAGAAAACTATCAATTTTAGTTATTAATTTAATCAGCAACTTATTATGGAAAAAACGATTAAAATTTTGACAGCACTTGGAGTAATTTTTGCAGGTATTGGTGAAACACTGAAGAACTATGCAAGTATTCAGAAAAGCTTAGCCGATAACTCCAAGCCAGAAAGTAATAAGGCCAACGACTATAAGAGCGAGAGTGGTAATAAGTAAGCCACTCATGATATAGTCTGTGTTTGAAAGAAATTTTGAACAATAACCGCTTTATGATCTAGTGGGGAAATTAAGTCCTCACTAGCTAATATAGACCTCTTGGCGGTTACGTAAATAGACAGCTTTCATTCTTGTTAAATAATTATACATTTACAAGAGAAGGCGAAGATAAGGACAATGAGGGACTTATGATTCCTAGGTACTTGGCAAGTGGTAGAACAGCCCCTAATGGTAAAGTATATCCAGAAGTAGCTAGGACAAATGAAGATGACCTCGTCCCAGTAAGATCAATTGTTAAGAAGAGAACAGGTGATATTAATATGGTTACTCCAGACTTACTTAGCAAGAGATTCTTACAGGCTAGTTTCCCAAATAATTCAGCACTTGGACTATCTGCAGGTACTAGCTTCTCAGAATCAACAACTCAGTCAATCCTTGGCTTGAAGCATGGTGGTCATGAACGTATACAAGACTTAACAGGTAACTTGTATGCTGAGAAAGACTGCACAGTTAGAGAAGAGGGTAAGTGGTTGATCCTAAAAGTTAGAGGCGGAGAGCAGAAATTCCCAAGACCTAGTAACTGGGTAGCGATGCCTAAGGAGAAGTATTCAGCAGGAGAATTAATCGGTACTGCTTATAACTCAACTAGCCCTGTATATAAGCTCAATGCAGTTATTAAGTTAATGAATGCAAAGGGTAGCTCAGGTATTAAGTACTATGAGAAGGACAAGGTAGTTATTGCAGACTGTTACTCTTATAATGAGGGTAAAATTAAGTATGTAGAAGATAAGGAAGGTAGGATTGAAGTATACATTGGTGATACTAGATATGCCTACTCGCCTGAAAGTATGTACTATTATCCTGAGGGTACAGTAATTAAGAAGTATCAGAGATTTTGTTCTGGTGTTGCAAATATGAGACAAGTATCAAGTGACTTAGGTTCTGATATTGATGGTATTTTCAATATTTTCAGAAAGCAGTATTATTCTTTGACTAGTGCATCTTATCAAAAGAATGGTGTAGTTAGTCCAGGTGATATGCAGGAAGAAATTGTTGAGCTAGTATTCACAGGCCTTACTAATCCAAAGTATGTAGATGGTAACCCTGAGAATAAACTGGAGGAATTTGAATATCTTGGTACTCAGAATGCAATCCTCAATAGAAAATCATTCTTCACGACGCTTTCATACGGTTGGTCAAATAAGATCATCGGTAAAGCACTTAGTGGAGAGATTGAACTTGAGAATGATGTCATGACTGATACTATCTTGGGTGTATTAATGAATGATAAACTTGATAAAATCTAAAAATGGGAAGTATTAAATTTGAAGTTGATATTCCTGATTTTGAGAAAGAGATTAGTATTGAACTGATCATACGTAGAGATGGAGAGGTAGTTTGTAAATCCTCTCCTACCTCTAACTCAAATAAGGGTGTAGAAAAAGAAGTAAAAAAGACATCCACTAAGCCGACAACAAATAGCTCGGTAGGTGGAAATATGATGAACGCAGATTTTTAAAAAGTTATGAATAATAAGTCAAACGATTATTATTACAAAATCGTATTATCTTATGAAATTCCTATAAATATCTTAGATAGTCAGGATCAAGATAAGGTACAGGCTAGGGAAATCTTATATGAAACTCTGAAAAATTTAGTACCAGAGGATAAGTATGAGAAATTTTCAGTTAAGCTAGTACTGCATCAACTAAAAGATACCTTCAACTATCTCGTTACTTATGAAGCATTTTTCAGAAGTACGTCAGGGTTACCAATGCAAGAGTATGTAGGAGCTGAAGAGATAAAAGAAAAAGCAAAGAAGGAATTAGAAAACTTCTTTGAGTCTGTTGATTGCGATTATAAACAGCTTAATATTAAAACACTTTTATAATGAGTAACTTTAATCAATTTTTTAGAAGTCAAGGCGCTAAGACCATTGTAGAAAAATTCTTTACTGGTATTGATAGGTATAATGATAAGGCGAAGCTGACTGACCTTAAGTGGAGTATATCAGAGGAGGGTATTGATAAACCTGCCTCTTACTTCATCGAAAACGGCCTCACAGCTACCTTTAAAGTTAACCTAGAATATACAATTAACTACGATGACTCTGACGTTAGATATTCTGAATTTGAAGTTCCTAGAGGGATAGATGGTTGTTTTATTATAGAAGGTGCGTATAGGGTTGCTACTAATACGCTTGGCAATGATTATGAATGTAGAATCAATATGTCAGGTTCAGGTAGGTACTATATAAACTTTGACTATGATAGAGACTATGATATTAACTCTGGGGTCTTGAGAATAAAAAGAACTAATCCAGAACTTGGCTTGCCGGAGAAGGTGAGAGAGTATAAGCTGGAGGAAGTGGATAATATTAGGGGACTTGAAAGAGAAGTACTGAAGCTAACAGAAAGACAGTCAAAGAAGCTACAGATTAAACTTGACCTCGACTATAAACCAGAATATATTACATCAAAGCTTATTCAGGAATGTATGGCTTTTGGTGATGATCGTATAAAGGACATGGTAGTTGATAAGAAGATTGAGTCTGTATCTAGTGGCTTTATGAACTTCCTCTTTAAGAACAACAATAGAGGAAACTTTAACTCAACTTATAGCAGCATTAGACACTACTGGACAAAATTCAGTAAACTACAAGATACAATCAATGTACTTACTTTGATTTGTGCTAAGTATTGGAAAGGTAGTAGTGATTCTGGTAAGGGTGGTAATGATCCTCAAGTTAGTCCGGGTATCAATGCAATGAACTTGGAGAGCTTGACTAATAAGATCCAAATTCCACCATCAGTTGCCTATAATAAGAGTTTCTCTGATCTGATCTGTGTAGGTGCAACCCCTATTAATCAGAATGTAGGTAAACAGAACGCGCTTACAGTTAGTACGCATGTGACAGATACTGATGTTCTTTTCGACTGTTATGATTTGAAGTTTAATAAGATAACAATATCATATTTAGACTACTTGAATCATAAAGTTTGTGCATCAGAGTATGTAGACTATGATACCAACACATTAAAACCAGATGCAAATGGTATGGTTGAGGTTAAGCATAGGATGAAGCGAAAGACAGTTCCTGTTAGTGAGGTTGAATTCATTGACTTACACCCAGATTATCGACTATCTGAGGAAGTTAGACAGATACCTTTTGTTAACTATACTGACTCTGTTCGTGTGCATATGGGATCTAGTATGTTAAAGCAAGCTATTCCATTACCACTTGCAGAAAGACCATTAGTTAGTACGGGTAATTACGAAGAACTTCACACTAACGTACTTAATGATAGATTTAAACATCCGAAGGGTAAGGTAAAGGAAATCAATGAAAAGGAAGTTATCATTGAGCTCCCTAATAAAGAAACAGTTGAGGTACCTAGAAGAACTGCAATCCAATCAGTAAATGACGTTGCTGTATATACTGAGCCTAAAGTAAAAGTAGGTCAGACTGTACGTGAAGGTGATGTGATTACTGGTGCAGTGGGATTAGAGACAGATACATATAAGCCAGGTATTAATGCATTGGTACTATTCCATGCAATGTTTGGTTATGTAAATGAGGATGCCTTGGTGGTAAGTGAATCATTCTCAAAGAAAATGCACTCATACTCTATTATTGACCTCTCTGTTGATGTTAAGTCTAGTGAAGCTATTAAGTGGATTGCACCTATTGGACATCAAGTGAAAAGTGGTGATGTAATCTTTAAAACTTATAGAGCTGTACAGTTAGATGAAATCAACAAAGCACTTCAAGAAAAACTGGGAGGTATTTTTGGTGATGACGTAGATGTCTCACAATTTACAACTGAGAATCCTACAAAAGTTCCTAACAATATTGATGAGGCTTATGTTAGCGATGTCTTAATACAGGAGAATAAGAAGCCTAGAATTACAAAGGGTATTAAACGTCCAGATCTCACTTATTCACGCACTTCTAATAAATATATCAAGGAGTACGAAAAGAATATGGATAGATCTGTAATATACGAAAGATATCCAGAGTACGTTGCAGCTGATAGATTAAAGCCTGTCATCCTAGATAAGAATGAACGTGTTGTATATACAGTTAGAATCAGACTCATTAAGCGAACAAACTTAATGATTGGCTCTAAGGTTACTAATAGATTTGGTGGTAAGGGTGTAATATCAAAGATTCTGCCTGATAATAAGATGCCATTGATGATTGATCCAAGTGGTAAGAAGAAGGTTTGTGATATTGTTATGAACCCTTACAGTACTATCAACCGTAAGATTCCATCAGTGCTTTTGGAGAGTGGTCTTGGTAATATTGCTCACAGAATCCATGACATAGTAGAGGAACGTAAGAATTCACCAAAGGAAAGAGAAACTATCTTACCATTAGTGAAGAAGTATTACCCAGGCAGATTCGATAGCATGACATTGGATCAATTCATAGACTATCACAATAAGAATAAGCTTGAGGATGTATACTACTTCAATGTTGGTTCTTATAGTACAAAGTTTACACCGTCACTAGTAGAGCAGTGGAGTGATGAGTTAGGTGTTAAGTCTCAATCTGAAATTCTAATGCCAGCAGATTCAGTAGCTGACTTGAACGAATTGAAAGAAAACTTGCCACCTGATGAATATGAAAAGACACTGAAAGACCTTGATGGAAAGTATGTACCTACCGATAAACCTCTTATGTGTGGTTATATCTGTATGGAAGAACTTTATCATATTCCAACATACTCAAATAAAGTAACATCATCATTGTTTGGTGTTGACATTAATGAGTATAAGGATAGTCCGATAATGGGAAGAGGTAAGTATAGAACAACTGGCCAGAAGATTGGTGAGATGGAGTTAAGTGCTTATCTTGCTCGTGGTGCTAAGGAATTTATTGAAAGTGCTCGTGGGGATACAGCACAGGAAGATAATCAGATATTCCTTAATAACTTGTTGGGACTTGGACTAACTGTGACTGACTCTAAGGGTTATAATCAGGGAGGTTCAAATCTTAAGGGACGTATAGGTGATATGAAGGTTAAATTTAGACTAAAGAATCAGAAGTAATGGAAGAAATTAAGAACATGAATAGCTGCGTAATGTTAGCGGCGAATCTTAGTACTCCAGTCTTGCTTAATTGCGTTTTTGATTCTGGAGATCTAAAAGATACAGGTATTCAATATGACTCACACGTAACACTACTTTATGCTAGAGATAAAAAGCTAAGTGGATCAGAAGTGTTAAGTGAGGTACAAGGTGTTAGATTGTCACTGGGTATGGAGGAGCCAAATCTCACTCAGTACTTAAGCAATCATAAAAGTAATGCAGAATTCGCAGTACCAGTATTTGATGTATTTGAACTAGATATCTTTGAGAATGACAGCGATTATGTAGTCCTCAAAGTGAAAGAGGAAGGAAACATTTGGTACGATACATTAGTGAATATTAACAAAGAACTCAGTGAGAAGTTTGGTGTAGTTAGTGATTTTTCTAGCTATACACCACACTTAACATTGGCAGAGCTAGAAAAAGGAACTGCTAGATCTTATGTTGGTTCAGAAAGCTTAAGACTAATTCTGGAAGATTCGACAATACATTTTGAAGATATTATCCTTTCTTATGGTAGAGAAGGAGTATCTAAGTATGATGTAATAGACCTGACGACGAATTGCAGCGTTGATAGGTTCTTTAGGGTTAGACAGATGAGGAAAGAGGCGAAGCGACTAGATCAAGAGTTGTAAAAATAAGTGGGTTAGTAGGAGAAAATCTTACTGGCCTGCTTTCTTTTTGACCCTCTAAATCCCTTATAGGTATGAAGAAGAAAAGGCTGTTGAAATATCTTAGAGGTAACAGGGATTATACCTTTAAGATTAAGAACTATTTAATCCCAAAACAATTTGTAACAATAAAAAATAATCCTATTGACTTAGAGAAAAATAGAGAAAATAATCTAGAACAAGGTAGCACATGGTCTCCTAAGTTTCGGAAATTCTTAGATACTAAACATAAAAGTATAGGTTACATTAGAGAATTTCCGCTGATTATTAAAGATCAAAAATTATGGTTATCACTTTGCAAGGTTCATCAAGTTCCAAAAGGATTGTGGAGTAGAAACTACTTCATGGTTGACTACTTTATACATGACTATAATTTCATAGTTGAGATAGATAATCAATATCACAATGAAGAATATGACAAGGCTAGAGATGACTACATAAAAAGAGATTATGGTCTTGATATTATCAGATTTTACGAGTACGGGAAGGACGCTAATCAGAAATTCTTAAATGATTTTGAATTTCTTGTAAACTATTGTAAAAGATTAAATGTAGTTCCTGTAAAAATAAAATATAGTAATATTATTTTAGAAAGTTATAAAGCAATTAATGGAGATATTATAAAGATCATTGACAAAATAGAAAGCTTTATATCACAGTTTGGCATACAAGGGGATCAACTGGTATTGAATAATATTAATAGTAAGAAAGAACTTAAATATTTATCAGATTATTACGACAAATATACTGAAGTACAGAACTACATTAGATTTACTTATAATATAGATGTAATTATAACGCCCTCAAATCCTTAATAGTGAGAAAGAGGTGTATGAGATTACAATATATTACTTGATAATATATCACGAGAGTTGGTAATACATACACGGGTTAAGGTTTAGTCTAGTTTTACTTAGCCCTACAAAATGTACTCAACGCTAGACTACCCTAGGTAGCGGTAAAGGAAGCTAATTACGTCAGGAGACCTTTCGGTTAAGTATGAAGATATCTATATTACTTATACGGTTTAGGTTACGGTATGGCAGAGATAGAGAGTCGAAAGGATAGTTATGTTATTGCCGGCATATAAAGAATAAGTCCGGAGGAACATTAGTGTAACTAGCTCTCTGTAGTTTTTTTTATTTTTTTATTTCCCCTAGAATCCTTATACATGAAAGAGGTACTAGTAATCCATTGAAATACATGGTACTGTATAGGCTGAATTTTGCCCAGTTTTATAAGCCTTATTCTATAAACAATGCATTTATAGAATACTCAATTAGTCACGAGACGCTGGGATACCCTTGTAGCGATAAAGGTGAGCTATGTATGTCAAGAGGCCTTTCGGTTGAGTATGAAGATATCTACATTACTTATTCTGTTTAGGTTACGGTACTGGTAGAAATGAGAAGTCGAAAGGATAGTTATGTTATTGCTGGCATATAAAGAATAAGTCCAGAGGAACTTTAGTGTAACTAGCTTCTCGTTGTATTTTTAAAAACAAAAAAAGAAGAGCATTATAGCTCTTCTTAATATTTCTCTACCATCTCTGTATGAATTCCCTAAGATAACGGGCCTGTCTTACAAGACCTGTCTGTGTCGAATCACTTATCTTTACAAAATTAGGTTTTGTATACTTACCGTTTCCTAAGTAATACGCCGTTCCACTTGCTAGGATAAAGGTAGTCCAACTTTCGATATCCTGGATTGTTAAGAAATCCATAGATACTCTATTGATCATACCATCTTTAATCTTAATATTCTTACTTTTTCCCGCAAATGTTCCATACTGGCCATACTGCATATTATATACAGCAAGGACAAAACCTCTCGCATTAGCCGGTGTATAAATACCACTCGGCTTCTTGTTAATGTACTTATAATCTACATAAGTACATAGATCCGCACCATCCATTCCAGGGTGATCCTCTGCTACAAATCTGAGATATGTAGAGATTGTTCCATTGTCGGCCAATTTGACCCACTCTGTTGTAGCACGAAGTAAATTTCTTTCGCTTACTACTCTCACCTGTGCGTTAGTAGTTAATACACTGATTAACATAACTAACATAATCATAATCTTCTTCATAATTTTATAGTTTTTAATTGTTAAATTTCAATAAAACAAAAAGCCTTAAGAAAAATTTTAATTCTTAAGGTTAATTTTTATTACATATATAAGGGTTTTAGGACATTTCAGGAGGAAAAAATAAAACAGTCAACCTAATACTAGATTGACTGTTAATACTTTATATATTAAGTTTCCACGTAACACCGTCCTTGGTGTCTTTAACTTGGAAGCCCGCCTCAATGAGAGCATCACGAATCTGGTCACTAACAGCCCAATTCTTCTCTGCTTTTGCCTTTGCACGAAGATCGAGTACCATATCAACCACCTTGCCGTAAGCCTCCTCACGAGCATCGTTATTGGCTCCACGCTCATTCTGAAGACCAAGG